AATTAACTTTGTTAAATGGGCAATCGTAATAAGATGATAAGAAAAGCCTTAACTATTTTAAAATAGTATGGTAATCCCATAGTAAGACATATTTTTAAATATGTAATCTCTAACGACTATCGAAAAGCAAATAATTTACTAAGTAGAGTAGGAAATAATTCTGAAAGTCAAAGTATCTTATATATGGAAATTTTATAAATAAGATAAAAATATAGTCTAATCCCTAAATTAAATATTATGAAAGTAAGGGTATTGATGATAGAAAGTACAACCTATAAATTTGCGAAATGTTTAAAAAATAGATTTGGTGTTATTGAAGGTATTACTGACAGAAACTATATAACAAATAGTTATCATTAATAAGATAGTGACATTATATAGCAATATATAAATGAAAAATTTTGTGAAATAAAAAAGTATATATATTTTTATATAATATATATGCAAACGGTAGAAGTTAAATAAGGATATATATATTATAAGAAATATTTTTAATATATATGATGAATACGCTTCGTAAGAAAAACTAAGGTACTTATGTATTAAGCATAGCTGTTTATACCGTGCTATATATAAAGAAAAATAATTAAAAAAATATTTTTACTATATATGTAGTGTAACGACTAACGAAATTATAAGTGTAATTTTATAAAAGTAGTGTAGAGCTTTTAATAAATAATTAAATATTAGCTTGAAGTGCAAAAATACTTAATTTTAAATATATTATTCTAGATATATGATTTTAAGTATATGAGATAGTCTATTCCCTAAATAAATATTTTGAAAAAAAGGGTATTAAAGATTCCAGTTTTTGAAGAAATAAATGCTTTTGATAAACTTAAACTTGAAAGTGAATTTCAAAAGTTATCCCCAGGTGGTTGCATAAGTTATATTGAATCACCTAATATGGATAACAACATTGATGCGTTATTAGAAATCATAAAGTACATTTATGATAACATAATGTATGCAGAAATTAATACAAAATCTGATTATTGCCAAGTTTGTGGATTTGATGGTGAAATCAAGATTATAGATGAAGACGGTGATTTGATTTGGGAATGTCCTAATTGTAGGAATAGAGACCAAAGCAAAATGAACGTATCACGTCGCACGTGCGGTATCTGTAGAACCAACATTGCCACACACCAAAACGATAGAAATTCAAGGGAAACCCGTATTTTATAATTTTTTTATAAAAGTCAGGCAATCTTGAGCTAAGTTCATTAACAATTCTTAATTTATTTATTATATAAAAATAAAATAATTTAAAAAGGGTTGATTCTTTATGTCATATAAATGTGACTGTTGTGGAAGAGAAAGTTTTAGGAAAATAAAAACACATGGATATATTTTATGTAATAAACATTATAAACAATTTAAAAAATATGGTAAATTTTTAGATAATAATCCAAGAACAATTTACGATTCAAACGATTATCGAATTGAAGGTAACATTGTTTATATTGATTTATACAATAAAAAATGTATAAAAATTGCAGAAACAATGATTGATTTAGAAGATTTAGAAAAAGTCAAGTATACAAAGTGGAGAATATCAGCTTCTGGTTATGCTATGAATAATTCTAAATTTAGAGGCTCTACCATTTTTTTACATAGAGTTGTTTTAGATACAGACCAATTTGTTGACCATATAAATCATAACAAATTAGACAATAGAAAAGAAAATCTTAGGATTGTAACTAAATCTCAAAATCAAATGAATTGCAATTATAAGGGTATATATAGACAAAAAAATGGTAAATATCATGCTCAAATAAAAATAAATCAAAAAGGAATATGTTTGGGTACATATATTGATGAAGAAGAAGCATTGTTTGCAAGATGGTATGCTGAAACAATATTATTTGGAGAATATCGTTATCCTAAAGAAAAACCTTTCATTCTTCCTACAAGAGAAAAAGAAGTCAAAGAATATGTTGATGAAAAAGTGCAGAGACTACTATTATCGGCGAAGTTCAACCAAAATCAAATGGAGAAATCGTAAGGAATAGTCCACTCCCTATATAAATATCAGGAAACTGAGGGTATGTAACAACAAAGGTATATTGGTTCACACTTTTGGAATAAAGGTAGAACTCAGGAAATTAAAGAAAGAGTTTTACATTTAGACGATAAAGAATTAGAAATCTAATTTCTTTATATAGAAAGAGGTAGTGTAAAAACTACTTCTTTTTTGTTTAAAAAACACTTGACAAATTATAAAAATAATGATATAATATATGTACATTAAGAAATAATAAACACTATATTTTCAAAGGAGGATTTTCTATGAACAAAAAACAAAAAGCAATTGAAGAAATGATGAAGAAAGGAATGACAAGAGAACAAGCAGAAAAAACTGCTGATGAAATTTTTAAAGAAGAAGATAACACTTTGAGAACAGTAATTAAAATTGTTAGATATCTTTTAGGCGGTTTTATAATCTTGTATGGTTTGGCTTGTCTATTAGCAGGATATGGTTATTTTAGTTTCCAATTTGCTATTGCAGCAGGTATATTGATTTTTCCAATCCTTTGGGAAAACTGTTTTAATAAGTATTTAGATGCTTATATAAGTGATAAAGATTTAAAGATGGTAGTTCCAATCGTTGTACCTATTGTTCTTTTAATTTTTAGCTATGGCTTTGGAAAATCAACAATAAAAAAACATCAATCTAAAACAGAAAAAACTGAATATACTACTGAATATGAAGAAAAAACTACAAGAACTTATACAACTACTGAAAGAACAACTACTACAACAGAAACTACTACTGAAACAACAACAGCATTAAATTTTGATTGTAGTTGGGGGATTGAACGATATAATACTAATGAATATAAGTACATAACTGAATCAGATTTTGCTAAGTACTACCCTAATTTAGCCAATGTTAAAATTGCTTTAGTAGGAGAAGTAGATAGAGTTGATGGTAATAAATTGTATCTCAGTACAGAAAATAGAGGTTTTATGTTCACTGTTTGTAATATGCTTGCCGATTACTCAGCTTACTCTGATGGATTGCACGATAAACAATGTTTAATTATTGGTACTGTTTCAACAACAACGTCTTACAGTTTTATGGGTGATTCAGTTCAAATGAATGATTGTTTAATTGTTGCGTATGATAATGACGTTTTGAAATACAAGAAAGATAGCTCTGATAGTTCACTTAATCAATATTTCAAAGTTACAGAAGATGTTGCTAATTCTTCAAGTACTGAAATAAGTGAAAGTGAATATAAGAATCTTTGTAGTACATTATCTTACAACGATATTTTGAGAAACCCAAGCAGTTTCAAGAACAAATATTGTAAGGTAAGTGGTAAAGTAGACCAAATCATTGAGGGTATTTTCAATACTGTAACTATCTATGTAGAAGATGGTAATGGAAATAAATGGGAATGTACATATTGTTATGATAGCTCTGAAACCCGTGTTTTAGAAGGTGATTATGTAACTTTCTATGGTAAGTGTAATGGTACTACTAATGCAACAACATTATTAAATAAACAGGTTACATTGCCTTACGTTAGCGTTGAGTATTTAAGATGAATTGAATGTTTAAAATAACAATGAAAGGGATTGCTTAAAAACAATCCTTTTCTATATTCATCATTTTAACAAATTATTTAATAAAAGAGGTGGTTTTTATACCACCTCTCTTTTTTCATCATTATTTAGTTTCTTTTACTGTTTTCTTCGCAATTGTTTTTCTACTATTACCAACTGTTTCACTTGTCTTAGGTAACAATAAAACAGCAGATTCAATAGTAGCACTAATAATAGCAAGAATTTCATCAGTAACTTCAACATCTGATAATTGTAATATTTGAATTACATAATCTGTTGCAGCTTGTTTTCTTTCATCTTTTTCTAATTGACCTGACTTATAAAGTTGTTCTGCATACTGAACAGCCTGAGTTGCATAAGTTGTAATCAAATCAAGAACAGCTTTTTTATCAGCAGGAATTTCAATATTATCAATGATTGTTTTTAATGCTTCTAATATATTATTAGAAGATTCAAAAATCTTAGTGAAATTTACGTTATTAAACTTATTATACACAAAAGGTAATAATAAGAACAATACCGCTACTACTGCTAAAGTGATTAAAGAAACAATAAATACATTATTCATAATGATTCCTCCTATTTTTTAGTTTCAATAATAAAATATATATATAATTTTTTATTATAATTGTCATAATTCAAAAACAAATTAGTTTTAATTAAATACTTCTTGACAATATATTGTAATATGGTCTATAATTGTTGTGTAAAACATAAAAACATTATTTCATTTATTAAAATAAATGATTATAGAAACATTTTAAAAGTTAAAAACATTAAATAGTAGTAGTTTTCAATGTATTTAAAAAATTTAAAAATAAATAAATTTTTTTCAAAAAACTATTGACAAAACATAAAAAGTGTAGTATAATATACTTGTAATCAAAAAGAACTCAAAAAACACTTTTTTAAATGAGGAGGAGAAAACAATTATGACAAATTCAACTAACATTTCAACAAACATTCCAACTATGACAGTTAATAACTTCATTAGAACAATGACACCTATTTATACAGCATTTGCAGGTAGAGATGATATAAAGTTTCCTGCTTTGATGCTTTGGGGAGCACCAGGTGTTGGTAAGTCAGATGCAATCAAGCAGATAGCAAATACAGTAGCGGAAAAGCTTGGAAGAACAGCTTCTGTTACAGACGTAAGACTTCTTCTTTACAATCCTGTTGACCTCAGAGGTATTCCTACTGCTGATGCAAACAAGGAATTTGCAAAGTGGTTAAAGCCACACATTTTCAATATGGATGCTTCCAAGGAAGTTGTTAATTTCCTTGTACTTGATGAAATAACCGCAGCTCCACAGTCTGTACAGGCAGCAGCTTATCAGATTGTACTTGATAGACAGATTGGTGAGCATAAACTTCCAGATAACTGTATCGTCCTCGCAGCAGGTAACAGAATTACAGATAAGTCTGTTGCATACTCTATGCCAAAGGCTTTGTGTAATAGAATGACACATATTGAAATCGAACCAACAGTAGACGATTGGAAGGAATGGGCATTGAAGAAAAATATTGATTATCGTATTCTTTCTTTTGTAACATACAAGCCAAACGCTCTTTTAGCTTTTGACCCATCAAGTCAAGAACAGGCATATCCAACACCTCGTTCTTGGGAAAGAGTTGGTGACTTTCTTAAAATCAATAGTGATATTAAGGCAATGCGTCCTATGATTGAGGGTACTATCGGACTTGGTACAAGTATTGAGTTTATAAGTTATTGTAAGGTGTTTGATAAATTGCCTGATATAAAAGCTATTGTTGATGGTAAGTATCACGAATACCCTGAAGCACCTGATGTAAACCACGCTTTGGTAACTTCACTTGTTAATTACATTATTACACATGATGTAACAGATAAGCAATTGGATAATGCTGTTGCTTATATAAATGGTATGTCAGCAGAATTTGCAATCCTTACAGCAAAAGATATACTTATCTCAGGTAATAGAAAACTTACAAGCAGAATACTTGCAACTGATAGTTGGGACGTTTTCACAGAACAGTATGAGTCATTTGTAAATGACTATATATCTTGATAAATTAAATAATCCAGTAGTAGTTTTCATTTGATAAAGATTAAAAGGTAATATGGTACTAATAACATATTACCTTTTTTAAATATATTCAAAAAACTGTTGACAAATTATAAAAAGTATGGTATAATGTAATTGTAATAAAGAAAGAACACACAAAATACTTTTTTAAGAGGGGAGAATAAAAATATGAAAGAATTGGTAATAAAGGCAGTAGAATTAACAAAGGAAGAAGAAGCAAGAGCATTAAAAGATATGCAGAAAGCAAGAATTGATTTACTTACACAGTATTCATTCTTTGGTATTCTTGCACTTAAACTTATTTTAAAAAGAGATTATTCAATACAAACAATGGCAACGGATGGAACATATTTGATGTATAATCCTAATTTTGTTTTAGAACTTGAAGAAGAAAAATTCAAGCAGATAACTTTCGCAGTTGTTCACGAAATAATGCACTGTGCATTAGGTCATATGTGGAGAAGAGATGGAAGAATGATGAAAAAGTGGAATTATGCTTGTGATTACGCTATTCATTCTATTCTCAAATATGAAAACAATCTTGCAATAGAAATGCCTAATTGGGTTTTGTATGATAAAAAGTTTGATAATAAATCAGCAGAAGAAATTTATACATTATTACCTGATGATGTAGGTAATGACGGAAGTGGAATGGGTACTCTTGATGACCATAGTGTTTGGGAAAGTTCAGAATCTCAAAATTCTGCTTCAAATGGAGAATTGGAAAACGATTGGGAATCAAGTGTTATCAATGCAGCTAGACAAGTAATGCAAATGGGTGAAAAAGCAAAAGGTAATATCCCTGGTGCTATGAAAAGATACATTGATGAACTTGTTAATCCAGTTAAAGATTGGAGAATACTTTTAAGAGAATTTATTGAACCTGAACCTGACGATTATACTTTTACAAAGCCTGATTATCGTATTGATTATGATGAATTTGGTTGTTTCCTGCCATCATTTGATGAAGAAATAGAAAAGTTAGATAAAATAATGTTTTGGATTGATACTTCTGGAAGTGTAAGTACTGATGAATTGACTAAGATTTATTCAGAAGTAGCAGGAGCAGTACAACAGTTTGACGTATTCAATGGTTTTTTAGGTTTCTTCGATAGCGAAGCATATGAACCAAAGCCTTTTACAGATATTACAAGTCTTAAAGAGATAACTCCACAAGGCGGTGGTGGTACTGATTTTGAAGCACCATTTAATTATGTAAAAGATAATGAAAAGTTTGCAGGTAATGTTAAATGTCAAATCATTCTTACAGATGGTTATTGTAGCTTCCCTGATGAAAAAATTGCCGGTGGTGTACCAGTTCTTTGGTTGATAACAACAAAAGATATGGTTGAAAAAGTTCCTTTTGGTAAAGCAATATATCTTCCTTTGACGAATGAGTAAAATACAAGTATTGGGGTGTGATAATAATGACATTAGACGAATGTATTGAAAAAGTATTTAATAAGTATGTTGATAGATTTGGCAATATTAATCTTTTATTATTAAATCAAGACGAAGAAGTTTTGTCAATAGTGGAAAATAATTTTTCCACTATTGATGAATTTATCGTTTATATGGGATTAACAAAATTAAATAATGATACTTTGAGAAAAGTTAATGATATAAAAAACAATCTTGCATATTCTTATATAAAAGATAATATTGAGTTGTATGGTAGAAGCTTTTCTGATATTGCAAATGAAAAAGGTTGCAATATAAAAGATTTAAAAAGTTTATATAATATATTAAAGAAAAAATACGGTGAAAGTATTGTAAGGTGATTATGTTATGAAATGTAGTTTTTGCAATAACGAAACTGAATATTTAATAAAGAAAAATGATATATATGTATGTGATAAGTGCGTTGAAGAATTTGTCAACGCATTTATTAATAATGGTGTAAATATTCAATTAAAAATTAAAAACTTTAAAATAAAAAAAATTAAATAAAGAGGTGATTGTAAATGAGTGATGAAAATAAAATAATAGAAGAATATGAAGCAGCTCCTAAGCATTTAAAGAAAAAGGATAGTAATACATCTAAGTCTAAAAAGAAATCAAAACATAAACATAAGTATGCTGATTGTTTGCTTATTTGCAAAGGTAGACCTAGTAAAGCAAAATATTGTACTGAATGTGGTAAAATTGCTAATGTTAAAGTATTTGAAACTAAACCAACAGATGGGGAAGGACATTTTAGAGTTCAATTAACCTCGGAAGAAGTCTTTGAAAGATATAAAGGTATGAAACAAATTTATGTAAATAGTATATGGGATAAATTCGTACCTATAGATAATTCAGAGAGGTGATTATTTTTGCTTTTAGCTATTGTTTTAGATGAAGAAAAAAATAAAGAAATAATTGATTACATAAATTCCTTTACAAAGGATAATGAATTATTAGATTATAATAAAATAGTAATTGATTTAATCAATAAAGGAATTACTAATAATATCGTTGGCGATGTAAAAGAAAATGTTGAAGAAAGTATTTTATTACAAGTTAATGATAAAGTAAAAGATATTATATCTGAACAAATGCAACAATTCAAAGAGGAAAACATTTCATTATTAAAACAAAGTTCTCTAAAAGAAAATATTTTAAATAATGAACAGTTAAAAAACAATAATGTAAATCAAGCATTAGTATCAGCAGTAGAAAAAATAACAGATACCTTAGATGCTATTACTGAAAAACTTAATAATACAGAAATTGTAACTAAGGTAGTAAATACTTCTATTGATAATACAAATATTGTTGAAGAAGTACAAGAGAGCGAATATCAAAAGCATTTAAATGAAAACAAAAAAGAACCTATTATTGCTGATGTAGATATCAATCCTTTATTAGCAAACATATTAAGTAATGCTAACAGATAGCAGTTAAATGACGTTTATTTGCTTTATTTTAAGCATTAAAAGAATTAGATGAAGAATTATATTATTTATTTTAACACCCTTTAAAATTAAAAATAGAGCATTTTAAGAGAGGGTTAAATATTATTAAAAGCTATAATTTTATTCTAAATAATAAACATAAAAAATAATAATTATTTGTTTTTATCTTAATTGTTATTAAATATTTTTATATAAAAAAGAGAAAGTAAAAATAATATGGAAAAGAAAGCAGGGATAAAATGGACTTAAATAAAATTACGATAAGTAAACACGCAAAAGAAAGATACGCTGAAAGAATAATGGATAAATCCAATAAAACAGATATTACTGTTTTTATCGCTAATAATGAAACAAAAATAAAAGAAGATATATCAAAAATGATTGAATTTGGTGAACTTATTTATACGGGTAAACCTATTGCTAATTTTAATAATAGACTTGTTGATTTATATTTAAATGGCACTTGGGTTGTTATAGTAGATAATTCAAATTTCAATGTAATTACATTATATTCAATTGATTTAGGTCTTGGAAATGATTATAACAAAGATTATATAAGTAGATTGTTAAATAAATTAGAGGAAGAAAAGAAATTATTTGCAGAAGCTTCTGATAGTATTGAAAATCAAGTATTAGAATACGAACAAATAATTGAAGATAACGCAGCTCAGATTGTAGAGTATAAAAGAATTATTAAATCCTTGGAACAGCAAAATACTTCTTATAAGGAAATTATAGGAGAAATGAAAACCAATGTTTCTATTGCAGAAGCAGGCGTAAGAAATGTTGTTGCAATATTAATAGGTAAAAAGGTGTTTTAATAATTTTGGGGATTCAATATGAACATTATTTTTTATTATATTTTAGGTTTTTGTATAGGGTTTTTAAGTACACTGTTATTAAGAGAAAAAAAATTTCTTAAATCATTAAAAATAAAAGAAATATTAGTAAACTTTATAGAGAAAATTAAGGTGGGATTATTATGAGTTCTTTTTTCTTATTATAATCAGATTCTTGCTTGGGGGTTGGAATAAGCTTTTCTATTATATATGTTACATTTGATGAAAAATATAAAAATTTTACAAACAAAATGATAAAAGAAATAAAAAATCAGCTAAATGTAGAAATTACAGAGTAATTATTTTTCAAGAGGGGAAGTATATTTTCATGATATATACAAGTTATTTTGCGAATATAAGAAAATTACCAGAGGATATAATTCCAATTAGCATTTGTGGTAAAGCTCCTGATAGTTGGAAAGGGTTACAATATAAAAAATTAGCACCTAAATGGGAATTTTTTAAGGTATGGAAAGAAACACACGACAATGATTATTATATAAAAAATTTTGATGAAAAAGTTTTAAATTTACTCAATGCTGAAAACGTAGTTAATGATTTATATTCATTATCTAATAATAAAGATGTATGCCTAATATGTTACGAGAAACCATCTGATTTTTGTCATAGACATTTAGTTGCAGAATGGTTGACTAAAAATGGTTTTGACTGTAACGAATATCAATAGTAAAAATTGTACAAGGATTTTTTGGAAGGATGTTGATGGTTATGATTCAAACAATAGTGGTAATTGTATCAGCACTTTGCATTGGTTTTTTTGCAGGAACGCTTACAACTGCGTTAAGTATAGCAAATAAAATGGCAGAATTAGGATTCGATAATAATGATTGAAAAAGAAAAAGGAGTGATTTTTCACTCCTTTTTTAATTCCTCATTATTTATGTATTCCTTAAAAGAAACATTATTTTTATTATTAGGTATGTATTCTTTTTGACAAGTTAAGAATAAGATAATGTTTTTTAACAAAGTAACAAGGCTGAATAAATCATCATTATCTTCAAAGTGTCTATAACAAAACAATATATAGTTTGCTAATTCACATCTTGCTTCTGCTCTTATTTTATCTAATTCATCATCAGTAACTAAATATAGATTACCTATTTTTGTTTTTCTTAACATTTTCATCCTCAAAAATCTCCTTTATTTTGTATTTTTATAAGTATATTATACTATTTTTTTTATACTTTGTCAACAGGAAATTCGACATAAAAATTTATTTTTTTTATAAATGTATTTATAAAATGTAATCTAAATACAAAGGGGTGGTTTTATGGCATTAGCAGATTTAACAATGGATAATCTTATCAAAGAAAAAATTAGCTATGTAGTGCCGACAGTTGGAAAGTCTTTTGATAGACTTGAAGACGCAGAAAAGTTAATATTAGATACTTGCAACATAGGACAGTATTATAAATTTTATGAAGTATTTTATAGTCCTTCTTTAACTGACAGAAATAAGCGTTATGAAAAGTATATGATGGTTATGACAAGAAAGACAGTAGCTATCAGAAATGAAGTAATGGCTTATTTGACAGGTAAGGCAGGATTAGACCTTGATGCTGTCACAGATTGTGGCGATTTTGGTTATAGAGATACGTATATTGTAGTGGAAAATCCTGACTTAAACACAGCAAGTAAGGTATTCAATCAGATACAGACAAGCATGAAAACTAATGGTGGACTTGAAGCTGGTGGTATTTTAACATCGGAAGATAAGGTGGGTACTTTACATCTTATTGATGCTTTAGGTACATTAGTTTATGCAGGTACACCACAAAATGCGAAAGAAGTTTTTGATATTTTCGTAAATTTTGATGAAAGTAAAATAAAAAATGATGAAGAACCAGAACTTCCAAAAGAAGACGAAGAAGTTAAAGCACCAAATCTCGATAGTATGTATGTTTAAGATGTTGTTGAATGTATTTTAATATGAGGTGGTTTATATGTCATTTTTCGCTTTTAATAAAACAGTTGTTCCTGCTTTAAATGTTAGTAATTTCTATGAAGGTCAAATAAAGTATTATTATAAGAATGATAAAAATGATGCTACAAATATTACTGTATATGATACAGAGTATGAAGCAATGAATCATTTGATAGAAACTGTCGATTTAGCACCTTACTATGACTTCTGGGCTGTTTTTTATAATACTGCTACTGATGAACCAACAATGGATAAGCGTTATGCTAACTTTGTTATGGTAATGGCAAGAAAAACTACTGCTGTAAATAACAATATACTTGCTTATCTTACACAGAGTGCAAAAGACAACGACCATACTACTTCTGTTTATTCAGAAGATGACCTTGTTGTAAACGGTAAGGAAGGTGTTGAAGCCAACGCTAAAAAATCATTAATTAGTGTAGACAAAGATTTAACAAATATTGATGGTCTTGGTCTTAGTGTAATTACAAAAGTTATTTCTGATGATAATATTGATATTAGAGATGGCTTTACTGTAAAAGAATTTGATAATGATGGTGAACCTATCACTATTAAAGTATTATATGACAAGGCTAAAGAATTGACTGAACAGACCAAGAAAAAATCAGATATAGACCCTGAAAATTTAGTAAACATTACATTAATTGATGTTACTGGTACAACATTAAAGACTTCCTTAAAAGATTGGGATGGTGCTGATATCACAATCAACGTACCAAAAACAGAGCAGACAGATGCTCAGGAAGCTTCTTCTGATGAAAATGAGCAGAAAGAAACTGTAAATTCAGAGGAAATTACAAAGATTACTTTACCAGTTGAAGATAGTGCTTCAACAGTAACGTATAGCAAGTTTGCTCCTGTAAATGATTATGTTGATATTTATAGAGAGTATATTGACGGTTATACTGGTGAATATGAGGATATTAAGCCAGAAGATGATGATAAGGAAGAAGAAGTAGTAACTCCACCAACAGAAGATGTAGTAATTGCTAACGATTCTGATTATGTAACAGTTTAATAATAAAAAGTATTTAGATTACATATAAAAAAGGAAGCGGAGTTTAAATGCTCCGCTTTCTTCATTTAAAGATTAATAAAAATTAAAGATTTTGATTTTTTTAATTATCTTTTGTTACATTTTTTAATATTGGCAAATCCATTACCGCATTATGATATTTTTTTCCAATCCCATTACCGCCCATTTGTTCGTAAACGGCGTAAGTTTGTTCGTATTCATCAAGTTCATCTTGGTATATTTTCCCCCTTTCTATGTATTTTATACCATCATTCTTTATTGTATTTCTTAGTATCATCATTAGTCCATCCATAATAATTTTATTTTGTGTTCTTAAAATTTTTAATTCTTCTGCTTGTTTGGTTATGGTGGTTTTTAATTCATCATCTTGATTGACTTTATTATGTGCATAATCAAACTTTTGTTTTAACCAAGCATATACTTTCTCTATGCCAACAACAGTTGTACAGATTGCTATTAGTGCTGCAATCCAAACACTTACATCAATTCCGAATATCATCATCATAATCACCACCTAAAAAAACTATATATAAAATTCTTATATACAAAAATAAAATATATTTTTTCAATCACTTTATATTTTCAGTGTTTTATGCTGTTTTTGAAAAATAAAAAGAGGTAAAAAATATCTTTTTACATAAAAAATAATAATCTTTTTAATTGTTTTTTAATAATATTATGCTGCAATTATTACTATTTATCAATAGTTCTTTGAATAAAAACATCGAAAAAAAGTATTTTATAAAATAAAGGAAGAGGTGATGAATAAATATGGGTAGAAAGAAAAAAGTAGAAACTAATAATGAAACAATTAATAATGAAAATTCTAATAATGAGAACTATAATAATGAAAATTACAATAGTGAAACTTCTAATAATGAAACTAACGATAGTCCTAGTGGTATTTTAAATACTCCATTAAATAATGAAAATTTTAATGGTGGTTTTTCTAATAATGAGAATATTAACACAGAACAAACTAACGCAGACCAAATTAATAATGAAACATTTGTAGATAATGAAAATAACACGGAAGAAAGTACTGATGGAAATAATGAGGAAGAACAAATTTCCTCAATGAATAGATTCTTAAATGAAAATGTATCTAATATACAAGTTCCTATTGATAATCCACAAGCGGTAGTATCTCCACAATCAAAAGTTGATACTCCTGTAAATTATGCTACTAATGTAATAAAGGAAAGTATATCTCCTAATATTACTACTAAACCATCTATTAAAGTAGAAAAAGAAAAAAATACTTTTTTTCCACGTAGAGCTAAAACTGAAACAGAAGAAATGACAGAAGAAACAATTAGTCTTTCTTATTATTTTCATAATTTAGAATTTAGTAAATTAATTACAATTATGGTAACAATTTTATTTGGTTTTACTTGGGTAGTATCTTGGATAATGTGGTATATAAAAGGTACTTTACCTTCTGAATTATTATCATTTATATCAACACCTTTTGGTGTAGTTGTTTCATTCTATATGGGTAAATCTTGTTTAGAAAACGTTGTAAAGATAAAAAATTCTAATGATGAGTATTAATTACTTAAATGAAAAAGCAGGTACACCCAACCTGCTTTTTTCGTTTCACACACTTTTATAATTAAGAAAGAAGAATTTCTAACTATCCATATATCTGAATTGTTTCTTTTCTTGACTACAAATATATTATACCATAGCATTTAGATTTTGTCAAGTCTTTTTTTAAAAATTTTTAATTAAATTAAATATATTTTTCTAATGTAAAAGAATAGTGTTGAAGAAGGAGGAATTTTTTTGAACAGGGTGATTTTAAAATTGAAAAAGTTAAGTAGTGATAGGTATAGAGCCAAAACATTAACACCTGAACAAGAAGCACAGAAAGAATTTTATTATTATTGTAAGGACGAAAAACATCTTTCTAAGGAAATTCTTGGAGTAATCGCTACTGGTTTTTTAAAAGGATTATCTTTAGAACAGATAAAGAAAATTGTAAGAGACGATTTTAATGCTAAACAAATGAACTTTTTATTAGAAGCTATGTTAAATAAAACAAATGAAAATAAAATAGATTTTTTAATAAATGGTGAATTTGATGAAGATTCTATGCTATTAGTATTAAATTGTTTAAATGCAGGTATGTCAACAGAAGAAGCTCAAATTCTTAAGCCTTTAAATAATGAACAATTATTACAGGTGGAAATGGGCTATGTAACAAATAAATTAGATTATGAAAAAATAAAAATATTTGCTAATTCAAGATTTAGTTCTCAGCAAATGGAAATAATAAGAAAAGCTTTTTCTGATTTTGATTTAAGTATTGAAGAGGTAAAGAGATTTGCAAAGCCTGAATATGATATAGATAGAATGACTTTAATGAGAAATGGTATTGCATATCATAGTGAAGATTTTGCTGATTTCCTTAGTCCTAATGTTTATAAAGCAAATAGAATATATAAATTTATTAGAAAAGCTTTCCTAAAATAAGGTGATGCTTTATGTTTAGTAAAGATTATAGTTATTTCATTAGAACAAGTAAATTCGGAGAAGAATTTAAAGAATACTATATTGATGAAATTAGTTTTGATACTGTTGTTTTAAAAGCAAAAGATAAAACAATAAAAAATCTAGTATTTTATAAATTAGATAAATTCAAAGAAGATATTGAAAATGATGAAATAATTATAAAAACATCAGATAATGAAAGATTAGAATTTGTTCAAGAATTTATACCATTATCATATAACGTATATATGGTTAATCAAGGTTATATATTAGTTGAAGAATAATTAATAAAAAGTAAGGGATAAAAACCTTACTTTTTTAATTAAAAAACTATTTATTATTAATTAGTTTATGCTTGACATATTATAAAATTTGTGATAGAATAAAACTATAAAAACCAATGATGTTCAACATTGTTTTTTAAATAGAAACTTGTTAAATAAAAAACTATATAAGAAAGGAAAAGGACTTATGAACGAAAATTCAAAAAGAGAAAATGAGGTATTTCTCACAGCAGAAGTAAAAGAAAGAGCTTTCGATTTTTTACGTAATATGAATATGACATTTAAAGATTTCATTGCACAGTGCGAAGAAAAGTATGCTGAGGATAAAGGCAAATATGCTTGTTGTCCTATTAATATTGTAAAATATTTTAGTCCTAATAGTGTAGATGCAAATAAATGTTGTAAATTAAGAAGGCTTACTCCTATTGGAATTTCAAGATATTTTAATCTTTCATTTAAATATCTCTTTTTTGGCATTGGTGATATGTCACAAGAGGTTGAAGATTTTGGTGATTTAAAAGATATTAGAGATTTAGATTATAATACTTTTTTCACCGAAGAAGAACTTGAAATTGTGGATTCAGTAATAGAAAAGGCTAAAGCGGACAGAGATAAGTATAAGGAAGTTAATAGTGACTCCTCTACTAAAAAGTCAAAGCGTGGTAGAAAGAAAAATTCTAAGGTTTCTAAGAATGTTACTCCTGTTCAGGAAGAAGAAACATTCTATGAGGATAATTGTAGTCAAGAAGATTTTTTGCAAGAAGATTTTTCAGATGATATTAATCTTATAAATGATGATATTACTGAAAATGAAATTATTACAATGGAAAATAGTTCCGATGAAATTGTTTCAGAAGAAGAAATGGCAATAAATGAAAATAAATCTCAAATTGTTGAAAACTTCAATGAAATTGCTGAAATTGAAGAAAGAGATAAAAAGAGAGAAGAAAGAAATATTACTACTGATAAATTAAATGAATACAGATTAGCTGAAATTTTGAAAAAGGCAGAAGATAAAGAAAAGAGTAAAGTTTTTACAGCAGAGGAAAAGGAAATAGCGAAGTTATTATTTAAGAAGTTTGCTGAAAAGTGGAATCTCCTTACATTTGATGGTATGATTTACTTAACAGACTTTTTAAATCAGATTGATGATAAGTTCAAGATTGGCTAAAAAATAAACACGAAAGGATGAAACTTTTATGTCTAGGAACAATGAAACTCAATGTGTAGCATTTGAAAATCTTCCAGCAGAAGAAAAGAACAAGCATTATATTGAAATTTCTAATATTAAAGATATTTTAATAGCAGAAAAAACTTCATGGAAGGCATTAGGTGTTGCAATTGGAATTAAGAGCAATACAACTCTTAATAAGATAAGAAAGCAAGGTCTTTACGGATTAAATCCTAATACTATTCATAATTTATGTAGGTTGCTCGATGTAACAGTAGAGGATTTAAGGAATCCTAATTATATTAAATCTTGTAAAAGTAGTATAAGAGATAATATATCTACTTATGCTGTTTCTTTTAAAAAGGCAACTTCTGGTTATGGCAATTTTAATCCTGATGCTATTTTTTGGAAAGAAGTAAATGAAGCTACTGCAAGACTTAAACAGCGTAGAGAAGCAGCATCTGAAAAGAAGAAAATGGAAGATGATTTACGTATTCTTAAAATTCAGATTGAAGATTTATATAAGAAGATTGAAGAAAATAAAAATAGTTATATAAATCCTACTATGAAAAGTCCTATAAATGCAAAAAAGAAAGACGTAAATTTTAATTTATAATATATTATAATCCTAAGAAAAAAGGGATAAGTTTAAATGCTTATCTCTTTTTTTGTTCTAAAAAAACAAAATATATTTATATTTATTGAAAACTTATTTTTTATGTATAATATATAAAGGAGTGTGATAAAATGGGAATTTTTGATTTCAGTAAAAAAGAAGAAGTAGAAGTAAAGCAACCAACAAAATTATTGGTAGGTATTGATTTAGGTTATGGTCAGGTAAAAGTATTATCTGAAAACCAACAATACAAATTTTTATCTGCTGTTGGTACTCCTATTTCTGATTTTGGTAGAGTTGCTAATGTATCTAGTAAAGAAGAATTATTAAATGCCTTAGCTATTACCTATGAAGGTCAAAAGTATTATATAGGTCATAATGCTATTACAAATACTCGTAATGGTAGATTGAGTTTAAGACAAAATAAAGCTGAATTAGAGGAAAATAGAATTAAATTCATTACCGCTTTAGCTTTATTAACAAAAGAAGATGATACCGAATTAGAAGTAGATGTAATATCAGGTTTACCTGTACTTGAATTTAAAAATCAGAAAGACAATTTATTTAATATGATTTATAATTATGGTAGGGGTTTTGATTTTACAATGCACTATGGTCCAAAATCAGTACATAAATCTATTAGAGTTAAAAATGTAAGAATTATCTCTCAGGGTGAAGGTAGCTTCTATGATTTTATTCTTGATGAAACAGGTAATATAATTCAAGAGAGAGCTAATAAAGTATCAGGTACTATTATGGTTGTAGACCCAGGCTATAAGACTACTGATATTGTAACGATGGAAACGGGAAGATATGTAGAAGTTCTCTCAGACCAATTTAACAAAGGTATTAATCAGGTACATAATGAATGTATCAGATTGATTATGGATAAGTTTGGTGTTAAGAAAGAAATGAAAGATATTGATGAAATAATTAGAACAGGTGTATTATTTCATAATACTAAGGAATATAATATATCTAAAATTATCGAAGATGCAGCTAAACCATTTGCTATTGATATAGTGGATAATTTAATTAATTTATCTAATGACCAGTTAGGTAGTATGCAACATTTATTATTAACTGGTGGCGGTGGTAATGTAATTTATCCATATTTAAAAGCTGAATTAGAAGGTATTATTGAAGTTAGTTTAATTGAAAACTCTGAATTTAGTAATGCTAATGGTTATTATAAATATGGTAAGTTATTAGAAAATGCAGGTCAATTTTAAATAATTAAAAATTCTTTATAAATAAAAAAAGAGAGAGGAATGAAATCCTCTCCTTTTTTATTGTGTTTATGTAGAAGTTTTTTGATTGTATCTATTGCAGTAATCATTATATAATTGTTTAATATTATAATCGTTTATCTCATCAGTATAAACAGGATTACCACATTGTTTACAATTCGCAATCTTCCCCGTAAAAGAACATTTAACGCCTTTTAATACGCTTACCATTAAGATTTCCTTAGTGATATACTCAATATCACTTCTACATTTTTCACAATATGTCTTGTTCATAGATAAAACTTCCTTTAATAAGATTTTTACCAATCATTACCTGCGTATTCCAATATCATATATAACTGTTTCTTTGCATCTTCGTGATTTTCACATTCGTATTTAAAGAAAATTTCTCCATTATTTTTAATGGCTACAAAGTATTTGTCATTTTCTGTAATAATCGTTCCTACGCAAGTCATTGTTTTACCATTAAAGTTTTTCAAAGATTCATTAAAAGCTTCAATTATACTCATAAACAACCACCTCATTATCAAATACATTATACTATAATTATAACTAAATGTCAATGTGTAATACAACTAATAATAAAAAATATTTATTAACAAACATTCTTTAAATATTTTCAAAAAATTCTCTCATTTCCTTAGCCTTACCACAACTCATATAACCCTCTTTGCATTTATCAGTAACGCAACTTGGAGCTAATAATTTATATAAATGCGGACAAAGAGGCTTAACTAATCTAATCATTTCATTAGCCAATTCTCTTATTTCCCACTGTGCTCTCATACAGCATCTTTCTTGACAGAAATTCATTAAAGCTCTAAAGTTCATTGTGACAACAAGTTTTGTTTCAGTAGCATTAGGTAATATATATCTAACATCTTCAATAATAGATTTTTCATATTGGGAATAAGTTTTCTTATCATATTTTTTGAATTTATCTATTACTTCTCTTACACTATAATTTTCTTCCTCGTTAATAAAGAATTTATTATATTCTTCCCAATCTTTATTGTTATCCATTATTTTTTGATATAATAAGATATCAACCATATCATTATACTTTTGCTGTATTTCTTGCATTAAATCAGTATAAATTTGATTTGTATGGTAATTATCTTTTATTTGGTCAGGAGTAATATATTCAAATTGTCCTTCTGATACATACCTCTGAGATTTTTGCGATACAGATACACCAATTCTATGTCTAACTAACTGATGTGTTAAAGTTCTACTAACCCCCTCTATACCAAACGAAAATGAAATGTGTTCCATTGGTGAGCAATTTCCACATAAACAAACAAATCCATTTCTTCTTATCATTAAAAGTCCTGTTGATACAGTGGCACAATATACGTTTCCTTTGTAATGTACTTTTTGTGCATAAGCTTTTTTATTTCTTGCATCATTAAACATAGGGGTGTTATCTTTGTTCCTGTTTATATTAATTACATAACAACCTGTTTTTCTGACTTTTACAGAAGTAGCTTTACCGTTTATTGCACATAAAGCTTGTATTTTGTCTTTTAATTCTTTGCTCATTGTGTAATAACATATACTTTTATGATATCGTATATAATCCATATAATTACCATCAGAATTATGTAACCCGTCTAAAAAATAATCAAATTGATTTTTAGTCATTGTAAAAAAAGAATTAGGAAATGTTTTATCTTTATTTTTATTATAAAACATTTCTTTAAAGTTATCCTTTAAGTTTTTTATACTATAATTATCGTTCTTTAATATATCTAATTTTAAATTTAATTTTTCACATAAATTTTTTAAATAATCTATTTTACGTTTTTTCTTTAAATGAAAAGCAATTGAATGATTGGTTGTAGTATTTCCATCACCAATAAAAAAACCATATAACGCAAAGATAATATCACTATCATTGGCTTCGTTGTTTTTATTGTTAGCACTTCTTAACATCCTCAATGGAGATTCCCAAACTTCCTTACCTGTTCTTAATGTTTCGTCTGCTCTTATCAAATTAAATGTAGGATTTACTCTATTTTTAGTAGTATTTGATATTGAACAAAATAAATTATGCCCTGTTGTAACCTTTAAACTTAACAATTTATGATTAAATTCAATCATATCATCATCTATTTCATAATTAAATAATTGAGTTGGTTTTTCAAAACCTTCAAATTCAATCGTTGTGGGATTAATAGCTCCAATAAGGTCGTTTTCTGTTATATCTTTCCACGGTTTAAATCCAGTAGAAGTAAGAACTTCTGTTTCTTCATCAAAACAATGCCCTATATTTACCAACCTATTTAAAAAACTTTCTACTTTCTCAGGAGTTTGATTCTCATATAAATGTTCAATATCAGAAGAACTATAACATAATTTAGCTGCTGCTGCAATTAACTTTTCAGGTTCAGGTGTGTAATCTAATAATGTTACTTTTAATTTTGTTTCCATGTTTGTTTTTTCCTCATTTCTATTAAATTTTGTTATATATTTTTATTAAATTAGATAAATACTCTCTTATTTTTAATATTTCTTCTTTAGTGGGTTCTTTTGGCTGCCATTTTATATTTCCATTTATAAGTTTAGAATTAAAAATTACACCTAAATTAATTTCAATTTTATCTATAACACCATTTTTTGTTATTACCTCAAAACATACAGTATCGTAATAATCGCCCCAATTTGATTTTTTTACATCTACTTTAACAACAAAGTCACTTACAGGAATATAAAGAATATCTCCCACAAAATAAAAGTCTTTTTTAAATTGTTTATCATCAATTTCTTTTATAAATAAATCATATAACAATTCCCACATTTTTAACATATATATGTTTTTCCTTTCTTACACTGTTCTCTTTACATTTCCATCAATTAGTTCATCAAAACTATCATAAATAAACAAGGTTTGTTCTTCGGAAGCAATCCTATGATTGTATACATAAATTGCTTTACCGTTTTTCTTGAAAGTAATATTGTTTAACAAATAGAACCCATCAGCATACTCAATACTAATGTTTCCAAATTTAAGAATGTCACTATATTCAGTATTTTTTAATAATTCTCTTACCTTGGATATAATGTTATCTGTATATTTAATATTTTTCATTTTAAAACCCCCTTTTATTTTTTTATAAAATTCTTTCTTTCTTTTATATTAAAATAAAAAGGTTTTTTTAAGGTGGATTATATGAACATTGGTATAGATATAGACGGTGTAATAAATAATTTTTGTGATGAATATTGGGATTTTCTTGAAAAAAATTATAATATAATATTAGATAAAAGTATTTATGGTCATTCTGATTATTTAAAAAATGAACTCGGTGATATAGGGTATGATGAAATGATAAATACTTTTTATAATATTGATTTATCTCTTGAAAAATTCGCTAAGTTTTTTATTAAAAAATTAAAAGATAATAATAAAATTTATATTATTACTGCAAGAAAATATGATTCATCGGATGATACAATAAAATGGTTAAAAGAAAAAGGTATTGTTTATGATGATATTTTATTTAATGCTGGTAATAAAGGAAAGGCTTGTATAAATAATAACATTGATATAATGATTGAAGATAGTCCATATAATGTATATGATTTATTAAAAAGAAACGTAAAAGTTTTATTATATGACAGACCGTATAATCAAGAATTTTACGAAGGGAAATTTTTACATAGAGTGAAAAATTGGGTTGAGATATATAATTATTTGAAATAAAAAAGAAGTAGTAGTAAAAATTGATTTACTACTACTTTTATTTATATATTTAGCAAAAAATATATTTTATAATTACTTATTCAATAATTTAGCAAACATAGTACAAATTTCAGCTCTTGTAATTGTATCGTTAGGTTTGAAAGTGCCGTCTGTATAACCATTAATTAAACCTGCTTTTACACAAGTCTTGATATAACTTTCAGCCCAGTGCTTACCACCTGTTACATCAGAGAATGTAATGGTTGTATTTTCCTTATCAACAGATGTATACATATCAGTAATAATATCACTGTCAGTAGGGATATAGCATAAGCCATTATCTGCCCATTCAGGACCCCAGCTATTCTGAACAACATAATATTCTTTATCATTTAAAGTAGTCCAACCAATAATAACCATTGCATGGCTACCAGTTGAAGTACCACTCTTATTAGGAACAATACCACTACCATCTACCTTATAGAAGTTGTTGTAAATATTACAAATAACCATAACAGGAGAATTATTACCATAAAGAGCAGCCTTTACAGAGTTAGAATCAGTAACTCTTGCATAACTCTTAATTTTATATTCACCTGCATTCTTTAAGCAATTAGCCTTCTTGGCTGTAACGATAGGTTGGATATCGTTATATTCAAAATTTTCAGGGAATAAATCATATAAAACATTACCAATATTTAACATATTTGTTAATGCTTCTCTTGGGTACATACCCTCACCTTGATACTGGTTACTTAATCTATAACCATAAAGGAAACCAACACTAAATCTTAATTCTCTACCTGTTTCATAATACTCTTGTATTTCTTTAATCAAAGCACAAGCGTGAGCAACACAAGAATTAATATTCTGTTGATTCTTAATAGGCATTTGCTTTAATCTAAATGAGATAGGATAAATAGTTGAACTTGCACCTGCTGGTGGAGTATAAACATAATCTCTTGGGTCATATTCATCAGGTATACAACCTAAACCATAAGTAGTATAATCGATTTCTTGATTCTTTAAATCTGGCATAATATCACTCTCCTAAAAATACTAAATAGCTTACTAATATTTTTACTAAATATATTTTTTCTTTTGTACTGTTAAAAAAATATAATATAGTTTCAAATAAATAATGTTGAGAATATTAACAATTTGTTTAATTTTGTCAGAAAATAAAAATAAATGACTTAAAAAAAATTCAACTTGTTATTGACAAATCCATTGTAATTATGCTATAATAAATTATCAAATAAACAGGATATATAGTAAAATCATCCTAACAAAAAAGAAAAGGAGGAACAAACGTGGAAACTTATGTAACTATTAAAGAATATTGTGACAAGATTGAAATGAACGACAAGATTGTTATTGATTACATTTTCAATAGTCAAAGTGCTAAGGTAAAGCCATCTGCTTATATTTGTGAGGCTTTCAACAGATATTCTGATTTGTCTGTAACAGAAACAAGTCAAAAAGTATTGAAAAATATTCAAGAATTTAAAGTTGAAAAATTCACAAAGAAAGTTGATAATGAAATTTACAATTATAAATTTAATGATGATTTTATGAAAGAAAGATTGTTTTTAAAGTACGAAAAAGTAAATGATACGATTATATACATAATGAACTTATTAAATAACATGACGAAATGTAAGACAAACGACATTTTATATTTAACGGCAAAAAGATTTAACGTAAAAGAAAGAACCATTCATAAAAGAATTAAAGATTACCAAAAATCAGTTGGCAACACGTTGCCTCTTACAAGTTTTCTTTATCATTTGAAGTGGAGTGTTATAAGACAACATTGTAGCTGAGGAGGTAATTATAATGGGTTATAAATATAAATGTAAAAATGGCAATTATCTTGTAAAAATATATGATAATAATTATCGTGTTAGAGAAACAGAAGATAATTATTATGAACCTGAGTTGCCAGAAATATATAATTTAATTATAAGTAGTTATAATCCATACGGCTATGTTGAATATGCAGATATAAATAAATATGAGTTTCTTCAAAACATTTTATTGTTTTCTGAAATTAATATTTATGGGTTTGATTTGTTTTATCATCCTCAACTTGAAGAATTGTTTAAAATTTTAAATAAGAAAAAGTGTTATATAAAAATACATATTCCACAAAGCAATATAGATGAATTACAAAATATGAATTGTTGGATTCAAGATAATAATGTAAATGAAATACATATAGAGTTACAAAAGATAAGTAAGGACTTTTTAACTAAAGTTGAAAACAAAGATTATATATTTTGCGATATAAACTTTTGTTGGTTTTCTTTTAAGCAATTATGTAAAATAAAAGAGTTAAACTTAATATTTAAGGGTAGCTTTAATTATAATCTTGCTAATAAGAGATACCAAAGAAATAAAAGAGATATAAATAAACATATTGATTATATTTTAGAAAACTTTGATTGTGTTGAATTTGATAATTATTGTATTAATCAATTCAACTTGAAAGATAAAATTCCTGAGTTAAAAAATAATTATTTATATAGTAATGATACATTATTTTCTATTGTGCTGGATTTAAATAATAACTGTTATTATAAGTCTTTTAGTTCAAAAACTAAATTTGAAATTATTGATAATTTAAAAGATATGTTTGGTAAAATAAAAGATTTGTGAATGTATGAAAAAGGTGGTAGTAAAATACCACCTTTTTTTATAATATGATTGCTGCCGATGCAGTAACTAAAATCATAAAAATTATAAATGGAATTAAATTGATACTCATTATTCGTACACCTCCTATTGATATTTATTATACCATATTTTTTGTATTTTGTCAATTATCTATATTAAATTTTGTCTATTTTTGTTATATATTTACAAGAGGTGACAACGATGGAATATAATATATTAAATAAAGCAGATACATTAAGGGATGTAATGCGTAATATCATAGATTATAAAAAAATGACTAAAGAAGAAATTTTAGATTTTATAAATTTTAATATAAAAGAACATAATCCATATTTACTTACAAATATGGATAAGGCAGTAGATAGAATTATTAAAGCAATACAAAATAAAGAAATAATTACAATAATAGGGGATTATGACGTTGATGGTGTTTGTTCTACTACTGTATTATATTTAGCATTAAAAGAATTTGTTACTGTAAATTTTCTCATACCTAATAGATTTATAGATGGTTATGGTATAAATCAACGTTTAATAGATGTAGCAAACGATAAAAATACCAATTTAATTATTACAGTAGATAATGGTATAAAGGCACATGAACAAGTTAAATATGCTAAATCACTAGGTATAGATGTTATAGTAACAGACCATCATAGTTTTGAAGATGATATATTGCCAACTGAAATAACAGTAAATCCTCAAATTGATGATAATTATCCGTTTAAAAGTATTTGTGGTTGTTGTGTTGCTTATAAATTAGCTATTGCATTATTAAATAAATTGAAGGAATTTGAAGAATATAAAATACAAACTTCCTTTTATGATGTCTGTATGATAGAAGAAATAACAGAATTAACTTGTATTGCAACAATAGCTGATGTAATGCCATTATTAGACGAAAATAGATTGATTGTAAAAAAAGGATTAGATTTATTACATAGAGGAGCTAAAAATATTGGACTTAGAGAACTAATAAGGGCGTTAAATATTCATAAGATAACCTCAACTGATGTTGGTTTTTATATAGCACCTTGTATAAATGCAGCTGGTAGATTAGAAAGTGCTGATTTAGTTATGGATTTATTTTTAGAAGAAGATATAGCTAAATGTAAGCAAAAAGCAACTTATTTAATTAACCTTAATACAAAAAGAAAAGAAATACAAAGTAATATAATAAATGATTTAGTAGTAGATGATAATGATGATTTTATTGTTGTATATATAAAAGGAAATCTTACAGGTATAGTAGGTATTATTGCAGGTGAAATAAGTAGTAGATACAACAAGCCCTGTTTTTGTCTGTGTGGTGAAGAACATTTACACGGGTCAGGTAGGTCTGTATATAATTATCCTATAAATCAAATTGTAGAAAAAAATGACTTTGTTGAAGGTGGCGGTCATAAAAGTGCTTGTGGTCTTAAAGTAGAAGCAAGCAATTTAGATAAATTAAAGAAAATTTGTAATGAAGATTATAGAGAGTTTTTAAAAAATAATAAGATAGAACAAAATTCCGTTGATATAATTAATCAAATAGATTTTACTTTAATATCTAATAAAATGCTTAATAATTTAAATCAATTACAACCTTTTGGAGAAAAAAACGAAGAACCATTATTTTATACAGAAAATGTAGAAGTTTTAAATAAAAGAATTGTAGGCAAAAATAAAAATGTAGTACAAATGGATTTATTCCAAAACGGTAAAAAATATAAAGCTATTGGTTTTTCACAAGTAGTAAATTTATTTGATAAATTAGATGGAAAAATAAATATTATTTATTCAGTACAATATAATGAATTTCCTAAAGGTGTATTTACGATACAATTATTAATAAAAGATATAAAATGAGGGTGGAATAAATCCACCCTTTTCTTTTAAATATTATCGTCATACAAAAATGCTTCTTCAAGCTTTTCAAGCTTATTACCCTTTGCCATAACTTTTGCACAAAGCATATGACTATTCTTAATCTGCTGTTCAAGTGATAAGAGAAGCTCCATATCACCGAGGAAGAAGTTCTTGCTATACTCAATTAAGAGTCTTTCATCTGCAAGAGGATATTTTGTCTTAAAGAAACTTAATGACTGTCTTAATATTTCAGTAGTATCTTTCTGATAAGCTTTCTGCTCTGCGATAACTCCTGCCTGTGCAACAGCCTGTTCTCTAATATCTTCGTTCAAACCTACAAGGAAATTGTTATCTTTCTGGAACTGCTCATAACTGTTCTTTAAAGAATTATTTAAGTTTCTTAAATCCTTTCTTGCGTGAGCCTTGCCTGCTCCTACATTAATCCAATGTCCTATGATTTGGAATATCTGTAATAATTTAACTCCTATCCAAAGTCCTAAAAGTGTTAAAAAGATGTAAAGTAAAATTGCCATAATCGTTTCCTCCTTGATAAGAAAAATAAATGTGTGAATGTGTGTATTGGTTTTTGTAATTATATTATACCATATTTTTTATGGTTTGTCAAGAGTTTTTTGTTGTTTATTTTTAAATTGTGTAATGTCTTAATTTAATCTCTACCTCTTGACTTGATTATATTATACTACTTTTTTTATGATTTGTCAAGCCATTTTCAAAAAAAATATATATTTATTCTTTAAATTCATATTAAAAAATAAAGATAAAATGTATATTAAAGGGAAAGGGTGATAAATCGTATGATGACTAAGATAAAAAAAGCAAGGCAAAAGAAAGGTTTAACACAATTAGAACTTGCAGAAATGACACAAATCCCATTAAGAACATTACAAAAATGGGATAATGGAGAAAATACTCCTAAAAAATATATAGAGAATTATATAATGCAATTTTTAAAATAATATTGAGGTGTGTATATGATGAGAAGATTAATTGCAAGCGAAGAAGTAAATTTAACAAAATTCTTTAATATGTTAAATATTTATTTCTATAATACAAGAGTACTTCATTGGAAAGTAAAAAGTGATAAATTTGATGAAGTTCATAGTTTGATGAGTATGTACTATGATAGATTAAACTATGATATTGATTTAGTTGCAGAAATAATGTTAAGTAATAATATCGAAGTTGTTTCATTGAAAGAAATCGTAGATAGTGAATATGTTTTAATCGATACAAACAAAAATTATACTTATGACGAAGTTTTCAGTTTAATCGAACTAATGTTTAAAGATATAATTGATTATATAAAAAGATTGTTAAATGAAGATTCAGTAGTAACAAAAAATCCTGGTATACGTTCTACATTGGAGAACTTATATGGTTTTTATGATATGGAATTAAATTATAAAAATACACGAAGAACAAATAAGTAAACTAGTTAGGGGGAACAACTACGTGATTAGAATTTATAATTTAGATGAAAAAATGATGTACGATTTTGAGTACAAGAATAAGAAAAATTTCTTAGAAAACAATGAGGAAATTATAACCGTTGATGAACCAGACAATGAAGAAGACGATATTGAATATATAAATGTAGAAGAAGATTGTATAAATAATTTAGACATAGACTGGGAAACTTATGATTATGATGATGATAGAGAAGCTTACATTGTAACTGATGAAGAATTTGAAGAAATATTAGAAGCAGTGAAAGACGATATGTTGGATAGTTTTAATAATTATAATGATGAATATATTTTCTTTTATAACGATGAAGAAGGAACAAGAAATTCAATATTAATTGATGATATAAGATAAGGGGCTGTTACAGCCCCTCTTTTTATATTACACCTATTACAGCACTTAAAGCATTTTCAGTTGGATATCTATCTAATGTAATCAATTTATATAATATCCTATCTTTAGTATCATTTAAATTGATTACTTCATTAGGATGTAATTTATAAAATGTATTTATAATTGTTTCATCATTTATTTCTAACTGTTCATAAAAATACGGTCTTGAACATAACGCAAACATTACATCTTTTATTCTTATTTTTATTCCTAATGCTTTATATATATTTGTCAAACTATGCAATAACTCTTTTAACAATGGTATCTTTTTTTCTTTTACTATACCATCTATTGAATTATAAATAGCAACTCTTAATTTTAAATCCTTATTTTGTAATAAAGTAAAATTATTTACAAGCCACTTTACTTTTTCAATATCTTCATCATTTAAAATTTGTAAAGGCTTTAATTGAATATCAATTTCATTTTCTCTTTTATAAAACAACGTAGCATATAATTCAATTAAAGATATTTTTTTATGTTTATTTAATTGTACACATAATTTAATATTTCTTTTACTCTTTATAAATGGGAAGAAATCATACTTGCCTTCAATTTTTAAATCAAATATATTTAACTTAGACATAAGTAATAAAGTTTTTGCAATATTTTTACCTCTTATGAGTTTATTAAATTCTTTGACTATTAAAGATTTATCAATAGAAGTTAATAAATTTTTATATTTATTTATTGCTAATAATGTTTGTTCCTCTATTTCATAACCTAATGTTGACATTAACCTAAATGCTTTTAACATTCTAATTGGATTTTTTTTAAAATTATCACTAGGATTACCAACTACTCTAATTATATTTCCATTTAAATCATTTAAAGCAGAAATTTTATGATTTTTATATTTAAAAGAATAATCTATAATATTTTCTTTTTCGTCCATTAATAAAGTATTTATTGTAAAATCTTTTTCTGCTCTAACTTTATCTAAAGCATTTTTTTCATTATAAAAATTAGAATAAGAAAACAATTTAATTTCATATAAACCAAATCTTACTTTAATACAATCATTTTCTATATCTTTGATATTATTCTGGAAGATGTATTCTATCTTTTCTTGTGGAATAGATGTGATAATACTTACTGAAATATATCTCTTTTTCTTTTTGTTTGTACTATGAATAACATCATCTCTAACTTTATTTCCTATAAAATAACTAACACCTTTTGTATTAAGGTATTTTAATAAACAATTTATTGTATTATACATTTTTTTAAAATCACCACCTAAAAAAATATATTAAAAATAATAGTGGTTTTTAATTAAGAAAATGAAAAATTTATTATATATTAAATAAAAAAGAAAGGAAGTATAAAAAATGGCTTTAGAACTTGGTGACGAATATAAGGAAGTTGCAAAGAAACTTATAAATAAATTTCCACAAAATTTTGGCAACTTTAATATAGAACAAATTCTATTTTTAAAGGAAACAAGTAAATCTCCTAAGAAGTATGCTGATACAAGAAAAGTCAATCCACCATACACATTTATGACTAATACAAAATTTATTATTACTTTTTATGAACGTGTTTGTGAAGATATGACACCTGCTCAATTACATTTATTAGTTATGCACGAGTTAATGCACATTGATGATGATTTTAATAAATTAAGAAAACACGATTTAGAGGATTTTAGGGTTATTATTTCATTATACGGTCCAAACTGGGATATTGATAATAACTTAGAAGATATTTTAGATGAAACTGATGAAATTCAAAATAATGCTACTATTGATGACGATGATGTAGAAATATTATAAGAGGGCTATAAAGCCCTCTATTTTTGATTTTAAACGTATTTAATTATTTAGTTATTAAAGTCTTTGGTTGATTGTTAAACTCCCTTGCAATACAAAATAAAAGCATTTATAAGCTATCCTTCATTTGCATCTTATACTGAATCTGCTGTACCATATAACACTTCATTATCACCTAATACAACTTCACAAGCAAGTCCTCTATAAGTTGTATCACCACAAATATCAACATAGGTTTTACCATTGAAATTGTACACTTTATTATTATCAACAATATTATCGGTTATATAAAAATGTTCATCTGATTGATTATCCCATGGGGTTAAAAATGTTTGCATTGTTTTAATTTCAGTATCAATCGCTTTAAAGAACCCACCGCCATAAATCTTATCACCTTGTATACTATCAATTACATAATAAAACCTTTCATTTTCAAATGCAAGGTTTACTTTTTTTCCGTTAAAATCTCCTACAAGTAATCTGCATTTTTTAAGATAATTACCGTCTCTATAAAAATCAATAATATAAAAGTATTTTGTTTTTATAAATTTAAGTCTTAGTTCGGATATATCACTTGTTGTTATATATGTGGCGTAAGTTTTATTTATATCAGTAGAAGTTGCACCACCACCATATAAATCATATGTATCTGATTTATTTGCAATATTAAGTTCCAAACTCGAATTAATGCTAGCATATCCATAACAGAATCCCATATGATGGTTTGTTTTTTTCAAATATACACTAATTGAAGTATTTGAACCAGTTGAACTATTTGAATTATTGATACCTTTACTATTTACTACACATTCGATATAATCTCAAAAATTTTCTTCTAACCAAGTTTTTATAGCAATATCTTGGTCTGCCTTTGAAGTACTTCCTGTTATTCCACATTCTTCTGCTACGTTATATATTTTATACCAATCACTCATTTATTTTTAATCACTCCCAATTTCTTCAGCGTTACCGCTGAGCATTACATCGTTTATTTCACATTGCAATTCAACGCTTCCTGATTGCGTTGTAGCAGGTGTCTCGTCTGTTTGTATATTTAATCCTTTAATCTTATCAACAATATCTTCGATACTGTCACTGTTTGTAGCTTCAATGTTATTAGTATTTAAAAAATCAATTAAGTCATTTTTTGCTTTTGCAATTCTTGTTAAATACTCATTTATTTTTTTATTCATCATTTTTCACCGAGTCCTTTATAAAAAAATACCTACTATAATTAAAATAGTAGGTATTGAAAAAATCATTTATATAAATCTAATATATGTTTAATCCAATCATCAAAAGTGATTTTTTCCAAGAAAAGACCTTCACCAAACATTCTATTTTTTATACCTACAATAATTTGTGATTTAACTTTTTCATCAATAGATTCAAATAAATCTTTAAATTCGTGGTAATATTCAGTAAATCTTTTTTCTACATTATTTCTATAATCTTGATTTTCTTGTTCCAACCATTCTTTTTTATTCATAGTATAATAAGCATCAAAAATCATAGTTGTAACAAAGAATTGAGCATCTTCTTTTCTTCTACGCTGCTGAAATTGTTTTACTAAAGCCGTATTACTATCAATCATATTATTATATGTTTTTAAAATATACTTGGGGTCGTGTCTACAAACAGAATTATCTCTCCACTTCCAAAGATAAAATGGTGTAGGACAATATTTTAATTCTCTCGCTAACTTTTGACACAAACAATTAAAATAACTATCTTCGTGTATAGTTAAATCATTATTCCATTTAATATTGTTATCAATTAAAAACTGCCTGTTATGTATTTTACCGTGAACAAAGGTTGTATCTATATCGTGATTAATATACATAGGCTTATTTTCGAACTTAGTTTCTTCTACAAAGACAGAAACCAAACTATCAAATCCATCACCATTTATTTCATTAAAAACAATATAAAGTCCACAAGCATTAAAAAACATATCATCTGCATCACAGAACATTACATAATCTGCTGTTGCATATTCCAAACATTTATTTCTTGTTGCTGATACACCATTGTGTTCTTCTTGATAATATTCTATTTTATAAGAATAATTATTTAATAATTCATCAGATAACTTTATATCTGAACCATCATTTACAATAATAACACCTACATCATTTTTTAAATTCACATTTTGTTGTAATTCAATACTATCTAATAAAGGTTTTATTATTTCATCAGTTTCATTATACTGAGGTACTAATATTTGTAATTTCATATTTACTTCCTTTCTTTAATTGTCATTTATATTATATATTAGAAAATGAAAGAATTGTTTTTTAAAAACTATTCTTTAAAAATTATTCTTCTGAGTTTTCTTCTGATGTTGTTTCTATTCCATTGATTGCATTATTTACTTCTTCTAATATTTCATCAGTAATAGAAGTTATTCTGTTTGAATAATATGACCAAAGTGCGTTCTTTTTATATGTATCAACTAAATCAGACGGTACATAGATACTACCATATGTTCCTAAATAGGCAGAATTAGAAAGAGGAGAAACACCAAAAGTATATCTATCTTTTAATAAACACATAGAACTATTTGTTATTATTACCTTTGATAAAGCATAACAATTATAAAAAGCTGAATTATAAATCGTATTAACATTATCAAAATAAGCAAAACTTAATCCACTATATACTCCTGCTGAAGAATTAGCACAGCCATAAAAAGCAGAGCTACCTACCTCTGTTACTTTTGGAAAATATGCGTATTTTAACGCTTTGCAACCCGAAAAAGCACTACTTCCTATGTATGTTGCGTTTGGAATGTTTATTTTTGATAAACTAACACAATTTGTAAAGGCTCGATAACAAATACTACCACTATAATTAGGTAAATTAAATTCACTTAATAAGTTAGCATTAGAAAACATATCTGAATACAATATTGATATATTCGACATATAATCATTATATTGTTCAATCATTTCATCAGTCATTGAAGTTATTCTATCTTTGTATATACTTAAATTTGTTATTCCTTGATAAATTGAAACCAATGACGGTAATACATATATACTTCCATAACCAATAATTTCATCATCTCTCGTATATGTTGAAAGTGACATAGGAGAATAAGAAAACGCATTGACATTAGTAAGCGAAAAATTGTTACCTTGCCAACCTAATATTACTGTATCAAGATTCCAACACCAATAAAAAGCATTTGTACTCAATATACTACATTTAGGAAGAAAAACAGACTGTAAACTTGAGCATTTCCAAAATGCGGATGGGGTTATACTTGCAATATTGGGAATCGTTATTTCTTTTAAATTATAACATCCTGAAAAAGGACCATTTCCCATTATTGAAGCAAGGGGTAAACTTACTGTCTTCAAAAAAATTGCATTTTGAGCTAAGTATTGTGGAATACTTGTTACTTTTGGTAATGAAAGTTCTTCAATATAATTATATTGAGTGGAATTAGTAGAACACCATAAAAAATTTTGATTTAAAGTTTTTAAATTAGGAAATTCTTTGTCTGTAATTTTTGTTATGTTAGGACAATTAGTAAAAATATACTCAGATACTTGTGTACAATTTTCAAAATATATTTGTGATAGTGTTGTACAATTCAAAAACGCATTTGAATATATTATTGAGACATTAGGTAATGCTACCGATTTCAAACTATAACAATTACAAAAAGTAAAAATCGAAATACGTTCTAAACTGGGGAAACTTACAGTTTGTAAATTAGTACAATTTTGAAATGCCGAGTTTCCAATAACTGAAACATTAGGAAATGATAAAGAAATTAAAGAACTACAACTATAAAAAGCAATAGTTTCTATATTTGTAACACTATCATCAATTACATTTGTTATTTTATTACAACCATAAAAAGCACCAGCACGAATAGTTTTACAATCAGGTATATTTATTTCACCTTCTAAATTACTATTACAATAAAATGCAGATGTACCTATGTATGAGGTGTTTTTCATTCTTATACTTTTTAATGCACCATTATTATAAAAATTATAATCACCAATATAGTTTGTATTATCTATATCAACATAAGATAAGCTATAACACCCTTGAAAAACAGAATTTGCAATATAAGAAGCTTTTGGCAATTCTATTGTTTTTAACCCTGAACAATTAAAAAAAGCAGAATCATTAATATAAGTGCAGTCAGGGAAAGAAACATTTTGTAAGCTACAACAATTACAAAAGGCATAAGTATTAATAGTTTCACATTTTGGAAAGGAAACACTTTGCAAACTGAAGCAGCTAAAAAAAGCAGAAGAACCAATTGTTATACAATTAGGAAAAGATGTTTCTGATAATTGATAGCAACAATAAAAAGCACTTGAATTAATAGTAGTACAATTACTAAAATTTGCTGTTTTTAAATGAGTACAACTATAAAAAGCATTATATCCAATAGTAGAAGCGTTTGGAAAACTTACATTTTGTATAGTAGCATCACTATAAAAAGTCCAATCTCTTACCCTTGTTACATTTTTATTTTCTATACTTACTAAATCACCTGAAATCATTTCACCTACATAATCTTCTTCATTATCACTTGTAGACATTTTTATATCAGTTACTTTACTTATTAAAGTATTAAATTTTTCTGTTTTATTGGCTTCAACACCCATAGTGTTCAAATTATCCACTAATTTATCTTTCTGATTGGATAATTCATCAAAATATTTTGTTACAACACTATTCATTTTTTCACCTTCTTTTATTAACATTAAAAGTTTATTGTTTTTTATTTTATAAATAAAAAATATATAAAAAAGGTGGAAAAATTATGTGGATAACAGGCTTGTTGGCTTTTGATAATGAAGAAGATGCTAAAACGTATCAAGAAACTTATAACTGCCGTATACAAACAAATAAAGATTTTGCGATACGACAATATATTGTAAGTCTAAATCCTTTTAAATATATCTATAAGGACGGTTTGACAACAGAAGAATATAAAAAGAAAATAAACCAAGAAAAAATGGAACGTGAAGAAAATAAAACATTAAGTAAAGAAATATTAAATGATTTAAAGACAGAAGAAACTGAATTAAATGATTTTGTTAATAATTTTTCTTATAACAAAAGAAACGAATTATTAGATAAAATTGGAGATAAGAATATTTTTGTAGTATTAACCACTACTGATAATATTGATGATGATATAAAAGATTGTTTTATAGATTATATGGAGGTAGAATAAATATGTCAATGTGTTGTTTGTTAGGTTTTAAAACGGAAGAAGAAATGAATGAATATAATAAGAATAATATCATTAGTTATAGTGATAAAAATGAAGCAATAAGAATATATTGTGATTCATTTTCTCCATTTAAAGTTGAGTATAAGGATAATTTAAATGTTCAGGATTACATAGAAAAAATAGAAAAACAAATGGAAGAAAAACGTATAAATGAAATTTTCCCAATATTAGACAATAATAAAAGATTTGAATTAGAAAGAGAACAACAATTAGAAAAGCAAAAGCTTATAATAGAAACAAACGATTTTATTCAAACATTCAGTATAAAAAAGATGGGAGAACTTTTTAATAGTGTTAGTAATGATTTAAAATATTTTTTAATATTAACCGATATTGAAAATATTGATGAATATAAAAATACAGAATATTTAATAGATTGTATAGAATTAAAATAAGAGAGGGATTTTCTCCCTCTCTTTTATTATTCATCAATAGAAACTAAATCTTCCATTTCAGAAACTATTTCTTCATTACTTACAGAACCATTTACAATCTTATTTAAGGTTTCTTCTATTTCTGTTTCATCTGTTATTGCATTTAATGATTTAAATGTTGTACCATTATAAATAAACATATAAACATTATCAGCCTTTAATAAATTATTCTTTAATTCTGTACCATTTGCATATACAGAGTACTCTGTATTATTTATATTAAATTTAATATTATCTTCTGTTGTGCCTGTATTTGTAAATTCAATTGTAATTGTACTTCCCATAGTAGGAGTGAATCCATCTATTGTAATTTCTTTTATGTTAGTTGCTCCATCTGTTTCACAAATAACATAATTTAATGATGAGTTATTAGAAGTATCATTTGATACACTATTAGATATTGATTCGCCATTAATTGTGAGATTACCTACAATATTAACAGTAGTTGCGTTTAATGTTAATGTTTCAGTAGTTGTACTTGTATCAGTTGACTCTATTACAGGAGCATTTATTGTTGTTACTTCTATTGTGTTTGTATTTACATTTGTTGTCGTTATTGTATTAAATCCTGTAATAGTTTTTTCAGTATCACCAGTTGCAATAATTCCATCGTATTGTAAATAAATAGAATCTTCATAGGAAGAATCACTTACCGTTCCTATAAATGTATATTTAGAATTTTTACTTGTTTGATAAAAAACAGAAATATTTGTTTGGTTTAAATCTGTTGTGTAATAAATTTTATTGTCATCAACAATTAAACTACCTTTAGTACTTGCAAAATCTATTAAATATCCCTCACTAGCAACATCAATCGTTGCTTTTTCAGAAGATGTAGCACATCTCATTTGTATTAAATTAGGTTTAATTTGAATATACCTAGAACCAGCACCATAATAGCTTGTATTATTTCTTGCTATTGTTAATTGCCCATTCTGTAATTGTTCGTAAACATAAGAACCTTCTGACCCACTTGTTGGATGATACATATTAATGAAACCATTTCCCCAATAATTATATCTATTCAAATTATAACTATAAGCTTCTATTAAGTTTGTATTATCTAAAATTGTTTTAAAATATGAGCCATTATTGTTACGCATATTGAATTGCGAAGGTATAAGATTGACGGTACTACTACCACTATCATAATTTATATTAAGTCCATTTGAAGAACTTAAATTTATATAATTTGCATTATTTGTGCCAAAATTTATAATTGAGTTGCCGTCTGTATCTTTTGTAACTCCACCGCTATAAACATATAAATTACCACTACATTCATATAAACCATAAGTTAAAAGTTGAGATTTGTTTTCATAAGTTCCACTTTGATATGTGCCATAATTAGAAGCAAGAGGTTTTCCCGAACTATCCTTTAATATAAAACCATTAGATTCAATGCTACCATTAAATTTTGTATTTACAGTATTATTGTCATTATCTGTAAAACTAATAGATAAATTATTTCCATATTCAACAGTTTCTTCATCATCATTTACTTTTGTTTTAGTGGTAGTGTAAATTTCATCAACTTGAAGATGGTCAATATTTATTTCATTTGAACTGCCTACTGTTAAAGGTTGCCCATTTATTAAAAATTCTTTTGCATCTATAATATCAAAACCTTTTAAAGTAAGTTTTTTATCATTAAAGTTTGTATATGCTTCTAATCCGTCAATATCAAATATATAAGCTATTGTATTTACATCTTCAGAAGCCTCACCAATATACATACTATTAGCTGATATAGATTTACTTCCGCTTCTAAAACCAATAATTGTACTATTTGAGTTCAACTCATGTTCTTCAGTATCGAATACATTATTTGGATTGTTCATTGTGAAATAAGGCTTTAATCCAGTTGAAAGTGTTGTAAATGTAATTCCATTATCATATTCTACTGTATCTTTATAAAATCTTGTTCTTGAAGAATAGCTTTTTTCTTCTTCTGCATTATACTCTTGAAAAACGTAATCAAAATAATTTAAACGCTTACCAGTAATTTGACGGAAATAGAAACAATTAGGGCTTGTTTCAGTTGGATATTCATTAGCCATATAATACATTTCAGCTTCGTTTGCACTTGTTGTTCCTTTTGCCGCACCTCTAAAACTTATTGAAAATGTACCGCTAGGACAGTTATCTAAGAAAAGGTTTGTATATGAGCCGTCTAAATTAATTGAAAAATTACTATCATAAGAAGAATAATTACTATTGTTATTGCTTCTTAATAAAACGCCGTTATAAGCTACCACTGCTTTTCCTGCTAATGAATCCATATATACACGAGTGTTCTGCAACATTGTCTGTGAAAAGTAACTATTTCCACTTGTATCAGTTTGATAAAATTGATTCCAATAGCCATTAGAATATGAAATATTGCAGTAACGACTACCTGGTTTGTCTGAATATAAAATTGTATCACTACTTGCACTAAAATCTAATCTTGTATTAGAAGTAGTATTATTATTTATAATATTTGCATTAAGACCATTACTATTAAAATCTAAAGAATAATTAGAATTACTATTAGAATTGTTGTAGTACATATGCAATCCTTGATTAACATCTAAATAAATATAACTACCACTATTAAAGTTAATATTTTTATCGTTATAATTAGTTCCTTCATAAACGTACAATTGACCACTACATTCGTTCAACCCATAAGTTAAAAGACGATTTCTATCTCTATAATCTTCGTTTGAATACGTACTACAATTAGTAGCAAGTATTTTTCCGTTACTATCTTTTAATGCAAAGCCATTAGCTTCAACACTACCGCTAATATTTGTATCACTATCTAACTCAATACCCTCAGTGGAAATAATGTGCATTTTGTTTTCTACATTTTTAATTTTTAATTCAATGTTTTCTTCTGATACAGCTTCAATTTCTTCATCAGATTCAGAAGCACCTACTGCCATAGTTGTAGGAGTTATTGTTCTTAATGATATTTCATTTGCTTCTACCTTATCAACCGTTAAGTTTTCAATGTTTACCTCGTTTATATCTGCTTTGCCATCAACTATTAAATCATTTAATACGTGGAATGTTTGTCCTTCTGCTACTTGTATTTCATTTTCAGAAATACCGTTATCTGATTCTGTAAATTTTGTGTTGCTTGTAATTTTATCAACATAAATAGTTTCTGTATCAGTATTTGTACTGCTCACACTATCAATAAATGCGGTATTACCACTAAGATTTGTTGTTTTTATTTGAGTTATTTTTCCACTATCAGCAGTTAATGTTGATATCTTTGCTATATTTGTATTTAAATTAGTATTATTTAATGTATCTATTGTTATTTCTTCTAATCCACTATTTATGGAGAGTTTACCATCAATATTTATTACTTCCGCACTTAAATTAATGTTACTTGAAACAGCTTTTAATGTTAATTCACTACCATTAGTAGCAATCTGATTAAAACCAACGATAGATTTGTTATCTGCTGTGAATGATACTAATCCAGTTTCATTAAATTGATATTGTCCTAAATTTGCAGAATTAGTTAATATTGTAAATTCACAATAAGAAGGATATATGTTTGTAACACTATATTTATCGTCAACTGTATCTGTCATATAATGGAAATAATTGTTTGTTATATCTATGTCACCTGTTCCAGAAATAGTAGTCATACTTATACTAAATTTATTTGCTGAAACAAAATCAATGTATGTTATTTCATTAGAATTATTTCTTAATTGCAAACCCATAGGGGTAAGACTAACATATCTATCCAACAAAGATTCATTACTTTTAATAGCACTTATAAGTAACTGTCCATGTCTTAATTCTTCGTCTATATTACAATATGTGTTTTTATCTTCGTTTAATAGATATGTATTAATATATCCTTCACCAATAAAAAGTCGTTTATTTTGTACTGCATTTTCATAAGCAATTATGTCATTTGAATTGTCTGTGTTTAACTTTAATGTTATATTGTTATTCCCTGCATTGTTTTGAATACTTATACCATTAGTGCTAAAATAAGCTGTATGAGAATTATCTTTATATATACCAAGCTTACCTTCTCTTGAAGATATTTGAACACTTGAACCATTAGTTCCAAAATGAATACCATCATTAGAAGATTCGCCATTATAAATCCATAAATCTCCGCTACATTCATACAATCCATAAGTCAATAATTTGCTTTGGTCTGTATAATCCGTACTATCACTATACGCTCCATAAGTAGAAGCAATAGGTATAGTTGAATTTACGCTATATATATTTTTAATTCTTAATTTATTTGGTATTAAATCATTTTCAACTGTTAAATTTGTTACTTTCGCAGTAGTTGCTATTAAATTTTCTATTGTCGCTATATTTCCAATAGTTAAGTTTTTTAAATTAGTTTCTCCATCAACCGTTAAGTCACTTAATACGTGTAATAATTGTTCATCTGCAATTTGTATTTCCCCAAAAGGTATTGCCCAAGCATTATTTTGATTGGAGGTAATCTTTGAAACATATAATGTACCACCAACACGAACATCATTTAATGCCGCATTATCACTTGAGTCTTGAAATTTAAATCTTGTAGAATTAAGATATAAATTTTTTGTTTTCTTTATTTGATTATTAAAATTATTTGTTATATTTGAACTCAAGATATATCCCTCCTTCTTTACATTAAAAAAGAGTTTTCTTTTTATATATTTAATAAGAAAATAAATACATTTAAAAACAAGAAAAAAAGAGGTGTATTTAAACACCTCTTTTACTTTTTTATAAAATATTAATATTCACTATTATCGTCTTTACCTTTTCTATATAATCCATCACCCAAGATATATTCATTATATCCATAACCATTCCATTCTTTTTCTTTTCTTTTTCCTATTTCTGAAAAGCCTTTCCATCTTTCAATATATTCATATCTTGCTTTAATATACTCACAATAACCTGAGAAGTTAAATCCTTCATCTTTTACCTTTATTTTAAGCATCTTTTCTACAAACTGAATATCTGCAAGAACAGTTGTATTAACCCCGTATTTACCGCTTTTCATAAAACCAAGCCTACTTAACATTTGCTTCTGAGCGTGTAATACTTTATCAATAAGTTCAGGTTCTATAAGACTTTCAAGAAGTACTTCACAATAAATTTTATAGAATTTATACTCATTTATATTATTTGCACTTACATAAATAGTGCTAAAATACTCAAGAATTGCTTGATATCTTGCTATACTTCCCTTTTCACCAACTTGAAGTACTGCCTTTTTTCTCATTTCTGCAATCTTTACTTCATTTGTACCATCAGGATTAACACTTTCATAAGCTTCTCCATAAGCAAGCTTGTGACCTGCTTTGATGATATCTGTAATGCTATTGTTCATAACACTCTTAATTGGATGAGCTGCTGCTTGATTACGTAATGCTTGTGCATCACACATTTCGTTATAATCATACATAAAATTGCTTTCTATTGGCTGTTGCTTTAATTCTGCTACATTCTTAATTCTTGGCATATATTATCTTCCTTTCCTAATTTAAATTTGTGCGTGTGGGATTTCTTTATTTTTGTAATTATATTATACTATATTTTTTATGTTTTGTCAAGTCTTTTTTTAATTTTATAAGACTTTTTTATTATATATTTAAGACAGATTATAACGAGAGGTAAATAATATGGTAGATAATATAATAAAATTTATAAGTATTTTAAGAGATATGAACGTAAGAATATCTATTGCAGAATCAATAGATGCTATTAAATCATTAGATTATATTGAATTAGAAGATAAAGAAGATTTTAAATTTACTCTCAGTTCTACTTTGATAAAAAACTTAGAAGATAGAGAAAAATTTAATAAACTGTTTGATATATTCTTTATTTATAAGGAAGAAACCCAGACTTTAGAATTTAATCAGGAAGATTTTGAAGATATGTTTGCAGAAATGCAAAATATGTTTGATGATAATTATAATGATGTTGGCGAAGAAAAACAAGTTCAATCATTAGATAATCCTCAACCACAAGAAAACAGCAATATTAATACTAATTTGGATAATAAAACAGATATGTTTAAATATGGTGGAGAGGAAGAATTAAAAAAAGAAGCTAAACAAATAGCTGATAAAATGCAATATAACCAACAATCAGTTAATAACGATATAGAAAAAGAACTTTTAAAACAAGGATATGAAACAGGCAAAACACAAGCTACTAATAATCAAAATGAAGAACTTGTACAAGAAAAATATGAAAAACTAAAAGATTTAGTAAAAGAAGAATTGGAAAAGAATGAAATAAGAAAACATGGCGATGCTGCTATTAAAGATATTATGAAAGAAGAATACGATGATATATATGAAAAAGATTTCTTGGATTTTGATAAGGATGATATTTCTACAATAAAAAAATTATTATCTAAATTCGTTAAGAAATTAAATAATATATATATTAGAAAAAAAATGAAAAGTAGAAAAGGTAGTATTGATATAAAGAAAACAATTAAACAAAGTATTAAAAACGGTGTCGTTAAAGATATCTTTTATAAAAAAAGAAAAAAAGATAAAAACAATCTAGTTGTACTTTGTGATATATCAGGTAGTATGATAAATTATGTAAAATTTATATTACAAATTGTTATTGGTATAGAACAAGTTTTTCAAGATGTAAGAATATATGTTTTTATGGAAAAATTAAAAGATGTAACTGATGAAATAAAAGAAAGTGAAGATGTTTTAAATACAGTAGAACATATATATAAAACTGCTAATTTAGGTTTTGGTACAGATTATAGTAATACTTTTTATTGGTTAAATAGAAAACCATTTGATAAAAAAACAAGATTAATTATTATTGGTGATGGTATTAATGGTAGCTTTGAAGATGATGGCACTGAAAGTTTATTTAATATTCAACAAAAATGCAAATGTATCTATTGGTTGAATCCTGTTAAAAAAGAAGAATGGGATAATAAATTTTTAAATTATATTCCTTATTGTAATGAAATTTTTGAATGTAGTAATCTAAGAGAATTAGAAAATGTAATGAGAAAAATCATTTAAATTTGGAGGTTTTTAAAAATGACAGAATATGAAAAATTGGTTTTTGAGTTGAGAAAGGAAAATGAAAATTTAAAAGTAGAAGTTCAAGAGAAAGATAATATAATTAAAGATTATGTAAATAAAGTAGATAATTATATTTCAACAATACACGATTTAGAAGAAAAATTAGAAGAAAAAATTGAGTAACTAGTCAAATTTGCGTAATTATACATTAAAACACATTATAATTATTCAAGTATGATTAATTAATCACATATATAAAAGGAGAGGGATTACTCCCTCCCTTTTTTTTAATCATTAGCAACTTTATTTTTTACATAATAATAAGTTTTAGCAATTTGTGGTTTAGTAAGATTATATTTACTCATAAGCAATTCTTTATTGTCATAATTATTGATAAAAAATTCAATATCTTCTTTAGTCCATTTTTCACGTTTTCCTCTTTTTTTCTTAATTTTTTCAACAGCTTCTTCGATTGGTTTTTCAATATCAGTAATTTGTTTAATGTTATCTGTAAGTTCTTGCTGTTTGTTTACTACTTCTGGTATGTTTGTAGGAATATTAGTAGATGTACGATTTTTAATAAAACTATCAATGTTATCTTTTAATTCATTAACAAATAAATTTTGATTTGCTTCGTTATTATTATCAAGCATTTCACGATATTGTTCTATGATATTTTTTAGTTCGTCAATTAGATTTTGTGAAGTGTTATTTTTAATACCTAAGTGAATCATAATTTGTTTTTCAACTTCCTGCATAAGTTCATCAGATAAAACGCCAAAATATTCACCTAAATTTGCTATTGGAACTGTTTTGATTTGTTCAATTAAAATCGTACTATCTCGCAATCTTGAATTACATCCATTTTTATAGATGTTTATATGATTTTGACTATTTTTTTCAAGATTTGTTGTCAACATTACTACATTTACAACAGGCGAATAAGAATTAAAAACATCATTAGAAATAATCAAACAAGGTCTTGAATATCCTTGAACACCTTTTGTTTTCTCTACCCATTGTGGTTCTTTGTAAAACCAGATACTTCCTCGTTTATACTTGGTGAAATTTATCGACATATCTATTGTATTTCACACTCCTTTCTTTTATTGTAATCATATTATACTACTTTTTTTATAATTTGTCAAGGTATTTTTGATAAAAAATCAACTTTTTTAAAATAAAAATACCCACTAATTATTTAGTAGGTAAAAATATAAATTAAAATTTAATTGTTAATATAATCTTTTATTATTCTTTGAGATTCTTCTGCAACTTTATTGACTTTTTCATCAATTATTGAAGAAATTAAATTAACTTTCTTTACAAAATTATCTATGTCAAAATCTATCTCATTTTTTATTTGATAATAATCTAAGAAAGCTGGAAATTCTTCTTCTATTTCTTTTTTTGATGTTGTAAATTCATTTGAATTATATTTATTACTATATTCTATGTTAATATTATTGGGTGAAAATTCAATGTGACAATCTATTCTACCATTATATTCACAAAAAATTGACCACTCCGCACAATCACGTTCTTGTTTAGTAATAAAAAAATCTTTATTAATATAATCTTCTGGATAAAGAGTAAAATCAAGTATATTGTTTTTAAAAATATAGCTTTTTTTATATTTTAAACTTATATTTTCTCCGTTGTTTTCATCTTCATCCATTTGATTGTATATTCTATATTTATTTTTATTATTTATCTTTTCACCTTTATATTCTTCTAGTACTACAATTGAATTAACCTTTAATCTTGGATTTACTTCTTTAGTAAAGGTTTTATGTACTACTTGATATATTTTATCTTTACAATTTAAAAAATCTTTTTCAGTAATAAAAAATTTATTAGTATTAAAAATCTTTCTGATTAAATTTTTCATAGTATATACTCCTTGTTTTTCGTATAATAAATTTATTGTTTTTTCAATATTATTCTCTCCTATATATAAAAAAATACCCACTAATTGTTTAGTGGGTAAAATAAATTAACCTAAATATTTATCTATTGTTTCCTGAACTTTTTTTGCAACAGAATTTAAAAAAGCATCAAATTTTTCTTCTTCTTTAGGAGAAGAACTTATTACAGCATTAAAGTAATCTATCTCAATATCTTTATCAGGAGAAATAGTAATATCAATGAGAAACTTTTCATTCCAATTATAATTAGAAGAACCAAGTTCTTTTTCAAAAGCAGATTTAATTTCAGTTAAGACAGGTTCATCTATACATTCTTCAAGTGTTGTAAGTATACCGATTTTAGCACCTAAATATTCAGTCCATACTTGATAATTGCTATCTTGTTCAAAAGTTCCATTTATTGTTTCATATATTTCTTCTCTATTACTATCTGTAATCAATTCATCATTATAGGTTTCTATACTATTACCTATTTTAATATAACAACGAGCATCATCAGAATCATTAAATTTTTCGCATACTATATCATTTATAGCATCTTGACAATCAAAGTAATTATTCTCATTAGTAAAATACTTGTCTTTATTTAATTGTGTTGCTTTTCTGACTAACCTTTTCATAAACATACATTCTCCTTGTTTTTTTGATTTTTATATAATAATAATAATAATAATAATAATAATAAATATTTTAAGTTGTTTAATCTTTCATTTGCAATATCACAAAATTCTTTATTAAATTCAATACCTATATAATTTCTATTTAATTTTTTTGTAGCTACTAATGTTGAACCACTACCACAAAAAGGGTCAAGTACAATTTGTTCTTCTTGTGTTGTTAATTTAATTAATGCTTCCATTAATGCAATAGGTTTTTGTGTGGGGTGCTTTCCGTGGTCTTCTTTAGTACTCTTCACTTTAACAATATTGGCTGTTAATGGATTATATTCGTTCTAATTTATGCAATTATAAGCCCTACACCATTTTCTAATATATTGTCTACTAATGTACCACCTATTTTATAAGACTTTACAAACCACAATATAGGCTCAAATAAAGGGCGTAAATTGCCTAATCTCCAATCTTTCCATTTCTCAGCACTTTCATAATCTTTTCTTTTTTCATACACTATACTTACTCTCTGTGCCCTATGTGGTGCAATTTCTTTTTCCCAACTAATCATATCTTTAAATATAAATCCTGTATCTTCCATAGCTGAAATTACTTTATGTTGAAATTTTCTTCCTGCAAATATAAATACTGAACCACCTGATTTTAGAACTCTAAACCAATCATTAGTCCACTTAAACACCAATCATAATATTCTTTTGACATATTTCTATCAGCCTTTGACCAACTATTTAAAGGCTTTCCTCTTGTTTTAAAGACCTTTCCTGCTTTTTCTTGTGCAGGACTACTACCTAATAATGCTGAATTTGTATTATTATGTAATACATCCCATTCATCAAAACTAATACCATAAGGAATATCAGATAATATTAAATGTACGCTATTATCAGGTATTTGTTTTATTATTTCAATACTATCCCCATTATATATTTCATTCATCTTTTTTCTCCTTTATTAAAAAAGTGTGTACAGAAAAAACTCTATACACACTTTATAATAAATCATTTAATAGATTTTTTTAATTATTACATATCATCCCATGAAGAACTTTCTAATTCTTCTGCACCATCTTCATCATCCATACCATAATTATCTTCTTTCATCATATTTTCAAAATCTTCATCAGACATTTCTGAATCCATATCTTCATTTGGTATAGTATTTTCAGGTGCTTCAATTTCGCCACGGATAATACCTAATAAATATTTCTGCATATTAGGACAATCTTTAAGTGCAATCCTTACATCATCTTTCTTCTTAACTGATAATTCTTCTACTTCACCTGTTTCAGGTACAGTATAAGTTAATTTATAATTTCTACCAGTTTGAGAAAGCTGACCCTTAGCATCATACTTAGGAATTAATCCCATATTTAAAGCGATATTAGCAATATCGTCTGTTAATTCCTTGGTAGCTTCTCTACCATCAAGGTATACTTGAAATTCTGCTTTCTTGAATGGAAGTCCACAATATTGTTATCTTACAGGCTCTTTATCCCATAATTCTGTGAGTTTCCTCATTTATTATATTCCCATTCTAAATATAATAACTATCCCTTGTCAATTCAAAGGCAGTTCAGACTATCTCTTTACCCTCGTTATTACGTTTGGCTTATATGTTTTTATATAAGGATTATCTATAATAATCGTATTAGGCACTCTTGTTTTTAAAATCATATATATTATTTATACTTAGATTTTAAAATTAGTCGTTACACCTTTTAAAAGTATTTCTACTTAAACTTGGCACGGTATTAACAGCTATGTTTAAATTAAACACCTTAGTATCTCTTACGAAGCTTATTTATATATTTCACTTCTACCGTTAGCATATATATAGAATATTCTATATATACACACCCATTACTGGTTCACCTAATTTACAGCTATATATTACTACATAGTGAGGCTGTTTCTCTCAACCTTATTCTTTTTAACAGTAACTCTTATACCTCTTTGAACTAAATCACCGTTCTTATCAATTACATCAAGAGTAGAAGCTCTTGCTACCTGTAATCTAATTGAACTATAGAACTTTAATGCTTTCAAAATAATTACAATAGGCTCTTTATCCTATAAACCTTTTATAAAGGATTTTTAGACTATATCTTTAACTAATTATTAAAAGCCATTTAATAATTAGCAGTGTCCCGTTTTCGTGGGAGATTTTATTACCATAGAATTTTTTATATTCCTTAGGTTCACTCCTAGTCGTTGAACTTCTCCCTAACATTTCTGTTATGGCATAGCTGCTGATTGTTCAACATATATATTTTTTAAGCATATCACACTTAAACTTTCGTTTTATGTTGTAGCATATATATTTTAACAAACTTCCAGCAATTTACGGAATTTTTTATACAGGGGGCAAAGCATTTAATAAATTATTTAACAATTTATTATGCTATTTGTTCACCTCCTGGAGTTGTTGTTGGCAGTAGTATATTATGTTATTTTTTAATTATTAACATCCTCTTATTTTTATAAGAGATTGGACTATATCTTTACCATATATAATTATTAGTTATACTTAGGTAATCGGCACTCGTGTTAGTATTATTATTTTAGCTATTCAACTATTAGTCTCTACATTTTCCAATTACTTTTATGCTAATTCATTGGCTTAACACGGTATTATCAGCTATCTATTAAATAATAGACCTTAGATTTTCTTACGAAGCTTATTTATGTATTTCACTTCTACCGTTAGCAGATATATAAAAAAGTTTATATAATCCACACCCATAAAAATGGTTCACCGATTTTTTTTACAATAATATTTCTATTATAGGGAGACCCAACTATTTAATCTCCATACATAACACCAATATTCAATTTGTTGTGTATTATTTTTTAATTATTAATACTCTCTTATTTTCATAAGAGTATCGGACTATATCTTTATCATATATAATTATTCATTATACTTAGATAATCGGCACTCTTGTTTTTGTTATTGTTTTAGCTACTCAAAAATTAGTCTCTACACCTTTCAACTACTCTTATGCTAATTCGTTGACTTGGCACGGTATTGTCAAGCTATCTATAAATAATAGACCTTAGAATCTCTTAGTCAGCTACTTCGCTATTGAACTATAAATATGTGTTTATAGGTTTATAATTGTCATATAAACTATCTTATTCAACTGATACCGTTAGCATATATATTAAAGTTTTTATATACATACACCCATTTAAAATGGTTCACCGATTTATAATCTTTATAACATTTCTGTTATAGACGACAATATAAAATTGTTAAATTTTATGTTTATCTCTTGTTTGATTGATACAGATTAACGTAGAATTATTTGCATCTAACTTTGGTCCAATTCTTCTTAAAAACTGACCCATATATCTCGCAACAAGACCAATAGTCTGCTTGCCTACTTCGCCTTCAAGTTCTTCCTTTGGTACTAATGTTGCAATACTATCTAATACAATTAAATCACAACCTGCATCAATAAACTTATCAATTACTACAAAACATTCCTGTAAATGGCTTGGTTGACTTACAAATAAATCATCAATATTTACACCTAATTTTGCAGCAAAAGATGGGTCGAATGCGTGCTTTTTATTAAATTACAATTCGTTAAATTATAATAATATTAAAATTTTCTTTTTAATATTTCTTTATATCACTATAAAGGATAGACTATATCATCTTCCTATTAAAAATAGGAGTATTCAATTTCGATTTAAAGGGATTTCACCTGCTTACTTAAGCCCTACTTCTATTGACAAATTTTCATTGTCTTTTTCAAGAATAGTCGTTGAACATTCATCATATATAATGGAGGTTATATTTAGATGATTTGATGCGTCCGATAATCTTTATTTTTACACTTATTACTATACCTTTGAAATTACTCATTGCCCTTATCTTATTTCTAAGACAAGTTAGTATGTAAAAATAATTAAGACTTCCCCGACAATTAAAAATATTTTTCGATAAAGATTACTCTTTAAAGGGAGCAATTACTCCATATCAATCATAGCACAGATTCCATCTTGCTTTTGACATTCTGCAATGGCTTTAGAAGCCATCAGTGTTTTTCCGCTAGATTCTGCTCCAAATAATTCTATTATACGCCCCTTAGAATACAAAAAATATTAACTCATAGGCTCTTTATCCTATGATTCTGGTAGTCACCTACATCATATTAAATAAATATTATTTAATACTACAATATGTTAATTCATATTCAGTTTAGACTATATCTTCACCCTCGTTATTACGTTAGGCATATAAGTTGCCATTCTTATATGTGTTATACTATATATAACAGTGCTGGGCACTCGTGTCTGATTTATTGTTAGCACTACTCATCAGTTAGTCGTTGAGCTTTTTATTTCCGATAAATAAAATATTTAATAATGGAGGAATATTTTATTTAGTGCTGAAAATAACTTAGTTGCTGATTGTCTATAAAATATAATGGGCGTTTTTATAGAGTTCTTAGCAATTCACCCAGTTATCAAGTGTTTGTTTCCAAACAAATGAGGCTATTTATTAACCACCACAGCCAAGTGCTATATCCAAAGGTAAAGCACCAGTTGGTATTACTTCAATCTTTTCAACAGGCTTATCACCCAATCTATAAGCTACGCCTGTTTTCTTTGTTGCTTTTTCTAAGCTCTTAATGGCATTTGCCATAGCTCTTAACTTTGCTTTCTTATCCATTTAAATTTCCTCCATTTAATTTAATTTTACGGACAACTACTGAATTGATAAATTCAATTTCATCATTAGTTAAATCATTCGTTGGATTCTCAACAACTTTATCTAATTTAATAATAAATGGGTTATTATTAAAAAAAGAAGCTTTCTTCTTACGTATATAGACAAATCCTTTATTACGGCTTATTCGTGATAATAAATTTCCCATATTGTCTATTACGTAGCAGTTAGCTTCATTGATTGAATGATTTTTTATTTTATTGTTTTCATCATTTACATTTATAAGCGTTTCCACTCTATCCCTCCTTTCTTTACACCTATAAATAAAGATAAGGGAAAATTATTATCTAATGTATTATATTAGAACCATTTTTATTTTTAATTCATTTCCTACTGTTTTTTACAATAATTAATATAGCTTATATATTACAAGGTTTTAATAAAAATTAAAATATTGTTTTTAAACAACTTATCTTCATTCCATTCTTGACAAATCATAAAAATTATAGTATAATTAAAGTAAATATAAAAGGAGGAATATTTATGACAGAAGAATGGGTTAGAAATAAAAATAAAGAATATTATCTTGACATAAAGAAACAAGTTGAAATATTTAAAAATAAAATATTAAATGATGAACACTTTGTTTCTGACGATGGAAAAAGAATTTTATTTACAAGATTATGTGATTGTCTTGCTTTTGAAGCATTGTCAGAAGTATTTCTTGATTTTTATAATAAAGAAAAATATTCATTAGATGAGTACTGGCAATACTTTGAACAAGCTGTTTATTTTAATCGTATTACATCTGATATGAAAGATTTACTTCATCATTACGATTATTACTTAGATACTGAACCACAATATTTTGAGGGCGATATAATTATTACAGACCCTTGCTATATAATGAAAGAAATAAAATGTAATATAGAAATTGACGAATTTTTAAAATATAAAACTCCTAAAGAATATCCTGACTATGATGGAAAAATTTCAAAAGAATACCAAGAAGATTGTGAAAAATGGAGAAAAGCAAGAAAAGATTTTTTTAAAAAATATAATGATTTTGAAATTTGTAATAATGGATATGACTTAAACAAATTAGGTTTTACTAATTATATAACAAGAGATACCATTTATGGTGACTGGAAATGTACTACTTTTAATAAAGATACAAGAGAAAAATTAGGAAAATTTAGTGCAGGAGCAGGATTGGTTTCTGTTATGCTATATGACGAAGTTTTAAAATATAATCCTAATTACAAAGCAGATGATACAGCCACAATAATTAAAAATTTTAAAGGATATATTTATTTCAAAGTAAATGAAATAAAATATATTTTTGAAAAAGAAGAATGTATTGAATATTTTGTTGAAGTAATAGGAAATGGAGTAAATGCAATTACAAATAAACCTTTAAATTTTATAACAGAACAAACAGGATTATAAAAAAGGATGGCAAACAACCATCCTTTTTATTTTTTAATTATTTCCCTTGAGTTTGTTATATAATTCATCAAAACTATTAACATCGTTTGAAACATTCATAAATGCAGTATAATTATCTAAAATAAAATCTTTATCATTTTTATACTTCTCATAAGTATCAATATTTGCAAATACTGCTACAATTTTAACAATAGCTTCAGGAGTGGCAAAGTTTCTAACATTCTCTATGATAAATTTCATAGTTTCTTCCTGCAAATTACCTGACTTACTTAATTCAATAATTTTTTCAAGAGTTGAAACATCTAACTGCTTACCACCATATAAACTTGTTATAGTAGATTTTATCGCAACATTAAAATTTAAGTTACAGAAATCGTCAAATGTTGATTCATCAATTTCATTATACTTTAATAATGGTGCATAAATATCAAATTTTCTATTATCAAAATCAACTAACTTCTTGAATACAGATATATTACTATTGGTCAGCAAAGATAATACAATGGCTGCTCTATTGCCATCAAGTTCAAGAATTTTTCTAAAAAAATCTTCATTACTTGTAATATCATTATCGCTAATATGAAGATTAATATTTAATTGATTTTTAAGGTCTTTTATTTGTGAAACTATATTATCGTCATCTGCTTTTTTAACTAATCTCAGCAATTCATTCCCCCACTTTAGAAGTGGGGGAATGAATTGCGTTCCACTATTGACAAATTAAATGTAAAGTATTATAATAATATTATAAATTTTAGAATTGGAGGAGAAAAAAGTGAAACGTAATAAAGCCTATAAGTTTAGAATATATCCAAACGATGAACAGAGAGTATTCTTTGCTCAATGTTTTGGATGTGTTAGGTTTATTTGGAATAAGATGTTATCAGATAAGATAGACTACTACAAAGAGCATAAGCAAACTCTAAATAATACACCTGCACAGTATAAGACCAAATTTGAATGGCTCAAAGACGTTGATAGTTTAGCACTTTCTAACGTTCAGATGAACTTACAGAAAGCGTTCAAGAGTTTTTTCACCAATCCTAAAGTTGGATTTCCTAAGTTCAAATCTAAACATAAAAGTAGGAAAAGTTACACTACTAATAACCAAAAGGGTAGTATAACTTTGGAGAATGGTTTTTTGAAATTGCCAAAATTAAAAAGTTTGGTAAAAATAAAGGTACATAGGCAAATCCCAAGCAACTACAAAATAAAATCTGTAACCATAAGTCAAACACCTAGTGGAAAGTATTATGCAAGTATCTTATGCGAGTACGAAAGCCAAGTACAAACAGTAGAACCCACAACTTTCTTAGGTTTGGACTTCTCAATGAAAGAGCTATACGTTGCAAGTGGTGGTAATTCTGCGAACTATCCAAGGTACTACAGACTATCGCAACAGCGATTAGCAAAAGAACAACGAAAACTCTCCAAATGCGTTAAGGGTAGTAATAATCGTAACAAGCAACGATTAAAAGTTGCTAGACTGTTCGAAAAGGTAGCTAACCAAAGGAAAGATTTCTTACATAAGTTATCAAACAAGTTAGCTAAAAACTACGATTGTGTGTGCATAGAAGACCTTAACATGAAAGCTATGTCGCAAGCATTGAACTTCGGTAAGTCTGTATCGGATAACGGTTGGGGGATGTTCACCACATTTTCTTAAATACAAGCTGGAAGACCAAGGCAAGCAACTGATTAAGGTAGACAAGTTTTTTGCAAGTTCTCAAACTTGTTCTTGTTGTGGATATCAAAACAAGGATACTAAAAACCTTTCCATTAGGTCGTGGGATTGTCCTCAATGTGGAACTCATCACGATAGGGATGTAAATGCAAGCATAAATATCAAAAACGAGGGTATGCGAATAGTATTATCCTAAACAAAATAATAAAACCGTGGGACACACGGAGTTAGCCCATTGATACTTACATCATTAGATGTATTGAGTGGGAAACATCTGTTAAATCAGAAGCTCCCACCTCTTAGCGTAGCGTAGGTGGGGAGTATGTCACAAATTTTGATTATTCAAAGCGTTTTGATTTTCTTATAAATAAATGTATGGGATTAAAAATATATAAAAATAGTCTTTCTTGACAACAGATAATAAATGTGATATTATATAAAACAATATTACAATTTTTTATAAAAAAGAAAGGTGGAATATTTATTATGGCTGGTAATTTTTTTGCAAAAAACAAATATTATGCAGCGTATGTTAATTATTGGGGAAATGATTCAATAGCATTATATAACGATATTTTAAAATATTGTTATAATAAAAACATTGATTTTAAAAAAATATGTAATGATTACGAACTAAATCTTGTTTACGATATAAGATTAATAAGAACCGATATAGCTTTTCCGCATTATCAATTATCCGATGAAGATATAATTGATAAAAAATTAAAACTCATTTTCAAAGTAAAAGGTATGTCATTATTTACAACAAGAGGTAGATATTATTATAATATATTAGGAATAAAAGGTTGTAATAGTTTATTAGATTTGTTATCTAAGGGAGAAATAGATTTTAATATATATAAAGAAACAGTTGATATAATTGAAGATTTTTATACAAACAATAAATTTTATAATATAGAAAAAATGGATACAACAATTATAAGCGAAAACTTTGAAAAGTTAGTTGAATTAAAAAAACTAATAGAAAATGTTGGTACTTCTTATGATTATAGTATATGTATTGATGAGTTTGAGTAATAAAAAAGGAAACCAATTAAGGTTTCCTTTTTGTTATATTAAATAATACTTTGGAATATTATTCAGCAGGTTCAGTTATTTCCTCTTCTACGGTAGTTGTTGCATTAATACATTCAATTCTTGATACAGATACTTCGTATGCAGTTTTTGTAATATACTCATCTTCTGCAACTCTCTTACTGTATTCTCTACTCTGAAATCTACCTGTAAGCTTTACATTATCGCCTACTTCAAGATTCTTAGCAAACTTAGCATTTCTACCCCAACAAATAGTAGGAATATAATCACTCTTACCAAAAGCTCTGTTTGTTGCAACAATTACATCACAAATTTCTCTACCCTTGGGTGTCTGTCTGTAAACAGTTGGCTTACAGATATAACCATTAAGTTCAATAACATTACTATCTTCTACATCTTCTGTTAATACAGTAATATCTCTAACAAATACTTTAAGAATAAGCTTTAATCTCTCATTCTCCTTAACATTATAAGACCTTAACTGTCCTGATACACTAATTCTTGTGCCAACGGTTAATTCCTTAACATCAATAAGTCTATCAGATACAATAGCAGGAAGAATATCATTTGTATCACTAAGTCTATTTGTAGTAATATCAAATGTATAGAAATTCTCGCCATAGTATTCATGGTCAAATTTAAGTTCAGTAGATATCGTACCTACAATTTCAATTATATTTAAACTTGTATTTTCCATTTTGTTTTCTCCTTTAATAAATTAAATCTCGTCCCAATCTGGGTCTGCTGAGTTTGTCATAAAATCATCATCTGCTAAGTCTGCAATAGAATCAGCTAAACACTTTAACTGCATAGCCTGAATATCATCAACACTCTTGAACTTGTTAATTTCAGCAATAGTTGGTGATTCTTCTACCTTAGTTAATTCTTCTTCTGTTAAATCACCTTTATTTGGAGAAGGAAGAATACTATACTTAGTATCTCTACCGCTACCTTCCTTCTTAATCTTAATATCATACTTAGTTGGGTCTCCATATTCAGGGTCAACAGCATAATTCTTAATAGCAGAAATAATTTGCTTGCCACATTCAAGAATCTTTACTTCACCATCAGCCCTATCAAGTACCTTAACCTGAAATCTAATCTGAGGTGTCTTACCTTTCTTACAAATAGGACACTTAGCACCAATACATACAATTCTCTTCTTTGAACCATCAATTGCTTCTTCCCAGTGGAGTTCAATCTTAGAAGGTGCGGAAACAACTCTCATCTTGTTCTCGCCTGTCTGCAATCTTAAATAACTAGCAGTAGGACCTCCATTATTGTTTGACGTTACATCGCCCCATGACATATCAAATTTTGTTGCCATATTAATTCGCTCCTTTTCTTGGTCTTTTTCAAAAGACATTTATTTTTTTATGTAGTTACAACTACATTGTAATATATATACTTTTTTTGAAATTTTAAACCATTTTTTCAAAAAAAGTTACCAACTTAATTCTTTTACTGTTTCTCTTTCTTCTGCACCATTTTCATCATTAATTTCATCAAATAATGAGGTAGTGTTTTTCTTTTTATATTCTCCAAGTTGTACTTGTAATGAAAGCATACTGCCTTGTCTGCTAATTGTTTCAAATACTGTTTTCATATTATTTAGTACTTGTTCAATTTCAATCATAAAAGCACTTGCATTTTCATATTGAAATAATTGCATAGGATATTTTAAACTTGCTTCGCCTTTTCTTTTATCAGCACTGGAAGCTTTACTAATAAAGTTATTTGCATCAAATAACATTTCAATACATCTTTTTCTTATCTTAACTTCCTTAGTAATTTTAAGATATATCTCTGTCAATCTATCTCTATATGCTTGACTTAAAGCTAATCCCTGATTTATATCAAATGTTGTAGGAGATTCAGATACATTTACAACCATTTGCTCAATTTCTTTTCTTATTGCATATTTATCTAACTTAGGCAAGCCTGCAATAATGTTTTCAGTTAATCTTTCAATATCAGCCATTGAAGCATTTGTAAACGATGTTTCTTCAATAATTTCCTCATAATTTTTTTCAGGAATTTCTTTATAATCTTTATTTATAATATCCATTCTTGTTTACCACCTTTAGTTTATTATTTTAATTTTCTATACATCATTATTCCATTATAGATTTTAGTATCTTCTTCTTTAAAAAGAGAAAGAGAATAATTTTTTAAATCTTTAAAATATTGTGTATATATCTGATTGTTTAATCCATATTGTTTGAATTTTTCAACAAACTTATTGTACATTTCTTCGTCTTGTTTAATAAAACAACTATATGTAATCCAAACAGCTATAAAATCTTTAAATTTTCTAAAATAATAAGTGTAATATTTTTTCATCTTATTATACATATACTCGTTTTGAATAGATTTTTTAAATTCTAAAACATAATCAGGAACATAATAGTACCAATAATAACTCTGAAATGTTTCATCAAAACTTTTAGTAAGTATTTTTGTAAAATGTCTTATTAATAAAAAGCTTAGTTTTCTATCTTTTTCTATGAAATCATTGTCAAATTCAAGCAGTATGCCTTCATTTAATTTTTCATTCATATTTTTATATACTTCGAGTAAATCATCGTCATCATTTATCTTCTCAAAAATAGATTCTATAAAAGCAATTTTTACTCTATATTTTTTTTGTATTTTATTAAACAATTTTATATCTTTAGAAATTTTTCTTAAAATATCAAGTGATAAAGAAGAAAAAATACGTTTAATATCTATTTCTGGACACTCATCTACATTAGCAAAAAACCTAGATTGCTTAAAGACTTTTACATAAACACTTTTATTATTTTTACTAAAACAATCTTCAAATACTGTTTTAATATTTATATAAATTTCATTTTGAGCATTTTCTGTAAAATCCTTAAAATATCTATAAAAACAAACATAATTTAAACATTCAACATAATCATAAGGAAATAGTTTATTTATAAATTCTATTTGTTCTTTTTCGGGAGTTTGTTTTAAACTTCTCATTTGTTTGTTGAACTCTGATAAATCCATCTTACAACCACCTCATCTTAATTTAGTATAAAGTTTTAATCCTCTTAAAACTTTTTCATCTTTTATAAAAGTTATTCTTTTACTATTTAAATTAACTTTAGGACTTTTTATTACTACATTCTTAAAATAATTTAAATATCTATCATAGTCATTGTTATCTTCAATATATTGTTGAAAAACAGCCATAAAAGAGCTTAAATCATTGAAATTATTTCTATAATATCTACTATATTTATCTAATTCTAAATATAGAGTATTATCTTTAAATTTGCTAGTAGCTTCATTTAAATGTCTTTTAAAATAATCGTCATTATAAATATCAAACATATAGTAGGTTGCAGCTATATCCCAAATAATATGTTTTACAATAAGAAAAGCACTACCTTTTTTATTATTTTTTTTGAAATCAGCATCATAAAAAGCTAATAAATTCATTAGAGATACATCTACTGATTTATAAAGAATTTTATTTATAAAATAGTTTACTAAAATTTCATTATCGTTATAACTAATTAAAAGTTTTTTTACAAAAGATTTAACTAAACTATTTTTAGTAATTTTATTTTTTTCAAAATTATTCATTTGTTTTAAATGAATCTTTTTAAATAAATAAAGTTCTTCTTTTGAATAGTAATTAAAAATCCTATCGAAGTCTATATTGTTTTTTTTCATTTTATTAAAAAACTTACTGGCAAAATCTTTATCTTTAGTTTCTAAAAAATATTTATTCCATATTTTTAATATAAATTCTTGATTATTAAAAGAAAAATCATTAAAATTTATAATAAAAAAATCTTCTAAAAATTGTAAATCTATTTTTGTATCTAATAAATTCTTTTGTTCTTCTTCGGTTAATAGATTTACTTGTATATCATTCAGCATTTAACACTTCATTACAAATTTGTTTACCTAATTTAATTCTTTCAGCACTTCTATTTTTATTTTCAAAAAATAATTCTAACGCTTTATCAATAGATAAGTCACTTGTAATATTTGAATTTCTTTGATGTTTTTTAGTATTGTAGTTCTTTTGAATATTAAGAATAAACTTAGGTGAATACTGATTTATATATTCATATATATTCTTGTCATCAAAAGTCTGGTCTGTGTTCATATCAATAATAATCCTAGTAATAGCGTTATTAATGTTTTTCTGTTGTAAAGCAATTTCATCCTTAATATATTCTTCAATGTTATCTTCAACATCTCTAATATTAACTTTTATGGTTTTAAATTTTTCAGCATTATTAGGAATAAATTCATAATTTACTTCTTCATCAATATCCAAAACTACAAAACCTTTTTCTTGTTTTTCTTCGCCAAAATCTATCCTATCAGGTGAGCCTGTATAAAACATTAAGGGAGAATTATCTAATATTTGATATTTATGTAAATGTCCTAAAATAATTGCAAATACATTAGGTTTATCAAAAACATCCTTATCAATATATTCTTCTTTATCTTCAACTAACCAATCATTTAATAATGCACCTCTAATTGTAAGATGCCCTATAAATAATGTGGGATAAGTATAATCAATATTATTTATTATATCTTCTAATTCTTCTTTAGTTGCGTATGTAGGTAACATAACAAATTTATATTTTTTATTATCCCTTGAAGTATAAATATACTCATTTAAAAATTTACTATGAATAATGTTAGGAATATTTAATGTATTAAATGTTTTTAATGCTGATTTAGCACTTTCTAATTTTGACACATCGTGATTACCATCTAAAATAAAAGATAATATATTATTATCTGATAATCTTTTTATTCTTTTGTTTACTTCGTTTTGAATTGTAGGAGAAGGAAGATTGTTTTTATAGAAATCTCCTGCAAAGGCAAAAACCTCAATATTATTATTTATAGCATAATCAATCATTTCATCAAGTACGGCAAGTCCATGAAGAACTCTTGTGTTAAGTCCTGTTGTAATATCAATTTTACTATAAGCTTGCTGTCCTATATGAATGTCTGCTGTACATAAAACTTTCAAAATGTTTAGCACCTCGCTTTCTTTATTCCTTATATTTAAGTAAAATACAATAATTAAACATTTTACCTATTTGTTTATATTATTATGATTATTGATAAAAGCTATAACTCAACATAATATATATAAGTTAAATTATTCCAATAAACAACTACTACCAATTATAAGTCATCCTTTCATTAAATGAGTATAAAATATACTTGTGTTAATATTAAGAAAATCACACTTAAAACTAGAAAAAAATTTACAAAGTTTTCAAATAAAGATAAGAAAAAATCTTTTTCTTTAAAGAAAAAATATAATAATAATTTTACAATAAGTAACCATAAAATTATACATGGTAAAAAAATCTTCATATAGAAGAAAAATAACATAAATATTTCCATTTTTACAAAAGACCTCTTTTCTATTATTATCTCTAATATATATATTTATTTATTTTGATTTTTAATAAAAAGTTGTAAAATATATATTAAAAATGTAAGGAAGTCGAGAATAAAAATAGGAGGAAATAAAATGCAAAGAAATAGAATTGCTAATAGAATTAAATTGGCAGATAAATATCCTAATAATTTTGAAGACTATGTAAAAAAATATTTAGTTGATGGTTCAACGCCAGAAGCACAATTACGTAATGCAATGTTATTTGAAATTGCATTAAAAAATAATGATATTTATGAAGAAACAAAACAACTTTATGAAGAAGCTTTTATTAATAATCAGTTTACTGATGGTTTGAAAGAAGAATTTAATGATATTTTCATAAATACTTATAACAAATATGCAAAAGACGATGAAACTGTACATTTATTTGCAGATAAATTGATAGAAAATCTTAATAATTGCGTTGATGAGCATGAAGCAATATATGAAAATGAGGAAGATTCAGAAGATGAAGAAGAAATAACAGACGAAGAAAATGAAAAAAACGATAACTCAAAATATGATGACTTTAAGGGCGAATTTTGGTATAAAGAAAATTACGATGATGACGAAGAAGATGATGAGGAAGATGATAGTGAGGATGAAGAAGATATAGAAGATGAAGAAAACGAAGAAAATACTAATGATGAAGAAGAACAACAAGAAGATAACAAAGAAGAAAAAAATACTGACGATAAGAAAGATAAAGAAAAATCAAAAGACGATGATGATACTAATAATAAAAAGAAAAAGAAAAAGAAGAAAGAAGAAGAAGATAATAAAAAGAAAATAAAAATTAATGGTATAGATGATAAAGCAGCCGAAAAAAAGTATTTAAGCATAATTGCCAAATATGATAGTTCTTTTGCAAAACAAAAAGCATTAGCAGAGGTTGTATCTGCATTTGCACAATATATCAATGATTATACTAACGGAGAAAATTTCCTCAATTTTGTAGTTGATAAACATTACAGTATAGACAATATTTATACTATTTTCTTTTTATATTCCGATAATATTAAAATTAGTAATGATGGTACTCCTTATAAAGAAATATTTGATGCCTTAAAAAATGATGTTGAATTAGTGAAAAATGGTTCATTTGTAAAAATGTTATTAGCTGATTTACAAAAAGGTATAGATTTACAATATATATTAAAGTATTGCAAACACGATTTAAATGATGAAACTAGAAAATTTTATCACGATGCACTTAACAATGAAAATATAATGCAATATGCAGATAAAGTTTTTGGTTCTAATTTAGACGAAGCACATTTTAAGGCAGTTATAAACTATATTACTACAAACAAAGAAAATGACATTAATAATGCAATAAATAGCATTTGTAATCCTTTATATCCATTAGATAGTAATGGTAATATAGATACAAAAAATAGCAAAGGACAACAAATGCACTCCTCACAATCTTTTGAAAAAAAGTTAGATGATACTTTAGATAGTTATATTCCTAAAAACAAAAATGGAAACCCTGTTACAAGAGGTAATGGTACATTCTTTACAAAAGAAAATATTTCAAAGTTTTCTGGTGAAGAATTGGATTATTTATCAAACAATTATTCAAAAATAAAAAAAGAAGTTATGGAAATTGTTTTTGATGATAAATATAATTTCAATTTGCAGGAAATACAAAATCTTGTTGAATTATCAAATTTAGGTTTTACTAAAGAACAATTAGAAAAATATGCAAGTCAAAATTTTTCACAAGAACAAATCGAAGTTTTAGAAAAGATAAAGCAAGAAAAGAAAATTACAGCACAAGCTTTTAATTTATTACTTGATTCTAATTTATCAACAGAAATTATAGAAGAATTGTATTTATGTTTAACTGGCGAGAATGACATAAAACCTTTATCTTTTAATCAAGTAGAGTCATTAAAAGATTATGATTTTGATACTATTCATTATGTAAGATTGAACTCAGCTAATAGAAAAAGTGACGATGAAGAAGATAGTGAACAATCATTAAATGACGAAGGAATAAAAAGCCTCTTAAAAAGTAATAATATTTCTTTATCAGGTAATGATTTAAAAGAAGCAATTGAATGTTGTAAGGTGATATCAGAAGATACGGGAGTATTAAATAATATATTAAAAAGTCCAATCATTAAAAAAGGACAAAATAAATTAGATAGACTTCTGGATATAGCAGATTTTGTTTATAATGGCGGTAGCGTTTCCGCATTAGATAACGTAAAAAACGATACTGATTTTATTCTTTTATTTGGTAATGTTATTGGATATAATGAAATAGATGAAATTTATGAGGATTTTAATGTTAATCGTGAAGGTTCTTTGGTATTATTTAAAATATTAATTCAAAATGGATTAGATACTAACAGCAACCTTTATAAATACGAACAACAATTTGATACAGATTTGGACGGAGAACAATTAAATATCGTCAACGAAATGTTTTCAAAATATGGATTAAATTATAATTCAGATGTAGATTTATCAATTATTGATGCTTGTATTAACTTTCCTAATAACTATAAAGACTTAATAAACGGAAATCTTCCAATGGAAACATTTTTGTATTGTGTAAGAAAAATTCAAGATGATAGTTTTACAAAAAAATCACTTGCTATGGCTGATAGTGTAGAAGATTTTTGTTATAGCTTAGAAAGTGACCTTCAAAATAATACAATTTCACAAGAAGAATTAGACGATATGTATTCAAACAATCAAGTATTACAACAGTACAAAGATAAGGAGGAAAACAATAAAGACGAAGAAAATACAGAGGAAGAAAACAATGAAGAAGAGGAAAGTTTTGATGCAGATGCTGACGAAGATACTAATGAAAATAAAAAAGAAAAGAAGCCTAATGCTATTATAGAAAAAATAAAAAAATGGTTTAATGGGTTAAATAGCGATAGTAAAAAAACATTAAATTATTTTAAGAAAGAATATCCTGATAATTTTAAAAATTTTATACAGGACGAAAGTAATAAAACTTGGTTTGATAATGGGTTAGAACAATTATCCCCACAAGATTATGAAGGATTTGTTGATTTAATTGCTACTACAAAAAATATTGGTAGAGTAAAACAACTGTTTAATGATGGGCAAGAATATAAAGATGTAGTTTTAGAAGAATTAACTGATATTGTAGAAAATAGCACAAATTATACAAAAGAAAATATTAACCCGTTACAATTATTAACTGAGATTGAAAATTCAGATATATCTAGTGTTTTTGGTTCAAGTGATAGCATGGAAATTTTAAAAGATATTTATGATAAGAATAGTCGTTATAAAAATATGCTTTCTGGATTTAAAGACGATGTAGAAACTATTGTAAAATGTATGAAGTGTTTTTATAAAATTTCCAATTGTTTGTCAAAATTTGATGCGTCTGACCCTGATATAGCAAACGAATCACAATATCAAAAGGATGTTTTAAAACAAATAGAAAATGGTAATTATAATGATGATATATACAGAAAAACATTTGCTTCTCAAAAATCAAAACGTCTTATACAAGCTAAATTTAAAAGATTAGTTCATAAATAAAATTAAAGTCCTTAGTTTTTTTACTAAGGACTTGTTTTTTATAATTTTTCAAATACATATTTTTGTTTTATATTAGGATAAACATTTTTATTTACTTCTTGTGTAAATTTAGATAAAGGTGTTATTAATACATTATAATCATAACCTAACATCTTATTAGAAAACATTGCTTGGTAAACTACTTGTTTTTCTTTAGTTTCTGTATTATCTGCAACATACAATATTTTAAATATAAAATCGTGGTCATTTTCATTTAAAAATTCACGTCTAAAATTTTTAACAATGTCATTTCTTTTAAATTCTTGCATACTAATTATCCTTTCTTTTTATTTTTTAAATAATGAAAAAAGAAATATTTATTGTTGTATATTTAATTCTTCTTTAATTTTTTCTAAATTGATTATTTCGTAATTATCTGTTAATTCATCAATAACCCAATTATCAAAATGATACGCAATTAAACGAAAATCCTTATTTATATCTTCATTAATATATTTGTTTAAAAACAATGGGGTATTACTAATTGTTTTAATTTCTACAACAATATTGTTCTTATCTAAAAACTCATCAAATAAATATTTTCTTGAAATAGCACTTGATTCGTTGGAAAAAAATAAATTGACATTGTTTGTTGTTATGTTATCTCTTAATGATTCTTCTAATTCTAATGGATTTATTTTATCTTTCGGAATTAATTTTATCGTAAATATTTCATTGTTTATGGTTCGTTTATTTTCCTCTAAAGAATAAATACCATCTAAAGTTACGCTGTGTTCATCAATTATTTTATCTACCGTTTTACATTTTAGAAGAGTAAAAAAACCATTTAATTCTTGTATTTTATACATTATAATATTTATTTGTAATTTGCAATTTTTATCATTGTTGTTTTTTAATGCAAGCATTGCATTTAATAATTTTTGTATCTTTGAAAGTATACATTGTTCAGTCCTTATTCTTTCTCTTATTTTAAAATCAATAAATCCTTTCGCCATTTTTGCTCTTTTATCATTAGGATTTTCTTTCAACCTTTTATTATTTTTTTTTCTTGAATTAAAAACTTCTTTGTTCTTTATTGTAAGTAACAAAATACCACCTTATCCTTTCTTATATTTTAAAACTTCATCTTTTATTTCTTCTAAATTATAAATCGTAAAACCATCTGTCAATATTGCTGCTACTTCTTCTTCGTTTTTAAAACTTTTATCAACATCACTATATGTATCTGAAAATATATCTTTTCCTTCTTCATCATAAACTTCAATATATATTTCTTTTAATTCTTTCCAAAAAATATTGAAGTATATTCCGTCTTTTGGAGTAAATTGTATTTTTACAGGAGTATTTTTACCTTCGATATATTCTCCATTAAAATTTTGATTTTTAAAATTATCTACAACTTTTTTATCAATTGAAAAACTATCTACTTGACCTCTCCAAATAGCAGCATCTGTACTTGATTCTAAATTATTAATATCGATTTTATCTAAATCAACATAAATACCTCTATATGCTATACCATTATATATACAACTACCTAAATATTTTTTTTGCAATATCTTGTGCATTTTTAAATAAATTAACAGGAAGCTTATCTTTTTTAGTACCTGTATATTGATAATCTGCAATAGGTTGAGCGGTATATTCAATTATTTGCAACTCTAACATATCTATGTCCTTTGAAGCTAAATATATCCTATACGCAAGTAATTCCTTGCCAATTTTTAATAATTCTAAATTCTTTTTATTTCTACTTGCAGTGATTTTTAAATTTTCTTCGTCTATCTTATTACTAATCCAATTATACATTGAAACCATTTTCTTTATTTTTTGTAATTCGTTTACTCTTTTGCAAACCCTATTCATAATTAACACTTTTCCTTTTTTTATTATAAAAATAACACAACGAAAAGTATTTATTGTTGCAACATTTTATTATATTCATTTAAAAATTCTCTAATTTCATCATTTAAAAATTCATTTACTTCTTGTTTAATATTTTCAGGTATGCCGTAAAATACTTCTGCAATACTACCACTTATAGCAGCTAATGTATCACTATCCCCACCAATACTTATTGTTGTTCTTATAGTATCTTCAAAATTATTACTTTCTAAAAAACATTTTATTGCTTGTGGTACTGAGCCTTTGCAAGTTTCATCAAAATCATATATATATCTTAAAACATCTACATCAAAGTTTAAATTATAATATTTACTTGCAAAATCTTTTATTATTTCTTTATTCTTTTGCTTTGCTAAATATATACAACCTGCCGTAACAACCGCACCTTTTATTCCTTCAGGATGATTATGAGTTACTTCTGCCGATATTTGAGCTAATTGTAAACATTCTTCTAAACTATTACTTAGTTCACCAATAGCACTTACTCTCATAGCTGAACCATTACCAAAACTATTATACGGGTCTTTTGTATCTGTTTTTAACCATCTATCGAAACTATCCCCATAACTTAAATTAGGATATTTGTTGCCCCAATATTTCATTTTATTTATACATTCTTCCTTAAAGTCTTTACCATTCTGTTTATATTCCATTAAAGCATCTGCAATTGCAATACTTATAATTGTATCATCAGTAAATTCACATTCTTCTTGAAAAAAAGGAAAGTCTTTTTCTTTTATATTATCAAATTCATATATACTACCAACTATATCACCAATTATACACCCCAACATCTTACTCCATCCTTTCAAAAGTTTATATTTATTATATTAAAAACAAGTATTGTTTTTTAAAAAAAAGAGGGCTTATTCGCCCTTTTTCTTTTTTTTAGCCTTTTTCTTAGCTTCTTTTTTCTTTTTTACTATATCTTCACCTTTTAATTTATAATATACATAAGCAGCACTTGCAGCATCAGTTTCATCAGTTTTAAATGGCTTAACAAACTGGTCTTTTCCAAAAATATCAAATATCTTTTCTGCAACTTCTTCTTTTAATTCATCGCCAGTTTTTCTTGTTCCATCTTCTTTTTTTAGTTTTAATTCGTCTAATGTTTCACTTTTTAATGTCATAACAGGATAATATGTATATTTTATTTTGTTTTGTGCTAATATAATTAAACAGCAACCGTGACAATGACTTAATTTCATTAATACATCAGGATTCCTACTTGCAAATTCTTTTTCAATACCACAACCCTCTGGTTTCCATTTTTCTACTATATCTTTTATTATTGTATATATATTTAATAATTTATCTTCTTCCGCACCTTCATTTGGTATACCACCATAATCCAATACTTCCATTGTATCACTTTCAAAAACAAAATATCCTGTTCTATTTAAGGATATATCTAAACCTAAAACTACCAATTTAATATCACCTCTTAATATGAAAATAAATAATTATTTACAAACAATCCCTGCTGATAACATATGTTTAATTTCATCAACCCCATTAAATTCACTATCAAATAATTTTCTATCATTTCCACAGCATTTTGTTGAAATAATATTCCAAAAAATTGGAATATCTAATCCTTTTATATCTGCTTCCATTCTTATTGGAAGTTTTCCAGTAAAATTACCTTTTAATGATTTTGTTTCAATTTCATCTACATACGATTTATCTTCTGACCAACTATCCACAGTGCCTGTCCAAATTGCCGATTTTAATGAACCCACAATATTATCAATATTAATATTATCAGGAAAAATACCTATTCCTCTATAACAATGTTTGTTTTTTATTGCTTCGGGAACATATTTGGTTAATAAATTAAAATCCAAATCACTTGGTTTTAATCTATATGTAATTTCATCATCTTGATAATTTTCTATTCTATGAGCAAAATCACACAAAGGAGAAAGTTTAAATTGAGTATAAATTTCTATATCGCAATACGCTAATTTTGTAAGTTGATGTACAAATATTTTACCTGCTAATTTATAAAATTGATAATCTTGGTTGTTTTTTAAATCTTTACTCGCAGTAATTTTTTTTCAATTTTATTTAAATTGTATTCTATTACTTTAGCTATTTTTCAAAATTTTTTATTTTCTTTGAAATCTTTATTAATCTTTTCATTGTTAATTCCCCATTTTTCTCTATATTCTAATATTAATCTATTTATTCCATCTATATCTTTATTATTTTCATATTGTATATATACACTACGTTCATCATAATTTGCATCGTGCAAATAATAATCCATTTCGGCTTCACTTAAATTACAAAATTCATAATCATCAGTTAATTTTGCAATTATTTGATGATTAAATTCATTTGTTTTATTTTTATCTATATAATCTGTTAATACCACACAATCTTTTCCTTTTATTCTAAATACTATATTAATAAAATCATATCTATGTGGGTAGTATTTTTGTGCAAATACTATTTTAGAATCATTATAAAGCAATGTATATTTATTAATTTCAATTTTTTCTCTTATTGATTTTTCAAAGTTATAAATATCTATTTCTTTAATAGGTACTAATACATATCCATATACATAATCTATTTGTCTTTTATTCTCAGCTAAATTATAAAGTTCTTCAAGATTTATTTCTATTTTATTTATTCCTTCAATTCCTTTAGGTTCTATTGCAAATAAATAATTATACATTTCTTGTATTTTTAATATTATTAATTTCTTTTGTAATTCTGTTAAATCTTTTTGCATTAAAATAGTAAATAATATTTTTATTCTTTTGGTAATTTCTTTATCTTCTCTAATTTCTCTTTTTAATGTACCATCATACATACTTTTTGCAAATTTATATAATTCATCATCAGGATTTTGTCTAATTCTTTTATTTTGTTTTTTCCTTGCTTCAAATCTTTCTTTGTTTTTAATTTTATAAAACATAATATTCCACCTCTTTATAAAAAAAGGGAATTATTTCTAATTCCCTAATCTTAATTTAAATTTTATATAATTCATTTATTTCAACAATACCATTATATTTCTTATTCTTCTTCTTTTTACAATAGATAAAATATCTAGTACTCGGATTCTTTCTTGATTCTTCCAAATCATTCTTGAATTTATCAATCTTTTCTCTCCAAATCTGTATTGTAAAATCTTCACCATTATCCGCTCTAAATCTAACATTCCAATAACGTCTATCATCAGGATAATTATAATTTGTATTAGTTGAAATTTTTTCTTCAATTTTTATAATTCTACCATACGCACAAAAATCATTCTTAATGTTATCAAGCCAAACAAAATCTTCTAAAAAGGCATTTCTCTTAGATAAAACCTTTTTAATATCATTTATTCTTTTAGCAATCTTATCACTATTAGATTTATTAGTATTTGTAATAACATTTGTAGTATCAACATTAGTAATTGTATTAGTACTAACATTATTTTTATCAACTAATTTCATAGTTATATTACCGTCTGAACTATATGTAAGACCAATCTTTTTATCATTAAAGAATTTATTAGCTATCTTTGTTGCAGTATTTAATAAGTATTCACAGAATAATAAAGCATTGTCCGTATTCTTTTTACTCTTACATAAAGTCATAAACCAATCACAATACTTGTTTAACTGTCCTCTACAACCTCTTATAGTTGTAACTTCTTCCCATTTATAATCGTCCTTATTTGTGCTTAAAAAGCTATAAGAACTCTTATAAAACTTCTTATTATGATACTTGTATGTTTCATATAAACCAATTAAATGATTTTCAATATACTTTATATCATTATCTTCTAATTTATTTATATCAATCTTTTCTCCATTATCTTTAGGAACATAAGCTAATCTTTCAATCTTCCAATCAGTTTCACCAACCCAAAATTCTCTGGAATTATGTTCTTGAAGTCTTTTTAAAATTGTTCTTGAATCTTTTTCAGAACAAACTTTTCCAATGTATTTTGCAATACCTGTTTCAGTATCTATGTATTTATAAATCTCTTTCATTTCTTTCTTTCCTTTCTATATAAGAAAAGCTTCTTCATTTTTCAGAAGAAGCTTTTTTATAATTAATCTAAATAATCTCTTACATCATCGCATTCTTCATCAGTTCCCATATAAACTCTTGATTCATTTACTAAGAACTTTCCTTTATTAAATTTAATGATACCATAAGCGTTTTTCCACACAGAATCACTCTTACCTTCAAATTTATAATTTACATTTGTATGGCACATACAACCTGCTTCTGCAATAAAAACATCGTGTGTATCTGTTGCTGCACTAAAATTCGCTGCGTGATGTGTGTGACCCATAATCAACGCTTTAAAACTTGAATTAGGTAATATCTTCTTTTCAGCTACAAAATGCTTAAAATCTCTTACTGCACTCTGTAACTGTATCTTGCTATAATTAGAACCGTGTGTAAATATTACATCACCAATCTGAATAATGTTAAGATAAACAAAGTCTATATTATATTTATTACACAGTCTATCTAAGAAAGGAATACCTGTGCTAATAAGAAAGTCTGCATTTATCTTATCCATTTTGAAAATTGTTCTTTCAACTCTTTTCTCATGGTTTCCTAAAATATACATAATAGATGTACTAGGAAAATACTTTCTTATCATATAAAATACACTCTCTGCACTTTTCTGTTCTCTTTCAAGTGTAGCTGAATTTCTATCTGCGAACTTACTAATTGAATCGCAATCAAATACATCTCCACCTAAAATAATTAAATCAACATTATTCTTACTTTCTCTCTTTAACACATTCTGTAAAAATGTTAAATCTACCTCTGGGCAATGAAAATCAGAAAGAAATAATACTGTTTCTACACTATTTGTGTATTTATTATAAATCTTTTTTAATACCTTAAACTTATCTGCAATACCATATTCATTATAAGGTGCTATACCATCATAATCACTAATGTTTTCTACATAAGGATGAATGAAGTTTTCTTTATTGAAATCATCAAAATACTCCTCATAAAAATCATTATTATTAGTAGGTATAAAATCTTCAAGTTCCTCACAATAAATAGGAGCAGAACAATTGCAACTATTATGTAATTCTAAATTTCTTCTAACTGTTACACCTAAATCTTTTCTTGTTTGCTTCAATTTACTATTTCTTTTATCTATCATACGTCTATTAAATTTATTTGTATTAAACGTTTCGTTTAATAATTTTGCAATATCTTTTGATGTATATCCCTTTTTTACATATTCTAATCTTTTGTCATCAGTTTCTTCTGTCCATATTGCCATATTTTTTAATTTTTTCCTTTCTTTTTACTTATGAATATTAATAGTTTCGATACCCTCTACTGATATTCTATTAAAGCCTTTGATACCTTTTACAATAATTAGATTTTTAAGTTTAAGATTACTCTTAAATCTCTCATATTGATTACTCCATAATTGTATTTGAACAATATCAACTGGCGTTACTAAATCAGCAACATAATATACTTTCTTATTTTTTGTAAGTTTTTCTTCAATATTACTTATAAAACCACAAGTAAGGCAAAGAGAACCATCTTCCATATCTTTGAAAGTAGATTTAGGATTTGTTCTATCATAAATTCTATTAACATATTTTTGACAAGGATGCTCTATAAATGAATATCCAAGTGCTTCAAATTCGTTAATATAATTAATAATTTTATCTTCCTTTATGTTATCTAATGTTTCTGCGTGATTTATTAATACTCTCTTAAATGGAGACATTTTTACTGATTTACTTAAATCTTTAAAATCACCTTTAGGCTTTTTTCTAGTTTTATAACTTACTTTTTCTTCTTCTGTTAAATCTATTTCAACTAAAGAAAGTTTGTTTTCTGGAATAACAATTCCAGTTTCAACTCCATCTTCTTCTATTACCATCTCAAATTGATTAAGAATTTTGCCCTTAAATTTAGATTTTGGTATAAAATAATTAGGAATTGTTTTCTTATCTGTTTCCAATATATAGTATTTAAAAAACATTTTTAACTGTTCTCTGTCGAAATATATCTTATTTTCTTCTATTTTTGTATTTTTATATAATTTTTTATCTTCTTCATCAATTTCAATACCTAAAGAAGTTAAAGCACCTATATTTACTAAAGCTTCTAATACTTTTTTGTTTACGGCAGCTGTCTTTTTATTCATAAAATCATTTAATGAATCAAATGGTTGTAATTCTTCAATACATTTTACAGCAGCAGGACCAACACCTTTTATTGATTTAAGTCCTATTCTGATTGTATCGTCACCCTCTATCTGACATAAATATTTACTTTTATTTATATCAGGAGAACCTATTTCAATACCTCTTGCTTTTGCTTCTTGTAAGAATAATGTAAAATCACTTTCACTACAATCATCAAGCATAACAGAATAGAAAACAATAGGATAATTCATTTTCATCCAAGCTGTTTGATATGAAATAACTGAATAACATACAGCGTGACTATTACAAACAACTATACCATCATTCATTAATAAATTATGGTATGGGTCTGCCATTTCAATATTATAAGTATCTTCTTCATGTAAATAAGTAATACTCTTTATTTTTGAAAGTTTAGTATTATAATTATCATTTACATATAATTCGTCACCAATAGTTAATTCACTTAATAATTTATTGCCATTCGGTGTAGGAAATTTATGATTTAATGTACATTTAACCTTTTCACCTGTTTCTGTTTCTACATTATAAACAGGAAGATTACTTGAAAATGTTATATCAATAATTTTATTTTTTATTAATTTACCATCTTCATTCATAGATAAAGCCAAACCATAACCATAAGTATTGTATAATTTTCTTAATGTTATTTGATAATGCTCTTTTGCATAATCCATATCATTCTTAATTAAATACATTTCTTTAATAGTTATTTCTTTATCTACTAATAATTTATAGTTATTCACCTCATAATCATAAATTTTTTCACTACCTGCTAAACATTTATTAAATGAATAACCTGAGTTTTCAATAATAGAGTTTTTAACATTTTCAGCAATCTTTGGAGAAAATCCTAATTGAGTTGCTTTTTCTACAACTGCTTCGTTAAACTCTTTTACTATCTTTACATTTTTTCCTTTGTTTGGTTTTTCTAATGCCCTTCTATATATATCTGCTTGACCAAATGAAACGCCAAGTAATTCAGATATAAGCATCATAATTTGTTCCTGAAATACTATCAATTTTGTTGCAATAATTAAAATTATAATTATTGGTTAGGGCATTTCTGCCTAACTCTGGGTTTTTCAACGCTTCTTTAATTATTTTCAGGATTAGCATATTTTTATAATTAAAGACTTTTGAATGTCAATTCATTCACAGTTCAGACTATATCTTTATAAATTTTTACAAATTTAATAATGAGGATAATATATAACATTACTATTATATATTTGAGATATTCTCATAGTCGTTGAACCCCTACCTCAAAAAAGGTAGTTGGCTGCGGATTATCCAATCTTTATATTTTTTACCATACCTTTGACGTTACTCATTGCCCTTATTACATTGCTATAATAAGTTGGTATATAAAGCTCTAAGGAATTCCCCGTCAGTTTACTCATTTACGAACCAATTATGCTATTTTAGCTCCATATGTTGACTTTAAACATTTATCTAATCTTTTATCAGTTTTAGCAACTTTTGTAGCATCATCTTTACCTTTCATATAACTATCAAGTCCTGATGAACCAGGTCTAATGAATGATGTTGCTGCTGCTAATTCTTCAATATTTGCAGGGTGCATTTTTCTTACAGTACTTATTCCTAATGGAGAAGCGAACTGAAATACACCTAAAGTTTTACCACTTGAAATTAAATCCCAAGTTTTTTTGTCATCTAATGGTATTTTATCTTCTGTTAAATTTAAATTGTAACGCTTATTTATTTCTTTAACCATAATTCTTAACGTAGAGCAATTTTTTAATTTAAGTATGTCAAATTTAACCCCCAAATATTATATTTATTGTTTCTTATTTTTTTTATATATTAAAGAGAATAAAGTTCCCCAACTTTATTCAAATATAAAAAATAAGAAAGGAGTTTGATTTATGAATCAAAATAATGATGAAACACAAATCAAACAAGAAATTTTAAATGATATATTATATATATATCAAAAAAATGGCTTTATTAACAGGGAAATATATGAATGTGAGGGTAATTTTAAGTTAAAAGAAATTAAAACACATTTTAAATCCTTTAAGTATGCTTTAATGGAATGTTCAAAAGAAAATATTATAGATATAAATTTCGAAAGAGAACTCCCTTTAATAGGTAATAAACATTTTTCGCATTCAGAAGAAACAAAAGCAAAATTAGCAAAAAAGCAATACGAATGTCAAAAAAGAAAAAGCAATAAAATATATGATTTTACGAAAGAAGAAACAAAAGAAAAAGCTTATGAATTTTTTAACAAAGAAGGCGAAATAACTAAAGAAAAATTTCTTAAATATACAAATTTTCATAAACCTACTTTTATGAAAATGTTTAATAATTCTTTTATTTGTTTTTTAAAAGAAATAGGATTATATGATAAACAAAAAATAATAAATGACAAGAAAAAATCAAACGCAGGAAAAATTAGACCGTCACAAATAAAAGATTTTGATGATGAGTTTTGTAAAAACGAAGCACTACGAATACTTAAAGAAGAAGGTACTGTTACTTCTAAATTATTTTTTCAAAAAACAAAAATACATAAAAAAACTTTTTTAGAAAAATATGGTAGTTTTAGAAATTTTTTAAAAAAGATAGACCTTTATAATACAACAATGAAAATAAAAATGGTAAACCATCCTAAAACTTCTCATATTACAAAAGAAGAAATTGCTAATAAAATAATTGATTTTTATGAAAAAAACAATAAACAAAAATTTACAGCTAATGAGTTTTATGGAAAAACAGGTATTTCACAACATATAGTAACAAAACTTTTTGGCAGTTTTAGTAAGGCTGTACAGGAGTTAGGGTTATTTAAGGGAAATAGAATAGAAAAGACAAAAGAAGAAATTATTGAGCATATGTGGAAGTTATATTATGCTAATGGTGAAAAATTAAATACAACAATTCAAAGAAAAGATGGATATATAACACAAACTAATGTTGAAAATATGTTTGGTTCGTTTTCAAATATGTTAATGGAAATGGGATTAAAACCCAACTATGCTTCAAGTGTATCAGACGAAGAATTGTTAGCAGAGTTGCAAGAATTGGCTAATAAGTTTGGCACTATAAATACGGTTATTTTAGAAAAAGAAACAAAATATTCAAGACCTACATATTTACATAGATTTGGCAACATAAAAGGAATATGCGATAAATTAAATATTGTAAATGTTGCAACAAATGGAAATTCAGTTTCTGATATTGGGTTATATTGCATATATTTGTTTGAACAAGAGTTAAAAATTATTGCTCAAACTGAAAAAACATTTACATGGTTAAAAAATCCTAAAACAAGTTGCAATTTATATTTAGACGGTTATTTTGAAAAATATAATTTAGCAATAGAATATGATGGTGAACAACATTTTAAGGAAGTTTCTTTTTATAACAAAGAAGAAAACAGTCTTTTAAATTTACAAGAAAAAGATAAATTAAAAGATAAATTATGCAAAGAGCACAATATAACTTTAATTAGAGTTAGATATGATGAAGATTTAACTCCTGAATTAGTAAAAAACAAATTAAAAGAATATAATATTATTTATTAATTTTATATAAGATAGCCATTTGGGGAGAATGACTATCTTTATTTATTTTATATCATTTAAAATTTATATACCTTTTAATAATAAATCATAAGTCATTTCTGCTTATGTTCTGGACTTCTCAGTCATTATCCTATGTGCGACATTACCACATAGAATTACAATATGTTAATTCATATTCAGTCTGGACTATATCATTCATAGAAATAAATTCTATTTAGTGGGGTTGATATATAACGTCACCATTATATACCTGAGATATTCTCATAGTCTCTGAGGCGGACCTTATCGTGCCTGCTGATTGTGCAATCCTTTAACTGTTTCGACTACAATAAACACAAAATATTGTAGGTGCATAAAGGCTCTAAGCAGTTTCCAGCATATAACCCACTTTTACGGGTGCAGTTATGTTTACACCCATTTGTTCAGTTTGTTCCTTTTCAAAAGATGATAAATATGTTTTCATTCCACTCGCTGTTTCCTTTGCAGGAATAACAGGTACTAAGTCAGTTATTTCGCAAGGTACAACACCAATACCAGCAGGATGTTGAGATGTTGATTTAGGTAATCCCTCTAATTTTAAAGCGTGTTTCTTAATAACAGGATATTTATTAAAAAACCAAGAAAATTGAGGATTATCAACCAAATCTTTTATATGTACATCTTTATCATCAATTTTATCAGGTATAGATGCTGTAAATTTATTTACTTCACTAAAATCTACTTCCAAAGCCCTTGCTAAATCTTTTATTATTGCTTTAGTTTGTAATCTTTGGAAAGTAATAATATTACAACAGTGATTTTTCCCATATTTATTATTTAAATAATCAAATACTTTATCACCTTCATAAATACAGAAATCTGCATCAATATCCATTATTATTTATAGTTTCCTATAACATCAGACTATATCTTTACAAAACAATTTTATATAAACAATTTTGCATAAAAGCACTTCCCATTTTATAATGGTACTCCAAATAAATGGATAGTCGTTACATCTTATTAAAGACACGGTATTATCAGCTATGCTTTAAAAGCACCTTAGACTCTCTTAGAAAGTTATTTCGTCTGTAGAAGTATATTCTACCTATGATTATAAATCATACACCTATTATCTCCTTGTAAGGCTTCAATAGATAGTCTTATTTAACTTTTACCGTTAGCACTTAAATATTAAGCACACCTTTTTAAGTTCACTTTTAATGCCCAATATTGTTTAGGCAGTTTTCCTCTGTCTTTATTTAAAAACTTTTTATTATCGTAAATGTGTTTATCATTTACTTCTATATGTTTCCATATAGTATAGAATATATCATTAGATAATACTCCTTAGAATATTATCCACTGGGCACTCTTGGAGAGATTATTTATCGCACTTATCACTCTCTATTCGTTGAACCTTCTTCTATACTTTTATGTGCTTTTAGAAGCTTGGCTGCGGATTGTCCAATTTTAAGAACTTACTTACTATATCTCCAACATTACTTTTTGCCCTTACTACATTGCTGTAATAAGTTAGTATTCTTAAACTCTAAGGAGTTTCCCGACAATTCACCCAGTTTAACGAACGCATTTTAAGCAGACATACGCTCAAAAATTAGGTCATACTCAATGGGGTCCACTTTAGTTATATCTGTTGCATAACAAACTAAAGAACCTGCACCCGAATTATGAACCACTAAATTATCAATATTGTAAGAATGACTATCTTCAACAGTTAAATCATAAACCTTACCTTTATACTGTTGATATTTCTTTCTTACAATTCTTGTAAATTTCATTTGTTCTTTCACACTCCTTTTTTGTATATTTGCCTTTATATATAAAGAAAAAATATTTTTTTTAATTTTTTGCAATAAAAAAAGGTAGATTTTACTCTACCTTAACTTGCAAATCATTAAATATTTTTTTAATATATGAGAATTTTCTTCATAAACACAATTATAATTATCAATTACATAATGAATCTTTTCCAGTGTAAATGTCTTTTTATATTTAAGAAGCAATTCTATAAGTTTCTTTTCTCTTTCTAACGATATGTTGTCTTGAAGTAATAAATATTTTACAAGCAAATCAACTTTTCCTGTTCGTATATGCTTTTTAAGTTCTTTTTCTTCAATAGGAAGCTTATTTATATCTTCTTTATACTTTATAATCAAATCATTTGTTTCTTTAACTAATTTACAAAAAATTGCTGTCTGGCAATGTTTATTTGAAAATATCTCATACATTTCATCATTAGCCTTTATTATTTCTGCAAAAGAAAATATATTAAATTTATCTGGGCTATATCTTATGTATTTGCCAAAGCTGTCATTATTGTTTTTTAAATAAGGGATAAAATATTCAGGATAGTTTTTTAAATATTCTATAATATTAATAACCAAGAAATCTTCAAACAATGTATAGCCACTTTCTTTATATTTTGTAAACTTACTATCTGCATCTACAACCATCATTCTTTCAAACAATCTTATTATGTTCTCTTTTGATATGTATGTAGGTCCGATTTTAGCAAGTAAATAATATACTAGCATATTTGTCGTGCCGTTTAATGGCATATTAGCAATACAATCATTTAAAATCTGTGTAAATGTTCTACCTACTTTTTCCAAACATTTTTCATCAAATTTTTTGAACCATTTCTCAGCCTTTTCTCTTTGTAAAACGTTACGATAAAAGCTATGGTCTGTTTCGTGCATATAAACAAGTGTTATCTTTTTTTGAATACTATTAAAGAAATCATTAACATAATAATAATCAATTCCCCAATTGCGTGACCAACTCAGATTATTAAAAGAGGAGTGTATCAAAAAATCATAAACATCTTCTAATGGAATTGGAGAATAATTTATAAGAGTAAATATATCTATACATTTATTTTTAAAATAACTCAAATTATTAACAACATTATTACTTGTTTCTAAATTGCTTTCCATAAAATTGCCCAAACCTAAACAAGTTCTAAGATACATATAATCACCTCAACTATATTATATTATAATTTTTATTATTTGTCAATAAACAATTTGACAATATAAGCAATATATGATATAATAAAAATGGGAGATGAGATAATGAAAAAGTATTTAGCAGGTAGTTTTGACTATATGAAAAAAGAAAACTATTATACTGATGATTTTAAAAATTTCTATTATGAAAACGAAGAAAAATTATCAGAAGAAGATATGCAACAATGGGCTTTATTTATTAATTCACCTTGGTCGCAGGCAGATGAAGAATACAAAATATCAGTTAATTGTAAAAACGCATATACAGAAATAGAAAATTATATTTGGAAGTGTGAGTACATTATAACGACAGTTGACAATGCAAAAATAAATATATATGGATATGGAAATACAGAATTAGAAGCATTAACTAAATGTATAGAACATCTAACTTATTTACAAAACACATATAATATAGAAAATGATTCAGTTTAAGAAAAGGGTGGATATTTAAATCCACCCTACTTTTTATTCTGATATATGATTAAATAATTGTACATTATCTAATGCAAAAACTTTACTACTCCAATCACCATTCGCCGTCTTATCTATTACATTTTTTGCCGCATCTGCTTTAGCACTTAAATTATCATATATATTTAACAACATAGCTTCATATGTTTTAGGTTTAACAGGACTTCCATATTCTTCTTTACCGTGATGTGAAAGCATCAAATGATTTAATAACATAATTTCTTTTGAATACTTATCAATGCCTAATTTATCACAACATTCATTTATCATAGTCACACCAATGTTTATATGTCCTTGTGTTTTTCCTATTGTTGTATACTCATCAATTATTCCAAAGCAATTTGCGTGAAGTTCTTTTAATTTACCTATATCGTGTAATATACAACCAGCATATAATAAATCTGTGTTTATTATATTGTAAACCTCAGACCTATCTCTTTCAATTATAGATTTAGCAGCACTTAATACTTGATAAGTGTGTTCCGCTAAACCACCCCTTCTGTTATGATGACAAGAAAGTGCAGCACCCATTTCAAAAAACTCATCTACTAATAATTCATTTATTATTGCTTGATAACTTTCTGTCTGCATTTTGCTAACAACACTATGAAAATACTTCTTTAAGTTTTCAGCAGATATTTTACTCTGTGGAATAAGACCATCAATATCACAAGCTTCATTTGTTATATCTTCATATTGAAAAACATTCAAATATTTTTCTCCATTAAATTCATCACAGCGATATTTAATTCTTATAGCACCTATCTTTTTAAATACCTCATTAAACATAGTTTCTGTAATTTCATCCCAACACTTAAATCTAACTTGTGGAATATTTGTATTAGAGCCATAACCATCTATAAATAAACCACCATTGTTTTTTCTTTCCTTCAACTCAACTTTACCTATAATAAGGTCAACAATTCCTGTATCACCTTTTTGTAATTTAGATATTTCAAACGTATTTAATTTTGCCATAATTTAAACTTCCTTTCTGAAATTTTTTATTTTTTTATTTTTTCTATTATATAAGAAAGGATAAGTTTTATTAAATAATATTTATAAAAAATATATTTGTTGACAAAAGTTAAAAAATGTAGTATAATGTGAAAGGATAGAAAAAAATGACAAATTACGAAAGCATACAGAATATGAGCGTTACAGAAATGGCAACAACACTAACCAAGTTAATTTGTGAACATTGTGCTTGCTATGATATAATAACAAAAGACTGTACAATAAACACAACTACTTGTTTAGATAAGATTCTGTTATATTTGAACACGGAGGTAGAAACATGAAAAAATACGAAGCAGGAGATGCAATAACAATGATTATTGCAGGTACAATAGGAAGTTTTAGTTCTTTTTTGTTTTTGGCTATTGCCAGTTGTTATGGATTTTTAGAACTAGGAATATCAATGTCTTTAATAGTATTTGCTGCAAGCGTTATATGTTTTATTTTTGCTTGTAAGATAATAGCTTATACTAACAAAGAAGAAAAAATAGAGCAGGTAGAAAAAATACCAACTTTTTTCGAAATGATGGATGAATTACATAATAATATTGATGATGAATAAGAGAGGGATTAACCCTCTCTTTTTTAATTTACATCTGAAATTGAAGTTTCCATTTTACAAAAACTTTCTACAAGATAGACTATTTGTCTGAAGAACTGTACATCTTTTAAATTGGCAGGCTTTCCATTATTATTACTTACAATTAAAGATATTAATGAAATTATATCTTCTGATTTTATATCTATATCTAACTTATTACAAGTTTCTATAATTTTCATTAAAGATAAAATAGGTATTGTTAATAATTTCCCCGTCTTTGTTAAATCTTCTGCAATTAAATATTCATCATATTTTTGTGCTTCAAGACTACCAATATTACAAAGTAATAAAGCAGTTAATACTGCTTCTTTGTTTATATTTGAATACAATTCAGAACTATTATTTAACAATGCGTATGCTGTGTTAAGTAAATCATATATGTATTCAAAGTTACCATTATGTTTATTATACTTAAAAATTGAACAAGATAATTTATAATATTCCTTTGTTATTAGTTCGGATAAAAGTTTTTTATAGTTTTCTGTTTCTATACTATCAATAACATCAGAAACAAATTGTTTTTTATCCTCTGTTATTTTATATGTAGGGATAAAATCACTTAATTGATAATCTTTTATTTTTTTATATTTTGAAACTATAAGACTTTTTGCTCCCAAATAAACACTTACTGTTCCTAACAAAGAAATGAATTTTATATCTTTTAATATATTGAGGGTAGCTTCATCAGTATTCCAAATTTTTATAGGTATACTCATATTACTATTTGAAGCTGTTCCTGAAATAAATAAACTATTATTTTTTGCTTTTACTAAATTTAAGTTTGTTAAAATGGCATCTATAACAACTACTTGTCCGTCCGTAACTTCATCAATGTTAATTGTATTCATTTTCATCGCTCCTGTTTTTATAAAATTAGTTTTTATCATCCTTTTTAATAATAAAGTAAATTGATAGTTTAATTTAATTATGATATTATTATACAACAAAACATAGCTATTTGTCAAGAAAATAGAAAAATATTTCATAAAAAAAGGGATTTTTTATAATCCCTTTTTCTTGATTTATTCTTAATAACAATTACCTTTTGCATACAAAGGATAAGTACAATAATCTTGTACAATAGAAATAAACTGTTCTGCATCTTCCTTATTTTCAAATCTTAATCTTTCCCACAAACGATAGTAATAATCAGGATAGTATTTTTCAACTGCTTCATAAATTCTTGTTATATCTTCAAGAGTTAAACAATTAGATTTATACAGCTTAACAAAATCTTCTTCTCCATTTATTCTAAGGTTCATATTATTTATGTCAATATTAAGAGTGTTACCAATTATCAACATATCCAGTAAATCTTTTCTCATTTTACGCTTATCAACCTTACCTTGTTTAAAAACATCTGCATAAAATGATATAGAATAGAATACAAAACCATTTGTCTTTTCCATAACATAATTGTAAAGGTTTTTAGGTTTAGCTGCGTTTAAATATGTTTTAAGTGTCCTATAATTAAGTTCTTCGCCATCTTCATTCTTTAAAAAAATACCATACATATAAAATCCTCCTTTATTATTTAATATTGTGTAATGTGTACTTTTTTATTTCTGTGATTATATTATACTACTTTTTTTATGTTTTGTCAATACTTTTTTTGAAAAAGTTGTAACTGTAAAATTATAATTATAACTCTTTTTGTGTTACAAATTTAAAAATATTTCATTTTTTTAGAAAAAAAGCTTGACAAATTATAAAAAACATAGTATAATATAAACATAAAATAAAGAAAACACAAACACACTTTTAAGGAGGATATAAATATGTTGAACTTTAAGAAAATAGTAAGTAATTTTAAGAGCCTTGTAAATCACAACACAGCTTATAATGATTATGACGAAACTACTACTAATGTAGTAGAACCAAAAAACTCTTATTCAGTAATTAGTGAATATGATGTAACCATTCTTAATAAAATAAATTCAGCAACAACTAATAATGAACTTTCAAGTGCTTTGAATGAATTGTTCACAAATAACGAATATATCATTGCAAACACACTTGAAAAAGTTCAAGTTATTACTGGCACTCAGGTTTATAACTTAATTGCAAATAAGCTTAGTTATACAGAACTTAATAATATTTTAAGGAATAATGGTATCGCTTTTATTGAAGCACTTGAAAGAATTGTAAATCAGGACACAGAACAAGTTTGGAAAGCTATATATAGTTTCATAGTTTTCTATTGCAAAAAAGAAAATCAGGTAGAAAACCTTTGCGATACAATTACTTACTGCAATGAATATATGAGCAGAAATATATTAATACAGGTTATTGACTTGTTCCTTGCAGAATGTACACAAAATGGTATAGATACTAATAGCGAAGCAAAGATAAAGAATTTCATATTACTTCTTGATGATAAGGATGTTAATTACATTTTTCATAATATGCCAAGACTTGTTAATATGGTTTTAAGAAACCCTGCTGATGTAAATGATAATTTCTTAGCAAAGATGCCAAGTACATCAATTTTACTTCCAACTACTGATATCAATTTAATTATAAGATATCTTTCTTGTACGCCTTTTAGAAAAGCAGATGCTTCTCATCTTACTTCACAAGAAAAAAGTCTTATTTATAAGGCATTGGAACGTAGTGGTTGTCTTAATAACTGTAATTACATTATGTGCATTAACTTGATTGTAAACTTAGGTGATAGAGTTCCTAGATACGCTTTTAACCTTTACCTTAAAAGGATTCTTGATAAAGCTATTCTTTGTAATAATGTTGCAGAATTACAATACATTGAATCTTTCACAAAAAGAAGATGTGATATAACACTTGTTGATATGAAGCATATAAGAAATGTTGTTGCTTCAAAAATAGGTTAAACTAAATAATGGCTGTATTTTCAATTATAAGACGTTTTTATTTTTAGGCAAAGAATTATACCACAAATCAAACAAACCCTTATATGATAAAAATACAGCCTTTTAACTGTTATTATGAAGGGTGTTTGTAATGGATGATAAAAATAACTTAAAAAAAATATATACTAAGGAAGAATTAAATAATATTATTCAAGATAATATGAATTTTCATAAAAAACGCTATTTATTATCATTGGTGGAAAAATTGCCAGAAGAAGAATTTTGTAAATTACTAAACAAATATATAAGTGGAAAAGATTTACTTAAACTCTTTGAACAAATGGAAGTTTATTATCAACTCTATTTTGATGTAGAATTATTTGGAAAAAATCATATTATTTCAGAAAATTCTTTTTTTGACTTTTTATTAAATAAGATTAATGAATTAAGTATCTATGAGTGTAATTTTTGTATGTCTGCATTATCGGCTTGGTATATGAAAAAAGAGCTGTTTGAAAATTTTGTACAAAAACTTGCTTATCTTATTATAAATAAAATAAAAGTATTAACACTTGAAGAAAAAATAAAAAGTAGAACAAATATATTAAATTTCTTTTCAACTTATGGTATAAAAAAGAATAATAACACACCGCATATTATAAAAGAATATGATTTATATGATATGTTTTTAAAATATACTGAGTTTAAAAATGATGAAATATTTATTTGTAATATATTTTGTGGTATGAAAAATTCAGAAATAAAAGAATGTTTAATTAATTGGAATGTTCCTGATAAATTCAGAAAAAGAATTTTAAACATTTATTTTAAAAGAATAAATTTATACTTGTTTCATACAAGGGAATATGAGAATGTAGATTTTTCTGATTGTGTAAAAGATATTATTGTAGAAAAACATAATGATTACTTTTATTATATAAGTATGATTTTATTTTTTGAAAATATTCTTACAGACCGACAAAAAAATATTTGTATTGATAGATTACTTAATGAAACAAATAATAGTTTTGAAAATATAAGGACACATAGAAAAAAACAATTATTATCATTGGCAAAAAAAAATAACAATAAGACATTAAAAAATCTTGCTATGTTAATAAAACTAACATAAAAAGGTACTCCCCAAGGAGTACCTTATTCTAATTCGGCTATATAGTCATTTTCGTTTAATTCATCAGCTCCATACCACTGAGGAGTTCTTATCCCTTTATCAAAATCCTCTTTTTTGATAGCAAATAATTTATGGTCTTTTGTTAGTGTAAGTGATTTACCATCTTCTGAAAATATTTGCAAGACTTCTTCATCACAATCATAATTTAAAGTATTTATTACTTTATGAGTTTTTTCATCATGACCTTTTATCAAATCATTTACAATTACATCTGCAATTTTTACTAACCCTCTATTTTCAGTATTAACTAAATTATCAGGAGTAAAGCAACCTCTACCAGGACCTACGCCCATTTTAGCAACTTTATCTGCATAGTTAATATAATCTGCAACTATTAAGAAGTAAGATGGGAAACCCATTGTTTCAATTACTTCTAATTCGTGATTTAATCTATCTAAATAGATTTTTCTTTTTTCAAGGTTTGTGTCAAGGTCTGGCAATTTCCTTTTTAATCCTTGCAAACATAAATATCTTAAATATGAAGCATCATCACTTTTAAAATTTTTATCTCTTTTTAATTTTTTTTCTACTTGCTTATTATAATTGTCATCATCTTTAGGTGGTTCTATTTTAGGCAAATAATGTTTACCAAAATCAATATGAACATTACATTGTTTAGCTACATCAACTGTATTATGAATTGCTTCTAATACAGCATCTTGGTCTAATTCTTCATGACCATTCTTTTTAAAAGCGTCTATTATTTCCTCATAAGACATTATATAATAGCTGTTACCTTCAAAAGTCCATCTATTAGGATTACTTAATAAATCTTTAGTCTGCAAGCAAAGCAACACATCGTGAGTTTCTTTATCCTCTTTATTTAAATAATGTGCATCCGTACTTGCTATTAAAGGTATGCCCAATTTTTTACTTAGTTCAATCAACCCTTTATTTACTTTTACCTGTGAGGGTATCTCAGTAGGTTGTATTTCCAAATAAAAGCTATTTTTAAACATTTGAGCGTAATGCTTACACCAGTATTCAGCCTTTTCTATATCGTCTTTTAGCAAGCACCTAGGTATTCTACCTGCAAGACAATTATGTGTAACTACATTATTAGCTACAAAAGAAGAATCTTCATCTACTTCCAAACAATATACGTTTAATTCTGCCCAATTTGCAGTTATTGATTGGATTTTATTCTTTATATATTTTACTCCATCAACTTCAAAAAAATGCTTTAATCTAAAACTTTCACCATTGTATAAAAAGTTTATAAAATCTTCGTCCTCAATAGTTACAGTAAAAGTAGCATTATGTAAAAACTCTAAGTCATCAATATATCTATTTTGACTTTCAACCGTATGTGATACGTTACATCTAGCAAGCATATGAGATATATCATAATATAACTGTTTAGAATATAATACCACACTTACTTTACCATCTTCAAAAGAACTATTATTTATTATAAACCCTTTTAAAAAAAACAATTGTTTATCAAAAGATAACCATTTAATAATATCTGGGAGCATTTTAGAATTAGAATTACTAATAACATTACTTCCCATCAAATACCTTAATAAACTACTTACTTCTTCACTACAAATAGTTATTGCTACTTGTTTTTTTTCTAAGTTGTTTACTATTGTAAATGGAATATTTACTAAATTTTCTAATTCCGTTGTAATTTTATTTATTAATAAAATATTTTCACAATCAACAATAAAAGATACGGCAGCACTTGAATCTATTCCCATTACACAATATATTGCCAAAAACTCTAAAAATTCATTAGTGAGTTTTATTGTATAACTTTTTAACTTTCCTTGTTTTTTAAGAAAAGATACATCTAATTCTTCAAACTTATCAACAGTATCTTCTACAACTTGAAGCAAATAATCATTTTCAGTTAATTCTTGTGCTTCCTTCCATTCAACATTATTATCTTTAACGACTAAGAATTTATGGTCTTTGGTGCAATTGATAGGAAAACTATTTGAACGTATATTATAAATATCATCGCTGTACAACATACTGAATGATTTATTAACTTTTTTATATCTTCCTAAGTGCGTAAGAACATAATCTTCTTCTGTGACATTTTGTATAGGTTTTATACCACGTTTTGTTATTACATCGGTATTCATAAGAAAACAAGCAGAACTGGCAATAAGATTCTCAGTGCCAACTTCTTGCATTATTTTGTCATCAATACGTGGTCTGTAATACATACCTTGCGTAGCACCAATGCTACATATTTTAGACATTTGTTTATAGCCATCATTATTCTTAGCTAATAATACTAAATGCTCTCTTTTTTCGTCTTTATTTTTTACCGTTAAATCATTTACAACATAAGCTTCAAAGCCTGCTATTGGTTTTTGACCATTTTCTTCTGCATATTTAAAATGATTTACAAAAGAATACATATTTCCGTGGTCTGTTATACAAGAAGCAGGCAATTCAAGCTTAAGTGTTTTATCCACCATATCTTCTACTTTTGTTAATCCATCTAATAATGAAAACACAGAATGTGTATGCAAATGTACAAAATTCTTCATAATGAATCCTCCTATCTTTTTTCTTATACAAAAAAATAAAGGATTTTTAAACATTCGCATCTACATTTAATTTAAGTAAAAAAACTTGTGTTCTCAAATACTTTGTTGAAGCAGCATGACTAAACTTACAATTTTTATATAATTCTTTTATTTCATAATTGTCATAACCCCAGTATTTGTATCTTAAAGATTTAAGTATTTTAAGTTCATCTTTTTCTGATAAAAATTCACTCATAATATTTAAAAATCTATAAAAACACGTTCTTTTTTCATTTCTTCTTTTGGAACTATAACATTCATTATTCAAGAAAAAATTATTTTTAAAAAACATTATATCTCCCATTCTTTGATACTCTAATGACAAAGATATTACTTGCCCAATTTTCTTAAATACTTCTTTATGATTCTTCTTCAAAATTTCAGCATCTTGTGCATACATAACTCTGTCTAACAAATAAAGATATACATCTTTATTGGAAGAAACAGAATAATGTTTCTTTGAATACTCAAAAAGTCTAAATATTGTCCTCACATTTATATCTCTATATGTTTCACCATAATGCAAACCTTTTGAAATTGATTTTAATATTTCAAAAAATGCTACATCATTACAAAACGATTGCAACCGTGCGTTATGTTTTAATAGAAAATCAAAATCTTCGTCTTTTAAAATAAGTATAAATTTAAGATATTTATAATCTGTAAATTCGCTAAAGTTTATCAAAATTTTTTTGACAATTTTATTTAAATACTCAGCAGATAAAAAATCATAGAAGTCTATGATAAAATTCATTGCTGTGTACTTGTCATACAGATTTATATTATTATCCACCATACACTCTACAAGCTCTTTAAAATCAATATTAGTATTATATCTATATTTAAATTTCTCCACAAATGTTTGCATAGCATACGAAAAATTATTATCATCATCTTCTAAATGAGCATGAACAATTCTCAACTCCAACTGTCTTGAATTTAAATTGCTTACTATAAATTTTAATTCTTCTTCACTAAAAGAACATTTTGGAATATGAATATTTAATTCATTAAAAAAATCATAATTCGCTGTAAAATATTTTATTTCTTCCAAAGAGTGTATTTTTTTATTTATAATATTACGTACATCCATTTTTTAACCCCTTTTCTATTAAGTTATTTTCTTAGCCATAAGAATATGTTTATAAAATTTTTGCGTTTTAATACTTTTCCAAGTGTAATTTTTACCGATATGAGTAAAGATTTTAAGGTCATAATACGAATCACTTAATTCATCAAGAATTTTATTTTCCATTTTTTCATCAATTGCACAATTAAACAAACTTAATAATGCGATAAGCATATTTGAAATATGAATTTTACGCCAACCATCATTAGATTTTTTCTTATTGTATTTTAAGAATCTCAATATTCCAAAATCCTTTAATAATCCTTTCACAATATCCACTTCTTCTTTTGAATTTATCCTTTCCATTTGCAACATAAATTGATTAAAGTATTTCAAAGAATTATTATGAGCAATTTCATTAATAATATTAGAAGGACTTATAACCGAATATTCTTCAAGATACATTTTCATATAGCTATACTTTTTATCAACTTCTATTTTTTCTCTTAAAGATTTTTCCATTTTTACTAATTTTAAATACCCTCTGGCTGAAAAGAATTGAGGATATTCTTTGTAAAAAGCCAATCTTTGCTCATTTTTTAAAAATGAAAATAAAACATAATCATTCTCTAATTGTTTTAGTAATTTATCTTCTTCATAAATCATTAACATTATAGATATATAATCTTCTATACCTGAACTTTTACACGCAGGAAATGCCTTTTTAATATTATTACAACATTTATTGAAAAGATTGATTATATAATTCTTGTTTTCGTCATTAGCCACAAAGTATTTATTAAAAATAAAAACAAAATTTTTAAGTTCAAGTTCGTCTATTTGAATATTATTGTTATTTTTTAATACATACGTAACAATTTCATCAGCGGACATTTGAAAAAGCCACTGCATTTTATTGATGATAATAGTTAATAATTCTTGCGTTTTTTTGTCAAAACACAACTCATTATACTCATTATTCCATAATCTTGTTATTTTCAAACAACAAAAATCCATCATACCATCATAAAACACTCTCCGTATATCTTTTAAATCGAACATTCTACAAACTGGTAAAAAAATATATGGAGAAAAGTGCATATTCTTTAAAATATGTTTAGAAAGTTTTTTATTAAAAGGTTCTGCAAATAAAAACATATAGCTAAAGAAATCATTGTTTAACAACTTATCTATATTAGCATATTTATTATTATTTACCATTTCTATATCATTTAACATATAAGTTATTGGTGGCATATCTTTTAAATAGAAACCTTTTTCATCATCACAACATATTATAGTATAATTAGAATTATTTAAATCTATTGTTATAATGTTATAACCATCACTTATAGGAATAGTTAAATCAAGCATTATTCTTCTTCCTTTCTAAAAGTTTTAAACAGTATTTATAGTTCTTTTCAAAAGTAAAAACATAATCATTTAATACTCTTTCTAACTGTTCACTACTAACACTCTTTGCTTTTAATTTTTTTACAAACATCTTTTCCATTTCGATGTCAGTAAAAATAGGTTTGAAAAGCTTAAGTGCATTTAGAACTAATTTTTCTTGTGCATCTTGTGTTAAAAACTTTTTACTAAAATAATTATTAAATTCCAACTCATTGAAATTTTCATAAAGTTTTTTTAACATCTTTAAAGATGGTTCATCATATTTCTTTAAAAAATAGCTATCATTTATTAATTTTGTAAAAGCACTTTTATCTACCGCTAAATTTATAATACGCATAGGATTGTTGAAGTTAAATGCTATGTTATATATCTTAACTTTCATATATTGCATTATATGATGTGTACTTTCAGTGTCCATAACCAAATACATATTTGCATAGATACTTAATACTGTTAAATATCCATCTATTGAAAAAAACATATTGTAGTTATAGAATACCCCATCAAATTTTTTGTTTTCACAAAAGAAATTAAATGCAAACATCCTATTCTTTAACGCTCTTAAAAAAACACGTTCTTCATCAATAACTAATAAAGATAATAAAAGACTAATAATTTGACACTCCATATTATCGTAAGGAAAGTTTTTATTAAAATTAGAATAAAACTTATTAAAGTAATCTAAAACATAGTCCTTTAATATTGTATTATAGTCTTCAAACAACTTTACAAAAAGAAATAATTGTCTTGTATCTTTTTGTATATTTTTATTATTTTTAAAAATATATTCTATTATTTTTTCAACTTCCCAATTATTACAAATATTAATTAAAGAAGTTAAAGTCTGTTTTCTGATAATATCATTTTCAGGTAATGAATTATAAATATTAGAGATGCTATGAAAATATACTTTATTTTTTTTAAAACCTTTTATATATTCTCCATCATACTCATTTATTTTATTATCACTTACAGAACAAAAAACACCATCTTCAAATTTTAAATTTTCAAGAACATATTTTACTCTCTGTTCGGAAAAAACAGTTTTCATTAAAGGTAAATAAAGAAAAAATGATTTATTTAATAATTGTAATAATTCATTATTTATTATTTTATCCTTATTTATTTTATCTACCATAAAAAAATTGTATGGTAGCATATTTGCCTTTTCATCATATTTTATATCATATCCTAGTTGCAAAATCATTTTATCACTCTTTTCAAACTAATTTTTTGTACATATAGTATGATTTGAAAATTTTCTTAGAACTTTGAAATTTCCAAGTATAGTAGTTATTTACATTTGAAAAAAATCTTACATTATAAGCTTTTTTATTCATTTCTTTCATATAATTGTTTTCTATTTTTTCTGTAAAAACAGGTTTAAAGAAGTTTAAAAAACTTACAAAAGAAATAGGACAATTCTCATATATATTTTTTCTAATTTTCTCCAAAAAATCAGTAATATCAAAATCATTGTAAATCTTATTTAATATCTTAACCTCTTTTTCAGAAGTAATATTACTTATTTTATTTATAAAATCAAAATAATAGTTGCTATTTGAAGCTTCAAAACTTAAAATAATATTTAAAGGTGTAAATTTAAATTCTATTTGACGTTTTTTTGTTTTCATATAATTATGAACTTCATCATTACACATAACTACATTCTCTTTTAATTTTTCAACAAGGTCTAACAATGTCAAATATCCATCTGCTGAATAAAATTTTTTATAATTACCAATAATGCGATGTTGCTCTACTAAAAAAGAAAACAAAATCTTATCGTTTTTAAAACTATTTAAAACTCTATCTTCTTCTGATAACATAAGTAATATCTGTACAAAATGAACTAATCCAGATTTTACGCAAGCAGGAAATTCATTGTTTATTTCTTTACAACAAGTTTCAAACATTTTTAATATACAGGTTTTTACTTTAGAATTTTTAATATACGGAACTAACATATATACAAAATTAAAAAGTTCTTCTGATATCGTTTTTATATTAGTATTGTTTTTTAACATATATTCAACAATTTCATTAATTGGCATTTGAAAAAGTTGTTCCATCTGTTGTACAAATAAATCTGACAACATTTTTTGATATATGTCTTTGTCTAATTCCTTCATTCTTGAGGAATCTTCAAAATATAAAGAATTTATTCCTGACAAATATTCCCTGTTATCTATAAAATAATCTTTTACATTTTTTATTCCAAGATACTCTGATTTTAATGGTAAGAAAAAAGAACAACTAAAATGAATTTTTTTTAAAATATGTTTTCTTTTATTTTCCTTAAACGGTTCAGAAAACATAAAAATATAACTAATAAAAGAATTATTTATTAAATAATCTAAATTAGTATAATCTAAATTATTTATTTCTTGCACTTCGTTAATACCGTTATATATATTTGGAATATCAATAAAAGTTTCTGCTTCTGTGATAGTTGCATCTAAAGTAGCAAAATTAGTAAAATTATTTTCATATCTTGATTTTTGCAAGAACTCATCATATAATGCCTTTTTCATTTTAATCTCACCTCTTTTTACATTCTAAAATCTTTAAGCATCTTTCTCGGTTTTTCTTATATAAGAATTTATAATTATTTATAATATATTCTACATCTTTTCGCTTAAAAGAAGAATTTTTTAATTTTGCAATAGCTTTACTTTCTTCTTTCTCGTCAAAGATAATATGAAATATTTTCAAAAAGTTAAGAAAAGATTTATGAGCAAAGCTTTCATTTTGTCTTTTTCTTATTTCAAGTAAAAAATCTGAAATATCAAATTCTCTATAAATACTTCTTACTTCAAAAACAAAATCCTCTATATAAAACCTACTAGAATACATATTATTGATTTTCTCAGTAAGAACATTTTCTGTTTCAGAAGCAGTAATAATAAACTTAATCATATCATTGTATGGAAAACGAAGGTGATATACTAACCGCTTATTAAAAAACGGATTATTCCCTGTATCAACGCCAAGAAAAATTGGCTTTATCTTTTTGTAAATACTTCTCAACTTTACATATCCTTCAAAAGAGAAGAACAAATTATAAAGATAAAAATAACTTACATAATTAAATTCACAAAAAAACTCAACTGCAAAATCAATATTTTTTTCTAATGAGTCTAAGAAAATATTTTCTTCGTCTATCGCCAATAACGCAAAGCAATAATCAACAATATCTTCTTCAGATTTACAAGGATATCTTTTGTTAAATTTTTTAATATACTTATCTAAGCTCTTAACAAGATAATCTTTTAATATTTCTTTATATTCTCTAAACAACAACACAAAGAAAAGCATTTGCTTGTATTTGTATTTTACATTATCATTATTCTTAATGATATATTTTATTATTTGTTCAACGCTCCACTTGTTACAAACTTTCAATAAAGATGTTAGTACTTTTTCGTGAGTATCTTTCAACTCTGAAAAAGATTTTGTATCATACATATTATTGTTTTTATAAAAAGATATTTCTTGTTTTATAAAACCCTCAATAAGAGAATCATCATATTCTTTTTTAGAAATAAAGACACTATCATTAAATTCCAAATTACTAAGAACATACTTTATATCTTTATCTTCAAATTCTCTTTTTATCAAAGGTAAATATGTAAAAAAATTATTCTTTAAGAGCCAAGTAAGTTCTTTTCTCTTTTCTTTATTTGAATTTATTTTATCTACAATGCTAAAATTATAAGGTAATACACTCATACAATCATATTTATATTCAAAACATTCTTCCAATTGTAATCACCTCTTTAAATTATTTAAGTATATTATACCACATTTTTTATATTTTGTCAATAAAAAAGAGGGAAAACACCCTCTTTATTTTAGTTTGCACATCAATAATGCACCATTTAAATATTTTTGATTACTTTCATATTTACATACATAATCAGTTGTAATACGTTTTAAAACTGGTCTAGTTATTTTTTCGTTAATTACTCTATCTATAACTTTCTTTAACATTCTTTTTTCCATCTTTTCATCAAAAATATTTTTAAATAGATTAAGAAAATTAGCGTATCTATTGCCATAGAATTTATCTTTTTCTAAAAAACTTCTTGTTATTTTTTTTAAATCTAAAGATTTCCATAATAAAGATAAATAATCATTATATTCTTCTGAAACATCTTTTAAACCTTCTTTCCCTATTATTTCTCCTACTATGTATTGTGCATCTAAATTATTTATTTCTTCTTGATTATCTATACATCCTTCTAAAAGATAAAGTATTTCATTTATATTGTATTTTTGAATAAACATATCATCATTTATACAATCATAATAAACATATCGTTCTTTAGATATAAAATCTTTTATTTCAGGACGTTCTTTACAGCAAGTAACTAAATTAAAATCATTCTTTTTAGGTGTGTTTTCTAAAAGTTTTTTTATGTCTTTAAAAAGAATAATATCATAAAGTTTGTTTTTATTATCTTCTGTTAAAATAGAATAAAACATCGTGAAAAAATCAATAGCATAAGCAGCCTTATATATAGCAAGGTTTTCTTTTATATAAAGATTTACAAAATCAACCAATTCTATACCCAAAATATTTAAAATGTAATCTATTGAATTTTCTACTTGTTGATTTTTAATCAATGAAATTTTATTATTTATTCTACGATATATTCCTCTAAACAACAAATCCTGCGGATAGTTTTCTTCTGTATTAGGATAATTAGTTAAAATAAAGTGTAATGCTTCTTCGCTTAATTCTACTCTCAAATTTGAAAATATTTTCGCTAAAGAATAATTATATATTAAATAATTAATGTCAACAATGGAATAAGATTTATTATTATTTATGTTTTCTATAATTCTTTTCATAGCAACTTCCCTCCTTTATATGTTATATTGTATCATATTTTTTATCATTTGTCAACATATTTGTAAGTAATAAAAAAGAGAGAATTAATCTCTCTTTTTTATTACAACATCTGCTTGTGTTCTTCTAAAATATAATCATCAAAATCATTACTTTCAACATTTAACTTGGCAAGAACAGCAATTAAAGACTTCCAATACTTATTTGTGATACTATCTAACTTACTCTTTAAATCTTCTACATTTATAAGGCTTCCCTGTACTCTTGTTAAGAGTTCAATATCAAAAATAGTAGTAAACTCATCAATATCATAAAAAGTAAAATCTTCAATTTTTTCATCACTCGTGTAAACTAATTCTTCGTCTATTTTACACTTGTTTGTAAGAGTTGTTAAAATATTACAATTGAAATTTATCTTTCCTACTTTGATTTTTAACTGAGCTGCCATAACTGCAAGTAAGTTTGATAAAATAAATGATAAATATGGGAATCTTGTATAAAAATCAAGATTAAGTATATTTACACTCATATTTAACTTATTATCATCAATATAAAAAAGAAGATTTGAAATGTTAGCAGGGTGAATTGTATTTATATCAAACGTGGGATTATAAATACATATATTAAATGATTTAGTAGTATTAATCTTTTCTACACACTTTTCAAATTGATTAATTACGATATGGTCACAAATATATTCTTTTATTGTATCTCCATCTTCATTTACTTTTTCTTTCTCATAAAAATCAAATAAAGAATCATAATAGAAAATTCTTGCACCAAGCATACCATTGATTGTTGTTGTATCATCAGATAACTTTTCATAGCTTGAATTATAAGCTCTTATACTATCAACATCATCTTTACCCTGTAAGTGATAAAACAACTCACCTAACAACATTTTATAATTTATATTTCTTGTAGAATTTTTAATTAAATTCAAACGTGGTTTCTTAATATCAAAATTTAAATTATAGATTTTCTTTGTAGGAATACTCACATAATCATTATAATCTTCGTCTTTTTGCTTAGATAAAAGATTTAATACCCCATAATAAGCTTCTTCGGAAGATTTAAAACTCTTAAACATATTTATTCCCCTTTCGTATTATTCTTCAAAGTCATCCATAGACTTTTCGAACAAAGGTACATCAACACCCATATAATCTGAAATTATTTTAATAACACCTGTGAGATAAATCGTAATTGACATATCAAAAATATTATCTTCTGTTAAATAAGTTTCTTCATTGTTTTTCTCAATTTCTCTTAATACTTTAGAAATTGAATTGTACTTTGATTCAAGCTCTAATAAAGAGTTCATTAATTCTTTTTCTTTATCTGAAAGTTCTGCGATGCTTTTCTTTAATACTAGCTTATTTTTATTATTTTTTTCCATAAAATTACGTTTACTCCTTTAAATTTATTTATTTAATTATACAATAAATTTATCTTATTATTAAGTTTGTTAATAATAAAATTATTTTTTAATATAAAAAACTAAAAGGCGGTGAAAAATGTATGCAATTATACGAAGATATTTATAATTTACTTATTAAAAATGTTGATAAAGAAGATGTATTGCAAGAACTGGGTAAACTTTATAATTATATCGAAAATAAATATTTTAAATATTTTGAATTTGATTATTCTACTATTTATTTATTAAAAGACACGCTTTGGTTTAACATTGAACATACAGGTGATAGAATAGGATTAACAAATTTAAAAGATGTAGGCAGCAAATTTAAAATAATAAATCAATTTGAAAATAATTTAATTTTAAATAAAGAAGATATAGAAAAATTAAAAGAAGAAATAAATTATTTAATAGATAACTGGAATAATGATTGGATAATGGCTGAAATATATTCTGACAATGACACTAATGTATGGAATAAGCATAGTAATGTAATAATTCATAATGAAAATGAAAGCCCAAGAAAGTATAATTATTTTAAAAGGACAAGTATTATAAATGATGAAAATAAATATTTATTTATGAATAAAGATGTTGTTCTGTGTAAGCTCAAAGGAAAAATAGGAGATAACTTTATAAACAATATTTTATATGATAATATTTTAAAATTAAAAGAATTATGCAAAACCTGCTTAGAAGAAAATAAATATTTAATATTAAAGGGAGTATAAAAATACTCCCTTTTTAATATTATAAGATTTTTAGAATTTAAGTTATTTTAAATTTGTAACGTAAAATAAGTTACAATTGTAATTTTAATGTATTAATATCAAACTCAAATTGCTTATTTACTTCCCAACATATCAGTATCAATACTAACATTGAGTGTACTCTTAACATTACCTGACAACATTTACTTTCCAATATATCAATATTAATACTCACATTCACCAACATATTTTATATATTTCATTGAATTTACTTTCCAATATATCAATATTAATACTACAGATTCTTTAGAGTTTGGTCAAATTAGAGGTAATTTACTTTCCAATATATCAATATTAATACGTAATGCAGAGATTAGAAATATCTTTAGTTCTCAGACATTTACTTTCCAATATATCAATATTAATACCAAAGATTGAATCAAAAACAAAAAAGGTTTTATCTGATTTACTTTCCAATATATCAATATTAATACTAACAAAAAGCATCAGCACTTATCAAAGTGGCATTATTTACTTTCCAATATATCAATATTAATACTGAAAACTGGGCAACTATTGTTGCAGCTCAGGAAGAATTTACTTTCCAACATATCAGTATCAATACGTAAGGAACACGCATTTGTTGTTACATTCCCAAAATTTACTTTCCAACATATCAGTATCAATACCGTTCGGTGTATAGTAGTATGTTTTATTAGTATTTGAAATACTAAATCTGTCGAACTCATTGAAAAGTTAAATTCAAACATTATTTTTTATTCATCATTTACTTTATTCTCACAAAAAACACAAGTAAATAAAGTGTTTTTAAAGCTTCTGTCTATCTCTTAGCAATTTTACATTACCACACATCGACAGAAATTAGAAACTAAAAAAATAAAAAGTATTTATACCATATATTGAATTTGGTGAGTGGTGGGCTTCTTAGGTCAAAGCGGTGCAAGTCTTAAAACTCTACAGCAGTGTTGAACTGTATGTGAAATGAGTTACCCTCACCTTTCGGACGGTAAATCGCCCGAAGCACCAGACACATAACTTTAGAAAAATCTAAAGCAAGGGTGCTTGTTATATATTTCTAAAAATCTTATGACATTATAATACTATATTTGACTTTATTTGTCAAGTATTTTCTTTCAATTTATCTAATTTTTCTATAAATGTTTTATTAAACCCTGTTATTTCCCTTACGCTTGTATCTTTTATAATTATCTGCTCTTTACAATTACTACATTTAATTAAAGAAGTATTATTTTTATGTATTAAATCTTTTGTTACGTGTTTACATTTTGAGCATCTAATAGCAGCATATATTATATCAGCTTGTCTACTAAACTTACCATTCGTTTCATCTTTATTTTCTTGGTTATCAAAATAATATATTAAAGTATTTGTTTCAGCTCGAACCATATTTTTTAAAGAAGTATTAAACATTGTTTTTAATCTCCCTGTATACTTTACAGGCTTTTGTATTAGTTCTATTTCATCTTTATTATTAAGCCACAATAAGCCATATTCTTTAGGTATGTCATTAACTGTTATTATGTTGGCAGGACTTAATATATAAAAATAATGACAATGCTTATAGTAAGATTTATCTATATCCATCAATTTTTTATCTCTTAAAAAATCCTGTCTACTTGCTTTACATTCAATGATTCTAACTTCTTTTCTTTTTAAATTTATACCACCAACATCAGCAATAGAATACATATTACGATACTTTATTTCTGTTGCTACAATATCAGTAACTTTGGTTTTTATCCATTTCATACCCTGTTGTTTTAAATGTTTATGTACTATTCCTTCTGCCATTATTTTTCACCTATTTTTTACATTCATTCTATTTTTTAATTTACGAATCGTTACTTCTGCAACTTTATATTCTTTTGCTAAATCTCTTACTTTTTCACCGTTTTTTATTCTTTGTAAAACAATTGTTACTTCTTCATCATTTATTTTACAATGACTCGCTTTACCTTTATTTGCTGCTCTTATTTTCTCTTTGGTGGTTGCCGAACACGGTATTCCTTTATTCCAAGATGTCTTTCCTAATGATTTACCTTTTTTAGATTTACTTATTTTTTCTCTTGTACTATCAGAACAAATTATATTACCGCCACCACCACTTATATTATAACCAAATTCTTCATTATTTGAATTGTAAATTTTTATCCAATATATTTCTCGATTATTTAATTCTTTTCTATCTTTAACTATTTCTATAATTGAGAAACAAAAACATTCTTCTCCATATTTATACCAAGCATTTTGTAAATGTTGAGAATCTTTTCCTGTTCTTAGTAAATATTTATGTTTCTTTATTCGATTTTCTATATCTATACTTTGTCCTATATATAGTTTGTTATTTTTCATATTAACTATTTTATAAATTCCTTGCATTATAAAATCTCCCTCTTTTGTTGTTTATTAAAAGATATAAAATAATTTATTCTTCGTTAATTAAATTTAAACCTTTTATTTTTTCTATCAATTCAATTTTTTGATTATTTAAATCATTTAAATTAGTTTTATATTTTTCATCATTAGTTTTTGAATACAATCTTTCTTCTAACTCTATTTCTATTTGTATTTTTGCTAATTCATTATTATAATTTCTTAACATACCACTTACTATGTTTTTTTTATTTCTCATTGAATTATTTATTATTTCATTATTTTGTTCTGTTATTGATTTTTCTTTTTTCTCTTGTTTTATCCCCAACATAGTAGGAGTATTTACTTCTACTTTACCTGTCGTGTTGTTTCTGTCAAATACATATACGGGCTTTTTCAGTGGCTCAGGTTTTTCTTCTTCTTTTTTTTCTTCAACTGTTTCTATACCGCCTAATAATTTAAAATATTCTTCCTCGGTCATACTTACTCACCACCATTGTAAAGTTTATCTATATTATTTATATAAGAACTAAATTCTAAATCATTAAATTTAGGTATTGCGTTATACCAATCAATATTTAATTCGCAATCTTCAAATTCCAATTCAATAGGAACTTTTTTATATATTGTTACTAATTTTAATATTGTATTTGCCTTATCTTTCCATTTTTTAATATTTTCTATTACAGTTTTACTTACGCCCTTACATTCAATATTTTCAGTATTTAATATATTTTGTAAATTACCATATTTTCTTAATAATTTAGAAGCTGTTTTTTCACCACAGCCTTCAATGCCTCGTATATTGTCTGATACATCACCTGTCATTGCTTTTAAATATATAAATTGTCTTACATTATCTAAATCATATTTTTCTTTTAATGTTTCTTCATCAATAACATTAAATTTCTTATCGCCTGTTTTTAGATAAACAACATTTGTATAATTATCTATTAATTGAAATATATCTCTATCTCCCGAAACAATTAAATTTTTGTCAGCAGTAGATATATTAGCAAAAGTACCACATAAATCATCGCCCTCATAACCTAAATATTCTACATTTAAAACGCCAATTAAACTTAATATTTCTTTTATATCCTGAAACATTATTGCTGTATTTTCATCATTTATATCATCCACGTTATTTCTATTTCCTTTATAATCCGTATATATTTCTTTTCTAAAAGTTTTTGTATGACTATCCCAAACAACTACGATGTGTGTTGGCTTAAATTCTTTTAATAATTTTGTAAATATATTTAAAAATCTATATGTACCACCTGTTATTTTACCTGATGAATTTTTTAATTCTTTTTGATAATCACTTACTGCATAACAAGCCCTACAAGCCATGCTATTGCCGTCTATTATTAAAAATGTTGACATTATATTACCTCTTTCTTTTTTATAAAAATAAAATTGTTTATACTTTTTATAAAAAAATATTGACAAACAGTAAAAAATATGGTATAATTACGATTGAAAAAATACTTGAAAGGAGAAATAAAAATGAATAAACGTGATAGTCTATTTTTTAAACATATGGCAGCAAGTTATCCTTTACTATGGTTAAATACTTTTGAATATGAAAGATGTATCAATCAGTGTATAAAAGATTGTCAAGAATTAGGTAAACAATATCGTATTTGGGATATAAGTAAAGGTGTTTATACTCTTGATGAAGTATATGCTGATGCAACAATGGATGCACTTCAACCTATTGAAACATTAGAAAAAGAAAACAATACGGTTATATTTGTATTAGACTACAATAACTATATTAAAAATAATGCAATTTGGAGAAAATTATTAAACAATATTTGTAAATTCAAAAATAATAGTTGTATTTTTGCAATTATATCTCCAATTGTTGAATTACCAGAAGAATTATCAAGATATATTACAATACTTGATTTTAATTTGCCTACTTATAAAGAAGTTGAAGATTTTATTACTAACTTTTGCAACGAATATGAATTTAACATCAATAAAAACGAAAAAGAAGCACTTGTTCAAGCAGGGTTAGGTTTGACATTTTTTGAACTTGAAAACGCTTTAAGTTTAAGTCTTAGTATAGAAATGAAGCCTTTACCTGAATTTATAAGCGAACAAAAAAAGCAATTACTTAAAACACAAAGTTCATTAACAATTAATAATAAAAAACTTAATTTTGATACTTTGTATGGATTAGAGAAACTTAAATATTTTGCAAAAAAAATGGTTGGGAAAGGAAAGGGTATTCTTCTTGTTGGTGTCCCAGGTGGTGGTAAATCACATTTTGCAAATACATTAGGTACTGAAACCAATAGAATTACAATTAATATGGATTTTAGCACCATGATGGGTAAGTTTGTAGGCGAAACAGAACGTAAAACAAGAGAAGCTTTAAAAACTGTTGATGCAATGAGTCCTTGTATTCTATTTATTGATGAGATAGAAAAAGGGCTTGCAGGAGTAAATGGTTATAATGGGGATAGTGGTACTTCTCAAAGACAAGGTGGTCAATTTCTTAAATGGTTATCAGACCACGAAAGTGATGTATATGTTATTGCTACAAGTAATGATATATCAAAGCTTCCACCAGAATATTTAAGAGCTGAAAGATGGGATGCCATATTCTTTGTTGATTTACCTAATCAAGAAGAAAGAAAAGGTATTTGTGAAATCTATAAAAATAAATATAAAATTGAAGATACGCAATTACCAAATATTGAAAATTGGACTGGTGCAGAAATAAAAACAATGTATCGTCTTGCTTCTTGCCTTAATACTTCATTATTTGAAGCAAGTGAATATGTAACGCCAATTTATAAGACAATGAAAGAAAAAATAGAAACTCTTAGAGATTGGGCAAAAAATAGAACTATTTATGCTTCAAATAAAATTGTTACAACTCAGCAGAATAATAGACGAAACATTACTTATATACAAAAAACTAATCATTAAATAATGAAAATATTTAAAAGTGAGGTTTAATAAAATGTTAGAAATGAAACAATATCAGTGTGAGTTTTGTAAAACAGTATATAAAGAAAGAGATAAAGCTGTTTCTTGTGAAAAGAATCATAAAACTCCTAAAACAGTTTTTGCTAAAAATTACTTATCACAAAAGAGTGAGAAAACAGGTTATCCTATTGAAATTGAAGTTCACATGGATAATGGAGATACTGTTATTTATACCTATTTGAAGAAAGAAAAGTAGAGGTGAGTTAATTATGTCACATTGCACAACTATTGACGTAAAAATGAAAGATATTGATGTACTTAAAAATGCTTGTAAAACTTTAGGTATTAATTGTTTAGAAAAATCTTATGTGGATTTTTTCGATGGCAAAAGAGTACATGGAACTAAAGTAATATTACCAAATTGGAGATATCCAGTTTGTGTAACAAACAATGGCGAAATCATTTATGATAATTACGAAGGTAATTGGGGTGATATAAAGGAACTTAACGCCCTTAAACAAAGATATGCTGTTGAAAAAACTAAACTTGTTGCCAAGAGGAATGGATATACATTCACAGAAAAGAAAGTCGGCAACGATATTAAGTTATTTGTAAATGTCTAAAGGAGTGAATATACAATGAAACTTAGTACAAAAATTTTATGTGGTTTTTTGGGTTGGCATAAACCTGATAATACACAAATTTATATGGACGAAGTAAATGTTCATTCAATTTGTAAATATTGTAGGAGAGAAATAATGTTAGATAGCCAAGGTAATTGGTTTGAAAGGATTGATATAGCATGAGCCAAATCGTCTTTACTTTTGATGAAGAAGGTAATACTAATATGGAAGTTAAAGAAGTAACAGGTATGTCTTGTAAAGACTTAACAAAACCATTTGAAAAAAATTTAGGTGTTGTTACAAGTTCAAAAGTTACACCAGAATTTTATAAGAATGATAATGTTACTACTGTAAAAATACATTAACAATATATTTAAAAGAGTAGCTAAAAACTACTCTTTTTTTAATAAAAATATTGACAAATCATAAGAAATATGGTATAATTTATGCAAATAAAACTTGTGAAAGGAATGGTAGCGTTGAAATTAAGAATGCAAGTAAGTAGTTTTTATCAAACACGTAGTATTATACAAAAAGCATTAGAAATACTTAGAAATAAATTTAAAAATATAAACATTGATGTAATATTTACCTTAGATGAAATATTACCTAAAATATTAAATCTTCAATCTGACGGAAGTGTTATTTACGGAGATATTATTTATTGCTTTTGGGTAAGCGTAGAAATAAACATTGATAAGATAAACAATAATTTTATTGAATCCTTTGTTGAACAAACAAAAAATTTTATTGAAAACGATAAAGACATAGACTTAATTACTTTAATGGAATATAAAGATGTATATGTAAAATATAAAGAAAACATTCCTAATGGAAATATTTCTGAGGAAAAAGATATTTTTAATGTAGAAAGTAATTCAGAACGTGTTTTAAAGGTTCTAAATAAAAAATCAAGAAAAATAGTTATCTTAAAAAAAGATGGTGAAGAAAATGATAATTGAAGTTGAATTTAAATATAAAAAAATAGATAGACGTTTTTATCTTTTAGTTGAACAAAAGATAAAAAGATTTGGTGTTGTAAATATAACCCAAATAAATCATAATATGAAAGATAAAACATTTATATTAAATATTATTTTAAAATACGAATGTAATGCAGAAGAACTTGTAACAATATTAAATGAAATCCCTAATGTTGAAGTAATAAATTATCAAATAATTGAAGATAATAAACAAACTCCTAATAAAAGAAGAAGAATTTTTTCTGTAAAAACACTACAAGAGTTGTAGAAAGGAATGATGAAATAAATTATGAGGACATTAACTATTGAATTTAACTATTGTTTAAAAATGGAAAATAGATATACTTTCTGTCTATTAGAAATAATAGACGAGTTTTCTTATATATTAAAAAAATTTGCAATTTCAAAACATACCATATCACATCAAGATTTTCTTAATAAAATGATTTCAGTAGAATTTATTTTAAATAATAACTCTGATTATACCGTTGATAATATATGTAGTGCACTTCAATATTATTCACAAAATAAATATATGGCAATAATTATTACAAATGTATCATTATCACCTAAAGAAAATGATGTTCTTACTAATGATGAAAACAATAAAGAAGAAATAGCAGATATATCAATTATAAAGAAAAATAAAAGAAGAAAAATTATTTCTATAAAAACATTAAAAGAATTATAGGAAGGATTAAATAGATTGTGAGAATATTAACTATTGAATTTAATTACGATTTAAGAATAGATAATAAATGTAATCTTGGTACATTAGGAATAATAGAAGAATTTTCTCGTATATTGAAAAAATTTAATGTTGTGCATTATAATATAGTAAATCAAGATTTAATTAATAGAATAACAACAATAGAATTTTTTCTAAATAATAATGCTGATTATACAGTTAATGATATATGTGATACGTTTCAATATTTTTCAGAAAATCAATATATGTTTATAGTAGTTACAAATGTAACACTAACACCTAGAGAAGATAAATTCTATATTACTGGTACTAATGAACACGGAATAATTAAAAATACAACAACCGAAAAAAGACATAGAAGAAGAAAAATTATTTCTATAAAAACGCTAGAAGAATTATAGAAAGGAAGAATTTTAATGAAAAAAGTAATTATTGAATTTTTTTATTGTTCTGAAACAAAACATAATGGTGGTAATTTCAGTATAAATGATATAATTGAATTAATTATTTCTCGCTTGCAGATATATGAAATCATAGATGCTAATACAACTTCTACTCTTGATGGGGTATTAACATTAGAACTGATTTTAAATAAATATCCTAATTATAAGCTCGATGATATATTTCAAAACATATATTATCTGGAAAATAAATTTAACGCAATAAATATTATAGATATACAAGTAAAACGTATAGATGATATTCAGGCGATGGAAATTCAAGAAAAAACAAAAAAAGAAAAAGCAGTTAAAAAAATAAACAATGATAAAACTGAAAGTAATATATTTATTAAAAAGAAAAAAAGAAGAAGAACTATTATTTCTATAAAAACATTAAAAGAATTGTAAAAAGGAGAAAGTTTATGGAATTAGTATTATCATTTAATGATAATGGTGAAGTACAAAGCATCTATAATGAAGAACTAGAACTTGAAGAATTAGGAACTAGTACAATCAAACGTGCAAGTCATGTAGAACCTTGTGAGGGCGGTTGGACTGCCGACCTATCACCAATAGGCGGACCTATTTTAGGACCATTCAAAAAGCGTTCAATAGCATTGCAAGAGGAACATAAATACATCAACAACATATTAAGTAAAGAAAGAGTTGTTATTTAGAAACTAAGCCTATGTAAAATAATACATAGGCTCATTATTTATGTTTATTTTTCCTCAAACAAATATTTATCTTCTGCTGCTTCTGATACTTCAATATCAACTATTTTTAAATCATCATAGCTTACATTTCTACCTTTATCTGACATACATAAATCTTTATATCTTAATTCAGATAGTATATCTTCATCAAACATAGAGTGACTTACAATTTTATTGTATTCTCTACGATTAAACTTTTGCATCATCAATATCAGTCCTTATTTTTTTAAATAATTTACCAAATAATCTATTAAAAATCATTTATCAACAATATCTTAGTGAATCGATATTAGCAGCTATAATATTATTTTTAGCCAGACGTTTCAATTTTGCGTGTACCGCAGGAGCTGAAATATTACCTAATTTTTCTCCAATTTCTTTTAATGTATAACCCTGCATAACTAATTTAATAGCTCTTATTTCATCAGGTTTCAATAATTTCATTATTGTATGTAATACAGATTTAAGTTCTATTTTATGAAAACTTTCAGAAGCAGCTAAATCTTCCAAAACATTTTCTAATGTTAATTCTTCACCTTTTTCAGTAACAATGTTATTAGATTGCATTGAAATACAACCTTTCATACATTTCCTTTTTTGAGCATTTAAACTCAAATTAATGACATTAACTTGATTTTTCGCACATTTAATAAAATAAGTTTTAAATGTTGCATTAGTTTTATTTTCAGTATTATAATTTAATACCGCATTATATAGGGCAAAGTTCAATTCCGATTGATAATTTATATTTACTTCGTCCTTGCCTTTAGACATATTTATAATAATAGGTTCATAAATTTTATAAATTTCATTGAAAGTATCTTCACTTCTTGTTTTTTGATATTCTTTAATTAAACCATTAATTTTTTCTTCTTCTGACTTATTTTCTTTACTATTAAAAATTTTCTTAAAAATATCAATTAATTTTACTTTTTTCTTTTTATTATTTACAATCTTTAATCCGCTAAAACCAATGCTAATCATTTTTATCCTTCCTTTACTTTAAACCTATGTTCAAAAAGTTGTCTACACCTTTAAAAGGATTTTCCTTTTTTTCTGTATCTTTATTTGCATTTTTAAAAAAATCATCCATCCAATCAGGTGCTTTATCCTTTACACCCTCATTATAATCTTTTGTTAATCCATAGTTTTTATCCATAAAACCACCTACTTTACTCAATGCTCATAATATCATCAACGATATCATCATTTTGATTTTCTTCATCATTATTTTCTAATTCATCTATACTCTGTTGTAAATCTTCTATTTGAGGAGTTTCCTCAGTTGTATTAGAATTATCCTCTTGTGTGTTGTTATCTACTGTTTCTGTTTCATTCATAGCATCACTAAGCATTTGCAATGATTCATCAACAGGAGATTCAAATGGTGTTTTATCGCCTTCTTCATTTTCAGATAATTCTAAAATTTCTTCATTATTTTCAGGCAGTTCTAAAATTTCAAAATCCATTGGATTTGTTTCTTCTGTCTTTTCATTTATGGCTGTATCTAACTTATCATCAATATATAAATTGATAATTCTATCTAATCTATATGAACGAATAGCAGAATTTTCTTTATAACAATACACTAATATATTATTGTCTTTAGAAACATACCAACCATAAGGTAATATATTTCTCCAACCACTATTTTCATAATTTATTTTTACGACAGAATTTTGTATCATAGCATCAGTTAATATAATGGTAATATCATTAGTCCTAACATCAACATCTTTCCAATCAGCTGTTTTGGTAAGATGTGCCACTCTAAATAACTTCTGCTTATTATATTGTAATCGTTTTTGCTTTTTAACTTTTTTAATCAATCTTTTCATACCAATTCCCCTATATTAGTTATAGTTTATTTACTAAAGATATAAAGAAAAGATATTATTTTATATTTTAGAAAACTCTATAAGTTATTATGTTTTTTTAAATACTTTATTATAGATAATTTTTTAACAAATTTAAAATGTTTTAATTAATATGAATTTTACCATTCATGGGACAAAAAAATACTCTTAATTCATTTTTATTAAAAATTAAAACATATATAGTAATTTACTTAGATATAACTTCCCGTCCCATGGCTTGGGAATAAAATAAGTTAATACTTCAATGTAATTCTTTATAAAAATGATTTTAAAAGTATTTTTTCTTAACATAAGAATACATAAAAATTCATATAATATTTTTATAATTATAGAGTTTAATGTATATTTTTGTTCAGAACTAAAATTAGTATAGCACACACGAATTCTGTTGTCAAGTACTATTTTTACAAAAATATACAAAAAAAATAATATTTTCTAAAAATTATTGTAAATATTTAAATATTTTTTTTAAATTCACTAATAACTCTATTAGAAATATTGTAAACATTATTGCCATATATAACAGCTCCTGCTGCTCCTATATGACCACCACCGTTAAATACATTCATAACTTTTGCAACGTCTTTTGTATCTGACCTTGCTTTTATTTTTACATTATTGTTATCTTCAAGAAAAAGTAAATATGTATCAACACCATTAATATTTCTAATATAATCTATTAAATTGCTTGCTTCTTCATAAGTAGAACCTGCCTTTTTTATATCTTCTTTATGAACTATAAGATATAATAATTTATAATTATAATCAACATAAATTGATTGAAAACATATTCCCATAAGTTTTAATAATGAGAAATCTCTATTTTTATAAATTTGATTTACTGTTGTAATATCAGCATTATATTCTAACAACTTACTTGAAATATAGTGGGATTCAAAATTAGTACTATTATTTTGATAATTACCAGTATCACTTCTAATAGTTAAATATAAACAAGTAGCAATAAATGAATCTAATAAATTTTTATCTGTTTTATTTTCAAGTATTTTTATAATTTCATATAAAATCATACCTGTTGAGCTTACGTCATCAATATATATTATGTCAAAAATATTTTTAATAACGTAATTGGATATATGATGGTCTATTACAATCTTTCTATCTGCACAATTTAATGCTTCTTCGTAAATTCTATCTATATCTGAACAATCTAAAACAATTAAAACATCATAATATTTTTTTGGAACTATTACTTTATTAACTCTTTTCTTACCTACAATACTTGCATAATGATTTGGTACTTTATTTTGCAAAACAACAAACACATCTTTATTTAATTTCTTAAATACTTCTTCTAGTGCTATTAACGAACCTAACGCATCTCCATCAGGACTGTTATGTGCCATTAATAAAAAACTATTGTTATCCAAGATAATATTTATTATTTCTTCCATATCCTTGGTTTTTTGAAAATTACCCTCGCTACACATACATCCTTTACTTTCTCCTTCTAAATTTATTTACTAAATAAATAAATTTTTAAACAATTAAAATAATTAAAAAATATGGATAATAAATATATCCGTATTTTAACAATAAAAAACAATTAGTTTTTAATGTAAATATAATGAAAAATAATATCTGCTTTTCTATGATTTTTAAATATTTGTTTTAATAAAGTACGATAAGGATGATTTGTTATATCAATTAATATAAATAAATACTCCATTACATCTAAAAATTCAACTAATTCTTTTGAAAATTGAGTATATGCCAATTCATATTGAATTTGTTTCATTTGATGAACATTAAATTTATCTACAATAATAAGATTAAGTGCCATATTATACTCTATGACATCATTTAGAATAGAAATATTACTTGTTAAATTCTTTCTTAAATAAGTACAATCTGGTATTTCTTGTTTGATTGTTTCATATTTTCTTAATGTATGTTTTATGCTTTCTCTTACTGTTTCATATTCTTCTGTTCTTTTTTTATTATATTGAACAGCTTTATACATAAAAGCACATACTATAATTACAATTATAAAAAACCCCAAAATATATACTCCCACAACCACTCCCCCATTAATAAGAACTAATTTAATAAAAATTTTATTCTTATTATTTAGTTATTCTTTTTAATAATATAGCCGTCAATAAAATTTATACGTCAATTCTATCAATAAAAAAGCAAAAAGAAGATAAAATACCTTCTTTTTGCTAAGAGATTTAAATATAATTATTTATAAATTACTCTTTATCATACAAAGCTTGTCTAATATCAATAAGTAGATTTAAAATATGTTTCATCCACTCTAAAATTACAACAATAAGCAAAATAACTAATGCTGCTATTGCAAAGCAAAGAACCTGACCATTTATATCTAAATTTAGGAATTTTGTTCCCCAAAAAGCAATAATACAGAAAATACCTGCAAGAATTTCAAAAAAATCAAGTTTCCTTGCAAATCTTCTCATTTGAGAGATTCTATTCTTCTTAACTCTTTTATCCTTTTTGATTTTCTTATTTTGTGCTGGTGGTACTTTAATAGGTGGTTGCATAAAAAACACTCCTTCTTCTTAATTAAGCTTCTTCTTTAATATCATTAACTAAATTTTCTCTCACAAAATCTTCTGTAATGGTAATTGTATAAACTTCTTCTGATGGGGATGTAAACATTACATCTTCCATAATTTCTTCCATAATACTTCTAAGACCTCTTGCACCTAAATCACGCTTAATTGCAATGTTAGCAATAAGTTTAAGTGCTTCGTCTGTAAAGCTAAGTTCAATATCATCAAGTGCAAATAACTTCTGATATTGAGATACAAGTGAATCTTTAGGTTCTGTCAATATTCTAACAAGTGCATCTTCTGTCAACTTATCAAGAGTACTAACAATAGGAAGTCTACCAACAAACTCAGGAATCAATCCATATTGAATTAAATCTTCTGGTTGTAAATACTTCAAATATTCTTCATCATTGGTTATAATACTCTCCTTATTAAAGCCAATAGTTTTCTTACCCAATCTCTGTTTAATAATCTTTTCAATACCTTGGAAAGCACCGCCACAAATAAATAGGATATTACTTGTATCAATCTTTATAAATTCCTGATTAGGATGTTTTCTGCCACCCTGAGGTGGAACATTCGCAACTGTACCTTCTATGATTTTAAGTAAAGCGTTCTGAACGCCCTCTCCACTTACATCTCTTGTGATAGATACATTCTGCGTTTTCCTAGCAAGTTTATCTATTTCATCAACAAAGATAATTCCTCTTTCTGCAAGCTGTACGTTACCATCTGCTGCTTGAATGAGTTTTAATAATATATTTTCTACGTCCTCACCTACATCAATTTTTGTTATCTTAAAGGCTTTTTATCCCTTAATTCTGGAACATTACATTCTTCAATACTAATAGAGAACGCTTGTGTATTAGTATCTATCGTATGTCAATTCATACTCAGTTCAGCATAGCTTTTCACCCTCGTTTTTACGTTAGGTCAAATAGTGAAGCTACTTCTATTTGAGAATACCCTTTATGTATTCGTGGTGCGACCTCGTGGAATATTATATTCATCATTCATAATTTATAAATGATGGTTCAATTCTATGCGTTGTACGTGTATAACCTTTTAAAATTATACTTCCGTTCTGATTGAAATAACCAAATTTTCCCAGATTCTTGTCACACTTTGCCTATTATATTTCTATAATAGCGAGCTAATTCTTGCTTTATGTATATTTTTTATACATAGGTTAGTTTTTTTAAGCAAGAACAGTCAACCCTGCTTCTGTTAATGAAGTTGCATCAGCAATTGCAAAAGGTAAATCTAACATTTTTGCTATTGTTCTAGCAATTAATGTCTTGCCACTGCCCGTTGGACCAAGAAGTAATACATTACTCTTTTGAATCTCATCGCCCATTATACTACTTGTAATTCTCTTGTAGTGATTGTATGTAGCAACAGATATTGTTTTCTTAGCTTTATCCTGACCAACAATATAATCGTCAAGAAAAGCCTTTATTTCAATAGGCTTTGGAAGTGCTTTTGCAATTTTAATAGCTTCCTTAGCTTTATTGTCACCATTTTCTTCAATCATTTGAGTTTCATTTATTAAAAGCTGATGTGCTTCGTTTAAACAACCAGAACAAATACATACATTTTCATCAAGAGGACTTTGAATTAAAAATCCATCTGTAAGCTGTTCGTCTGTCTTACCACAAAATACACATTTTGATAAATCTTCTGTATCTTTTGTTTTCTTCGCCATCGTCACATACCCCCTTATTACTTAGGTTCAATAATTTCATCAATCAAACCATACTCTTTAGCTTCTTCTGCTGTCATAAAGTTATCTCTTTCACAATCTTTATGAATTTTATTAAGTGTTTGACCTGTAAAACTAGATAAATGTTTTTCTAATCTATCTCTACACTTCTTTATATTTTCAGCTCTAATCATGATATCAGTTGCTTGACCTTGTGCACCGCCCAATGGTTGATGTATCATAATTTCAGCATTAGATAAAGCATATCTCTTTCCCTTTGTACCACCTGCAAGTAAAAATGCACCCATACTTGCAGCCATACCCATACAAATAGTGGAAACATCACAACTTAATGTTTTCATTGTATCAAATATAGCCAATCCAGCAGTTACTGAACCACCTGGTGACATAATATATATATTTATATCTTTTTTCGGGTCTTCTGATTGTAAGAATAATAATTGAGCAACTACAACAGAAGCCAAATTATCTGTAATTTCTTCTGTAATCAATATTATTCTATCTTTTAAAAGTCTACTGTAAATGTCATAAGACCTCTCACCAGCACCTTCTTTTTCAACTACAATAGGTACTAACATTATTAGTTCCTCCTTTGTTTTTTTGTTTTGCTTAATTATACCATATTTTTTATAAATAATCAACTTTTTTTTACAAAAAATACGGTATTTTTTCTAAATTCTATAAAAAATTTATTTTTATATCTTTTTATATACAAAAAAGAGAGTTTTATTAAACTCTCCTTAATTTATATCTTTGGACAATTCTTCTTTAGATAATCTTTCTTCGATTATTTCACAATACTCTTTATTTATTTCACATAATATATAATTTCTATTTAATTCAGAAGCACCTACTCCTGTTGTACCACTACCTGCAAAGAAATCTAATACTATATCATCTTCATTACTATGTTTCTTTATTAAATCTTTTATTAAAGATAATGGCTTTTGAGTAGGATGTTTAGTTCTTTCCTTACCGTGTACTATTGGAAAATAATATGTATCTGCTACTTCTGAATTTTCAGATAAATAATATTCTGCATTATCATAATAAGAATTAAAAGTTGGTTTTGACTTCTTTACGAAAGTAACAAAAAACTCTTTCGCATTAGATAAATAATTAATTTTAGCATTTACAGGTACAGGATTAGTTTTATTAAATATACCTAACCTTGGTTGCTTAAATTTTATTTGTTCAGCAGTTTCTTTTACTTCTTGCATTTTCCAAAAATCATAAAACATTATTAAAGTGCCATTATCTTTTAATATTCTATAACTTTCAGATAATATATTTTGAAGATTTAATTCTCCTTTATCCCAATCACCAAAATCTATTTTATGTTTTCCATATTTATTTTTCATTTCATCATTTTTAGCACCTTGGGTAAAATGACTATCACGACTAATTAAATATGGTGGGTCTATAAGAATTAAATCTATTGAATTTTTATCTATTGTTTTTAATAACTCTAAACAATCCATATTATAAACTTTATTTATTTCCATTATTTTTCCTCACGTTAAACTTTTATGTATGAATATATTTTCAGTTACACTAAATTTGTTATTAACATTAATACTTCTATTTACATCTTTTTCCCATATAGAAACAAAATCATCAGGTGCTTCTTGTTCGCTAACTAAAACAATATGGTCTTTACTCCATTCTCTTATCTTATTCCAAAAAGCATCATAATCAAAATTCTTATCTATGTAAAACTTTTTAGTATTTTTATACGGTGGGTCACAATATACTAAACAATCATCAGGAAGAATTATATCTTTATAATCTTTATTTATAAATTTAATATCTTTCAAATCAGGAGCTTGATTAAGTAAATTATCTTTACTTTCTCTATAATAATCTCTATACCTTTGACCTTTTTTAGTCTTTTCATAACCTGACTTTGCATATCCACCATCATAAAAACGACCATTATAAGAAGCAAGAAAACCAATATTGCCAATTTGCCAATCAGTAAATGTAGAATTGTCATTATTATAAAAAGCTGTTCTTGCTTTATCATATAAATCTTTATCTACTGATGAATATAATTCTCCACCGTCTTTTACATAATTTAATAGTGCAATTAAATATTTGTTTAAATCATAACCAATTTTATTTTTACAATTTATTTTATCTATTACATTTGCACCGCCACAAAAAGGCTCAATATATGTATCAAAATTACCTTTATCAATATATTCCTGAATAATTGGTATTATTTGTTTTGCTATTCTACTTTTACTACCAAAATATTTCATAAAACAAGCTCCTCAATTCTTTTTTTAGCTATATTAAAATATTCATCATTTTTCTCAATGCCTATAAACTTTCTATTAGTATTTAAACAGGCAACTCCTGTGCTACCTGAACCCATACAACTATCTAATACAATTGCATTTTCATTAGAGAAAGTTTTTATTAAATCTTCTAATAACTTAATTGGTTTCTGAGTAGGATGTAAATTAGAAGTTAGACAATCTCTTTGATATTTCCAAACTTGTGTAGGATATCTCCACCCTGTATCTTTATATTCAAATACTTTCTTTTCATTATCATCAGTTAATTTTCCTAATTTACCATTCTTTACTTTATTGCTTCTCGGTTTACCATCATATTTAATCATTTGAGGATTGTAAATACATTGTTTTTTATAAAAGATAGAAATAGTTTCAACAGTTTTTCCTACTCTTTTTTTAACTTGATTTATATTAGTTAATCTTTCTTTTTCCCAATAAATATCATACTTGTAATTTTCTAAATTACTTGTTCTTAATAAAGAGCTAAAAGGTTCTTGCCCAAATAAAACAATAGGTGTATTATCTTCTGTTAATTTATTATATCTATCCCATAAATCTTCAAAAGGAATTAAAATATCCCATTTACATTTTGTTGTTTCATAAGGTAAATCTGTTAAGATTAAATCAACTTTTATATTATTATTTATTAAATTATTCATTACCTCTAAACAATCACCGTGAAATAATTCATAATTACAATTTTCAAACATCTTTTAATCTGTCCTTTGCAATATCAAAATATTTTTTCTCTTTCTCTATCCCTATGAAATTCCTATTTATATTTAAACAAGCAACACCCGTACTACCACTACCCATACAATTATCTAATACAGTCATATTCTCTTTAGTAAATGTTTTAATTAGATATTCTAATAAATCAATAGGTTTTTGAGTTGGATGAACTCTATGCTCTACTGCGTTAAATTTTAAAACAGAAATAGGGTGTTTTTCTTCATAGGTTTTGAAATTATCTTCTGTTTTGTAATTATGTAATAAGTCTGCTTTACCATTATTATAAATTTTAGCATTAGCTTTTCTTACTTTTTCTCTTTTTTCCATTATTGGAAAATAATTTATTTTAGCACCATTTTTAGTATAACAAGCCTTTGCTTTGCTAAAAATCATTATGTTTTCGTGAACTCTACCACATTGATAATTCATCAATTGAAAATTACTTGGTTTTTGTTTTTGCCATACATAATCATATCTATATAAATTTAAATTACTCATTCTACACATACTTGAAAATGGTTCTTGTCCGAATAAACAAATTACACCTGTATTCGTTATTATCCTTTCATACTGTTCCCATAACTTATCAAATGGGATAATTACATCCCATTTACAAGCTGTTGTTCCATAAGGCAAATCACAAAGAATCATATCTATACTTTCATCAGAAATATCTTTCATTTTTTCTAAACAATCATCATTGTAAATTTCATAATTACTCAATGTTTTTCTCCTTTAAAAAAATCATCAATTCTTTTTTTAGTTATATTAAAATATTCTATATCTTTTTCAATTCCTATGAATTTTCTATTAGTATTTAAACAAGCTATTCCTGTAGTTCCACTCCCCATACAGCTATCCAAGACTATATCATTTTCATTAGAATATGTTTTAATTAAATATTCACATAAAGCAACAGGCTTTTGTGTAGGGTGTAAACAACAAGTTTGTTTATCAGAAGCAAATATTATTACAGAACGAGGATATCTATCTGTATTACCACCTTCATAAACAGAATCTTCTTTCACCTTTCCATATACTTGTGTTTTATTACAAACTGTTGCTTTTCTTACAGCTCCGTGTGCAGGATTACACCCTTGGATTTTTTGAGGATTGTATGTAGGCAATTTTTTATAAAATACTAATATATTTTCGTGGGCTTTCATAGGCATTTTCTTAGCATTTAAATGTCCTGTTGCTTGTGTCTTTTCCCATATCCATTCATATCTCAACATTTTTAAGTTAGAACAACCCAATATCTTATCAAATGGTGTTTGTGCAAATAAAAGAATAGCCCCATTATCTTTAATAATTCTATTATATTGTTCCCATAATAAATCTAATGGTATAATTGAATCCCACTTACAATTAGTAGTACCGTATGGCAAATCAGTTAATATCAAATCAATAGATTTATCATCAATATTTTTCATTCGTTCTAAACAATCATCATTATACAATTCATACTCATTCATCATTTTTCCCTTAGAAAGTTATTCACATTATCAACATAGTTATCAACATTGTATGTTAATAGGTGTTAATAAGTCTATTTTTATCAACATAAGAAATTATTTTATTTTTCAAACTATGTTAATGAATGTTGATAATGTTTATAACTAGCATATTTATCAACACGTTATTAACATACTTATTCGAGTACATAGTACTCATTTGAGGCACTTATCAACATTTTGGGGTATCCCCTACTACTACTATATATTAATCATTAATAATCATGTATATATATATTAAATTATACTATAGTGATTCATATTAGTATATCTATATATATTAAATTAATATATAAAATAATTAATATATACATGTATGATTATTCTTTAATATATTAATAATTAATTATATATTAAAGGTTATATATATACTAATCTATAATAATATATATAAATAATTATTAATAATTAAATATAAAAAATTAAAACACAAAGATTTATAAAATAAAAATTATAGAATGACGGACAGATATAGTATAAAATCAATAGCTCTTATTAATTTTCAAAATGTATAGCTGTATTTTACACATAAATGCCCTTATTTTTGATTTTAACATACGTAAACAATAAATTCTACAAGCGTATACATATATCGTCTAAAAACGCCATTTAAACGCAAAATAAGATAGATAGTATATGTATTATAACCCTAATAATCTTGATATTATAATAATTAAAAAGAGAGTAGTTTTATCTACCCTCTTTTTTTTATTAACTAAAAATTTTATATTTAATATTATTTGCAATACAATATTCAATTTCTTTAGTGCAACCTGTACTATTTGTATAATCACCAAACACCCACATTTGTTCACAGCAATCTAACAAATCAAGACAGAAGTCTAAACCTCTATCATAAGAAACGGTTGTATACATAAATCCGAAACAATGAACAGGAGAAACAAATGTATATTCATCATATTTCTTTGCCAAACTATTGATGATTTTTTCTATATCCTCAATATTTTCTTTTTTATCTTGATAAGGGTGACTTATATAAATTAAATTCTTTTTACAATTTCTAACCTTAAATTTATTTGTTAAACTAAATAATTGACTTCTTTGCTTACCTGTTAAATTTAAATCGTCATCAGCAGCAATAGCATTAACAATAAAATTATAAATCCATAATTTTAATTTTTTCATCATTCATTTCCTTTCTTTTTATAAATTTATGTAAGTAATCCACAGTATAATAATTTGTAATAAATGAATTAACTGGTCTTGAATAAGATTTATTTTATATAAATTGGCTTTTGCATTATCAGTAAGGCAATGTATAATTATCGTTAATATAAACATAAACGAAAAATCAGAAACATCTACTGAAATATTAAATAAATACATATAAATTAAAATTGGTATATGTATCATAACAGTCCATGAAAACGAATGTACAAGTAATATTACAACATAATCATATTTATACGTTTCATTAGAATTGTTTTTTATCCACCAAGTCTTTTGTTTGGCAGAAGCTAACCACCCTTGTAAATGAAAATCTTCTATTACGTGAAAAAATAAAATACTTATTAAAAAAATAATTTCTCTCATATATTAAACCTCTTATTTATATCTTGCTATTTCTATGTTTCCAATATATTCAATAGAAATATGCAATCTTACAAAATCTTCTCTACATTCTTGATTTTTACTTAATTCGTAAAGTTCATAAGCATCTTTAAAATTATCAAATCTTCTTTCATCATAACAAGCTCCGTTATAATCGTCAGAATGAAAAGTAATAATATAACTATCCACTTTAAAATCTTTACTTAGTAAAATATTTTTATCTACATTAAACAATGCTTTAGTAAAATAACATATTATATAATATAATCTTTTTATATCTTTTTTTATCCAAGTTATATATTCTTTAGTTGTTAGTTTGTATTTCATTATTTATATTCCTCTCAAAATTTATTTTTAGAATTTATTTAACCATTCCTCAACAGGCTTTTTGATTACATTACCACTAATATTACCTTTAGTCCTACCTTTCGAAAGTAAATAAGTATTTTTGGCATTATCTAACTCAACACCTTCTGATATATAAATAGCAAAATCATTTATGTTTTTTAACTTATCAATCAATTCATAAATATCAAAACTATCTTTATATTTTGTCGTGTTTGAGTACGGTGGGTCAATGTAAATAATCGCATTGTTATCTAAATTAGAAAAAATATTTAATATATTAAAAATATCATCATTGTATGCAACAATCTTACCACTTAAATTATTTACAATATTTTCTACCCTTTCAAATAATGTATCAACCATTGGCATCATAGGGTTGACAGGACTTTTCCTATTACTATTTTTAGTAGGTTGCCAATAATTTCTAAATGTGTTATTCTTCCATTTATCGTCCTTTATATAAATTTGTTTGCTACCAAAGCTACCTGCTTGCAATAATAAATATTGATATACTAATTTTTCTTTATCGATAGGTAAATTACTTAATTGTTTTAAGTAAAGTTGTATGTATTCTTTATCAGGTAATTTATCTATTTCTTCTTTAAAAATATTTAAATCAAATTTATTTTTAGAAACATATTCATAGAAAAGTCCAAAAATATTTATATCAATCATTGTAATGTTATTAGGATTAAAGTTATTATTTATTAATTCTAAACTAACAGCTCCGCTACCACAACAAATATCAAAAAACTTTGTATTTTTATCAATATTATTTTCTTTATATATAATATCTACAATTTGTTTTGCAAGTCTTTGTTTACCGCCTTGATAAGAACAAGGTGGAATTAAATTATTCATTAAATCACACTCATTTCTTAAAATTTATTTTTCTAATAAAAAATACTTGACAAACAGAAAATAATATGTTATTATAATATTGTAAGTTTTTAAGAGCTATTTTTTATAAGCACCTTTAGTTGGTGACTTCGGGCGATTTACCGTCCGAAAGGTGAGGGTAGTTCACTTCACATATCGTTCAATACTTGCGATAGAACTTTAAGACTTGCACCGCTTTGACCTAAGAAGCCCACCACTCACCAAATTCAATATTATAGTATAAATACTTTTTATTTTTTAGTTTTTTAAATTCTGTCGATGTATAATAATGTAAAATTACTAAGAGATAGACAGAAAGTTTGAAAACACTTTATTTACTTATGTTTTTGTGAGAATAAAGTAAATGATGAATAAAAAATAATGTTTGAAAATAACTTTTCAATGGAGGTAGACAGATTTGATACTTGAAATATCAATAAAATATACTACTGTATACTAAACGGGTATTGATACTAACATATTGGAAAGTAAATATTCTTATTACAAATCGATTTATGATATTCAAAAATAGTATTGATACTAACATATTGGAAAGTAAATACTTTAAAAGAATACATAACTTGGATAAAAGAAGGTATTGATGTTAATATATTTGAAAGTAAATGGTTACAACTTGTGATTGTAGGCATACAGTACTTTTGTATCAATATTACTGTATTAAAAAATAACAACAATTGTTAAGCATTAACATTTAAAAACTTACATATAAAAAGAGGCATTTAAGCCTCTTATTTTATTTCAGGTATATTATTTTTTAAAACATCTATAATATGAAACTGCTGTATCTTTCTCGCAGCAATACAATTTAAATAACTTTTCCAATCAAAATTACTTAAAGTATTTATTATTTCTTTTTTTAATTTATCATTATTTATTTTTATTTTATACTCCGCAGAATAATGTTCGTTATCTTTTAGTATCTTACCTGCACAACCATTTCCCCAATAACACATTCTTATATCGAAATCTAAATCTTCATAACCTTTTTTATCTTGTCTATAAATAGTTATATCTTTTAATTTACTACTTTTCTTTTTATTTAAACCATTTTCAGGTCTTTTGTAAACATTAAAGCAACAATGTAAATCAATATTTGAATATGTTCTTATTCCCAAATCCTCACTATAAATCAAATCAAATTCATATAAAGAATTAGTATTGTTTAATTGTGAAATAGGTAATATAAAGGCTATATAATCTGCAAGCTCTATTGATTTCTTATAGAATTTTTGAGCTAAAGACATATTTCTACCATACGGAGGATTGCCTATTATCATTCTACCTTTCTTGTAAGAAAAATTTAAAATTAAAAAATCTTGTTCAATAACTCTTTCGTGTTCAGGAAGAATATCTATTGCTAAATAATCTTTATTAAAATATTTAATAAACGCTCCTGCACCTGCTGACGGTTCTATATAACTAATTATATTATCAACACCTATTATTTCATTTGCTTTTTCTACACAGTATTTTGCTAAATCATCAGGTGTATAATATTTATCGTTCTCTATCTTAGCCATATATTACCTCTACTTTTTCCTTTCTACTGTTACAATCGTATCATTATGCCAACCGCCATGTGGTACTAACAAAATTTCTTCTATTTCAAAACCATATTTTTTACCAATGCCGCCAGAGTTCCAACAACAAGTTATCACTATACCATTTTGTTTTACTATTCTTCCTATTTGCTCTTTTTGAAGTGACCAGTAAGAAGCTTGTGTTGTTTGCATATTTACTGTTTGTCCTAATTTTTTATAACATTCAGAAACCTGCCGTGGAGAATAAGGTGTGTCATATAATACTGTATCAATAGAATTATCTTCAAATATCTTTAAAAAATCAGTAGCATCTAAATGATAATCAGTATCGTGAGATATATCTAAATCATTAGTAATAGTTGCAATTTTACTATCATTAGCGAAAGGGTCTATAATTTTACCAAATGCGTATTTATCTATAATCTCTTTAATAGGCTTTATTGAAAAAGTTTTGCTGTTAGGCATTGACCAAACTCTATTTATAATCATTTTTATGTATACCACCTTTCTTTTTTATATTTTTTATATCTTAAAAATTTTATTCTTTCTCATTTTCTTCATTTTTCTTCTTTACAAACTCTTTATATTTTCTTGTATAATCATAAGCGTCTTTAAAGATATTATTTACAGCTTTATATAGTTTAGGTTCATATTTTTGAATTATTTCTAATTCAGCTTCAAAATCTTTTGCATAACTACAACCACAACAACCTGTTCTTCGTAATCCATATTTCAAATAACAATCACTAAGTGTAATTTCAAAAAAATCATTGTATTCTTCTTTATCTTTATTGGTATACCAAAATACAGGTCGGTAGTTATCACAACCATCAGGATTTTCATCAAAACAATTTTTATATGCAACAGCTCTCGCTCCACCTTCTGCTTTTCTTACACCTATAATACTTAAATCATAATTTAAATCCTTTATTAATTTATGAATTACATTTTTCTTAGCGTGAGTACAACAAAGATTTGATATTTGAAATGTTGGTGGATTTTCTATTAAAAATTCTTTTAAATATTTATTCCAAGAAATGTTGAATGATTTATATTGTTTCATATTGCACCACCACATTAGTGCCATTTTACAATTTGGATATTCTTCATATAATTCATCAAATGATTTATCTTCCCATTTAAATCCGTGTTTTTGCAATCTCTGCATATATTCACTAACTTGTTTGCTTATAAATGGTTGTCCGTATTTTTTACAAGCAAGTGGAATAGATTTTTTAGGTTTATGAATTTTTATTTCTATATTATATTTATCTTCTAAATATTTAAAATGGTCTTTTGTCGCTTGATATTCTAGCCCAGTATCAAACCACACATAAGTTATTTTATTATCTATATCACATCTATAACAAATATCTAAAACAATATCGCTGTCACTACCACCTGATATAGAACAAACAATATTTTTATAATTAGGATTGTTTATAATTGAATATGCTCTTATATAATTATCTAAAATGGTTTGATTCTTAGGACAATTATTTAAAATATCATCAATTGTTTTATATTTTTCTATCATAACAAATAACACCTTCCTTCTTATGAAAAAATATATATAAAATGTTGCTTATATAATAAAAAGGCTCACAAAATCTTAATTCGTGAGTCTAAAAAATATTAATAACATCGTTTATAATATTTGTTTTCAAAATATTCCTTTCCACTTTGCGTTAATGGAGTTATACCACTTACCCTAATTAATACTTCATAATTTTCTAAAAACTTTTCTTCTCTAGGAAATAATGGTTCAAAGTAAGAATAATTTTCACTTTCTTTCCAATAAAAAAATGTTCTATATTCTTGATACTCCATTGATTTTACAACATCATAACTATGAAGTCCACAAAATTCAGCACACTTTTTTAAAGAATCGAAAATCATATATTCTTTCTTTTTTCCATTTATATACAAAAGCAACTTACATGGTATGGAAACGCTATTGTTGAACTTTGATTTTTTCTTATAAAAATATCCATTAGGATTGTTGTAATCTTTCTTTGTGTTATTATTACTTTTATTCTTTTTAGAAATATTTTTATAAAAAGTTTTATTTAAAATAAAGTCAGGAACATATCCTTTTTCCTTATACTTTGTAAACGTATAATCCTGTTGAGTTGTTGGTTCTTGTATAACTTCTTTTATTTGATTTTCTTTTAATTTCAAACAAGTATTTTCTCTTTTTAATTCCTCTAATTCTTTCATCAATTTCATATTTAAATCAAATGTATTTTTTAATGTATTATTCTCTTTTGTTAATTGTTCTAATTTCTTTTGCAAAATTATATTTGTTTGTTTTAAAGTTATTATTTCTTCTTGTTTCTTAAAATCATATAACTGCCAGTCATCTCTAATTGGGATAAAACTACTAATTCCCCAATTTGCTTTTTTAATATTGAAATATTCATAAGTTTTATATAAAGAAATATAATGAGCTTCCATATATTCAGCATCTGTTCTTGTTTTTATTCCTTCTTCAAGATACTCTATTTTCCATTTTTTACCAACGCACCATTTTTCATTGTTATGTTCTTTTATTCTTTGATATAAGCTTCTATTTTCAGACCATACAATCCCCACGTATTTGATTATATTATCTTCTAAGTCTGTATAGCGATATACATATCCCAAAACTACCCATCTCCTATGTTTTTCTTATAACATAATAAAAAAGAGAAAAGCGGTTAAACTTTTCTCTTAGATAATTATTTTATATATAAAACATCATAATCTATATTTTCACCCTTGGTTGCTTTAGTGTTTTCTTTTATACTATTTAATTTTATTTCTTGTAATATCCCCTTATTATTTATGATTGAAAAATCTTTATCAGTAATAAATATTTTATATATCTCGCCAGGACTTTTTGTAGTAAAGTTTATAGATTTAACGCCTTTTGCTATCCTACCTTTAACTAAAAACTCTTTTAAAGGTATTTTCTTAATCATATAATTATTTTCATTTATAGCATAAATAATTAATTGATTATTCTCATCATTACTTTTATCAGAAATAATAAAATCAACTATATTACTATCTTGTAATGACATACTACTTAATCCTTTACCGCCTGCTGATGTTTCTTTAAATGAATTAACAAAGAATCTATGTATTAAACCATCTTGTGAAGCAACAGTAATAACATTATTTTCATTATTATCTATTAAATCAACCTTTATTACATTATCTTCTTCGTCAATTTCCATAAGAGGAGCTGACTTCTTCTTATATTTAATCTTTTCAACAAAGCATTTTTTAATTAAGCCTTTCTTCGTCATAACAAAGATAATTTTTTTCATATTATTCTCTGTTAAAGGAATAATGGTTTTAATTGTCTGCTTATCTATTAATGAACTTATATTACCTAATAAATCGTTAAATTCTAAACAAATATATTTACAATTATTTAAAATCAATAATACTTTATCATTAGTATTTATTTTAACAGACTGTAAGAATATTTCAGATTTCTCCTTATAACCTTTTAATATCATTTCTTCATAAGTATCTACTTCATAATGTTTGATATTATTCTTATTAGTTAAGACTAACATTACATCTTTTTCAACACTCTGAACTATTTGAGTAGCAACATCATGGACTATTTCTGTTTTTCTGTTATCACCAAGGCGTTTCTTTAAATCTTTTAAATCATTTATTAAAACATTATTTAAAGAATTATCATTTGAAATAATATCTGTATAAGTAGCAATTTTATCTTTATACTCTTGAATAGTCGTATCAATATCTTTAGAAGCTAACTTAGTAATATTTCTTAATTTCATATCAAGAATTACTTCTGCCTGCTCATCCGTTAAATCAAATTCATCTTTTAATTTAACTTTAGCGACCTTATCATCATCAGATTTTCTAATAATATCAATTGCTTTATCAATATTAGTTAAAATCTTTTTATAACCCTCTTGAATATGAAGTTTCTTGTTTACTTTAGCTAACATATTAGTATATTTACTAATATATACTTCTTTGTGAAATTCAATGTACTTTTCAATTATTTCTTTTAAAGATAAAACCTTTGGTATTTTATCATCAATACATCTTAAAATATATGAATTAGATTTCTTTAAGTCTGTTCTTTTAAATAATTCAGATAAAACAATATCTACTATTGCTGTTTTATGTAATTCAACTACAATTCTAATACCTGCTTCGCCATTTGATTCATCTCTTATATCAACAACTCTCGGTACTTGTTTTTTATCTATACAGACTTCATATATTTTTTCAACAAGTTTAGGCTTATTAACAGTAGGTGGTATTTCGTGAAAAATTATTTGTGGATTCTTGTTTTCAGAATTTTCTTCAATAGTATACTTAGATAAGAATGTTAAACTTGCCTTACCTTCTGTATATAATTTTTCAATATTACCATCATCTACTAAAAGACTACCTAAAGGAAAATCAGGTGCTTTTATATATTTCATTATATCTTTTAATGTAGCATCAGGGTTCTGTATAACCTTTATAATACCGTCTATAACCTCTGAAAGGTTGTGTGACGGGAAATTGGTTGTATAGCCAACTGCAATGCCGTATGAGCCGTTTACAAGCAAATTAGGTAATAAACCAGGTAATACCTCTGGTTCTTCTGTTGTTTCGCTAAAATTGGGGTGAAATGGAACACATTTTTCTTCAAGACCACTTAATAATTCCATTGCATTTTTATGTAATCTGCCTTCTGTATATCTATAAGCAGCATATTGGTCTCCATCAAAATTTCCTGAGTTCTATCTGTTTTTATCATATAGCTTTTTATCTATATCTCTGGAGATTTCTCTCATTTTCATCAATATGTCAATTCATATTCAGTATAGCATAACTTTTTAACACGAATAAGCTCTGTTATTGTACTGTCCGTTAGTGCGACCTCTTGGAGAAATTATATTCTTAAACTCGCATTTAAGGTTCATTCTCTATGCGTTGCCTTTGACCATACTTTTAAATATAGCCTTCAAAATTTCTGATTAGGATGACTAAACCCTCCCAGCTTCATTTCGCACTCATAGTTCTAACCTACCTGACAGCTTCAGTTAGAACGGCATAATTTTTAACTAAGTCAAATTTTTCAAGATATAATTACATCTTTTATTAAAAATCATTGTCTACCATGAAAATCTATTAATGGATATTTTGTATTCCAAGGTTGAGCTAAATTTACTAAAGCTCCATAAGTACTCGTATCACCGTGAGGACTGTACTTACCTATTACTTCACCTACGATTTCAGCATTTTTTGTAAACTTTGAATTAGGAAATATCTTCTTTACATAAGTTGCATACAAGACTTTTCTTTGTATAGGTTTGCAACCATCTCTTACATCAGGTAAAGCTCTATCTGTAATAACTGACATAGCATAATTCAATGTTGAGTTCCTTATTGTTTTTGCTATAGGTACGTCATAAACTACCTCATTGGCTAACATTTTGTCAATATCGACTTTTTTTTCTTTTTTCTTAGCCATCTATTTTTACTCCTTCTAAAAATTCTATTTTAATTATTATTGCTTTTTGATTTTTATATTTTTCTTTTATATCAAAAATCTCTATTTCTTTAATATTGTTTTTATTATTTTTTATTAAAGCAGTTTTTGAAAAAGGAATATGACCTATAAAAAATCTTTTATTAACAATAATAGTTCTTTTTTGTTTGCGATATTCCAATCTATTTACAAAACAGCTTATTCCTTTTTTTGCATATTCAAATTCAACTTCTTGTTCAACGAATAATCCTCCAACAATATCACGTACTCTTTTTTCATTAGTACATACTAACTTTGTAAAAAAATCTTTTCTCAATTTATCCTTTGGTTGTCTTTTATTGTTTTTAGGGAATTTAGCTAATACATAATTATTGTATTCAATATCATAAGCAGTTTCCCAATTATTAGTATAATCAAATTCACCGTGATACCACGAATCAATTACTGGTAAATAAAAATCATTTTTTGCCAATTTTATTCCTCCTCTTTATAGTGCTTTTTATTTGTATTATACCATATTTTTTATTTTTTGTCAATAAAAAAGCACCTGTTAAAAGGTGCTAATGTTCTTACTTAATATAAATACTTTCATAAACAATACTATCTTTTGAATTGCCAATAACTCTTTTAAACGAAGAATTACCATTTTTTATGTATTCTTGTTTAGAATATACATCATTAGGAATACTTACTGTACTATTTTTATCTCCACTTATACCATCAAAACTTAATATATAATTACAAGGTATATTTCTTAAATAATCAAAAAATTCATCATAATCAATTCTTCCATAATACATACCTTTAGTATTATAATATGGTGGGTCTAAATAAAGAAAATCATTTTTATTAGGCTTTATTTTTTCATAAGAACAATTTATAAATTCAACATTATTATCATTTAACAAATGACTCCATTCATAAATAATATTTTTTAATGTATCAGGATTTATTCCATCTCTTGTTATATGAAAAGAATTATTAAATTCACCCTTTGCATTATATCTCGGCATACCATTTGTCGTAGTTCTCATAATAAACATAAAATCTAATGGATTATGTTCTTTATTTAATTTATCTCTTATTTCATTAAAGAAATTCTTTTTTCTTTCTTTATCATCGTCAATATTTAATTTATTCCATAACTCTCTATAATGTTCAGATACTTGATATGGTTGAGTTTTTATTAAATTAAATAAATCTATTAAATCTTTATTTAAATCACTACAAACATATTTATTTACTTTTATATCTGCATCTAATAATCTCCTCAACATAGAAGCTCCACCGCAGAATGGTTCATAATATGTATCTATTTCTTTAGGAAAATACTTTAATATTTCTTCTGCTTGACTTCTTTTACTACCCGACCATTTTATAACAGGTTCATACATACACTTAACTCCTTTTAATAGTTAGTTATTAATACTTCCATATCTTTAGTTTTATTAGTAGTTTTCTTATGATATGAACAATTATTATAATTAACATTAATATCGTGAACATTATATTTATCTTTCCATTCTTTTAATAATTCATTTTCATATTTCAAATTGTTTGATAATGCCCAACGAAAGCCTTTATTATCTAAATCATCCAATAAATCTAATAATTGTTCTTCGGATTGTTCAGTCCAACCATCACGTTCATTATATGTTGCGACAGAACCTAAATATGGTGGGTCACAATATATAAATGTATCATTTTCTAGTTCATCAAAATTAAATTCTTCAAAAGATTTGTTATCAAAAGCTATATTTTGTTTATGTAGTTCATTGCAAAACTTAATAAAATTTTCCTTTTGTGTTTCATTAAAATAGCTCCTATTCATTCCAAAAGCTATATTATATTCACCTTTTTTATTGAATCTTATTTGTGAATTAAAAGCAAAAGAAATCAATGTAAAAAGAATAATAGGATGACGATTTTCTTTATTATAATAATCTCTTAATTTTAAATATCCATCTTTATTATCTATTGTTAATTTATATTTCTTTATTAAAGAGTTTATATAATCAAGAGAATCTTCTGTTGTATTATTTGCTAAAAACTCTAACAATTCTACAACAGGAGTGTTTATATCATTGTATATATAATTGTTTGCATTAACATTAATACCTACGTTATATCCCCCCCGAATAAATCTACAAAGGTATTTATGTTTTGAGGTAATAATGGAATTATATCTTTTAAAATCTTATATTTACCACCCGTATATTTAAGTGGTGACTTTATATAATTATTCATAATTATTTACTCCTTATATTTTTAATATTTTTCATCACTGCAAATGTAAGAATTATCATATTGAGATTTATATAAATGTTCTGCCAATAAAGCACAGCAATTAGTTGTAATACCATTACCTGCTTGTTTATATAAATGAGAATCAACAATACCTATATTTATTGCCTTATCACAATCTTCAAAAGTAAACCCCTGTAATGCAAAACATTCTCTTGGCGTAAGTTTTCTTACTCTTGGTTCTCTATATACTTTTGGCATTCTATTTCCTCCACTGCAAGTATCTAAAGTAGGACAAATATAATCCTCATTATAAACTCTACCTGCTTGTGGATTAGGTTCTTTATCTGTACCATACATTTGAGCTATTTGTTTTAATTGAAATGTATCGTTTTTATCATTAGTAGTTATAAATTTTAATTTTTTCTGTGCTGCTTCACTTATGTAATATTTTTCATCAACTTCATTTTCCAAAACATCTTTTAATCTCATTCCATTATCAAATGGTTTTGGAAATGTAAACAATTTAGTATCAATATCTTTTCTAATGCAAATAACAAAAACTCTTTCTCTATTTTGTGGTACTCCACAACATTTAGAGTTTAATACATTATAATAAATATTAAAACCTAAATCGTCTAATATATCAATTAAATCTTTAAAATCATTTTCAAACCTTTTACTAAGTAAATTTTTTACGTTTTCGAACATAAGATACTTAGGTGTTTTATTCTTTTCTTTAGCAATTTTTAATAATCTTATATTTTCCCATAATAAACTACTTCTTGTATTAGAACCCTCTGTAAAACCTTTTAATTTTCCACATATTGAAATTGATTGACAAGGAAAAGAAATAGTCCAAAAATCAGCATAAGGTAAATCTTCAATTTTTGAAATATCACCTAAATTATTTGTTAATTTACAAGCAAGGTAATATTTCTTTAAATCATTATCTTTTACCTTATTCCAATTAAATGGTTTATTTTTATCTGCATCATATCCTAAATTTATTTTAGTTAAATGTTCAATCATTTCTTCTTTTGTTGGATAATCATAACTATCTACCATTTCATTAGTCATATCACAATGTATAGCAGCATAAGATAATACAGCTTCTTTGTATATATCAGAAGTATTTAATACTTCTATATCAAATAAATTACTCTTTCTCCATCCATATTCTTGACAGCCAATACCACTAAAAAGAATATTTGCAGTTAATTTAATTTTTTTCATATTACTCCCCTTTATTTATCCTATCTTTGGCAATATTAAAATAATGTTCATCTAATTCAACGCCTATAAAATCTCTATTTAAATTTTTGCAAGCAACTCCTGTTGCACCAATCCCCATAAATGGGTCAATAACTGTATCATTTTCTTTACTTGAATTACCAACTAATATTTCCATAAGCTCAACTGGTTTTTCTGTATCGTGCAAGTTCTTTCCATTCTCATCTTTTTTCTTTTTATTAGGAATAGATAAAATATCAGATGTACCACAATTATTTATTTTTACGCCTTTGCCTTTTCTAAAAAAGAGTATGTATTCAAATTGTGACATATAATACTGACCCATAATCTTATTGCCTTTATTCCAAATTAAGCATTTAATAAAATGAAAACCACAATTAGTAAAAGTATTAAGCATATTAATTAAATTAACGTGATTAGTCATTACATAACAATGGCTACCGTCTTTTAATATTCTAAAAAATTCAGGTGCATAATCTTCACATTTAATATCATTAAATTGAAAAACCTTACCTTTTTTATTTACATCTTTCTGCATCATACCACCACTATTACCTGCTGAACCTCTTGAAGTTACGGGATAGGGGGGGTCAGTAATCAATAAATCTATTGAATTATCTTCTAATCTATTTAAAACTTCTAAACAATCTTTGTTATATAATTTCATGTTTTATTTCCCTTCTAATTATTTTCTTTCTAAAGGCTTTTCTTCATAAAACCTTTCCTTTTCAAAAATATTTTCAAATCTTTCAGAATTAAATGGTTCTGAATACTCATCGTAAGGTTTTTTAAAAGAAATAAATTCTACCTTATCTAATTGCTCAGGTTTTCTAAAAAAATAATTATTTCCTAATTGTATTTCATCATTTTTAATATCTTCTGAAATATCTTCAATATCACGTTTAGGTAATTCAAAACAATTTATTTCAAAATCTTGAACACTATCTTCAATGTTTTCTTCTTCATCATAATTTTCATCATATTCTTCATAATCTTCGTTAATATAATCAACTGTTACATTCACTGCCTGAGTTAATAAAATACTATTTTTATAGTCTTCAATTCTATTACTTGCTTTTATGTAATAATTCTTATCCTTTTCTATTCCTATAAAATTTCTATTAGTATTAATACAAGCAATGCCTGTACTTCCACTGCCCATACAGTTGTCTAACACTAAATCGTTTTTATCAGTAAATGTTTTTATTAAATATTCTAATAAATCAATTGGTTTTTCTTGTGGATGTATTTTTTTACTTGGTTTAACAGTATCATAAAATAAAGTATTGTAAGGGTATATTTTTGAATTATTTTCTATTGTGAATTGAGGATTGTATTTTATTATATTATCTGATTTACAAGCTGTAGCTTTAGAAAATACAGATATATATTCTAAGTTGTTTAATGGCTGATAGTTACAATTCATAAAATTAGTTTTTGTATCTTTCACCCATACAAAATCGTATTTATACATTTTTAAGTTGCTAATTCTTAATAATGAACTATATGGTTCTTGACTGAATAAAACAATTACACCATTATCTTTAATTATTCTGTTGTATTGCTTCCATAACTTATTAAGTGGAATGGTCTTATCCGTACTATAAATATTATTATTTTTTATATCAGGTAAATCACATAAAATTAAATCTATTGATTTACTTGGTATATTCTTCATTTTTTTTATGCAATCACCATTTATTAATTCAACCATCTTTAATTTCTCCTGTTTTGTTGATATAATCTTTAAAGAAAAAAAGAACATTAACTTCACAATCAGCAAGGTATGTATCGTACAAATATTGTAACGGTGTATCTTTATCCATTAAATTGTTTAATATTTTAATATTAAAAGAAAACAAATCAAAACAATCAACTATACACTTTTTTACAAAATATTCATAATTATTATTTTCAATAGTTTTTTTACTCTTGCAAAATATAGAGTTTTTAAAAATATTTAGCTCCTTCTCCATTCTATTAAAAATAATACCTTGTTTTGTTTCAGCTGTCATTTCTTCACTTCCTTTTATACAAACATCTTATTATTTAATATTAAGAATCTTACTTTTTGTTAATTTTTGCAATAAAAAAAGGTATGTATAAAACATACCCTTAAAAATTTATTTTTTTTAATACATCCACTCTGCAACTATATCATCATACTTAACATTAGCATAATCTCTTGCACCTTCGGTTGCTTCGTATTCAATTTCTTCACCTTCTAATGCGTGAAGCAAATCAATATATTCATCAAAGTAGTCCTCAACTGCTTCTATATAAGAACAATCATTTTCTTTTACATATTCTTCAATTTCTGCAAAATCTTCTTCTGACAAACTATCTTTTAATTCCGCTTTAAAATCTTTATCGCTAATTACAAGTTCATAATTAACATTTTCAATATTACACAAATCTATTACATCTTCTCTACTATTGAAAGAAGTTCCACCTTGTGGCTGTGTCCATACTTCTACATTACCTTCGTCATCGATACTAACAGTTGCTTTGAGGTCTGAACGTCTTATTGTTATAGCATAAGCTTCTGCTATTGCATCAATAATTTTATTTTCATTTGCTTCAATTATTCCTAACCAAGAACTTTCTTCATTATCTGCTAATCTTTTCATTTTTATTATCTCCTTTTTTATTAAATAAATAATACATGTTATTACTTTTTTATAATTATATTATACTACACTTTTATATTTTGTCAAGTGTTTTTTAAAAATTCCATTCATCATCACTAACATCTTCTACTGTATCTATCTTAACAATAGATTCTTTAGGTAATTCTTTATAATATTGATTAGTTTTTCTATTGCCTATTTCAATATCAGATTGAGTTTTTAATAACACATTCATTGTTTGCTTAATAACAGATGGAGATAATTCTTTTACATTTAAAGTAACTAATGTTTTTGCCCAGTCAATAGTTTCTGAAATAGACGGAGCTTTTTTTAATTTATCATTTCTTATTTTATCTACAAACGTAACTATCTGTGATACTAATAAATTATTTATATTAGGAACGTGAGCTAACACTATTTTTATTTCTTCTTCTACAGATGGATAATCGATATATAGAAATAAACATCTTCTTTTAAATGCCTCTGAAAGTTCTCTTTTATCGTTACAAGTAATAAAAACCAATGGTTTATTCTTAGCTTTTATTGTTTTATTCTCAGCTATTGATATTTGTTGTTCTGCAAGAAACTCTAATAAAAAAGATTCAAAATCTTCATCGGCTTTATCTATTTCATCAATTAACAATACTTCTTTCTTATCAGATGTAATTGCTTTATATAATGGACGTGGAGAAATAAATTTTTCTGAATATAAATCATTCTCCATAGCTTCCCAATCTTGATTATTCTTATTAGCTTCAATATATAATAATTGTTTTTGATAATTCCAAGAATATAATGCTTCTTCTGCACTAAGTCCATCATAGCATTGTAATCTAATGGGGTCTGTACCATTCATTAAAAATGCTACCTGTTTAGCTATCTCTGTTTTACCACAACCAGGTAAACCTGCAAGATTTATAGGTCTATCTAACTTATATGCTAAATAAACAATTAAAGCTAACTCTTTCGTACATATATACCCATTCTCATTTAATTTTTCATATAATCTCTTAGGAGAGCTAAATATATCTAAATTTTGTTTATCACTCATTATCTTACACCTCAATTATTTAAATCTATATATAAATATATATTAAGAAAGTTTATTAAAATAAATATTATTAAAAGAAAGGAAGTGTTTTTAAATGCTTAAAATATATTTTGGAAGTCATAAAGACGAAATATATAATACAGATTTATATTTTAATAATTCTTATAAAGATAAATGGTTTTCTGATAATTTTGTAAAAAGAATGATTAAAGAAATAGATAATTCAGAAGTTATAGATAATAATATTATAAAAAACGATATTTTAGGTACATTTTCTCCTATAAATCTTTCTATGGGAGTAAAAACATTAATACTTATTTACTCTAAACCTAAAATGATTTTTAATATTTCTAATTGTGGAGATAATTGTATTCCTTTACTTTTTAAAATAGCTAATAATAAAGATATAACTGTTTGTTTACATCATTTTTTAAGTTTACCTAAAAATAAATCTGTAAAAGTAATTAATGATAATAAGAGGAAAATCATTTCTGACCCTATGGAGTTTTTATTATTAGCCAATGAGTATTTAAGAAAATAAAAAAGAGAGGAAATTATCCTCTCTTTAAATTATTCAATAGGTCTTATTATTACACTACCTTCTCCAAAACCAATTTCTTCTGTACTATTATCTGATTTAATAGCAACAATAGAATTATTCTTTATCTGACAGCTTCTCCATCTTTCTGTTATTGTGGATAAATAATTATTATCTTCGTCAAATACTTCAATAGCAAAAGTTTTTGAGCTATATACATAAACAGTAGAAGCACAAGCAATAGCACCGCCAATTAGAAAGACAAGAACATAAAGAACTATCTTTGTAAAAATACTACTCTTTTTATTTTCCATTATTATTCCCCCTATATTTTTTAATTAATAAATAATTTAATATAATTATTCAATACTTTCTTCTAATTTCTTTTTCAACTCATTTCTATAATAATCATACAATTTTAAATGTACACCTTCATAAGTAGCTTTTTTACCATTATCTTTTACTCTATTAGCTAATTCTAAAACGGCTTTTTCATCACTACTTAATGTTTGCTTAACAGCATCTTCTATCTTATATTCTATATTATTTCTTTGGCATTTATTAAAGTATCTAATAAATATATTTAAATAAATTTTCAACATTCCTTCTTCTTCAATATCTACCCAAGACCTATCTGTTAAATGAAATGTACCACCGTCTTTATCTGTATGAGAAGTAGAAACAACATAAGGATAATATTTAATACAATCTTTTTCTGATTTTAAAAATACTTCTTCGTCACCAACAAAAACTCTGCTATTCAATATTTTGTCTATACCGTGAATTTCAATCATATCACAGAAATCACATTTTCCACTATACTTACTCATTCTTTTTCACCTCGCTTTTTTCTTATATAATTGAAATATTTATTTTTTTTAATAAAAAAAATTTTTAACATACTTGACTAATGATAAAAAATATAGTATAATATACTCAATAAATTCAAAAAGGGGATGTTTAAAATGTACTATGATTTTGTATCAAAAGAAATATTCATATCAAAAGAAATAATAAAAAAAAGCACTAAATTATTTAAAACTATAAAGCCTATATTAAATAAAAAACAAATAAAAGATATTGAAAATCAAAGAGTGGATTGTTTATTAGATTTTGGTTCAAAACCAGAAGATTTTAAAATATATTCTAACTATGATTTTAAGTACTGGTATCATGTAAGATTTTTCAAGAACAATAATATTTTTGATACAACAAGTATTACTAAGTTTTTAGAACTTGTAGAGGAATTTGGAGAAACATCAATATTTGTCTGTCTTGTTAAAAGAGTTGTTGAATGTAATATAAAACTTAATTATTTAGGATTAAGCAACTATATATATTTTGATGATTTAATTTCATTCCTTGTAGAAAACAAGAATGATATAATTAGATTGACAGAAAATTCTAATTCTTCTCACGCACCGTCAAAGTTATTATATGATGAAAATTGCGTTTTAAATTGGCTTACAAGTTACATAAAAAAGAGCATCTAATGATATATGAAAATATAGTAGCACCATATTTTCCGAGTTATGAAATGAAAAGAAGTATTTAAAGAGTGGATATAATCCACTCTTTTTTATAAAAAAATATTGACAAATAATAAAAAATATAGTATAATACACTTAGAAAACAATAAAGGAGGATTTATAATGGAAAAATCAAAAACAAACGAAAATAATGAAAAATTATTGGTATTAAAATTGTTTGAATCAATTAAACCTATGTTAAACGAAAAACAAATAAAAGACATTAAAAGTATGGGAACGGATTGTTTGACTATTTATGGTAATAAGCCTGAGCATTTTGAAATATATGCTAAATATGATGTTAAATATTGGAGAAGTCTTAGATTTTTAAGAATTAACAATCTTATAGAAGATACTGAAACTATTAATACGTTTTTAAATATTATAAATACTTATGGTAAGGATTCTATATTTGTTTCTCTTATTCAAAGAGTAGTTGAATGTAACACAAAACTTAATGAGTTAGGAATGAGTCCATATATCTACTTTGAAGATTTTATGGCTTTTATCAATCTCAATAGAGTAAAAATAAACAGATTAAAAAACAATATATGCAATTCTAAATCAATTTCAAAAGAAGCTTATGATGAAAATTGCGTTTTAAGTTGGCTTGCAGACACTTTAAAAAAAGAACACCTTATGGTATATGAAAATATGGTAGCACCATACTTTGCAAGTTATACTGAAACAAAACTTTAAAAATAAAAGGGTGGAATAAAATCCACCCTTTCTTAAATTCACCTAATAAATACAACGCATAATTATCATTAATTAATTCTTCATCATAAAGCAGTTAAAATATCTTCAATAAAATTATTAACAATAATTTTTACATTACCAACAGCTTTGTATATACTAATATTAGCAGACTTTTCCAACCAATTTTTTCATTTCAATTGCTCCTTATATTTTTTATTTAAATCACAAAATTACTAAAAATACTTGACAAATGATAAAAAGTATGGTATAATATACTTACAGTAAAACAAAAACATTAAAACTTTTTTAAGGAGATAATAATTATGACAGATTTAATGATTAAAGTAGAAGAAGAAAAGGCTAATATATTCACACCATATAATGCAGATTTTGTAAAAAAGATTAAAGGTATTGGCGGTGCAAGATGGAACGCTTCAAAAAAGTGTTGGTCAATTCCTAAAGAATTTGTAGAACGGTGCAGGAACATAATGTTTGACGTATATGGTAAAACTGATGAAGTTGATTGTAATAAGTTGAAACTCAGACTTACATTTTTGGAAGATGCTTGGGAAGAACGTGGAGATATTACAATGTTTGGTAAGATACTTTGCCACGCTACAAGTAGAGATAGTGGTGGATATATTACAGATGATGATGTAGCTCTTATCTCAGGTAACATTGATAGTGGCGGTAGTGCTAAATATTGGGGTTCTTCTATTGACAAAGGAACAGTGATGGAGCTTATAAATGTTTCTGAGCATCTTTATAAGAAGTATCTTGAAAATCCTGATGAAAATGTAAAAGTTGAAGTTATTGAAGATAAAACTGATAGAGATAAACTCATCGAAGAAAAAAACAAGTTACTTGCAAGATTAGAAGAAATAAATAAACTTTTAGGAGAATAAAAAGAAAGAGGGTAGTTTTCTACTCTCTTTCTTCATATTTATCACCGAACACTTGTTTTGTATATTGTTTTAAATATCCAATAAAAGCTTTTTCTTCTACATAAAAAGAATCTACATAGTGATATTTAGTTATATAATTATTAACAACCTCAACAAGTTGTGTAAATCTTAAGTCAGGAAAATATTTTATATGTATATCTCTTAATTCATCATAAAAGTCATACAATCTATTTTTATCTCTCATTTTTATCCCTTTCTTATATTTGGCAAACTTACTACCCAATCATATAATTCATTATTTACTTTTAATAATTGTTCATTAGTAAAATGCTTACTTAATTTATCTTTTTGTCGTATTATGTAAGATTTATAAATATCCTTTTTATTTGTTAAATCTTCTAATATCCAACTCTCAGGTAATGTTGTAAATATCTCTTTATTTTTCATACTACTTTCGAATTGAATATATCCTGCTGAATCATCCTCATATTCATGACCACCACAGGAATATCTTGTAGTATAACCTTTTTTATTAAGCAAAGCAATACTATCAATAATATTTTCATCAACTTCAAAAACATTACCTTCTGATTCACAATTAGTACAATACATTGAAACAAATATATAAGGATATTCTAAATTATGATTTTTTACGTTCAAATCAATAAAATAAGTATTAAAACAATTATCACAAAAGAAACATATTTTATTTTGTTTGTTTATTTGCATAACATCAATTCCTTATATATTTCTCCATACCATAGGAGTAAAATATTTAGCAGAAACATATTTCCATTCATTATTATCAAATATTAAGAAAAATGGAAAACCATTTTTATCTCTTACATTATATACAGTAAATAATTTTCCTGTTTCCTTATGAACAACTTGTTTATATTGAAATTCTAATTCAGGTGTTTGCATAAATATTACTCCTTTCTTTCTATTTATTATATCCCTCGTCAATAAATAGTTCACCACTCATAGCCTGTACAGCTAATTCATCACATCTATTATTGAAAACATTGTCACTATGACCTTTTACCCATACAAACTTTACTGTATGTTCTCCTAAAAGAGGTAAAAGTTTTTTCCATAAATCAATATTTTTAACCGTGCCATTTTTCCAATTATTATTTATCCAACTTTGCAACCAATTCTTATTTATTGCATTTACTACATACTGACTATCACAATAAACAGTTACCTCACAAGGATATTTTAATCTTGATAAAGCATCTATAACACCTAATAGTTCCATTCTATTATTAGTTGTCATTTGATAGCCTTTACTAAAAGATTTTTCGTGTATTTTATCTTCAATCTTAGTTCTTAAAATAAAAGCATATCCACCTTTGCCAGGATTTCCTGAACAAGCTCCATCTGTATAAATAGCTACTTTTCTCAACACTCATTCTCCTTTCTCAAATACATAATTATAATCTTCATCTTTTATGTTTTCTAAAAACTCTTTATATTCTTTTCCTTTGATAGTATTCTTTCCATATATAACTTCAATAGAAGTTGCTTTTGCAGTATTCAAAACAATCAATCTATTAGGAATCTTTGAATAGTCTGCTATTATTTCATTTTGAATATTAAAAACTTTATAACCATATAAAGATACCATAGGAGTTTGATTGTATTCCTCAGTAACACCCATATAGCCTATATATTTATATCCATCAGACATTTTTATTTCTAACTTCATTGTATTTTTCATATCAATTAAATCCGTCCAAATTATAGGATTACTTGTCCTTCTTATTTTTAAAATCTCTATAATTTTATTGACAACCCGTGTATCAATTAAACGAGCAACTAAGTATGAAAATATAATACTACTTAAAGCAATTACAAAATAATTAAAGGTTATTGGAATGGTTTGTATTAAATAATAATATAAATATCCAATAACAAAAGACGAAAAAATAGTAGCAACTTTATTTTCTAAAGGTTTATTATAACGAACAAGTTTATACGTTGATAATATTAAAAAACCTAATACTATACTAAATATTGTATTAAATATTATAATTTTATACATTTAAAATTTACCCTTTCTTTTTTATAAAATTGTATATTAAATAAATTGCAAAACAAAAGAGAAAGATAACTAGTATTGCAAATTCTAATACACTATAAAAAATCGCCACTATTAGTATTATTAAAAAATAAACAAGTGAAATAATTATTTCTTTTGTTTTATTCATCAATCATTATCACCTTACTTCATTATACCATATTTTTTATTCTTTGTCAATGCCTCTATTAATAATATTAACACCGTTATTAACAAAAATATTTTTATTATTAAATATCTTAGCATTATAAAAATCATCATAAGAATACATTCCTACTGCCGAATAATTTACAATTTGTAATCTTCCATTTGTAAGTATAACAGGATTGTAATTATTACCCTTTATATCAAAAAAATAAATAAGAAATGCAATATAATCACAATTTTTGTAACAATCTTCATTTAACCAATCTAATAATTTAGGGTGTAATTCATTATCAAACTTTACTTCATTAATATCATATACAACATAAAGTTTCTTATCATTAGGTATAACATTAAGTTCTACTGCTTCTGTTAAAATATTTGCCAAACTCATAAAATTATCTCCTTTTTTAAATTATTTGATTTATTATATTATTTTTAAATAAAAAAATAAAGCCTTACTAAAAAAGTAAGACTTTATTAAAATAATTAATCATCAAGTTGGTCAAAAGAATGATAACCTTGTGTTGCATAAAGAACATCTTCAAGTACATCCAATCTATAACCATTTATGTCTGTTACTACCTGTAATGTTTCTTCACTTACACCTAAATCTAACAACTTATCCCAAGCTGTTTCAACTGTCCATTCTTCATCAGCTGCAAATTTATTTAATCTATTTTTGATTTTATTCATCATCCAACACTCCTTGTTTTATTTATAGTAAAAATACGATATAAAACAATTTTAATTATCTAAATTTACTGACTGAGCGTTTTCTTCAATAAATTTTCTTCTTATCTCTACATTACTTCCCATACATACATTAAATGCTTCTACCATTTCTTCAACATCATCAATAGCAATCTTTTCTAACACTCTTGTTGCTGGGTCCATTGTAGTGACTTTGAGTTCTTCGTAATCCATTTCTCCTATGCGTTTAATTTATATTTCTATAAACCGCCGACTATATCTTTATTTATATTATTTTAACAGTATTTAAAGATTTATAAAAACAATACCAACATAATATAACTATTCACTGTTTCGGAATTTAATTTATTCCTACAAGGTTTCCTACCTTTAGTCTGTACAGGCTATATTTAAAAAATAATTATTTAAAAACACTTTCTAAAAAACACTTTCTAAAAAAATATTTTCTAAATATCTTCCCACGGGATTACCTTATATTGCAAAAATATTTTAAATTATTACAAAAATATTTTTCTAAACATACTTAGGCTCTTTCCGTTTGCAAGTATTAAACTTACTTAATAAAATGAATAGGGGTCAGGACAAAGAGTTAGCCCCTTAAATCTTTGTACTTCTAAATTTTCTCTTGGGTGTTTCTTTTTATATTCTTTTAACTCAATATCATCTCTTATATAAAGACTTTCCTTTTTAGTAATAACTTTATAAAGAGGTGGTACTGTTAAATATATATAACCATTTTCAATTAAAGGTCGCATATAATTATATATAAAAGTTAAAATTAAGTTTGAGATATGATAACCGTCAACGTCCGCATCACAGTTATGAACAAACACACCACTATTTAAAGCAAAGTTATGATATTCCTCTACTGTTATATCATAGACAGGAATTAAATGGTCAAGAGTAACAATTTGTTTATTAATAATCCTATTACATTCTTCCTGCATACTCATTAAACAATCTTCTGTCGTTAATAATTGAGCTTCTTTATATGTACCATCATTAAGCATAAATAAATGATTTCTTGTACATTTAACAACCTCATTATTATTTAATGTCAACTCAACTAATTCGTGAATATAACTTGTAATTCTTGGGTTATGTGCTTTACCGTGTACAATTTTTCCATTACTATTTTTTGAATAAACTTCATAAGTTTGATTGGGATTTTTTTCTTCCATTTCAACTAATTCTTTAAAAGTTGGATTTGTACCATTTAAAAGTTTTACTTGCGTATCTTCTGTAAAACACATCATAATTATTTTATCATATCTACATTTATCTATATTAAAATTCTTTCCTATACCTGTTCCTATTGCAGCAATAAATGATTTAATAACATCTGAATTTAATGCTTTTTCAAAACTGGCTTTTTCAGTATTAAGGATTTTCATTATAATCTATTATTTCTAATAGCACTGACTATTTCTTAGCCTATAAGTTTGTCAAACTTTTTAAAACGGTCATTCCATTTCCAAGTTTTATAAAACCTGTACTCCTAATCTAACTTAGGATAGTCGATACACGAACAGCGATTATTAAATCGCTATATTTCGCACGAGATTGACTTCACCTGAACATATTTTGACTTATATGTATAATGTTAAGCTTTCCTCGTTAGCAAGCCTTAAAACGAATTTAAATCGTTTTTAAGCATACCCTGTTATATCAAACAGTTAGAAATGTAGAGGCAAATTCCTTACCTCTTAATGGTAATATAGCTTGAAATTCTCTATATCTTGCGTTCTTTGCTGAACCACCAGCAGAATCTAATTACATTAACCATAGTTTGTTAAACTATAATAAAAACATTTAGTTTTTCACTAACTTTCATTAGTGCATAGACTATATCATATACTTAAACATTTAAGTATTTTCCCATTTCAGATAAACTTTTATCCTACTGCTTTTTAAAGCATAGTCGTTGAACATATATATTTTTTATTTATATATTTTGTTGCTGATTATCCATTGTTAGAAATTATTATTTCTTATAATACTTAGGTTTACTATCACCATATATCATTTAATTATTTTTTTCTACTTTCGCAACCTTTTATAAGGTATAATTAATTTTAGGAACTTCCAGCAATTAAAGAAATTTTCTATTAAATATTACTACTTAATAGGGAGTTTCTGCCTTAGGCTACTCCTTCAACTAAGAATAACTCACTATATCCTTTATTGCTACTACAATCAGCAAGTTTACCAGGTAATGCTATTTTCTTTATTTTATTAGCAGTCCTTGTGTTTATTCTTGCTCTCCTTGCAGCTTCTTCTGCTTCTTTTACTTTATTAGCTCTTTCAACTATTGTTTGTATTACTACTTGTTGTTCTTTACTTAATTTATTAAAGTATTCTTTAACAACATTAGCAACACCATCTTTAGCTATTAAATTACCTAATTTATTTTTTGTTTGTCCATCAAGCTCACATTCTCTTAACTTAACAGATACAATTAAACAAATATTATCCATTAGATATTTAATCTCAATGGGTTCGGTTATCCATTTTTTACTTATTGAATATTGATTAATAGCTTCTTTGTAACCCTCTTTAAAACCTACTAAATGTGTACCGTGTTCTTTTGTTGATACATTATTAGCAAATGTTTTAATAATTTCATTACTTTCCACATCATCAACATACATTAAAGAAAATTCAACTTTAATAGTTTCATCATTATCCACGTATTCACTTGAATAATAAATTGGTTCTTCGAACAAAAGTTTTTTATCTTTTAACAACTTCTTATTTATATAATCAGCGATACCATTAGGATAATAAAATGTTGTATCTACATTAGCCAATTCATTTTTATAATTAACTTTTAAATTAGTATTTAAAGAAGTTATTTCATCAAGTCTGTTTTGTAATTTTTTATCATTTGGTTGAATTGTCGTTTTAAATATTGTAGAGTCAGGATGAAACGTAATTTTAGTTCCTGTATCATTTAAATCAACAGTACCAATAATTTCAACATCAGAGGTAGGTCTACCTTTTTTAAATGTTTGCCGATAAATTCTACCATTTCTTTTCACTTTAGCGATAAAATCATCAGATAAAGCGTTAGTAAGTTTTGCTCCCAGACCATACGTGCCTATCGTACTAAAATATCCTGATTCCCCATTAGCAAATAATTTACCCAACTTATATTTTTCAATATAAATTAGACTATATCTTCACATAAAAAATGTGCCACTCGTTTCCATATATTTTCATATATGTACTCTACTCACTTGTAAAAATATTTCTTACGTTTTCGATAGTCGTTGAACCTTATTCATATATAACTTAATCATACTTAGAATTTTGGCTGCTGATTGCTCATGTATTTTAAATTTTTTTAACTTTCACACCTATCATTTCCGATTATGTTGTAGTAATTTAAATCTTAGAGGTTTCCAGCAATTTTATATTATTTTTATTTATATAAAATTCAATTAAAGTGGTTTTATACTCAAGCAATCATTCCCTTACCTGAGTGTAATCTTGTTAATACGCCTGTTAATGTATCTTGCGGTGTACCATCGGGATTTTTCCAAGTAGCATGAGGTCCAACAGGAATACCTCTACCGTGGTCTTCAATAGTTATATAATTGTCCTTATCAATAAGAACATCAACACTATTTCCATACCCTGCATTGTATTCATCAAATGAATTATCCCATACTTCATAAATTATTTGGTTTACACCATCTTGGGAGGTAGAACCTACATACATGGCTGGCTTACATTGCACGGATTTTAATCCTTCCAAAGACGATATTTGCCCAACATCATAATTATTACTCATTATTTATCACCTCTTCAAAAGTTTTTTTAAAAATATTACTTATAACAATTTGTTTGTCATAATAAATTTTTATCCATTTATAATTTGTATTTTTAAGATAATCAACACAGAAATTATATAACTTTAAAAATTCATCTTTATTTAAATCAACATCTTGACGATTAATAACCCTTATAAGTTTATATCCCAAGTTTTCCATATATTTGTTTCTGTATAATTCTTTTTTCTTAAAAACTTTTTTAGAAACTTGTTTTAAAATAACAGGTAATGTATGTCCTGAACCATCGTATTCAATATACAAATTATCATTTACTCTAATATCTAAAGAATATTTATTTACTCTATAATTTAAAGTACCATTTGTCCAATTACAAATACTTGCTTGATTATTAGAAGTTCTTGTTGAGCTATTTTTATTATTTAAAGCTCTTATCATTGTAAGTGCTTTTTCTTTATAATAATCTTCTCCATAGCGTTCAATTATTGTCTGTCTACCTTTTTCTTGAAACTCTTTTACTTGAAAAGTATTTTTTACCCCATATTTTTTCATACAGGTTGCTTCTACTTTATCGTGTATTTCTTTATTTTTTAAAGGGCTATCTACTCCATATTTTCTATTCCAAGTTTGTCGCATTTTTTCCTTTTTTTCTTCACTCTGAAATGTATTTTTTACTCCATATTTTTTCATACAAGTTTCTTCTCGTCTAATTGTACAACATTTTTTACAATAATGTATATCTTGTTTAAGAAGTTTTCTATATTCTCTTTTATCTTTTTTTTGACAATTATCACATTCATACCAAACTTCTTCATGAGAACCTTTATGTAAATGTTCTACTTTAATTTCTAACGGGTCTCCAAATTTAGTAAAGATATATCCTAATTCCTCATATTCTTTTCTATTACGCCCCGTCCATTGAATAACAACTGTTTGATTTTCTAAAATCAAAACTTTGTTCCTCCTTTACTCAATAATAAACTTTGGTTCTTTACTACTTTCATCATATTGTCTAAGTGACTTTCTTCTCATTTCATCATAAGAATTTTGTATAGCTTCATTATCGAAACTAACTTTTAAATTAGCTTGACCATCGCCATCAAATCTTACTGTAAAATCTGAACAATGACCAATATTACCACACAGCTCCATCCAAGCTAATAATTTTAATATCTCATTCATTTGAGATTTATTAAAAGTTTTAATATGTAAATCCATATCCATATTATTTCCTCCTTATAAAATAATTTAATAATATGTTTACGCACAAAAAATAAGTAGGTAAACATTTTATTTACCTACTTATATAAAAATATAATTATTTTTTTAAAGAAGAATTTTTATATGTTAAGATAACATTCAAAACTGCAAATTTCCTCTTATTTAAATTCGTCTGCGTATTCATTACCTATTTCAATTATGTTTCTTTCTACTTGACCATATTTTTCTGCAAAAATCCAAGATTCAACAAGACAATTCAATACAGCCTTTTTTAATTTTTCTGCATTAAAACCACTAATTTGTTTAATTTCTTCAATAGCTTCTTCATCATTTAAATAATCAAAGATATCACAATTTTTTAAATATGTATTTTTAAGTTCAGATAAATTATTGTCTTTAAATAAGTCTAAACATTCTTGAATATTACTAGGAAAAACAATATTTTCTTCTAAAAACTCTTTAACAATTCTTAATACTGAATTTTCACTAATTGTAATATCATAAGTATCTACTGAATTTTCGTCATATTCATATTCTACGTAGTCTGAGCAAAAATCGTACCAATTGAAATTATCTTCAATATAATCAAAGCAATCTTCACTATTGCAAAGATTAAAAACAGCATTCAAATCTAAATTCAAAGATTTAGATGCTTTCTTTAATAATCTTTTCATTATATTACCCACCTTTTTATTAAAAAAATAAATCTATTAAAAAAGAATATATTTTATATACAAAAAAAGCAGATAACTGTTACATTACCTGCCTTACAACATTTAAATTATATTAATAATATTTTTCTGAATAATACTTTTCTTTAAAATCATTTACATAATCTTCACCAATATTAACTATTATAGTATTTATAGCATCTTCATTAGTTGTATAAATGTGAACTACCCGTTGTCTAAAGCCAACGGGCTTCCTGTTTCTCAGACCTCGCAACCTACTATCTCCACAGGCGTAAATTCGGACAGTTCCTGCCCTATATATTTGTTTTATGCTATTTGTCTTAGTCCTTCCGCTAATATATTTTTTGCTGCATTTGTATCTCTGTTATGCTCTTTTCCGCATTTCGGACATATCCATTTTTCTAACAGACAAATCCTTTACTTCTGCGTTCTTATATCCACATTCGGAACAAATTTGACTGCTTGCATAAAAAGTATCTACTTTAACGTATTCTCTGCCATTCCATTTTGCTTTATATTCCAACTGCCTTGTCAAATCATACCATGATACATCAGCTATATTTTTTGAAAGATTATCGTTTTTCATCATATTTTTTATTTGCAAATCTTCTGAAACTATAACTTGGTTTTCGCTTATAATCTCTTTTGAAATTTTATGCAAATAATCTTTTCTTGTATTTTTTATTCTTTCATAACACAATGCAGCCCGTTTCCTTGCTTTATAATAATTATTACTTCCTCTTTTTTTGTGTGCAAGTTGTCTTTGCAACTTTGTCAACATTTTCTCATACCTTTTTATTACTTTAGGATTTTTATAAATTTTACCATTAGATGTTATACACAAATCCTTAATTCCTAAATCTAACCCAATATTCGTTTGTTTATGTGGAAGTTCTTTATGCTCGGTTTCCACCAGAACAGATACAAAAAATTTTCCGCTCGGTACTTGTGAAACTGTGGCTGATTTTATTTGTCCGTCAAAAACTCTGTGTAGTTTTGCCTTTACTTGTTTAAGTTTTGGGAGTTTTATTCTTCCGTTCTCAAAATCTACGTCAATATTACCATTGGTATAATTGGTTGTATATGATTTGTTATTGTCGTGCTTACTTTTAAATTTAGGATAGCCTGTATGTTCCTTAAAAAATTTTTGATAAGCATTATCCATATTGTAAACAGCATTGGTAAGGGCAAATTTATCCACTTCTTTCAGCCATTCATATGCTGTCTTTAATTCTCTGTTGCAGTAATTATTACAATCTGTTTTACTAACAGACTTTCTTTCACTATCATATTTTTCTTTACGGTATGCAAGTGTTTTATTATAAACAAAACGGCAACAGCCGAATGTTTTTGCTAACAATATCTTTTGTTCTTCATTGGGATAAATCCTGTATTTGTATGCCTTTAACATCGCTGTCACCGCCTTTTTAACCTTGATTTTCTATATATTCTTTTAACATTTCTTCCGAAACATTTCCTACACTGCAAGCAAAACATCCATTAGTCCAAAAAGTATTTTCTTTCCAATAGCGTTTTCTTAAATAAACCGAATAGCGTTTCCATATATGATATGTTGTATAACTTTTCATAAGATTTACTATTTTACTAACAGACATCGTTGGTTCTGTTTCTATCATATAATGGATATGGTCTTTATCAGTTTCCATATATTTAATTATTACACTGTGTTTTTGACATATCTCATACGAAAACTGTTTTATGTCATCTAATATTCTATCAAATGTAAATAATTTCTTTCTGTATTTACATACAAAGATTATATGATATTGTAATAAATACTTGTGTCTGTTCTTTGATTTCCATACTTCCATAATAAGATTATACTACAATTTTATACTTTTGGCAACCTTAACCCACCGTCTAAAGCCAGTGAGATTGCGGTTGCCTTATTTCAATAATAGTATCTACAACTGATTTCTTTAACCTCTCTACATTGAAATTACAACAATTCTTTATTGTTGCAACAATTTCCTCAACATTGTCTGTAACTCGGAAAAGACTAAGTTCTTTTAAATAATTGTCTTTAAGTTCAGAGATATTTCTAACTTTAAATAAATCCAAACACTTTTGAATATCTCCATTATTAGGAAATTCAATACAATTAGTTAAATAACTTTTCAGTATATTTAAATCTTTCTTTTCATAAATTGAAAAATCATAATCCTCTACACAATTATCATCGTCATAATAATAATCAATATGATTATAACAAAAATCATACCAATCAAAATTATCTATTAGATAATCAGAATTACAATCTATATTACATCCTATGTCAAAAACGTCCGTTAAATTCAAATACATATTATTCAACACCTCTCATTGTTTATTTAAAAGCAGTGAATAAATCTTAATATGTTCTTTGCCAATAAGAACAGAAAGTTCTGCAAATAGCATATTTAGTTGATAGTCCATACTATTATTAGTATCGTCTGAAGCATACATCTGTACATTATTTATAATTTCTTCACGTCTTTCGCTTGTCTTGAATAAAAGAAATGGTAACTGATTTACAAGTACATCAATATCACAGTATATATTATATCCTTGACAGTATAATTTTTTATTTATATTAGACAAGAAAACTATTGACTGAAAAAATATAAATTCGTCATTATCATTTAAATCAAGTAATTTCCATAATCTTGTTATTTTCTTTATTAACTCAATTTTATCTCCTCCTGACAAGAACTTGTATAAGTTCATTAAAAATTGTGGTTCATCCATATATTGAGAAACTAAATCTTTATCTATTTCTTCTGTATATAAATAAACAAAAATTTGAGCATCACTTAAATATGGATATTTGTATGGAATAGAATAATATTCGAAAACTTCTTCGTTATTAGCATATTTTCTCATAAATTCACCTTACAATCCCAAGGGATTCCATTTATATAAAATATATGTCACAATGATTAAGAATACCCAAGCTATTGTATGCAAAGATATTCTATTATTTATAATATTATCTATGCCAACTACTAAAAGATGTATCGCACAAATAACTATAGCACCAACAATAATATATTCCATAAATCAAATCCCCTTTCATAATTTTTTAAATTCAATTGTTTTGTTCAGCTTGCAAGTTCATACTTGTTGTAATTAATTGTCTTTTAAAAATATCTATTACTTGTTTATAAGAACTAAAAGTTTTATAATATTCGCTTTCTTTACCCTCACTATTTAAAATACTTTCCATAGCGACTACTGGATAAGCAGAGTCAAAATGATATTTCAACCAAAAGAATATATGAGTTGGTAAATCATTTTCATTATCTAAAACTTCTTGTATTTCATATCGTATTATTTCTTTTGCCATTAGTAACATATTTATACTATGTACATCATTATTCATTTATTTTTCTCCCTTTTATTTGATTACATATATTATACCATATTTTTTATGTTTTGTCAACTGTTTTTTAATAAAAAAGAGGAGGCAATTAATCCTCCTCTTGTAATATTAGTAATAACTTCTCATTTTTCCTATAAAACTTTCTTCCTCAACATCTTGATTTTGTTCTAACCATTTCAGTTCTTCTTTTAAACAAGCTTCGCAGCAAACATATAAATCAGAACAAAAATCCTTATACTTTGTTGTACCCCTACAAATAAAGCATCTGCCAAATCTATCTGACTTCTCGACAGACTTTTCCGTTAATTCCTCATAACTTAATTCATCAAAAGACATTTTTTATTCTCCTATACAATTTATTATTTCTTTTAAACGATTAATTTCTTCGTATTCGATAACTATATCAAAGTAATAATATTCTTTATTGAAAATAATACAATATATTTTCTTTAATTTTTCAATAAATCTTTTAAAAAATCCTAATTGATTTATATAAAACAAATCATTTACTAAAGAAATATTCAAAGTAGGAGTACATTCCTCATCATAATCAAACTTAAAACAAATGCCATTATGACAACCGCATTTACAAAAAAATACCTGCTCTTTAGAATTTTTCATTATTCTACCTTTTCTTCCTCTTCATTTTCTTCTACTTGCAAATTTTTCTTTTCATTATAATATTCAGCAAACGCTTCAAATAATTTAAGTAATTCTTCTTCGGTCATATCAGCAATATCTGTAAGTTCTTCCTTATAGAAAGAATTATTATATTCGATGGCTTTACTAATAACCTGACCTACTGTTAATTCAGGAAAAGCTCTTTTATGTAATTGCTTTAACTTCTTATAGTAATAATTAATTACCTCATCTCTTTTTTCCATATATATTCACCCCAAATTATTTTTCCAACGTCTTTAATGCTTCAACAATAGCTGATGTTAAATCATTTTTGAACTGTTCTCTTTTCTTTTCTTCTTTTAATTTTCTCTTAGCTTCCTTCTTAGCCTTTCTTGCATAATAAATTCTATCATTTTCGGCTTGTTTTTCTTCTGCCTTAATTCTATCCTTATAAGCATTTATACCCTGTTTAATTGCTCTATTATAAGCTCCTGTACCACCAAGCAACTTCTTAGTAATAGCGATAGAAATAGCCATTTCTAATGTGAATGTGTCCTGTTCATCACATACTGTCTTAATCTTAGTGCCATCTGCAAATGTAACGATAACAACCTTATTTTCACAAGGAATTTCTACATTAACAATATCGTTAGCATTATATACTTCCTTGCAACAGTTACAAAAATCATAATCTTCTTGTGTTAAACTTACTTCCTGCTGCGGTAAAGTCAAATCCCACCAATTTGATGTGGTTGTTACTCCTTGTTTTTCTTTGTAATAAATACAATTGTTGTTTACATCATACTTCTTCATTTTCAATCTTCCTTTCATTAGGTTTTTTATAATATAAAAGGAAAATTTTAAAAATTAAACCTCAAATTCATACTTTATTATAAAATTCCATATTAATACCAATATCAAACAAGTCATTATATAAAATATTTAACTTTTCATAATAACTATTTATTTTATCAGCAATTTCTTTATCCATTATATTTTCATTTAAACATAATTTACTTGTCAGTTCTAAAAGTTCTTGATGATTTTCAAATATATCTTGCAAATCTATTTTTTTCTTATTTAACTTTATAACTTTAACCATTTTTATCACCTTATTTTAAAATATAAAAATACCCACGATAAAATACCGTGGGTAAAATATTTTTATACAATTATAGGTGTTGAAAAGAACAATAATGTCAAGAAGAATAAAACAACCCAAGACAATAATTGAACAATACATCTTGTAAAAAAGCTACAATCATATTCTATAAATATATCCTGAAATTCTAAATGGAATATATTTACAATAGCAAGCAAAAAACCAGATACAAATAACTTTGCGAATATATTGGTTATAAAAAACATAGTTATAACATAAAATACAGCACATACAAAACAAAATGAAAAAACCAATATATGTTTATGCTTAACTTTTATCATTCTTCTAATATATTCAAATATTAAAGTAAAAATAAAATCATCAAAAGCAACACACATTAAAATAAAAATTATACCTAAAATTAAATCTTTCATATTAAAACCTCATTTATTTTCTAAATAAAAATATTCAAATTGACAATTTTTAAAGTTATCTTGTATTTCTACAATATTACCAAAATTTTTTACCAATACGCCTTTAAGGATTTTATCTTTAAAAACAATATCGTCTGATAAGAGAATATCTTCAACATAAAGATATTCTGAAACAGTTGTTTCTAAATCACTTACACGGTTTCGTCCATTATAAATATGTATGTCATATAAATCGTCATTATCAATTTGTTGGTAAAATAATTGATACCCCATTAGTTTAAATAAAAACTTTAAAGATTTATCTTCTGTTCTTACAAGATAACGATAAACAGGTATTATATCTTTTAAATTTAACATAAAATCACTTATTGACCTTTTCAATAGTTCTTTATTAACCTTTTTCTTTTCATAGATTTTTGAACAATAAACATAATACATTTTTATCTTCCCTTCGTACTTATAAAGTTTCACCTAATTCTATTATTCTATAATATAAGCAAATATCTTTATCTGTAATATTTTCATCAATATGATAATGACCAAAATACCATTTATCAAAAGTTATTTTATTTCTTATTAAAGCAAAATAATTAGTAATTAAATCATCAGTAAAGAAATCTGATATTTGTTTTAATATACAATCAGAAGTAGCGTGAGTAATCACATAATCTACTTTATTGTTTATTTTATTAAGATTATCAATACCACGTTTCATTTCTTCTTCATTAGGCATTTCTTCTTTCCACCAAGATTCATGGTCTATTCTATAAGGTCTGCCTGTATTCTCTGCAAACAACTTTTTATTTTTAAAATCTGGGTCATTTTTATCTAATATACCACCTTGTACATCTACTGACCTTGCACCACCGAAAGTAAATATTGTTTTACCTTCAATGTTAAAAACATATCCACGCATTAAATGAATAATATTCTTTCTTATGAATTGAACTTTACCACCATTCCAATCTTCAATAGGAAATTCTTTTAACCAATCAAAGTTAGAATGATTACCATCTACAAATAATATTTTATAAGGTAATTTAGCAAGATAATCGAAACTGACATTCTGACCTTTATGCCAAATACCAAAATCACCACATACAATTATATAATCCTTATCAGTTAAATCATATCTTATTATTCTTCTGAAATCACCGTGTGTATCTCCTGTTAAATAAATCATTTTATATTTGCCTCCTTAGTAAAGTAAAGTTTTTTATAAAACCATACTACTAATCTATTACTTACTATCGTATCTACAACAACAGGTTGCTTTGCTAAATTTAAAAGTCCTGCCCATAATGTATTAAACTTAACTATATCGTGTATCATTATATAATAATATTGGTCTGAATTCTTTTTCTTAGTCTTTACTAACGTAGTTATATTAGGAATAATAAGAAAACAATTCAACCATTTATTTGTTTCCGTAAAATTACTATCTAATTGATTTATATGACAAACAAATAGATTTTCGTAATTTTTTATTGGTTTACTATCCATTTTCAAAATTTTCACTATCAATTCTTCCTTTACATTTTATTTTTACAATTCTACTTCTCTTATTGTGTTTATTAAATAATTTTGAACAATTTCCAAATTATAACTTTTACAATATTTTATAGCTTCTTTTTTTGTTTCAAAAACTATATACTTTTCTTTTTTAGAACATTCATTAAAAACAGCATATATCTTTTTCATTTCTGCAAAACTTATTTTTTTATCGAGATAAGCTGTCATAGGTGTATATGCAATGTCATGATATTTTAATATAATATGATATTCGTTCTTAATATGTTTTTTGTCTATCTTAGTATAAATCTTTTCTATACATAATGATATACCTCTTGGAGTTAAGAAAAATAATTTTTCTTTTACTTTTCTACTTAAATGAAAAGTTGTTTCATTAAAGTCTTTATTTAATTTAAGATGTAATAATTCTGTCTTATATATATTACCATTATTTATTACAAAGTTTAAATTATCATACTCACAATGTATTTCGTCACTGAGTTTACCTAAAAAACCTGCTTTTACAAAATAAACATATTGTTTCACGAATATCAGCTCCTTATATTTTATTCATTATAACTTACAAACTCCTCTATTAATTCCTCAACTTTATTTTTTTCATTATCTATTGTATCTATTTCATCAATTTTTATATCCTGTCTAATGTTCATAATATTGTTATAAATATTATATGTAGCTTTTAAATTATCTTTTACATTAGCAAAAACAAAAAAATCTTCGTCCTTGTAAAAATTCAATTTATTTAAAAGACTATCTAAAGACAGTTTTAAATTACTAACCTTTGCAATAATTGAAATATTATTTATATTAAAATATTTCTTCAACTTAGTTAAAACGCTTAAATCATCATATTCCCCCGATTGAAAAATAATTCTTTTGGGATATTTATCTCCTATATCAACAAGTTTAAATTCAATCTTACCTGTATCAGATAAATTACAAGTATATTCTTTCCCTGCATTATATTTGAAGTTTAAATTTTTGTTGTCATTGATAAAATTAGAATATTTTTTATATCCAGTATCAGATTTAAGCATTTTATAAAAATAAATATATTCAATTTTAGGTTCAATTTTTATTTCAGAACCAAAATCAAAATATTTCTTTAAATTATCCGCAAATATTAAAGGATGTTCTTTTATTCTATCACAAAATACTTTTGCTGATTTATCACTAACAGAAACATTATAATTATTGCATTGTAGTTTAATAAGTGCTTTACCATCATTAACATTTATATCAGCAGACAGCCATTGAGATAATGACATATTTGCTTTTATTTGTTCTTTCTCTGTATTTATGTAATTAGTTGTACCATTAACAGCAAGTTCTAATATTTTATTAAAACTAAATATATTACAATCCAACATAATTGAATCTAAATTGTTAGGAAATACAACATTTCCATTATTATTATCTTCTGAAACACTTACCGTACATATAGAAGAAATAATTATTTCAGCAATATATAAAGAATAACAATAACATTTAATTCCTGTTGATGAATAATCAATTTTTAAAATACCTGGAATAATTAAATTATCATCATTAGCCGCACAATCTTTATAATTAACAAAAGGTGAAATAATTTTATCTTTACTATTTTGATTTAAAAAACTTATTAATATTTTCATTTTTAATTTCCTTGTTTATGTTTTATTATACCATATTTTTTATTGTTTGTCAATATTGTTTCATTACATTTTAATATATAAGAAAAGAGAGGAAAAATCAATTTCCTCTCTAATAATATTTATTTTTTAGTTTTATCTTCAACATCCATATCAATAGTAACATTTTTAATGTCAAGCAAGTCAATATATTCTGACCATTGATTAAATGTTGAAAATCCTACATTTGATATATATATTACATTATTCTTATCCATAACAGTAGAATCACCGTTATAATTAATTTGAGTAATGAGTATGCCTTTTTGTTCTAACTTTCTATACAAATATATTCTTAATGCAGAAACTAAAAAGTCTGCCAAAAATTCATTCATATAAGAACTTAAAGAGGCACATTCCATTGTTAAACTAAATGTATAATTACCACCATATAAGTAACCTATTACATCACCAAATTCATTATACTGTTCTTGTTTAAAATCAGCCAATCCTAGCTGTTGTACATTACCTGTCGTACCAGAAATAACAACCATAGGAAAGTCTGTTAATACATCAGGTGTACCATCATATACTTTAATAGCTTGTATATCTTCAACAGTAACCTTATCGGGCAATAGATGTGCATAGTTTTCTGAATTATATATATAACCTCTTAAAAACTCAACTATTGTTGTTTTTGTATAAAGTAAGGCTTTTTTATCAAGCATCATTTTTCACCTACTTTTTTATGTTAAAAATTTCAGAATGGTCTTTAACTGTTTCAACAGTATAACCTTTATCTCCAAAAAAATTATTTATTAAATCATTATAATACTTTGTTTTTTTGTTCTTTTGAAATGTATCATTTTTCTTATTAGGTTTGGCTTTATTAGAACCATCAAGAACACAAGCACAAATTCTAATGATGCCACCTTTTTTACAATATTTATCTAAATCTTCTAATATATTTTCAATAATAGAACATTCTTTAATTACATTTAATACATTTGAACAAACAACATAATCAGCACCATTGTTTTCTTCAACAATATTAAGAACTCTTTTATTATGTTCAGAAGTTTGATTATATGGGTCATAAACTAAAACAGTTACATCTTTTTTAGCTAAATATTCAATAGAACTGTCATATTTGCCACCACCATAATCTAAAACAAGTGAATTAGGGGTAAATTCAGTATTTTTATATATACGATTAATTATATTTGTTGAAGTTTTTGCTGAACTAAATTCTTGTATAATATCTAACAAGCCAACTTCTAATTTTTTATTATTAGAATATATTTCATAATTGAAATTATCAAATATATCTATTAAATATTCTTTTACATTAGAAAATAATTCTGTTATTTCTTCTTCATCAATATTATCTAAACAAATAATTTTATTTCCATCAAAATAAAAAACAATTCCAGTATTAAAAGTATTAATTTTATCTATACTAACTTTTTTATCATTAATACAGAAATAGAATTTTTCTTTTACGTTATCTTCTAATTCACTTTTTAACAATCTATGAAATGTATTATTAGGAATTTCTTTAATTAACCTTTCCATAATATTCCCCCGAAAAAAGTCCTTTTAAGAAAAATAAAAAAGACCTGAAATATTATCAGGTCTTTATAATATTTAGAATAATTATTCAGCAATAATGAATTTAATATCAGTTCTTCTATTCTTAGCTCTACCTTCTTCTGTGGAGTTATCTGCTATCTGATTACCAATACCATTACCAACAGTAATAAATCTTGAACTATCAATACCTTTACTAATGAAATAATTAGCAACAGTCTTAGCTCTTTGTTCTGTAAGTTTAATATCAAACTCACTATTTTCAGTAGCACCATTTGTATTAGCTGAGTTACCCTCAATCATAATAATTGCACCATCAAGCATTTTAGCAGTATCAACAAATTCGTCTAATGCTTTAGCAGCTTCTTCTTGGTCTGCAAATACTGCTGAATTTGCCTTAAAGTTAATTGTTGCTTGTGCATTTATTAAAGCATCATAATTATCTGAATTATTCTTAACTTCTTCCTTTTGTTCTGCTGTAACTGAAACAGTTTTTATATCAGCAGTTTTTAAATCTTCACAAGCACTCATATATGTAGTAGTAAATGCTTGTTCTGCCATATCAGGATAAGCTGTTTCTCCTAAATCATTCCAAATATTAGACATATCTCTATAAAGAATAACAGCTTCATCGGCTAATACTTCCATATTTTCATTCCAATTTAATAATGTTGCATCAGGTAATGTATCAGCAATTTCTTCATCACTCATACTTGAAAACATAGACATATTATTTCTTAATGCTGTATAATCAGTATCGTTGTAATCATCATAAGCCTTTAAAGTAGCTCTGATGAACTTTTCAACTGTATCTGCATTTACATCAAGATAATCCTGTCTAAATACAATACCGTCCAATACAAGACTTGTAGCATTGCTTGTATCAATAAGAATATGACTATCTGTGCTTTCTTGTGCTTGTGTTAAATATGGTTGCCAAGTAGCAGCAGCATTTATTTCACCTGCGAAATAAGCACTTGCAGTTTCGTCAGGTGTATCAAAATATACATATTCTATTTTACTCTTTTCATCGTCTGTTAAATCAGACTTAGAAACAAACCATTCAACTAAAGTTTGTGCTTCGCTAAATCTTGGAACACCAACCTTTTTACCTACTAAATCTTTAATAGAATTGATATCAGCATCAGCAATAATGCCATCACCTCCGCTACTTCTATTAATAATAATAGGCATTGCAACATCAACATTGTTCTGCTTGAATTTATCCATTAAGAAAGCATATCTATTAACAGTATAACCTGCTGCATCTAAATCTCCGCTAATTAAAGCATTAGAACTATCAGTAGCATCATTCATTACACTGATATTAACAGTAATACCTTCTTCATCATAATATCCTCTTGATTGAGCATCTAAAATCTCTTTCCACCCTGTCCATTCGTCATAAGATAAATTGATTACATTGGTCTTTTCCTGCGTTGTTTTACTCTTACTTGCCTTACTTGTTGAACCAACAGAAGAAGTAATATTTTCAATCTTTTCTTTAATATTACCTGTCTTAATCCAACCCTTTTTTACACCAAAGAATCCTGCTACGCCAATAATAATTAAAAGCAAAATTAAAATGGCAATTTTCCCTTTTGTTGTCAATCTCAACATTGTTTTGTACTGCTCCTTTCTTTTTAAAAAAGTATTATAAATAGTATATATGTAAAGAGAATTTTTCTCTAAACAACAAAATTAAGCTTTAACAGTTACTTTTTGTTTCTCTACCTCAGCACTATTTGTCTTAGTAGAATTATTACCATATTTCTTTTTTAATTCTTCTACATAATTAGAAGATATGGCTTTTTGAGCTTCTTCTTTGGCTCTTTCATACTTAGTAGACTTTTTATTATTATAAATCTCTTTAGCACCCTCAGCCTGTTCTGAAAGCTCCTTAACTCCTTCACGAACTGTATTTATCATCTGATTTGTTGTTGAAACATTTTTAAGTTCATCCATTTCATCATAGATTTCTTTCATTTGCTTCTTAGTTTCTAATTCTCTTAAAATTCTCTCTTTTTCTTTTTTCATATTAGAAAGGTTTTCTTGAAGTTTAGTATTTATCATTTTAGCTTCTTCAACCTGCGGAATTAATTCTTCAAGAATGTGTTTCCTTTGCTCTATTTCTAAAAGAATATCTTCTCTACGTTCTGATAAAGGTTCTATCTTATCAAACATTTGTTTCTTTGCTAACGCTTCACAATTCTTTTCTATACTAGATAATTCTTCCGTATAACTATCTAATTCTTTTTGAATTGTCATTTTTCTACCTGTTACTTTTTGTAAAGTATCATTTGCCTTATTATATGATTCTTGTAATTCTTGAATTTTTTTATTATATACAGCTTTAGCTCCGTCAGGGGTTTTAGTTTTATCTTCTACCCAACCACTAAAGAAACCTTCAATAAGAATAAATAATTTAGCATTAGGAAATAAAACTTTGGTTGTTGCCAATATTGCTAATACTGCACCTATTCCAAATAACGTGCCATTAATCATTTTTTATTCTCCTTCCGTAGAACTACTAATGAAATTAATTATACTATTTATCTTATTAATTTCATCTTCAATTACACTTAATTGCTTTGCAGAGAAAACTTCTTTATTATTTATATCAATTTTATTCTTTTCTATCTTAGCCTGTAATTCGGCAATTTCTTTTGAAAGAATATCTACATAATCATTTTTTTCTGCATTAAGAGATGCTATATTATGATTTAAGATATTTATTCTTGCCTTACCATCTTCAATTAAATCATTTACATCTAAGTTAGTAGGTTTTAATATACCCAAAACTGATTGCTTCATCATTTCTGTTGACATTGTTTTAGGTAATGCCTCTTTAAATTCCTGAATTTTATAAATACTATTTTCATTTTCGTATTTAGCATTTTTATAAATTTCATCAGGATAAATCAATTCCTCATTAAAATCTGTTGTTTCTATTTCTTCTTCTGTATCATCAGACGATATATCTTCAACGTCATAAGAAATAGGTTGTATAGGTTCACTTTCCACCAATCCTAATTTTTCAAATAAACTTTTTGCCATAAGTAAAAACTTCCTTTCTTTTATAATTTTGTTATTTTATCACCTAATAATTTAGCTTCATATTCACTATGCGTAACAAGAATAATTGTGTTATGTATAGAATTGTGTAAGTCTAATATTAGGTTTTGCATTTGAGTTCTTGTATTATTATCCAATGCGGATAATGGTTCGTCCATAAGTAATATTTTAGGTTGTATTAATAATGTTCTTGCTAATGCTAGTCTTTGTTGCATACCACCTGATAATTGATTGGGATAATCATTTAAATTATTTTTAAGTCCTACTTTATTTAACAAATCAATAGCTTGCTGTTTATCTTCACTATTTATTTTTCTTTTTATTTTTATAGGGAATAAAACATTATCTAAACAAGTAAGCCAAGGAAAATTAGTATAGCTTTGGTGCATCATAAAAACATCATCAATATTTATTTTTTCATCATTTATTAAAATATCTCCCTTATATTTTAACAAACCTGCAATACATTTTAATAATGTAGATTTGCCTACACCAGATTTACCAACAATACAATTTATTTGATTATCTTCAAATTTTAAATTTAATTTATCAAAAACAATATTATTATCATATTGAAAATGTAAATTTTTAATAATCACTTCGGTTGTACCTCCATAAAATATAGGTATTTTAACAAGTTCATTATACAACAAATTTTAAACATTGTCAATGTTTTTAATAATTATTTTTAGAAGTTTCTTTTTATATCTGTTACTACTTTAGCATTTAATTTTTTATTAAAAGCCTTAATTGTAACTTCACAGAAACCATTATGTGTTTCTTCATAATTTTCAATTACATCATTGTCATAATATGTTTTTTTAAGACCATTATAGAAAATAGGAATAAACATTTGGTCACTAAATAATTTAAGCGGTATATCAAATTTTTCACTTGTAATAAGCTTATCTTCCTTTGTATATGAAGAAATTTCTACTGTTAAACTTTCATTCATTTATATCACCTACCTTTTTTTAAAATATAAAAAAAAGAAGTAGTTTTTTTAAACTACTAAGTAAACTATACATATTTTCTTTTAGTATTATTGAATGATTTTTCAAAATATAAAAAAGGGAACTCAATAAAGTTCCCTTATAATAATTTTATATAATTATCTTTTACCCATTCTCATACGAATTTTATTTCTCTTGCTATATGTATTGATATATTCTTCTTCATCCTCAAAATGTTCTCTATCAGTATCATTCTGGAACATTATTTCTGAAATTTCTTCTTCATCAATTATGCCATCTGCAAGACAATCTTTAAAAATCTTAAACTTTGTTGCATTGCCCTTGTATTCCTCATACAAATCTTCCATATCTTTCATTGCTTCATCATCATTTAAGAATTTCTTTACAATACCTAAATCATCCAAAACAAACTCTGCGAAACTTCTATCATTTTCAGCAAGGATTCTTCTAATTACTTTCCAAGCAGCATCATCTTCTGTACCCTTGTCTGCTCTTGGAACTTCCTCGCAAAATTCTTCCATTAAGTCCATATTATTCTTATTCTTCAAATAACAATAAACCATATTAGCAATTGCGTGATGTACGTCAAAATCAACCATTACAGTAATAATATCATTTACTAATTCTGATGACCTAGGAACTTTTGCTAAAGAAGCAACAGCATTAAGTGTACCACTTGCAATAAAAGTATGTTTAAATCTATCGTCAGAAAGTTTTTCAATATCTGCTGGTAAAAACATATTTTCAAAATAATCAAGAGTATTTAAACTTACTTTTCTCTTAACATTTGAAAGATAAACAATAAGCTTATCCATCTTATCAGAACTATACTGGTCATTTAACTGTAATGCTTTAATATAAACATCAGCACTAAATTCTTTTCTACTATCAGCCTTTACTAAACTTTCAAAGAAAGCTGTATTACTACTATTTACCATATCACCAATATCTTTTAAATCTTCTATTGGAAATCTATTATCTTTAATAAAATCTTTAAGTGCTTTAGTAGTACCTGCACTAAATGAATCTTTATTAGCTTTTTCATCCTCACCTAAATCAAAACCATCTAATTTCTCATCAGTAAGTTTTAATTCTTTAGCAATATCATTTATTGTTTTCTCACCATTTGACAATTCTTTTCTTATATCATTAATTGTAGCCTTACCAAAATCTAAATCTTCAAGTAAAAATAAAAAATTTTCTTCCTTATCTGTCAAATTAATTGCAGATAATCTTTTTAAAATTCTATTTTTCATAAACAAAAACGCTCCTTATATTTATTTATAATTAAAATAAATATTTAAAATATAAAAATAAGAGGACTTTTAGTAAGTCCTCTTGTCTGAAAAATTATTTTATGAAATTATCTACACTAAATAAATTATCCTCTGAACCAACAACAGCAGGAAGTTCACCATTCCATTTTTCAATGAACTTCATTTTTAAAGTATTATCGGTAATTTGAGCATTTTTAATCTCATTTGCCTTTGCTTCAGCTTCTGCCTGTGCAATCTTTTGTTCTCCCTCTATTTTAATTCTTGCTAAATCTTGTTCAGCCTTTAAAGCGTTTTGCTGTGCAGTAGTTTTTTGTTCAATTGCAGCATTAAATTCAGCTGAGAAATCAAAATTTATTACATTTATATCTGCTACAACAATACCATACTCATAGACTTTATGATTTAATTCCTCTTTCATTTGAGTACTTAATTCTTGTCTATTAGTAATACATTCTTCTGCTGTATATTTAGATACAACAGACTTTACACATTCTTGTACAGCAGGTCTTAATGCTACATTTTCGTAATCTTCACCTAATGTTCTATATATGTAAGCAGACTTTTCAGGAATTACTTGATAATTAACAGATACAGTAAATGTTACTGTTTGTAAATCTTTAGAAGCAGAAGTACCTGTTACATCAGTTCTTACTACTTTATTATTTATTTTAACAACTTTTGTAATAAATGGTGTAACAAAGCTTGAACCTTCTTTTAAAGTATCTTCTTGTATTGCACCTAATCTAACTACTACACCTGTTGAACCGCCAGGAACAACTCTTATTGAACAAAGTAACAATATAATTAAAATTAAAACGATAACACCTATAATAATTATAGATTTTAAAAAATTAAACTTATCTTTATTGTTTTTATTATTCATTATATTACTTCCTTTCTGTATATTTCCATTTAAATATTTTTTCAATTACATAAGAGCATAATGTATCAAATAAATAACTAAATAAAATAATTATTATCAATACAACAAATACTTGGTCAGTTCTACCTCTTGACGTTGCAACATTTATTAAATGCCCTAATCCAAACTTAGCATTTACTGTTTCAGCAATCACTATATAAGTCCAACCAATTCCATACATCATTAAATAAGTCTTACAAATAACAGGTAAGCAATAAGGTAAGATTATTCTATATACTAACTGATATTTTTTAACTCCTATTGTTAATGCCGTATCTATTAGATTTTGGTCTATATCTTTCATTGTTAAAACTAATGTAGGTAAAAAATAAACAAAAGTTGCTAAAAATAAAAAACTTATTTTCATTCTTTCATTTATTCCGCACCACATCATTAACAATGGATAAAATGCTGTAATAGGTAAATATCTTAAAAAATTCGTTATAGGTGTCATTAAATCATCAATTACTTTACTATTCATAATTAAAATAGATAAAATAACACTTATAGACATTGATAATAATGTTGCAATAGATATTCTAATAAATGAATATACAAACCCTTTTACTAGCATACCATTTTGTAATAAAGAGATAAATGTATTAAATACTTTTATCGGCGATGGTAAAAATAAAGGTTTTGTAAATAAACTACCTATACCCCATAATATTAAAATAAATATAATTGGTAATAATCTTTTTAATATTTTCATAGTATTCCTCTGTGTTATAAAAAATGTAGATAAGCAAAATACTTATCTACATTTCTCTTGAAAGAAGGTTTTTACTTATAGCTAATAACCAAATTACTCAACTGTAATGCTTGCGATTGCAGTCTTAACCTTTGGTGAATAAGAAAACTTAGGAACATACTTTGCAGGACACTCCATAACCTCACCTGTTGCAGGATTTCTTCTTGTTGCGGCATCCTGCTTCTTAGTCTTGAATGTACCAAAACCCTGCTGGCTATATGTATCATTAGCCTCTAATGTTTCTGCAAGAATGTCAAAAACTGCATCAATGCTTCTTGCTGCATTTGCCTGTGTTGTGTCAAGTCTTTCTGCTACCTTCTGTGCAAATTCTTTCTTTGTCATTTTTTTAATTTCCTTTCTTTTTTATTTTTTTGTATAATGATTTTTTATTGCTTTATCAAACATTGTTTTCTATTTGATAGCTTCATTCTACTACAATATACATTTTTTGTCAAGTGTTTTTAACAAAAAATGTTTATTTTTTTCATTTTTTTATTTTTTACGACCTTATATCTATAACTTAAAAACAAAAAAACTCTATAATTATAATTTCATATATTTATAATTTACAAAATCTAATTAAAGTACTTCAATTTTTGAGCCATAAACATTATCTTTATTTATAATTATCTTTTTATCAAAAGCATCCTTTACTTCATCTATATGAGTAATTATAAATATCTGTTTAAACATATCACTTAACTTATTTACAGTTAATATAAAATTCTCTCTACCTTCATCATCTTGACTACCTAATCCCTCATCAATCATAAAGAACTCTATATTAGCTTTAGCTCTCTTAGCTAAGAATTTAGCCATACCTATATGACACGCAAAGTCGATTCTGAACTTTTCTCCACCACTATAAGTTTCATAATTTCTATCTCTATCTTTATCGTGAATAACTATATCTAATGTTTCTAAAGATATTTCTTTCTTAGCTTTTGTTTTCTTATCGTCTTTCTGCGTAATAAATTCTATTGTAGTAGAATTATTAAATAAAACATCTAATACTTCATTTATTTCATTCTCTACATCAGGTAATACATTAGCAATAATATTAGCTTGTATACCTTTCTTACCGAAAGCTTCAATTAAAGATTCATAGTCAGATATTTGCGTAGTTATATCTTCAATTTCTTTCAATACTTCATTTAATTTCTGTTTATTATTATTTATTTCCACTATCTTTTCTTCATAAACAGCTTTGTTAGATTCAGCCTTTACTAATTTATCTCTTAAATTAGAAATATCAAATTCTAACTCACCATCATTAAATGTTTTAGTTTCAATTTCTTCAACACTACATTCTTCATACTGCTTGTTAAAATCTATTAATTCATTTTTTAAATCTTCTATTTCTTTATTTAAAGAAATAATTTCATTATCATACTCTGTCTTTTGTTCTTTAATTTCAGCCATTTCTTCTTTTAAAGAAGTTATCTTATCCGTATAATTAGAAATAGCAGAATTTAATTTCTCTTGTCGTATTTTTAATTTATTTATTTCTTTTACTTTTTCATCAATATCATTTAAAGCATTTTTATAAGAAACATATTTAGTTTTTAATTCATTAACCTTACCAACAATATCTTCGCAAAGTTTATTATTTTCTTCAATATTCTCAGTAAGAGCATTTATCTTCTTAGTTAAATCATTTAAATGTTTTTCTTTATGTTCAGCAGTAATTTCATTACCACAAAATTCACATTCACCCTTATTATATTCATTTAAATTATTATACTGTGTTTTATATTCAGCAATTTGGTTCTTAAATGATTTAATATTAGTTAAGTGCTGTGTCTTTTCTGTTTCTAAATCATTCTTATGTTGTAATATTTCTTCTATCTGATTATTTATTGAAGTCTTATCATCATTTGTTTCTTCAATAACAATACTATTTAATTCTTCCTCATATTCTTTTATATTCTCTTGATAATTAACAATATTCTTCTTATTATTAACAAACTTAACTTTTAAATTATTTATTTTAGTATTAAAAGAATTAACTTTATTTTCAGTAGTAGATATTTTATTCTTTGTATTGTTGATAGAAGAATAAATATTCTTTTTATGATTTAAAAGTTGTTCGTTCTGTTTAATAATTAAATCATATTGAGCTTTTTCTTCTCTTACTTTCTTTAATTCTATTTCCTTATCTAATATTTTATTATTAAAATCTTTAGCATAAGAAGAATATTGAGTAATTAAGGAATTATATTCATCTTCTTTACTTACACTGTCCTGCAACAAATATAAAGTATTTTCTTTTTCAATAAGTTGTGTAGATAACTCTTTCTTTAAATCCTTAGTATGTTTTTCTAATACTTCAAATTGATTTAAATTAAGAATTTCAACAAATACATCTTTTCTCTCATTAGGCTTTTTCTTCATAAAGTTATCAGACTTACCCTGTCCAATACAAACAGTATCTAAAAATGTATCATAGTTCATTTTAATAACTTTATTTATCTTATCTTGTGTGTCATTTATCTTTTCTGTTTGAGATACATTATTGACAAAAAACTCTAATTCATGTTTTCCACCTCTTGTTTTCTTTCTAATTATTTTATAATCATTATTATCCATAATAAACTCTAATGTAATTTCAAAAGAATCACATTCATTGTTTATTAGGTCATCCATACCTGTACCTCTACTATCTACACCTCTTGCTCTATAAAATAAAGCAGTAGTAATAGCTTCAAGTATAGAAGATTTACCAGAACCGTTTGGAGCTGTAATAGTTGCAATAAACTTATCATTTGTATCAAAAGTCATTTCAGAATCAATATATGAAGTGAAACCTTTTAAATGTAAAGTCTTGATTATCAAGTGTATTACCTTCTTTCTAAAAAATATTTATAATCTTATAAACAAAAAAAGCTGTTATTTTAACAGCTTTTATAAAAAATAAATAAAATTAAGGAATATAACAATTAACAAATACATTTTTTGAAAGCTAAGAAACTAGATTTTTCAAAACTAAAATCACATATACTTCTTTTGAATATATTCATTTTATTCTTTATTTCACTTAAAGAAATAGGTGGAGCATATAATCTTTCATATCTTTTAGAAACCAAATTTAAAAATTCTTCGTTGTTTTTAATTTCTTCTAAAATAATATCTTTATAATTTTTCTTCAAATAAAAAGTACCGTCTTTTTCTTCATATATAATACTATTCTTAGCTTTCTCAACATTATTTATAAAATAACCATGAACTATTCTTCTTATTTCATTTCTAACAATAGCATCTTCGTGAATGAGATTTTCAAGTCGTTCAGCAGTTTCATCAATACTATACACAGATATTAACCCCTCCATACAATTTAAGCCCTTTATTTAACAAATAAAAGAGCCTATATGATAATATATTATATTTACAAAACTATTTAAAGATTATTTACTTTATCATCAATTTCTTGAATTAGACTTTGTGCTTCAATAGTATTTCTTTCATTTAATTCATTATCTAAATAAATAAATATATCATTTACTTTACTCATATCATTAGGATGGTGTTTTAAATAGTTATGAATAATCATACTGCAAGTTAAATTGATATCTTCAAAACTTAAAAGTTTTTCATTATCACCTAAAGACAATTTATTTTTTAAATAATTCATTTTTACATCTTGTTCATCAACAACATTTAATCCATATTCTTCTGCTAATTGTAAGGCAGCTTCTGAATATGAATCAATATTATCTTTTAACTGTTTAAATTTAATTATATCTCCTGCTGCTCCGCAACCAAAGCAATAGAAGCTTGTATAATTTTGAACACCTTTCTTAGTTGTATAACCAGTTGGATAAACAGTAAAAGAAGCAGTCTTTTCTGTATGAAAAGGACATTTACCTTTAAATACTAATCCTGTTTTCTTTAAAGGTACAAATTGTTGTATATAAGCCATATTATTTATTTCTGATTTTACATAATCATATAAATACTTTTTGTTTTTAAATTCCATTCTTACCGTTCCTTTTTTGTAAATTACATTTTATCCCAGTTACTAATATCATCATCTAATTCTTCAATTAACATTTTACTAAACTTTCTATTAAAATGAAACTCAAAAGGAGCAGCATCTCTTGTTTTAAATGATTCTATTATGCCAATTTGTTCACTAACTTTTTTTATAGCAATACCCCAATCTATATGGTCTGCAATAGCATCAGACTCAGCAATAGCATCTGTTTCTGTTTTCTTTTGATTTTTACCTATTCTGTTCATCTGTGCGGCGGTTATTACTACCTTATCTGTTGTTCTTGCATATTGTTTTAATTCCAATGCTATTTCTGCTTGGTCTAATCTTAATTCACCAAATTTCATATCTGGTTGCATAATACCTGCATAGTCAGAAATAACTACATGAAATGTTATTCCCATTTTTAATTCTACTTCTTTTACTTTCTCGGCTAAAAAAGATGGAGTACACATACGTGGTACGTCAATAATATACATTGTACCAACTTTATCTCCATTGATAGATAAGCCTTCACTTAATTTTTGCAAATAATCATTATATACTTCTTCTTCATCTTCTGATAACTTGCCAAATTTTAATCCATTACTTGAAATACCAGCAGCTCTTGCATCAAATCTTCTTTCATAAGCTTCTTGTGGAACTTCCAAACTAAATAATATAACATTTAATCCTTTTATCCACATATTGTGTGCTAAGTTAAGCATTAAAACAGATTTACCATCACCTTTTCTACCTATTATGTAAATAAGTTCACTTGGTGCAAATCCACCGCTTTCATCATCAATTCTACTAAATCCAGTGGGATAAGTAACAATCATACTAGGATTGTTCTTTATTTCCTCATATCTTTCTTTTCTTGCTTTTATTCTTTCTTGGATTGAACCCTCTTCCTTTACATTACTTTTATCTGTATTCAAACGAACAGACAATTTACTTATTTGAGTTTTTAATTCATCGAAAGATTTTTCACTACAATTACTTCCTTTAGTAATAATTGATTCAGCTAATTCTAATACTTCGAATCTTTTATAATTATCTTCTAATTCATCACAAATAGATTCAAATTCACCATCTGAAAATTCATCAGTATTAAAATATTTTATATCTGAAAAAATTGATTTATACGTTATTATCGTCTTATCATCAATTTTATTCTTTTTAAAAGAACTATTTATTGCATCATCAGAAATAATAACACCATATTTTACAAAATATTTTCTTATTAAACTATATACTGCATATGTTGTTTGTAAATGCTTGGGTGTTATTTCTATTGTATTTATTGCTTTAGAAATATACTTTTTATCATACATTAAGTATGCTAAAAACTTTTTCTCTATTACATTGTCCATATTATCACCTTAAAATTATGATTTATTTTTATAATTCTACTTCTTTTACAAAATCATATGTCGAAATCATTTCAATTACATCTTCGCTGTAAAACTTTTCAACGTCTGAATAATTTAATTTTGAAGATATGATTGTAGATTTAACATCATTATATCTTGTTTTAAGAATTAATTGTAGTAATTTAATATTATGCTTACTTGTATTACCAAAACCTGTTTCAGCTCCCACGTTATCTATAAATAAAACATCAGGCTTGCGGAATAAATCATTTAATCTATCTTTTGCTTCTTTATCCGAATTTTGTTTTAAAGATAATTGTACTAAATCTTCATATACAACATATTGTATCTTTAATTGTTTCTTAGATAATTTATTTTCTTTATCAATTAAAGTCCTTGCTATATATGCTACAATTTCACTATTAAGAGTAAATGAAATATTATATAAATACAGATTTTTAGTTTTAAAAACCTCATTCTGTATAATTTCAAAGTAATCATTAAAATTATAATTAACTTTCTTAGTAACAGAATCTTTAGAAACATTAAAATTAACTACTGGAATATTAGATAATTCTAAGTTATAACATTTAATAGCTTTTTTCATACAAGAACATTGTTTTGTCTTACCATCTTCATTATAAAAACCTGTACCCTCACATTTTGTACAATTTATAACAAAGACATTATTCCACTTAGATTTTAATTTTTCTTTTTCTTCTTTATTATAAAACAGCATAATAATTCTTCCTTTCTTGTTCTTTATAAAATATAATCTATATTATTTTTTTCAAATTGAGTTTTAAGCCAACTAATAAAATCTTCTTTAGAATAATTACAATTATTTGTTTCACATAACCATTTTTTATTATTCTTTTCATTAATACCATCTTTTATTAAATCTTTTGTCAACCTTAATTTAATAGTATAAGCCCATTCAAACTTAGTTAAATCTTTTTTAAAGTATGATTTATCTATAAAGATTTTCTCTGCACATTTTAATGCCGTTTCTTTATACTTTTCTTCAATATTTTCTATTGAAGTCATACTAAACCTTAATTCACTAACAATATCTTCAATTTTCTTATTATCATTATTTTCAGATGATTTATCTGCATAAAAATCTATTGCTTCTTCAATCATATTAGGAATATAATTAAGTACTTTAATATCCTTATATTGCATATACTTAATTGTTTTTTTAATATCTAAAGCTGAATAACCTGCATCTAATACTTGTTGTATCTTATTACTTTCTTTAACTAAATTGAATAAATTTAATTTAACCCCTAACTTAGTATGAAAAAGATTTACTAAATACGGAGCTGTATTTAACATATTTAATTCATTCTTATATTTTTGCTCTACTAAAGCATCTTCAATAGAACGATTAATAAAACGTAAATCTACATTTTTTCTATCTATCAAATAATCCATAGTAATTCTTATTTCATCGCCAGTATAGCCTTTATTTAATAAAATTTTTATTTGACCACATTCCTTAGAAAAACTTGGTGATAATGTTTGCGTTTTATCATAAAAATACTTCATCAAATTACCAACACTATTGATATCATCTTTCTTCTTTTGTTTAGCTTTTGCTACTTTTGCTTTTTCTTTTTTATCAATAGAAACAATATACATTTGTTCTTGTTTAACAAAAGCTTTTTTCCTATCTTGTGAACAAGTTTTAAACTCATCTTTGAATTCTTTGTAACACAATCTACAATTACCTGAACAATTTTCACATTCAATATTTTTATAAGAAACTTCCATTTCTGTAAACTGTGATTTATTATTAAGATAAACTTCTAAAATAGTTTTTGTTTTATCTACTTGACGAAGTTTATTTAATAATATGTGATTATTTTCTTTAGTCTTTGAAATGTGCATACATAAACTTCTATTTGTATCAAAAGAATTTTTACAAATAGGACATTCAAATTCTTTTTTCTTTTCTACTTTCTCATTCATAGTATTTAATAATCCTCGCTTTTCACAATAAGTTATATATTTACTAATAGAACTTTGACTAATACCATTTCTAATAGCTCTATATTTTTGTTTATGATTGTTTATTGTTAAAACATCATTCAAATAAAATATAGTTATACCTTGATTGTCTTTTTCAATTTCTGCTATTTCTTTTCTTATCTTATTTGTATCATAAAACTTCTTTTTAGTAAGAAATTTCTTTAAACCATCTTTATGATATGCTACTTCTGAATTTAAAATATTAAATTTCTCTGTAATTTTTAAAGTATCTTTTTTTAAATCCTTTGCAAGTTTTAATAATTCTGTTTCAATAAAAGAATTAAACTTATCTAAATTTATTTCTTCTTCAATGTTATCATTTTCAAGTTGATAAACATTATGTAATCCCCTTTTGCTTTTACTAATAAGTTTAAGTTGAAGTAAATAATTTATTGTTTTACTTACTGTTTGTCTTGAACAATTTAATATTTTAGAAATTGTATCTTGTCCTATCCAACATTTATTATGTTTCCATAACTCTAATGTTTTATCATGACAAACATTTAAATATATTTGAAAATAGATAGATGTAAAATATGAACCCAAAACAATATTACATTTTGGTAATACAAGAGAATACAAATACTTTGACATTGATATATAAGATATATTCTTTCTTTTGCAATCTCTTTTATAATTCATATTTTCACACCAACCTTTCTTATGTTTTTTTTGCTTTTGATTGTATTATAATGAATTTGTGAAAATTTTTTCAATGGAAACTAAAAATATTACAAATGTGGTTGTAAATTAAATAAATTGTAAAATTACAACAATTCTTATTTTTGAAAGAAAGCAACAAAACAAATCAGTGTTATTTCAGTCACGAAGTGACTAAGCGGAGCAATGCGAAGCATTCTCCGCTTCCTGTTCTTTCTTTTTTGCTATCTTTTCTAAAAATAAAAAAACTTTATATTTTTTAAAACTGAAATCTTATAAATTTTTTAATGAATTATTTTTTATAATTTTGTTTAATATTAAAAATTGTATATCTTATACTAATAATTATTACATCTAATATTAATTATTGTATATTATAAATTTTTAATATAATTATAATTAATATTACTTTATAATTAATTTCATTAATATATAAAAAATTATTTAGATGATAAGTAATTTATTACTTATCTATTTAGTGTCCAGATAAAACTTCAACTATGTCCAAATAAAAATAAAGTTTGATAAATTAAACTAAGTTTTAAATATAGATAGAGAAGTCATTTTAGCTATTTTTTCTTGCTATAAAACTTGAAAATTATTTTATATAAAAATTAAGATATAATTTTAGCAAGGGGAGATTATTTTGAAATTTCTTAATTTATTTTTATCTGCATTTCTAGCAGGAATTATGATTAGTATTGCAAGTATCGTATTCTTATCCACTGACAAAATTATCGGCAGTTTTTTATTTTCCATAGGATTACTAACAATACTTTTTTTTAAATTAGATTTGTATACAGGGAAAATTGGTTATATTACTGAGAATGAAAATTCCTTAGAATTATTAATTATATGGATAGGAAATCTGCTTGGATGTTTTATTACAGCATTGTGTTATAGAAATACTTGTAAAATAAAAGCCATTAATATAGAAACAATAGTTGAGTTGAAATTAAATTATACTATTTTTGAAATTTTATTTTTTTCATTTTTATGCGGTATTTTAATATTTATTGCAGTTGAAGTATATAAAAAAAGTAATGAAGCAATAATGAAAATAGTAGCAGTAATATTATGTATAGCAGTATTTATTTTAATTGGTGCTGAACACTGTGTTGCTGATATGTTTTATATATTTTTAGCAAATAAAATAAATATTTATTCTATATCATTTATTTTATTTGTAACTTTGGGAAATTCGTTAGGTAGTATATTTATTTATAAAATAATCAATAGAGAGGTTGTTAAAAATGAAAAGATTGATGAAAACTTCTGCGATTAATACACAAGAATTAGAAGGTCAATTTGATTTATGTAGAAATGAGTTAATAAGAGTAATGAATAACTTTTCTACTGCAATTAAAAGTTTTGAAAATGAAAACAATGTTACAATTTCAGATAGTTGCTTTCCAGGAAATGATTCTAACAATCCTTTCAATCCGAATTGTAGCATGGGCACGGATTTTTCAAACTTTGGTAGTTATTGTACTATGTTTTTTAATAAATATAAAGAAGCAGTTAAAGCTGAAATGGGAGAAATTGCAGAAGAAACAGATAATGAAGTTCAACAATAAAAAAAACGTTGGGTAACTCTACTCAACGTTTTTATTGTTTAAATAGTTTTAAAATCAATTTTAAGAGGGTATAAATAGTTTACTTAATATTTATTCACAATAAATCGTTATAGGTCTTAAAATTGATTCTGAGACGTTTTAACAATACAATTTTTTACAAAAAACACTTGACAAATTAAGGAAAATATTATATTATAATATTGTAAAGTTTTTAAAACTATTTTTTATAAGCACCCTTAGTTGGTGACTTCGGGCGATTTACCGTCCGAAAGGTGAGGGTAGTTCACTTCACATATCGTTCAATACTTGCGATAGAACTTTAAGACTTGCACCGCTTTGACCTAAGAAGCCCACCACTCACCAAATTCAATATTATAGTATAAATACTTTTTATTTTTTTAGTTTTTTAATTCTGTCGATGTATAATAATGTAAAATTACTAAGAGATAGACAGAAAGTTTGAAAACACTTTATTTACTTATGTTTTTGTGAGAATAAAGTAAATAATGAATAAAAAATAATATTTGGAATTAACTTTTCAATGGGTTCGACAGATTTAGTATTTCAAATACTAATAAAATGTACTACTGTACACTGAACGGGTATTAATACTAATATACTGGAAAGTAAATATGCTGTGAATATTGCATTTACACCAGTTGAAAAGTATTAATACTAATATACTGGAAAGTAAATAAAGTAGATTTATCGTAAGTTACATTATTTCTTCGTATTAATACTAATATACTGGAAAGTAAATGATACTAATGATGAGGAGTAACAAGAGGTGAATTTAGTATTAATACTAATATACTGGAAAGTAAATTATATTGGCTTGTTGCAAGTGAGGTTAATATAAAATGTATTAATACTAATATACTGGAAAGTAAATTAAAAGACTTATTGCCTTGCTTCAACGTAACTGAGTATTAATACTAATATACTGGAAAGTAAATTTGACTTTAGCCGTCGCAACGTCTAACACTGCATTGTATTAATACTAATATACTGGAAAGTAAATATGCCCCAACCTGTTTTTGAATTATTAAAAAATAAAGTATTAATACTAATATACTGGAAAGTAAATATTAACTTTGAATATACATTATCAATTATAATTTCGTATTAATACTAATAATTTTAAAAATCATCAAAAATTAAAAACTTTACATATATATAAAAAAGGACTACAAACAAATGTAGTCCTTTTCTTTTTTTCAATCGAAGTAATTAGTATATTTTATTTTACAATTATGCCGTCTTCTTTACTCCAAGTTACTGTGAATCCCAAGAATTCACACAACTCCCTAAGAGGAGCAAAAGAAATACTATCAACAGATATATATGTTCTAATATCCAAAAAAGTTTCTTTACCGTCTTTAACAGCAATAGCTCTCTTTTTTGTATTATTCCACTTTGTTGTGTAGCCTAAAGCTTCTAAAATAGAAGTAATTTTTACCCAATTTTCATCATTTTCATTAAAGCCTGTAATTTCACAGCTCTTGCCTAAAATATTTGCTTTAACAAAAATAAATTTCTTAGTTTCTTTTACTTCTTCTTTTTCAACAGTAGTACCTGTTAATTTTGCTTTGAAAGCATTCCACTTGCTAAGTCTGCTCTCATTCACACACCAAGGATTAGGACAAATCTTGCCTGTAACGTGGTGGTGCATTATAACATTGCTTGCAGGAATATTATAAAGGTTCATCAAATACTTTGTCAATTCTACTGCATTATTTGTTGTAGCATCTGTAATATACCAGTCCGTGTCACTGGCAAGTAAACTTGATGTATTAGTTTTACTACTACACATCTCAATACTGATACTGTTAGAATTAGTACACTTGTTATAATAAGTAGCACCCACGGAAGTGGCAGGATTTGAATATTTGCTACCACCTACTGACCAGCAATAACGATTTTTGGGGTCAGGATTAAACTGAACAATAGTAGCATCATCTACAATAAAATCTGCTGATGCACCTGTTGAACTTCTGCCAAAATATTGAGCAATTGCTTTAGCAGAACCAGCAGTACTTCTTGTGCCAGCTGTGTAATGAATAACAATATACTTAATACTTCTATTACTTTTAACTGTTGTATTAGCTGTACTTGTGCATTTTGTTATATTTATCATATACAATCACCTCATTTATAAAATAGAACATATTTTTAAATAAATATATTGCCTATCTATTCTTAATTATTTTTTAACTTATATTTAATTTTTCATTTAATTATCAATATATAAATTAGGTGATTAAATATGACAAGAAAAATGTTAGAAATATTAAAACAAGAAACATATACAATAACAGACGTAGCTAATTTATTAAATAAAACTACAAAGGCTATAAGAAAATGGGAAGATAGAAATGTAATTCCTCGATTGGAAAGAAAAAGTAAAAACGGGTGGAAGTTATATACTCGCAGAGATTTAGAAGATTTATTAACTCATTTATTTAATTATAACTGGCAAAGAATTACTGTTAATATGGCTGATATAGAATTTATGATTAGATATTGCAGAGGTTTTGTTAAATTAAAAGATTATCCTTATAGGTTAGAAGATGATTATGATGATATGATTGAAACAGTTCTTCATTATGAAGATGAAATAGAAGTAATTATAATATAGAAAGAATGATGTTTATGTTTTTAATTAAAATGTTATTTGCTTTTCTTATTATCTATAAATGTATGAATGTTAAAAGCACAATAGATAAAGAAAGTTTTGATAAATCAGTAAAAAAACATATTGATAGAATGATAAGTAGTGAATATAGTGATGAAATAATTACAAATATTTATGTTTCTTCTATTGTTGCGTTTATATTAGTAATTCTATTTGTAAATTATTTAATAACTAATGTAATAATCGACTGTTTAGGCTACTTGTATTGCGGTATGTTAATTTACGATATGTTATTTGGAAATCTTATGACAAGTTATAGAATAGAAGATTATATATTTAATCCCAAATATTCTTTTATTCGTTTTATTATATCTCAAACATATTTAATAATTTCATTAATAATACTAAGTTTAAGTTAAGTTACAAGGAAAGGAAAAAGTTATGGCAGAAATTATAATTGATAATGTATATTCAAAGTTGATTGGTTTTTCAAAAGATATTGAATTAAAGATATGGGAAAAATTAAGTTTTGAAGTAAAAGAATTTGGTTGTGAATATATTCAAATAAGACATTTGTACAATAGAAAAACAAAAAAGACCTATACTGGTTTATTAAATTATGTATATGAAATATTAGAAGAAAATAATATTGGATATAAAATAACAGATACAAGAGTAGTACCCGAACAAAATGCTAATTTTGCATTACAAGAATATTTGACTTTACCTGATGGTTCAAAAGTAGAGTTAAAAGCGAGAGATTATCAACAAAAAATAATTGATAACGCCTCAAACAGGGAAATAGTAAGGGTCAGTACGGGCGGCGGCAAGTCGATTCCCTTAGATACGCCAATTCTAACCCCTGATGGTTTTGTTCCATTAAAAGATATTCACGTAGGAAGTATTGTTTTTGATGAAAATGGAGATAAAACAACTGTTATCGGAGAATATCCACAAGGTGAGCAACAAGAATATGAAATAGTATTTAACGATGGTACAACTATTAAATGTTGTAAAAATCATTTATGGAAATTTGCAACAAGAGACAATCTTTCAAAAAATAAATGGCAAGTAAAAACTGTTGAAGAAATATTAAACAATCATAAAATCAAAACAGGAAGAAATTTAGTTCTAAGCATTCCCGTATGTAAGCCAATTCAGTTTGAGAAAAAAGATTTATTTTTACCGCCATATTTATTGGGAGCATTATTAGGCGATGGTGGCTTTTCTCAAAGACAAATTACTTTTACAAATACAGAGGAAGATGTAATTAATAAAGTAAAAGATTTAGCAAGACAATTTGGTGGAGAATTTAAAAATGGACATAAAGACAGGATTCAATACACATATGGTTGCGGTGGAAAAAAAGATAATTTAAGAGATTATATACATAAGGTTTTTGGAAGAATTAAAAGCGAAGATAAATTTATTCCCGAAGAATATAAATTTTCTGATGTTAATGACAGAATAGCACTTTTACAAGGACTATTTGATACAGATGGTACTGTAAATAGTAAAGGACATATTACTTATTGTTCCGTTAGCAAACGATTAGTAGAAGATGTACAATTTTTATTAAATAGTCTTGGATATAGAGCGAAAATTGTATTAGATAAAAGAACAATTAATAGTGATAGATATAGAAACAAAACGTGGTATATTCATGTTCGTGGCTGTGATGATAAATTATTTACATCAAAAAAACATACTGAAAGATTTAAGAATAGAAGAATAGGCAAAAATCATCATTATAATGCTTTAAAAATTGTTTCAATAACTCCATTACCTACAAAGTCTGAAATGAAGTGTATAGCAGTAGATAGTCCATTACATACATTTATTTGTAAAGATTTTATAGTAACGCATAATACATTTATAATGGCAGGATTAATTGATAAGTTTAATGTTAGACCTGTTTCAATTTTTGCTGATAAATTAACTTTATGTACACAGCTAAAAGATGAAATTGGAAAGTTTTTAGGGGAAGAAGTAGGTATTGTTGGTGGTGGCATAAACAAGAAAAGAGATATAACTGTTTATTCTGCTCAATCAACAACAGAAGAAGATATTAAAGATTCTAATATGATTTTATTTGATGAATGTCATCATATAGGTTCTAATACATTTGTAGAAATATCTAAATGGGCTAAAAATGCTTATTATAGAATTGGTGTATCAGCCACTCCGTGGAGAGAAGATGGTGCTGATTTATTATTAGAAGCAGCACTAGATAGAAGAAAAGAAGAAAATGATATTTCAGCAAGCAAACTTATTGAATGGGGATATTTAGTGCCTTGTACTATTTACTTTATTCCTTACAAAAGAGTTTTTCAAGGTAAATCTTATAATAAAGTTTATAAAGAAGCTATTGCTAATAATATAGAAAGAAATCAAATTGTTGTTAGTATAGCAGTTAAAATGAGAGAAGTAAAACACGCACCTATCTTAATATTAATTCAACAAGTAGAACACGGAGAAACAATATTAAAAATGTTATCTAAAAAGATAGAAATAGTAAAAAAAGCAGTTCAAGTAACTGATGATAAGACAGGTAAAGATAAATTAGTTAGAATTGCTAATGTAGAATTTTTATCAGGTAAGGATGATGCTGTAAGAAGAAAGGCTGTTATTCAAGGTGTAAGAGATGGTTTTGTAGAAATCTTAATAGGTAGTACAATAGCAGATGAAGGACTTGACATACCTAACTTAGAGATTTTGATATTAGCAGGTGGTGGTCGTAGTTCCACAAGAGCTTTTCAAAGAGTGGGTAGAGTATTAAGACTATATAAAAATCCTGAAACAGGTAAAGAAAAGAAAAGAGCTATTGTGTTTGATTTTCAAGATTATACACCTATGCTTCGTAGACACGCCAGAACAAGAGAAAAATTATATAGAACAGAAGAAGCTTGGGAAATTAAAAAGTTTGATATGAGATTATTAAAAAAGTAATTTACAAAAAATAAAAAAATAAATATAAATAATTAAATAAAAATTAAGGAGTTGAAATAAAATGGCTGATTGGAATGAAAAGTTTAATACTTTAGCTTCAACAAGTTATAAAGTTAGTGATGATAAAGAATGGAAATTTTCTTTAGAAGAAAACAAGCAAAAGGGAACATTACAGTTAAATGCAAGACAATTTAAGATTGCAACAACTGAGGGTGGTTATTCAGGTGCTTCAAAGAATGGTTTTATTATTCCTATTAACGCACTTAATGATTTAGATAATATTAAAGAATGTTTTAATAAGTTTGTTAATTTTATTGATGATGCTAAAGAATTTCTTTAAAAATCGTTTTTTAATAAATTATTTTTTAACAAATAGTTTTTAATAATTAAGTTCTAATAATTAAAGAGGTGGTAAATAATGCCACCTCTTTTTTAAAACTTTCTATACTTGTCAATAAATAAAACCCTATCACTATGATTTGAATAGAATAAAAATTCATCAAATTTCTCTTTTATTAAAAGAAAATATTTATCTATATCAAAATAATCTATTGGTGCAACACCTAATGTTTTATCTGTTTTATAAAGTGCATCATACAATTCAGGCTGAAATTCTTTAAGAACATCAAAACAAAAATCTTCCACACTATCACACAAGTAACATTTACCACTTGCAATTACTTTTTCAATAAAATCATCAGTTGCACCATAACCATACAAAATTGAATATATCTCGGATTCTATAATATCTTTATCTTTTATTGAAGTTGTCATTCTTTATTCCTCCTATCTCTTAATGTATTTACATTATACTACTTTTTTTATGTTTTGTCAACACTTTTTTTAAAAAAAGAGGTAGATTTTTTCTACCTCTTTAATTATTATTTTAGAATGTTATAATCCAATTTACTAATAATGAACTACCTTCAATTTTATTCCAAGATTTAAAAATCTTATAATTGAACATATGACCTTTTCTATTGCCGTTTGCATTACCTTCTTTACAATACTCATCAATATGAACAGCATTAGTAATAGAATTATAATCAACTACATTAGCATCGCCACCAAACAAACCCATTTCAACAATATATTGACCAGGTGCTTCATCAGCTGTAAATAATGTAGTTAATTTTAAAATATTTGTTTCTGTATTAGAAACATTACCTTCTGTATCTAAGAAAGACCAACTTGTAATCTGTTTTCTAAATATTTCATGAATAAGACCTGTTTTTAATTTTTGGTCAGCAGGTTGATTATTGGTTTCAGGATTAAACAAATAAGTAGCCTTTTCTGTATCAGACCAACCTGTATTAATACCATAATCACCATTACCAATAGCTAGGCATTGAAAACCATAACCAAAAGGGTATGATGCTTGTGTTGCTGAATAATTAGATGTAGCAGAAGCAGTACCAATTGTTGAAGCAGAAACAACACCAATACCATCTGATGAACCTGAATTAGTATTAGAAACATATTGTTGTTCACCGTTAGCGTTTGTTATTGTATAACCATCTGTCTGAACCCAAGGAATAGCAACGACAGTATCAGAAGTTTCTGTTAAACCTTTAGGGCACATTCTACTTGCCATAAGTACAGAAGCCATATTTACAATAATATTATGGTCTTCACTTTCTTGTAAAATTTCACCAGTTATTTTACCTGTCTTAATATCGTAATCACCTTTAAATAAAGTCATATTTATTTGACCAGTAGGTGTCTTAAATGTATCTTTATTATCCATTATATTTTAACCCCTTTACTTTTAAATTACTGTAACTGTATCAACAGAATCTGATGCTAAAAGATAAGCATTTTTAAATATTAAATATCTTATTTGTGTATCGGCATCACCATTAATACCTCTACCACTTGTATTTATCATAAATACATCATCATTTTGTTCTATATATATTTCACCCAATTTGGGCATTTGTTCAACTCTTTCAATTGAATAACCATCATCAACATCATTAGGATTATAATATTTCATATAATCTTTTTTTCTTGGAGTTCCTAATAAAACATTTATTGAACCAAAACCATTGGTTGTAACTTTTTTACAATAATGATAACCAAAAGCATCATCAACTTTTGAAGTACCATCAAATATAATATTACCCATAGATAAGTTTGTTGAATTACCTGTATATAATACAAACCATTGCAACGGAATTCCTGTTGCACCTGAGTTAAACAAATAGAAATGAACGGTATCACTTGTAGTTGTAATTTTTTCAGCATCATTATAATCGTAGAAGATATCACCTACACTTGGAATTTCTTCTGTTGGTTTTTTATCTTCTTCATAAAGAGGAATTGCATATATAATACATTTATCCAAAGCATTACTAGATACAATATTATTTGTTTCTAAGAATGTTCTTGGTATGGTAATTTCAACACCATTTAATCCATTTGAAGTCGCAATACCACAGGTGATTTCTTGGTTGTTTTTATTAAAATCAAAAGCATTAAACAAAATACTGCTATTACCTGAATTGCAAACACAATACGTACCATAAGTATTTGATACAGATGGTGTTGTATCTATTTTTTGATAGCACCAAACTTCACCCACCTGACCACAATAATGATTACCTAAATTAACAATAGCAAATACATAATTATCTTTATCATCTTCTGCATAATTAGTAACCTTTACTTCTCTACCAGTATACATATCTATTGTTTTACCATCTTCAACAGAATCAGAACCAACAAAACTACTTGTTTGTCTATTCATTGATAATCCATAAGCTTTTTGGTCATTATTTGTAGAAATAACTACATAATTTAATATTTCTTCAAGTTTTTCAATTCTATTAATATAATTATTAAGTTCTTCATCAGTAATACTCATACAATTTTTACTTCTTGAAGTATCTCTGAAATCTGTTATATTAACTTTCTCAATAAGTGCTGAATTTGTTCTTAAAACAGAGAACATAGGCATTGCATATATCCTTGCCTTTTCATTACTTTCACCTATTAAATGAGAAGCATCTGTTGATTCAGAATAATAATATTCTTCTTCTGAATCATATTTAATATTACTTTTTGAAATGCTAGAAGTGATACTTGTCATAATAGAACCAATGTTATTTACAGTAGGTTCTGTTGTTAATCTTGTAGAACTAATTTTCCACTGTAATTGAACTCTTTTTGAAGTTCTTAATGATATTCTTGGGTCTATCATATCAAAAGAAATGGTTTTATTATTAACACCACCATATGTAGGAATATTAACTGATGTTGCTTCATTAGTAAAATCAATTATTTTTAAATAAACTTCTAAATAAACAAAGTCATAATAATATTCTGATGTTGTTTCAGGTTCAGGCAGAACAATTTCATTATATCCTTCCCTTGTAATAGTATCAATATTACTATTTGCTAATGCAGCACCATAAATATTAGCTGTCAAACCATCTATAATATAATCAAAATTCTTAACAAAGAATGTATTAGAATTTGTAGCATATTCACTATTTTTATATATTGTATATGAGGGCGTACTACTATTTCTTTGCTTAATTTTATCAACTATCATACCATTGGTATTCATTTGTTTCATCATTTCTCTTTTTTTGTTGAATTGAATCCACTGCATTTCATTGACTTCATCTTCTAATAAATAAGCATCAGAGCCGCCAACAATAGAAACAAATGCGTTATCATCACTATACTTACCAATAGCAGGTCTTGTAAAACTTGGGTCGTAAGCCATATTTATTTCCCCCCTTCTTTATTTTATTAATTTTATATATATTAGAAATTTGTACTTAATACCTTAATTTAAATATAAATAAAATGGTGAGTTTTATTAGATAGTTTTCCTATAAAACCCACCATTAAATCATTTATTCTAAAAAAAGAATCATTTAATTATTCGTTTATTATATTAACTTTTAATTCTTGATATTCGTTCATTATATCTATCCATTTTAATTCTTCTTCCGTTAAAGGTTTGTTATTTCTACTTGACATATCAATAGTCATAATTGAATTTAATTTTGTTCTTAATGTACCTAACATTGTATAACCAATATTATTTGCAGTTCTAAAGTTTTTCTTTGCACCAATTAACTTACCATAACATAGTTTTTCTATTTTTTCTTCTGTGGTATAACCCATATTATTTGAAGCTAATTTAAATGGGTCTGTTATCCTTGCATCTTCTAATCTCATAAATATTGTAGCTTGATTAAAATCTTCTTTTATTTCTTTATCGTTTAAACTATCATATTGACCAACAGGTACATATAAAATAGTAAAAATATCAGAAGTTTCATAAGTAATAAGATTGTTATTTAATATTATACCATAAGCATATTCATCATTTAATTCAAGAAAATCAAAAGCATTATAAGTAACTGAAACACCATTTTGATATACTGTAATTGTTTCTTTGTCTTTTATATCAACAAATTCATTATTTTCAAAATATATAAGTTTAGTACCCTCTACATTCATTCTTTTTATGCTATTTTTATTATATTTGTTTAATTCCATTTTTAATTTTTCTTCGTTATGTATACTAGCTATTTCAGTAATTTTATCACGTTCGGGGTCTAAATCAATATATTTTTGGAATCCATTTACATCAGTATCTACTTTTAAATGAGTTTCATATCCAAGTGTGTTTTCGCAATGATAATCTTCCGTTACATATTGTAAACTATAATATTCTCCACTAGTTTGAGGTGTAATTAATGCTTCAAAATCTTCTTTAAGAGTATTATATGTATTATTTCTTATATCTGTATATATTTCTTTTAAATCAGCATACATATCTTGTGCAAATATAGCTTCAACTTTACTTTGATTAACAGCCAATCTACGATAGGGTGCATTTTTTTCATTTAATTTTTCTTGTACATATTGCAACCACATATATTGTGTTGTTCCATTATATGTACTATCCCAACCATTTACATTTTTCCAATAATCTTCATTTAATAATAATCTACTTAATGTATTTTCACTTGGGAATAATTGAAAAGCACTATCAACATCAGCACCAAATGTAGCTTCTCTTAAAAGCATTTCATTTTCAAAAAAATCTGTGTCTGTAAAATTATTAGTAACATCTATTGTTTCACTTGAAGATAAACCAACATATATTAAGTATAATGTGTGAGCAGGTTTTATCATATCCAATAAAAATTTTACATTTTCCATCATTTCAGCACTATCATCATAAGTATCTAAATCTTTTAATATTTGCACAGCAAATCTAAATTGTTTATCTACTGTTAAATTAGAAAAGATATATTCGTCATTTTTATATAACTCATATAAATAGTTTTCATAACCTGTGAATTTCTTTATAGCGTTCTGCATACTTTCTTTATTTGGTCCTTTTATAAGAACCTCATATACAGCACTAATCATAGCTCTATATTGGTCGTAACTCCATTTTGCTTTTTTAGGCAAATCTATCATACTACCAAAGTTGTTATATAGTAAATCATCATCACATTGTTCTATTCCATCGTCATCCAAAGCGTTAAGCCACATACCACGTTTTACTTTTTGTAATCCATATTTTGTTTCTGCAAGTTGAATAGCCGCAGTTCGTAATATTTTATAAAAGTTAGTATCAATAATTTCTGTATTATATGACAATGGCAACATATTTAATAAATGTTTTATTGTTGTTTGAAAATAACTATTTATTGAAGTATATTTATTAGTTAAGAATTTTAATGTAGTGGCAGATAAATCATTATGCTCTTTAATATAAACAATACCTAAATCATCATCAAAGTAAATATAAAGATTACCTGTTAATTTTGTTTCTTCTTCTGTGGCAGCTGAATAAGTGAGATAACCTAAACTATCGTTTGGTATTACAAATTTATAATAACTTCTTGTATAATGAGAATACAACAATCTTCTTGAAGTTGTACAATTCCATAAAATAAATAATTTATCTGTTTGGGATTCTTCACTATCATAAAAACTTATCTGACTATATCCACCGTCACCTACATCTTCATCGTCTTTTAAGTAATTAAAATCTATTGAATAATTACCTAAACGACTATATAAATAATAATCAGGTTTTTTAATAAAATTACTAGGACTATCTTTTATATTACTTTTAAAAACAACTAAACCACTTGTATCTTCATCAGCACTAAATAATTTGTTTTTAAAAGACCATGTATCTACTTTTAATAAGTAAAGCATATTTTGTATTTCATCATAAGCATTACTATTTTTTTGAGTTGATACACCTTCTTCTAAAGATTCATATTCAGAATATACTTTAAAATAATTACATTCATTAGTAAAAACTATATTTTTTTCAGCATCATTTTTTAAGTCATAAAGTAAATTACCTTCTGTTAAATACTTTATATCTTCATAATGAAATTTATTATCTATATATATGTTTGAAGTATCTTTTGCTGAATAATAATTATCATTATAAAAAGTATAAAAAGCAAAATATTGTCTTATGCCACCAGTTAATTCTGAGTTATCATATTTATAATGAAATAATATATATCTCGCCCATGTACTTTCAATATCCATTACATTAGGACCGCCCAAACGTAAATCAGCACTTAACAAAGTATTACCTGTTAATAAATACCCTGTAATTCTACTTATTAAAATGCAATAATAATATTCAACTACATTTGGATAATGAGAAAATTTTCTACCATCAGCTTCTATTTTTGAATAAACATCATTCACATAAGTACTAAATCTATCAGGAGATACAAAAGGCAACCAGTATTTAATAGAGGTAATACTATTTGTAGAATATGTTGAATATAAATTTTCCATTTTGGAAACTATACTACTTAATATATCTCCATCAAATATTTCTTGATTAGGATAATTTAATTTGTAATAATAATTATCGCTGTTAAATAATTCAAGAGTATTGTCTGTATTTCTTATATCCAATTCATATTGTTTAAATTCTTCTTCTGTACTTTCACTATAAGTATTTTTAGCACATTCCTTTAAATATTCAAAAAGATTATATAATTTACAATCAGTATATTCTGAACCATTTTGATTAATAACAAGAATATAAAAATCAACTTCCATAAATAATACTCTTTTTACATCTGCAAAGGTATTTCTTTGAGAATATGAGCTAATGTATTCACTCATTATAGTATCAAAATAAGAATTTTGTTCTTGTAATTCATTTAATATTTCATCTACTTCTTTTGTTTTTCTGTTCTCCATATAAAATGGTATGGTTCTATTACTATTAACGTGTTCGCTATCAAAAATACTTAAATCATAACAAAATTTCATTCCATTAGAAACAGACATTATGCCAGTTTGAGAACCTTCTTGTTTAAAAACACAATAAACAAAATTTAATCTATCAATAATATTTTTAAAAGGAATACCTTTTAATGTTCCTGAAAAAGAACCATCAACTAATGAAACACTATTACCAAAAATTATATCAAATTGTGCTTCAAATAAAGCTTTATATGCGGTTACAGGTTCAGTTGAAGAAGTGATATTATTTCTTAATGTATTATTAATGCCATAATCAAAACTATTTAATCTTATACCATTATTCAAAACAACATCACCTCTTATTCTGTATCTTCAATAGTTGTAATGGCAATATTTCTTAAATAAAAATATTGATTACCTTTTAATTTAATTATTTTTTGAGCTTCTCCGTGCATTTTTCTTATTTCAGTTTCAGAAGATTCCACATAATAAACGCCGTCCATTCTTTGAACTGTTGCTATAATATCTGATTTTTTAAGTGTTGTACCTAACTGAGAATTATCATTTATTTGTTCTGTTAATGTATCAATGATATTTGTTTTAGTATCACTAATTTCTTGTGTATCATCAAATTGAACACTTAATAAGATTTCTAATGGATATTCTTCTGCTGATTTTATTAAAACATCTGCTGTTAAACACTTAACAGAAGCTATTTTTTGTTGTAATGTATAAATTAAAGAATTATAATTATAACTTACTGTTATATAACAATTTGTTCCAATAGTATTTGTATCATCAAGAATATTATACGGATTAAACCACTTGATTCTATAATTTGACATTATGCTGCCACTATATAAACTAGAATTCGTTTCCATTAATGCAAAATCAGGTACAGTATAATTTCTTACATAAAATTCATCAGCTTTTTTCACAAATGTAACATCCAAAGGATAATCTACATCCAAATAAGAAAGTGGAAATGTCATATCAATTTTATAAATTTTACTGTTTACGATATGTTCTGTAATAGAGAACATAACAATAACTGCATTTTCAGCAGCAAATTGAACTGTTGATGGATATTCAAGTCCACCAAATACAATATCCGCATCTTTTGCTTCATAACTCATTAAAATTTCATCAACACTATAAATATTTATATTGCTGAGTGAGAAATTTAAATCCATGGTCGAATAACAAGTTTCACCATCTTTTTCATAACTTTTTCTATAGAAATTCCTTTCAAAGATACAAGTATCTTTATCCTCTCTATAATAAATAGAAGCATCTGAACTAATAGTAATATCAATAATACCGTCTACCATTGTATAATTTTCTAAATACTCTCCATTATTTATGTCAGCATCACTATTATCTGTGGAATAAATTGCTTCTTCATCAATAAAACCAACAACATTATCGTCATAATTAGTATTATATATAATCAAATGACAACTAACAATACCAACATTGGGAATTGAACTAACATATACTTTTACATTTACTATTTTTTCATCATTGGTTAATTCTAATTGTACATATACATATGGTTTGTTATAAACTTTTATTGTATTTGTTGTTTCATTACCAAAATCAATATCTGACTTATAATTAAACATTTTATCTTTATAATTACTCAATTGTAAAAGTATATTATTCTGCATAGTTGTTTCAGTAATATAATCAGAAAGAATAACAACAGCCACGGAAGAACTTGTTACTCCTTGATTTACTAAAGGTTCTACTGTTTCAGTTAATAATGTACTTGAAGTAGTAAAGAAATTAGAATAAGTTAATTTTGTATCTTTAAAATAATTTTTATTAGGAGTTTCTAGTTTTTCATAAATATACAATTTTGTTTTAGTATCTAAACATCTAATAATTGTATATTCATAATTAGGAAAATAGTAAAAAGCATCTGCTTCTGCATCAGTATTTACCATATCTTCAACAGCGAAAACAAAATCAATAGCAATAATTTCATTATATATATTTCTATGAACTGTAAATTTATATGGGAGTTTTTGATTACCCTCATAATTAAGATTGTAATATTCATAATAATCATTAGTTGTCTCGCCATCACCATAATATTCTTTTATATAACCATGAACGTCTGCAACATAAGTTTCTTGGTCTATATCAATAGACTTATCAACTGTTGTTAATTTTGTAACAATATTATTAGATATATTTGAAGTACAAATATTATACATAATTTGTTTCATTCTATCATCAATACTTGCACCTGAAACAAAATCGTCATCATTTATAGTATAAAAAGTCCATTCGCCTAAATCGTCCTTATAAAGGATGTATTCTTGCTTTATAGTATAATATTCATAAGATGTATAACTTGTAAAATTATCACCCATAATATTACCGCTATAAATATCATCACTAAATTTTACATAAAAGAAATAATTGCCTTGTTCTAAATCTTCTGTACCACTTAATGTAGATTTATCAATAAAGTCTTGTATAGTACTTGAATCGACAGAATAATAATAACAATCATCTTCGTTGTTATATGAATAATCAGGTGTATAAAACTTTGTACCTTCTGTAACTACATATCCATTATCATCAAAAACTGGACCAGTCAATTTTATTTCCTTACCATTTTCATCTTCTAATCTTTTTAATTCTTCTGAAAAATCTTCGACATTTTCAATAGATTTATTACAGTAGTATAATGTTACACCATTTTCATCTCTTACTATACTATTAGTTACAGTTTCACCAGCACCAACACCAAAAGAAAATTTAATGGCAAAATATCTTTTTTGGTCTTCTGTAATATCTCCATTTTCTGTATAAAGATATCTATAATACATTGCATATGTAAATGGAGCTTTTATATCTGTATCTGGTAAACAATATAAAAAATTACTATAAACATTAAAATTCTTATTAGAACCATTATATTCAGGTTCATATCCATTTAAATTAGAGCCATCTGCACCTATATAGCCAGCAGAATTTTCTGAATCTAAATATAAAAAATCATAAAAATTTTGTTGTGGGTCATTTATCTTTTCTTCAAGTTCGTCTATTATTTTACTCATTTGTGAAAGTCTTGTAACTTCAATATCGGCATCTTCAAACAACATTGTAGAGCCTAATTCAGTTAAATTAGTATAAGTGGCTTCATAATCATAATTAGAAGCATTTCTTAAATATCTTGTCGTTGTTGTACCGTCACTTAAAACTCTATTATATGTAATTGAATTTATATCTATAATTGGTTTTCTTTTTGAATTAATAACCAATGGGGTATATGCGTAACTATCTGTATACCCAAGATTGTTAAGACTTATTTTTGAAGTAAATGTTGCTGTATCTGCTTTTTTACCTTTAACATATATATCAACCATACCGCCTGAATGTTCATAGCTATCATTTAAATCTCTTAGCATATCAGCATCACCAGCAGAAACAACATTTACATCTTCTACATAATCTGAATTATAAACATAAGATAAATAACCATATTTTGTACCAATGTTAGCACCTAATAATGCAAGTCTAATTCTCATTCTTAATGAAATATCCGTTTCATTATCAGAACCACCTGTAAAAGCAATGGTATTACCAAATGTTAATATATTGGTATCTAGTGTAGAACTTTTTCTTATTATTGTATTCGCACTAACATTATAAGCACTTCCTGTATCAGAAGATAATGCTTCTACATCGTAGTAGTAATATCCACTATCTCCTAATGTTAAATTTGAAAGATTTATTATTTGATAATACTCATATTGTTCACGGTCTAATGTAGTATTATCACTTACATAATAAATATCTTTTGTATTAGTTGTAGTAAATGATTTAGATGCTGTTGCATATGTTGGAACTGTTTGTACAACCGTACTAGCATATATAACAGTATCAACATCTGTTGATTTAAAATAAAACCTTATAAAACCAGAAGATTTTGTTGCTTCATTTCTTGTTATACCATAATTTGAAGCCAATCTATCCAAATCTTCATCAGTAGCAGTTAATATTGATTGGTTTGTTTCCATAATTTTCATATCAAAGTTTAAACCAACAACTTCATCTGCAACAGGGTCAATAAAAACATCTCTTAAAAAAGTACCTTCCTTGGTATCTGCCTTAGGTACTTTATCGTGTATATTGTCTATCATTCCCTGTACAACTTCGTTTAATGTTTTTAAAGTTATCAAATCATTTCACCTCCTATAATTTTAAATTTCTAATGTCTGTGACATTACATCTCCAACCGTATTAGAAACAATTATTGAAATTAAATAAGCTGTTGGGCCTACTTCTTTTACGTTTACAGATACAATATCTTGTATTATTTCTGTTGCTTCTAATGTATTATTTTCATTAAATTCTACAACTTGAACTTTTTGTAAATATTCTTCTGCTTGTCTTGCTAACATTTTTATTTTGTTTTTTGTTATTGTATCGTTTTTACTACCAATTAATGAATGTAACTGACTACCCCAATCTTGATGAAATAAATTGTCATATTTATGGTCTATTATAACCTTTAACATTTCTTGTTGCAATTTGGCTTCATCAGTTGTTGTAGCTATTTTTCCTTCTTTATCAAAATACACATCAAAATAATATCCCTTACCATAACATTTAGGACAAAGTTGATAATCGTAAATTTTATTATTTACAGTATGATTACAAGCATTAAACCCTTTAATATCATAACTCATTTTGCAACCACCCTTTTATTATTTTTCTTTTATATATTAAATAAAAAAACTATTACTTGTGATTTTAATTTAATAAAAATATCCCTTATTAAATGAAATAAGGGATATTGAATAATTTAATAATATATTAACTTGTTAATTCACCCAGTGGAAAGCTCTTTGTAAGATAATTTGTAACAATATCGATTCTATGTTCATTTTCACAATCTGCTGGTTCATATTGACCTGTATTATCACCAAATCCACCTTTTGCTCCAAGACCACCATATTCAATACTTTCATCAGCAACAGTACCGCCCTCATCAGGTTCTTTAAATTCAGTACTATAAATACTAATTCTATTTTCACCTGAAATAACAAGGTTATGACTAGCGTGAATTAAAATATCATCTGCTTCAATCTTTAATGGTTCATCAGAAGCTTGACCAAATGTAAGACCAGCAAGGTCAATCTTATCAGCATCTACTTTAAAGAAACCTGTTTTAAATCTTATTACATCATTTTGAACATCTTCTATTGTAATCAATTTATCTTTATCGTCATTTTTATCATAAACTTTTCTATGTATTCTTAATGTTGTTTTTGCTTCATCGATTGTGTCATAATCTTCAATTTTACCTGCATCTTCATCGTCACCATAATAAATATTTTCTTCAACAACTTCTGTACCTTTAACAACTTTTTTACTCATACTTTCATTTGTCATTTCCAATAATGAATTATTATTTTCATCAACAAATACTTCTCGTTTAATACTATCTGTTGTCAATCTTTCTCTTGTATAAGCACCATCTTCTTCATTACCACTATACATTTCTTTAATTATTTCATCTCTTGATATTGATTCTTTAGTATAATGGTCTCCTTCGTCTGTATATACCGTTTTAACTATTGTTTCTGAGTCCATTTCGTGCTTTGTATAACGATTTTCTTCGTCTTTATATACAGTTTTAGTTATTTTATCAGGAGTTATTTCTTCTTGAACATAATCTTCACTATTAGGAACATATACTTTTCTTAATATACCTATTTCAGACAGTTCTTCTTCAATTTTTATTTCTTCAATATCAACATTTCTTTTTATATATTCAGAAGTCATTTCCTCTTCTGTTAAATAGCCATCATTAGTAGTAACAGTTTTATATATAGATTCTGAATCTTGTTTATATTTTGAAATACAACCAAACTCATCGCTACAAGTGACAGTAACATCTTGTGGCGTTATTACTATTAATGTTTGGCATCTACCATCAGGTTTACGTGGATATTTATTATGTTTTGCGTAATTTGTATCTTCTTCCTCTGTTTCTTCTACATTATCTTCTGTTGCAAGAATTTCTATAAATCTATCATTTGCATTTATATTTATTTGCAATTCACAATCACTAGAATTATATTTACAATTTTCTCTATCATTCATATAATCAGGGTCATCTAAATCTTTTTCATCTTTTTCTGCTTTACAATAAATATTTATCTTGTCAGATTGTCCCCAATAAATATAATTATTGCCATATCCTGAAATTGAAACTTCACCAGGTTTTAAAACAGGAGTAATTACTTCTGGATTAGTCGCTGTATATCCCAATATAACTTGTTGTCCTGTATCAACTTTACCTGTTATAATTAAACTATTTTTAGGTGGTACAAAATCAATACCACAATGTCTACCATTTCCTGTCCAAATAAAAGGACTTGATAAATTAACACAAGGAAGTGCTGAATTTGTACTATATTGTTGCTTTCTATCATTTAATTCATAACTTTGATTTTCTTCCAAATTCCAATCTGCACCAAAGTAAGTTGGTCCAGAAACACCACCTTCATTACCTGAAAGCCAAGAGGTAATAACACAATGGGTATCACCCCTATATATACCTTTCATATCTAAGAAAAAATCAGTTAAATCATCACTTGTTGGTTCTTCTGGTAAATTATCATTTTGGTCTCTATAATTAGAAATTGTACAATATCTTAATCTTAAATCAGGATTACTTTGCCCTTTAACATAAGTATTTGATATTCTCTCACGGGCAGCAGCGTACATTTCATTATTACAATTATGCTGTACAATTGTTCCATTTGTTAAATATAGACTTGGCGTACTATTTGTTGCCATATAACTTCACCTCTTTTTTAACTTTCTTTATATGTTTTCCAGTAATTTAGTGCTTGCGACCGTCTTTGCGGTGCTCCTTGTTCATCACATACCTCATAATGAAGTCTTACATAATCGGCTGCATCTGTTACGCTACTTTCTGTATTAGATAGCCCTTTTAAATAATTATATGTATTTACATATGAATTTTTCATTTCATAACAAACATATTCTATTTGACCTTTAACCGTTTTATAATCATACCCATTTTCAGAACAATATTTTTTCATTCGTGGGTATCTAGTTACACTATCCCATTGTGCAAGACCTAAATGAGAACCTTTATTACTAGCGGCAGGGTTAAATTTACTCTCAACCCATAAATTGCCTAATACCCCACAAATCGCTGCCGTATTAATTCCAAGTCTATTTTTAAGAGTATTGAAACAATATCCTACTGCATTTGAATTATCAGCCGTTATACCATCATCAGTACCACCTGAACCATCACTATTTGTACTAAGTGAAACCTCAGAAGATGAAGTAATTTTACCCCAGTTTTCACTATAATATTGTTCAGCTAAAGCTCTTGTTGCATCATTCATATTAGGCATTACATAAAAACCTAAATACAATACTGACATTTTATCATATATACTTTCCTCTCCCATCATTCTACCGCCAACTAAATCTATCGACATAGTGGAAACACCATCAGCCTTAATACTTCTACTTATAGAATTTATATAATAAACACTTTGCTCAGGATATGTATCAGTGCTCCATAATCCTGTTTCCATTTGAGGATGTTCGTCATAAGTAAATAACCTAATAGGATTACCTACTCTTATATCAGGATTTTCAACCATTGACAATGTTGCAGTAAATCTACTAGCAGCAGATTTAGCTAATATTAAGTGTCCTAACAACTCTAAGTTGTAACCTGCGTTTATAAGTGGTGTTGTCGTACTTGGTGCTACTCTAACTCCAAAATGTATTATTGAATCTATCTCAGGAACAGTTCTTTTCATTTTTAAATCTGCACCTGAATTATCATAAACATTCATAAATGTTTCTGAGTTCATATCTATTGAATTATAAATACCTGAATCACAATCGGATAAAACAAAACTAATTATTTCATTAGGCAATACTTGAGGTATAAGAGGGTCTGTAAGCATTGAATTTGTAACACCAATCATATTTACAACGTCTATTATACCTGTTTGTTCATTATATAAAGTAGTTGCCAATGTAGAAACAAATGAATTTGTTAATAAATCAGTATATTCTTCTCTTGCTTTACTATCTTTTACATCATAACTAAATACTAAAATTTTTGTACCTACATCTATTAAATCATTTGCCGAATATTTTTGTAATGTACCAACATTTAAATATTTTATTTCACTTGCATAAATAGAAGTTCCATATAAATCAACAGAAATATTTGCTAAAGTATCTCCTTCAACAGTGGTATAAATTATTGCTTGACAATATTCACACAATGCCTGTATTTTAGCTAATGTTGCAACATCAGATTTATCTAATTTTGCACCTATATTCTCTCTAAAACTTAAATCCAATTCATATCCCATATTGTTACTTGTTAAGTTATTACAACCTAATACATAACTTGGTATTTTAAACACAATATTACCATCTTCATCTTGAAAAAATTCCATAAAACAAATTTCTGCTATTTCTTGACAATATTGTAATCTTGATTTAAATTCAGTAGAGAAATAATCAGGTGTAGCTGTAAAATCTTTAAAAATATAAGGAATAACCTTTACAGGTTCTATTCTTGTTACTAAATATCTTGCTGGAATGCCAGCATCCATACAAGCATTTGCTATAATGATATCAGGGAACAATCCGCAAAAGATTTCTGACCAGACAGTTCTTTGTGATACTTCATTTATTGAATCTTGTGATGTTTCTTCACCTTGTGCTGCCATTAATGCTGAATAAGGTTCTTTTAATTTTATCATACCAAATTTATCAGTAGCAAAACTTATATCCAAATAACCATTATTATAAATACCTGGTTGGTAACTCGCAGATTTATTTACATAGCTATTTCTTAATAATTTTAATTGGTCAGAAGCTTGTATAGTCATCGTCAATCCTTTTGTTGAATAATCTTTTTGGACTGAATTTATATATCCAAAGAATATTTTTTTAAATGTAAATTGACCACTTGAATTTCTTTCCGACCTTGATTGTGAAAATATTATTATTTCATCCATTGGTTCAAAATCGCATTTTTCGGCAAATTTCCAACCATATTTTGCTTCTCTTGCTTTCATTAAATTTTTATAATCTATGCCAGAAGAATTTGGGTCATTCCATTCACTATTACCAATTCTCCATCTAGTACCATTTGTTTCTGCTTCGTTGTCAATGTTAGTTAAACCATTCAGCATTTCATCCCAACTTTGCCAATTTTTATTGGTTTCATCAGCTCTATCTATACATACAACTCTTTCTGCACCCTTTATTGAAACACTTGCAGTACCTTCAGCAGCAACAGATGTACTTACTGTAATAGCAGAAAAATTATTTAATTGATATAATCTTAAATAATTTTCTTCACTTGTTACTGTACCAGCAAAATATAATTTCTTTCTAATAATTACAACATAATCTTGTTTATAATTAAATCTACCCAATGAATTTGGATGATATTGCAATCCTTTTAACAATCTAACATTTGCATATTTTATGTAATCCTTTAAAAGGATAGAATAATTAATCATGATATCAGAGCCACTTGCATAAGCATCTAATCCCATTGCTTTTAATTGTTCTATTTGTTTCATAGCAGAAGCTGACATATCAGATGTATCAGTAGGAACTCCTGAAAAATAACTTGCTTCAACACTTAAACCGCTACTGCTACCTAATCCGTTCATTTTATTTGCAACATCTGATTTAAATTTTGCCCAATCTGTATCGCAATTCGAATTTTTAGGATAAAGAACACCACTATCAGTATAGTCTGGATTAGGTGCAAACCAACGTGGACAAGCTTTTCCTGAGCAATCATAATGTCTTAATAAATTTGTAGAAGGATTAATATTATAAGTTTTACAAAGATATGCGGCTAAATGAACATTAGCGTTATATCCTGCTTCAGTATATTCTCCCGTTGTAATGCTTTTAGTGCAAGATTCTATACCAATGGAATATTTATTATGATGACTTTTTGAATGCCAGCATTGTATATTGTCATCTACCATTTGAAATATTGAACCATCATTACCAATAGCGTAATGAGCAGCAACACCTTTTTTACTACTATCACTTGTGGTTTGATTCGATTTAAACTGGTTGTAAATGCCTTGACAAGTAGTATTAATTGCCCAGTGCATAACTACATATTGTGGCGTTTGTGCTCCGTGTTCACTTCCACTTCCCAATCTATAAGTTGTTTTATCTATCGAAGGTGCTGAAACAGTTCCACTACTTTTTGCAGTTTCAGTTCCTGTATATCTTAAAATATTAGTCCAATTGCCATTTTGATATGGATTAATACCAATTTCTTCTTTGCTTCGATATTTTGTTCCTTGCTGTACCTGGTCTCCTGAGTCTATATCAGAACTCTTACCATCACCACCATTTTCATCGCCACTGGCTTCAACTATCTTATTATTACCACAATAGATAGCCATATGACCACCTTTAGCAGAAGCAGCAGCCTTGCTTCTTAATAAGATATCTCCTCGTTTCATATTTTCGGTTGAACTGCTCTTAACAGTGCCGTTTGCTAAAATATCTTCAAATCCACTATCTAATAAGGGCTGTAATGAATTACTTGTATCATCTGCACCTTTACTTCTTAATTCTATACCTGCTTGTTCAATCGCAGAAATTACCAAACTTGAACAGTCATAATCAGGACCCCATCTTTTTTCATCAAGCTGACTATAACCATGACTAGAATTTTTTGCTATTTCTTCTGCCCAACTTGTATAACATTCAGGAATTGATTGTGCCATTTATATCACTACCTTTCTATTGTACATTGAATCGTTTAATAAAAAAATAAAAAATTGGTTATGAAATTAAAACTCATAACCAATTAAAAAACATTATTTTTATTTAATATCCGCTCTTTTTTTCTTCGTTAAAGTATTTTATTTTTCCAGTAGAACTATCATAATCAACACCCTGTGATGCAATAACTCCTTTTGCACCAATTGCAGTTAAATCAAATGGTGAATATCCTTGTAAAAAGTTCCATCCACATACTCTTTTTGTTTTATCAAACAATGTAGTCGTTGCTGTCATTTCAAAATGCAAATGATTGCCGTTACTATCGCCTGTATTGCCAACTTTTCCAATTTGTTGTCCAGCAGTAACTTTATCTCCTGCTTTTACCATTGGTTCTTCACACATATGTCCATATAAATGTAAAAAACTTTTACCACCAATCGTACTCTGTATACATACCCAATATCCATAATCATGACTACCTGTATTTGGTCCAGAACTATTTGTACCATACACAGTACCTGCATATGCGGCATAAATAGCTGTACCCTCGTTAGCTCCAAGGTCAATACCGCCGTGAAATTCTCCCTTATTGTCAAATACAGTACCTGAATTTCTCCACATACCTGAACTTGCGTGCCAACTACCAGAAGGTAATGGAAATTTTATACCAGTAGTACCACCACTACCAGAACTTCCAGATGTGCTATCACTATTATCGCTACTATCTCCATCTGTACCATTTATACTAACATCTGAATCTGAATTGTTTACAGCAGAATCATACATCTTCTGAAACATTTCAATAGCTTCTTGTGTTTTTTGGTCTAAATCTGACATATCTAATTTATAAAAAGTTTTATACATTGGGTACATTTTATCATATATGCTTGCTTCACCCATAACTCTACCTGATGATAAAGTTAAAGTCATTGTGGAAACACCTTCACAAGAAATATTTCTACTTACTGCTTCTACATAATAAACACTTTGAGGAGTATCTTCTGAATATTCACCTGTTTCAGGATTTGGATGCTCATCATAACTCAAAAATCTAACAGGATTTCCCACTTTTATATCAGGATTTTCAACCATTTTTACCGTTGCTGTGTATCTTTGTGATATTGACCTTGACAATAATAATGCACCATATAATTCTGCTCTTGCTTCTGTACATACTAATCCTGTTTCTAATGATTGCATTGGTCTTACGCCAAACTTTAATATAGCTTCCATATTAGGTACTGTTCTTTTTATTTTTACGCTTGTAGCAACATTTTCACCACCAAATGTCATACCATTTATATCTACGGTTGTGTATACATTTTCATCAGAATCTGTTAATGTAAATCCTATTAAATCTTCTTGTGGAATTACTTGTATAAAACTATCTGTTAGCATTGACATTGTAACATCGCCAACTCTTAATAAATCAAATGCTTTTATATCAGAATAGCTACTTGTATATAATTGATTTGCAAAAGCAGTTACTCTTGAATTATTTATTAAATCAACATATTCTGACCTTGCGATAACATCTGTTACATCATATTTAAATACTAATAATTGTATTCCTGCTTTTAGCTTATCATTTATACTATATTTTTGTAATTGTGCTAAATTTAAGTTTCTTATTTCTGTTGCATATAATGTTGAACCATATAATCCTGTTGATATTGATTTAACTGTATCGCCCTCTACTGTTGTATATAACATTGGAGTAACATCTTGACATATTTCTTGTAATTTACTCATTGTCATAAGTCTTGTTGCTTCTGGTTTTAACTCTTTGCCAATTAAGTCTCTAAACTCATCAGTTATTGTGAGTCCACAATTATTAGTGTCTAATGTATTACAACCTATTACATAATTAGGAATTTTAAATACAATATTACCTTCTTCATCTTGGAAAAATTCCATAAAACTTCTTTCAGCTACTTGTTGACAATATTCATATCTTGACTTAAATTCTGAGGAAGTTTCATAATTAACACTACCTCTTATTTGAACTACATAAGGGATAATTTCAACAGGTTCTATTCTTGTATTTAAATATTTCCAAGGAATACCAGCACATAAGCAACAATACTTAATAATAGTTCCTGGGAATATTCCTGCAAAAACATCTGTTTGTGACATTCTCATATTTAAAGTTTTTTTAGCGGTTTCATCTGACTGTTCATTATAAATATATCCATAAACTAATGGGTCTTGTATTTTTAACAAACCAAATTCATCAACATTAAAACTTGTATCTAAATAACCTTGGTTATATCTACCAGGATAATATGATGGTAAATTATTTTGAAAACTATATGATAATAATTCAGTTTGGTCACTTGCTTGTATAGTTATAGTTGGTCCTTGGCTATTAAAATCTTTTTTTATTGAATGTATGTAACCAAAAAATATTTTTTCAAAAGCATATTTCCCTGATGAATCTTTTTTAGTTCTCGATTTAGAATATACAATTATTTCATCCATTGGTTGCCAATCGCACTTCTCAGCATATCGCCATCCATATTTAGCTTCTCTTGCTTTCATTAGATTTTTATAATCCACACCTGCTGAACTTGGGTCTTCCCAACCTAAAACACCCATACGCCATTTTACGCCAGAATTATCACCTTCGTCATCAATATTAGTTAAACCGTTTAATAACTCCTCGTAACTTTGCCAACCTTGATTTTCTTCTGATTTCTTTTCTATACAAACTACTCTTTCGCCGCCTTTAAGAGAAATACTACAACTACCTATTGATGAAGTTGAAATATTTGTTTGTATTGCAGAAAAGTTGTTTATTTGATATAAACGTAAAAACAATTCATCACTTGTCATACAAGCAGCAAAATACAATTTTTTTCTTATTACAACCATATAATCTTGTTTAAAATCTTGTTTTTTCATTTGGTTGGGATGCCATTGTATTCCTTTTAATTTATGTACGTTAGTATATTTAATATAATCAACTAATGCAATAGAATAATCAAAAACAAAGTTGCTATCTTCTACGTACATATCTATACCTTGTTTTGCTAATTCTTCTTTTTGTCTTAAATATTCTTGAAATATAGAATTTTTTACATCAGCAGAAATTGTTGGGTCATAAGATGAACCTGTAACTTCAATACCACTATTAGATTCATCCCCTGATGAAAGACTGGTATTGTTTGATGAATTAGTGATAAAATTTCTAACATAATCGTGTATCTTTTTATTAAGTTCTTTTGTTGTATAATGAACACCCATAGTGTCAACAGTGTTAGCATTAACATCATTTACTATTTGACTCCATACATCTATGTATGTCATCTCTGTAACACCAGATTTAATTTTTGAATTGAAATCTTGTATTGCTTTATTATTAGTAGAGGTTGCCCAACTTGGGTATTGTTTTTTATATATTTCGTCAACCATTGGAGTTTCTGACATAACATAACAGGCAGCTCCTTTATTTTTCCATTGTTTTCCATATTCATTAAGACCTGAAACGTATCTATCAACATTTCTAAGGTCGTTTATACCTGCCCAAATAATTGTAGCAGCACCACTTTTGACAGCACCCTCGTTTTCTGCTTGATTCATATATCCTACTACTTTGTCATAACCGATACTACCTTCACAGTACAACTTATCGTCACTTTGTACGACAGAAGTGTTTTTTAAAAAAACAACTCTTGAATGTCCTATCCAAACGAATGTAGTTATAGGGTTTTTGCTGCCACTTGTACCACCCGAAGAAACACCAGTAGTATAAGGAGCACTTTTCTTTTGAATAATAGCACTACCCTGAATCTTACCAAACTTATCAGAAGAAGCTTTATCTTTAAAGAGTAAATCTATATGATAATAACCTTTACTATCTTTAACAATATCCTGTCCTCTATCTGTAACAATATATAACCTTTTACTATAATCTACTCCATCACCACCTGTACAACTTTCTATCCAAACATATGAACCATATGGAATATCAGATGGAGCAGCACAAGTTTGTTTGGAAGTATTTAATTTTTTACTATTACAATCGTAATATCCACCCTCTTGTTTGCTGTTATCAGGATAATAAGCTGTAAACACAGCCTTGTATGACGTACCAGATATCTTAGAACAAGTTGTTCCTAAATTAGGAGCTGTTGCATTAGGGTCATCACCACTTCCGTATACAGTAGCCATTTTTTATCTCCTTTCTTTGTTTTTATATATTATTTAAACACAACAAATAATTTTTCATAAAAAAAATACAAACCCACAAAACAAATATAGTCTGTGGGTTTATATTTCATAAAAATTAGTAAATATTAATCGCCCTTTTCTGAACCATCATCTGTATCGGTTTTATTCTTATCATCTGTATCTGTCTTATCTTTATCGTCTGTGTTTGAATCTGAGTTTTCACTATCTGTATCATCGGTATCTTCATCTGTTGTAGTTTTTTCTTTTAATACACCAACAGAGAAATCAGCACTTTGTTCTGCTTGATAATTTGCATATGTAAATTTAAAAGTACCTGCAAACCAATAAGTGTTATCTTCTTCATAATATTCTGAATTATCAGTAAATATAATTTGTGTAAGTTTTATATTAGGTGCGATACTACTATCACGAGCATTAAGTGCTTTAAGCAATGATGATGTTGTTGTGTTCTTAGAATAAGAAAGTGTAGGTAATACTTCTTTAAGAGCAAGTATTTCTTTTGCCATAGTACTTCCGCTTGCTGTCATATTAGCAGCTGTAGTATTCATTGCTACTTCTGCCGCTTCTTCCGTAGAATAATTATAAGTACTGCCATATTTTAATATCTTAGTAGTTATATCAGTATTGTTTATTAAAATATAATATATACAATTAAATGTTAAAGAGTTTGTATCTTTAGCATCTTTTCCAAAACAATTATTATATATTTCTTCACTATATTCTTTTGTGCATTTCTTAAATGTTTCAAGTTCACTTTCAGTAAGAATACTTTTCAATGTACTTACAAATATATAAGTACCTACTTTTTTATCACTAGTTTCTTTTAATAAAGAAGAATATGTTTTCCAAAGATATTGTCTATAATAAGTTTGATATAACTTATCATATTGTTCTGCTGTCATCCAATCTTTACAACTTGATACTGTTCTATTTTGACCAATATAATCTTCTACATTATCTTCTGTAATTGCATTACCTGATGAATCTTTTTCAAGTTTCAATAAAAAGTCTTTTAATTCACTTCTTATTGTTACAAATTCTTCTGTTGTAAAAATATCTCTTAATGTATTTTCATCAACTATAATAGAATCAATATCTCCACTTACTAATGCAGAATTACCAGCAATACCTTCATTTTCCATTTGATAACTATAATACTCTAAAAGTTTTTGATAGTTACCATTTATATAGAACCTTGCACCTGTTGAACAAAGTAATCTGCCAGCGTGTCCACATATTTCATCTTTTCTCATTTTTACGTAAGTTCCACGTTCTGCTTCCCAAATTTCTCTTGCTCTTAATAATTCTATTTCAGAAATTTCATCATATTTATTTAAAAAGTTAAAAGGAGCTGATTCATTTTGTTGTAGCATAGCTTTTGTTACAGGAGTACCATCTATTCTTGTTGTTAAATTTAATGCTGTTTGTGCCATAGTAAAACCTTCATCAGTTGTCCAAGAATAAGGTAATGGCTTGTCATATGGAAGTACATATTTTTCAGAACTAATAGTTTCTTCTTGTGCATATTGCAATTGCATAAAATATAAATATATAGGATAAAAACTATCAGAACCATCAAAAGTACCATCAAAACCTTCAACATTGCCATATATAGGAGTAGACTCTGTTATTTGTTGTATGCCACCATACATACTTGCTGCTCTTAATGAAACAGCCCAATTATGTATTTCTGTTTTTCTTTCTTCTGTCATTTCTATGCCATTATACGCTGCCATTCTTGCCTCTCTATAATAAGTACATCTTGTTCTTAATATTTCTACTTTTAATGGTAAATCATTTCCTGCTTCAAATTCTGTTTGATAATCGCTTACACTTGCACTATCTGATGTACTATCTTCATCAGGAGTAAATCCAAACAATCCCAATTGCTTTTGTTGTTCAAATCTATTAGGACTAATTGATGTAACAGAAACTATTCTATGAATATTAAATACCATTGTATAACTGATATTTTCAGTTTCAGCCACTCTATCATAAGTAAAACTCTCAAAATGTCCTAAATAAACTCTATCTTCAAAATAAATATAAACAAGTCTTGGTCTCCATTCATCAGTTAATTCATCGGCAATATCAGCAAAGCCACTTTCAACTTCATATCTTTTTACAACACTTGCTTTATTCCATTCTCGTATACCTATTAATGCTTTTTCCAAATCCGTAGCAGCTTCAATGTTTGTATCAGAAATAGCTGTTGTAATGTTGTTATTTGTTATTAAATTGGTCAAAGAATTTTCATCATTTTCACTATTCAATTCAGATTCTAATATTGAAATTGGTCCTGTATAGCCTTCTTCCAACCATTCTACTTTAGTCCAACCTGGATATTCTGCATAACCATTTTCTTTTAAATAATCAGTATCATCTATTTTTGAAGTGGCAATAACCTGTTTTGCCCAAAGTCTATCATTACTTAATTCACAACAGGTAAATTTACTATTTACTGTTAATGGAGTACTGGAAACCTTACCATATTTTTCATCAGGTCCAAAATATAAATATGCTACTTCGCTTACAACTGTATATAATTTTACATAATCCTTTACTAATGTATTATATACTTCTGAATCTGACATATATTTTGAACCGTCTGTTTTATACATAGGAATCCAATAACTTGTTGAACGTTGCAAATATTCTCCTGTTGTATCAAGAGTTGAACTTGAAGAAAGATTAAGTTCATAATAATTCTTCATATCATCTGCTGTTGGAGCAGTAGTAGTATCTCCATCGGTAGTAGTTTCTGAGGTGGTAGTTGAGTTTGAATTTGAAGATGTTGTTGTTTCAGTTGTTGTATCAGAAGAAGTATCTTCTGTTGTAGTTGTACTACCTTTATATTTTGTTGAAGTGTCATCACTACTAAATTGTGCAGTTGTAGTACCTGTACCAAATGAAGAATAGGTGCTTGAAGTAAAACTAGTATTATCGGTAAAGTACACTCTATACCATATTTGTGTGTTATTACTATTATGTATTGTATCGTCAGATAATGTAACATGATTATTTGTAACAAAAGTGTCACCTTTTTCAATGTATGTATTAACAGAAACTAAATCACTTTTACTATCAATAGTATCTGATGTATAATTTACAGTACAATAAACAGGTATTCTATCTTTTGCATACCAGTGTGTCAATTGGTTCATTTTATTTGAAGCATTTTCAGCCATTTTCCATTGTCCACTTTTAACTGCAACAAAAACATTATCGCTACTTGATTCAGTAGGGTTGTAATGTCTAAATATATAATAATCTCCATCTATTTTATACCAACAAGATGTAAATGTGCCTTTTGAAGTAACTCCTGCTTTTGTAAACTTCATTTCTGACGTTGTTGTTTCAGTAGTAGAAGTACTAGTATCTGTTGTTGTACTACTAGATACATCAGTAATTAAAACCTCTTTGGTAATTGAAGTTGATAAGAACCCATCATCAACATAAGGAGTTAATGCTATTCGATGTGTTCCTATTTTTGAAAATGATGTAGTTGTACTATATGTATATACACCAGTACTTGCCAATGTACCATTAGAAGATTGTTTTAGTGTTGTTATATCTGTTCCTGTTGTTTTATCTGTTATTTTTATTTTAGTTACTTCTGGCTGTGCTTTAAATGATATTGTAACCTTTTCACCAATAAGAGTTGTTGTAGGACTTAATTTTACACTTAATAATTCATCGCTTGCTGTTATATCAGAAGTACTAACAACATTTTTATTTACATATGCTTTTATAATAGCTGTATCATCCAACCATTCACCATCAACATATAATTCAACATATATATATTGCGTGCCTGATTCTGACATTTCTGGATAAGCTTTTGAAAATATTCTTGTATCATCATCTTCTTCATAACTTGAAATAACTTTAGTTTTACTATCCCAACTTTTAGATATTCTAATTTTATCTACTTCATCTGTTGTTGTAACAGTTATGGTTGGAGTACTTCCTGTTTTTATTTTTCCACTAACCATACCACTAACAGTAATTTCTTCAATATAATCATCAACACTATCATAATCAATATAACTACTATTTGATGAACTTGATGAACTAGAACTACTACTTGAAGAACTAACAGTTATTTTTCCTGCTTTATAATATTTATCATACCAACCTTCACCGTCAATATAAAACTTAATATATACATAGCCTGTTTTTGAAGCAGTATAATTTACCTTAAAAGTATTTCTTGTACTTGTTGAAGAATAAGTAGTAGATTTTGTTGTTGAATCACTTGAATCAGCCATACGGACTCTTACTTTTGTAACCTCGTCTGTTGTTACAATAGTAGAAGTAAAAGAACTGTTTTTTGTTACCTTGCTTTTATTAAATGTGACACTTTTTATATAAGTATTACTTTCAGTTGAACTAATACTATCGTCATCATCGTCATCATCAGATGAACTACTTGAAGATGAACAACTTACCTTACCTATTCGATAGTATTTACTACTAGGTCTCCAACCACTACCAGAAACATAATATTTTAAGAATAAATATCCTGTTTTTTTCATTGTATAACTAACTTTAAATGTATTATAACTACTTGTTGAACTATATACTTCATCTACTATATCGGAATCGCCAGCAGCATAAGTATATAAAAGTACTTTTGTTATATCATCAGTGGTTTTTATTGTAGCGGTAATTTTCTTAGTGGTATTTTTTGTTACACTTGTAGAAATAATGTAATCAGAAGATGTTATATAACTAGTATCATCATCGTCATCATCATCGTCATCATCAGTAGACGAAGCTGTTACTTTTATACAATTTGAAAGATAATCGCTTACCCAAGCTTCTTCATCGTCTATATATGGTTGTACTTTTATTGTATGGGTAACACCCGTACTACAAGTAAGCTTAATTTTATATGTAAAATACCTTTTAGACCCTGTTGTCGTTTTATAACTTGTAACAGTTTGATTATTAATACTTGAAATAGTATCAGATTTAAATCTAATTTTTGTAACATCACTTGTTGTTATTACTTTTATGTATAAATATTCGCCATATTTTATACGAGAATAACTTAATACAGTATCATAATCGCTATCGTCATAAAACTCAAAACTTGTAATATAATCGTCTGCATTATCTGATGTAGTACCTGATTTATTAGTTAAATAAACAGATAAATTATCATAAGTATCAGTTATTTCTTTACCATTTTCTAATGTTGCTTTAATATGTAATGTTCTACTACCTGTTGTTGGGTCATTGAATTTATATTTAATACCACTAAATCTATAATAAGGGCAACTTAAAGGATTGGAACTGGTGGAATTACTTCTATACCAAACAGCTTTTGAAGCGTTCATTGATTGTGAATTTACACTAGTATTATCAAAATTTGTAGATAACTCTATCTTACTTACATTTACTAACGTTTCAACAGTTATTGTATAAGTAGTATCGGAATTACCATATTTATTTCTTATTGCAGTAATACTTTTTGAAGTATCGCCTGATTCATTGACAAAATATGCGTTCTTAATTATTTTGCTAATACTTAAACTAGATTTTGCTGTTGTTGTAAATTGAACACTAACCGCACCTTGGTCTGGTTTAATAACATTATTTATTATAGGATAAATAATTAATTCTTCACAACTACCATATACTGATGATACATCATTGTGACTATATGTATAATCAAAATAACTATCATCTATGATATCTGATTTAGTAGTTAATATATCTTTTATTTCATATACATATTTTGATTTATTAGAAGTATCACTTAATCCTTTATAGACTTTAACAACACAAAGACCAGTAAGATTACTCTCTGCAATATCATTAACATATATATAAAATTCTACATCATAACCATCGGTAAGAATACGATATTCAGACTCGCTAGTTATACCCTTAAATCCAGCAAACCAGTCAGCATCAGCAGAACTATATTCTATATTATTTGACATTTTATAACTATTAAATGAATAATAAATACAATCTGCATTAGTAGATAAACCTTCTACTGTTACATTTGAAGTTGACATTACTGGCATATTTGCAATATCTTCTGATGAAAAAGCTTCAATATTGTTTTCATCAATTATATTGTCATAGTTAATAGTTACATCTTCATCGTTATTTTCTTCATTATTTAAAGAAATGTTTCTTGTTTTATTTATAGATTTTGCCATACTTGGGTCATAAGAATTATAAGATATAGAACTAGCTGTATCTGTATCAAAATTAATTTTTGCAAATATTTTATCTTCTTTATTCCCTGTATAAAAACTATTTATTGATTTTACAAGTTCCCCATTTATATATAATTGAATACCATAAATCGAACCATAGTTTTTTGAAGATGACTTATCTTTAAAACTTACTTTAACTGTATACACTCCATCACTTTTTTTAGTTAAATCCTTACCGTATACTTCTTTTGACGTACTATAAGATATAAAATCCAAATTTACGTTATTAATATTTGTAGTAGGATTTATTGCAAGATATACATAATAATCTGTATCATATTTTATATTGTTAAACTCTAATATGGAAGAAGAACTCACTGTTTTTACAGAAGTAGAACTACTACTTTTATTCATTCCAAAACCTAATAGTGAATATGTTGAAGATGTTGTATTGTTATTATTATTGTTATTTGAACTATCATCAGTTGATGGATTTGTTATTTCTGAATATGTTTTACCTTCGGCAGTTTTTTCCATTATCTCTTGTGTTATTTTATCCATATCACCAATTCCATTCCAGCGATACATTTGTATTCCTTCTTCTGTAATAGTATATTGGTTGATATCTTCTTCTGCACCATTTTCAAGTGCTATATATCCACCCTCGTAATATGAAACCATTCCCCAAGCTCCTGGTGAATCTACGTGATTTACTGTTACTTCACCACCACGATATAATTGTGCTATTTTAGTAGCAGTAAATTTAGGTTCAGAATATAAATAAGCACTTTCACTTACACATACATATAAATCCTTGTCAAAACCATTTTCAACAGTAGCAGATGTTGTTGTATCTTCTGTTTCTGTCGTAGTAGCTGTGCCATTTAATGATTCAACGTTAGAATTATAAATTTCTATTGCTATTTGAAATGCAATTTCAGAAACATCATAAGTTTCAGTTTCTTGATATGTACTTAAATAATTACTAACCATAGTATATGTAATATCATCAGTGTCATCCACATCATAAGCATCCTTAATATCATCTAAATATTCTGAAATTTCTTCTAAAACTTCTGCTTTATTAGTTGACCATTCTGAACTTGATGGAAATGGTATTGAAGCTGTCAGCATTTTACCATTTGATAATGAAGAATTTTTAACTTGTGTTTGAGTTAATTTATATACAGTAGCAAATGTTACTTGTTGATTTTTACTTAACATAGTTGCTATTTCATCATTAACCTTTGCAATAATAGTTTGTATTGTTGTACAGGCAAGATTTAAACTTAAAGTTGAATATAAAGAAGAAAGTTCAAGATTTACTAACTCAGCAGCTTTTTCTGTTGTTAAAGTTGTTCTTTCTGAACTTGAACTTAACAAACCTGTAAGTTGATTACTTGCATTTTGTATATCTTCAAGTGAAGTACTTGAAGCAACTATTTTATCATAATACTCAACAGCATCATCTAAATATAATATTTGTAAAGGTTCGCTATCGCCATTATATATTTTATTTATACCTACATTTTGATATCTTAAAAGCGTACCTGAATAATTAAATATTTTCTCTAATTCTGCAATACCACTCATACCTGATAAACCAGTATTACCTGAAATAGTCATAACAGGAATATCTTCACCATAATGATGAAAGAATATACCACCACGAGTAACTGTTTTAGACGTAATCTTTTGATGTTTCATATTTATCTTATTAGGATTTATGTACATTTCAACTGTATGAATTTCATACGGTGTTACATAATACTCTAATACCATAGGTATTCTTTGTTTCATTGCCATATACGCATCAGAAGCTTCTTGTGCAGAAGATAAGTATGATATATCATTTTTATAAGTATCATCAACTAATTTTTTTTGAGAAGTAAGAAAATCATTACTTGTTATAGCTTCTTGCAAATTAGCAAGTATTGTTCCATCCAAACCAATTACACCTCCATTTCTTTTAATCATTATTTTATTTTCTAATAATTATATATTTTCTTTTTTCTTTAACAATAGGAATATACTATGTTTTTAAAATAAAATAAGGGAAAAATATTTAATCTTCCCCTTATTTAAACTATTTATTTAAGATTTAGGCGTATAACTCCATGGACCTTGATTTGTAATTTGCTTAACTGTTGTATTTGCCCATTCAGGATGACATTGTGCAACATCTTTTTTATATACGCCTTCTGATATTATAAATTCACTATCTTTTACAATAAACTCCAATGTTTGTTTTCCATCCAGGTGTCCCCAAGTGTTTTTATATTCAACTTCACTAGGATTGTTTTTCGAATCAACAAACAATCCTAAGAAAGTTTGACCATTACGAAACTCAACTTTAACTTTATCACCAGGTCTTCCAAATTTACAACTTAACGCTAAAGCATAACGCCCATCTACTCTGAGGAAGCCATCGCTATCAAAATGTCTACCAGACGCTTCTAATATTTTCCATTGACGTGTACTATGTTCCAAAGCATTTACGCTACTATATTTTTCAATTACCATTTGACTACCAATATATCCATCGTTAGGAACTTGGATTGTTTTACCTGTTACCTCGTTAGTTGAACCACTAAATGCAATTGGACCATCAGCTGGGAAGCTACCGTCACCAATATCATCATCACTATCACTACTACCGCTATCACTACTATCATTATTTATAGAAACACTACCATAGCCTGATTGTATTTCATCCCAACTTGATTGATATTTACTTTTAGCATAAGCAAGAATTTCAGGGTCTGTTATATTTGGTTCTTCATAAAATCCTCTATACGCAACAAATAGTTTATCATATATACTTTCTTCTCCCATTACTCTACCAGCAACTAAATCTAATGTCATTGTAGAAACTCCATCAGTTTTAATACTTCTACTTATAGAGTTTATATAATAAACACTTTGTGCAGGATATGTTTCTGTACTCCATATACCAGTTTCCATATTAGGATGTTCATCATAAGTAAACAATCTAATAGGATTTCCTATCCTTATATCAGGATTTTCTATCATTGATACTGTTGCAGTGAATCTGCCTGCTGCTGATTTCGCTAATAAACAGTGACCAAATAATTCACAATTATCATCTCTATATATCAATGGTGACGTTACGCTTGGTGCAACTCTTACGCCAAATCTCATTATACTTTCATAATCTGGAACTGTTCTTTTTATTGCAGTTTTTTCATCACCTTCATACACACCCATATATGTTATACCATTTACTTCAATACTATTATAAACTTCTTTATCAGTATCAGATAATGTAAAACTTACTATTTCCTCTGGTGGAGTTTCAGGAATTAAAGCATCAGTCATCATAGACATTGTTAATCCTGAATAATTATCCATACTACTTATTCCTGATTGTTGATTATATAATGCAGTTGCATAAGACATAACCCTTGTATTTGATATTGTTTCTAAATATTCATCTCTTGCCTCTTTGTCTGATATATCGTATTTTATTAACAATAATTGTGTACCACTAGGTAACGTATCATTTATTCCATATCCTTGACAAGTACCAACATTTAGATATTTTATTTCACTTGAATACAAATCACTACCATATAAGGCTAATGAAATAGTTCTTAATGTTTCATTGTTTTCACAAGTATATACTAACATCTTACAATATTTTAATCCTTCTTGTATTCTTTCTAAAGATATTGCATAACTTTTATCAAATGGTGCAAAATTATTTTCTCTTAAAACTTCTACGTTTAATTCATACCCCATATTGTTAGCTGTTAAATTGTTAGCTCCTAAAACATAACTTGGTATTTTAAACACAATATTTCCTTCTTCATCTTGGAAAAATTCCATAAGACATAATTCTGCTATCTCTTGACAATAGTCTAATCTTGATTTAAATTCTGATGATTGATAATTTACACCATCAGTTAATTTGAAAATATAAGGAATAACTTTTACAGGCTCTATTCTTGTTACTAAATAAGAAGCAGGAATACCAGCAGCAAGACAACCTTGTGCAATAATCAAATCAGGAAATAATCCTGAAAAAATTTCACTAAATGTACTTTGTGTTTTTATTCGTGCTATTGCTTCCTCAGAAGTTTCACCTGCCGAAAATATTGCTTGGAATGGTTCTGTTATTTTTATTAATCCTGTTTCACTTGTTGCAAAACTTATATCCAAATACCCATTATTAAATCTACCAGGTTGAAAACTTGGAGATTTATTTACATAACTATTTTTTAATAATTTTAATTGGTCTGTTGCTTGTATAGTTATAATTGGACCTTGACTATCAAATTGTTTCTTTATTGAATCTATATATCCAAAAAATATTTTTTCAAATGTAAATTGTCCACTTGCATTTCTTTTTGTTCTTGATTGAGAGTAAACAGTTATTTCGTCCATTGGTTGCCAATCACATTTTTCTGCAATTCTCCAACCATATTTTGCTTCTCTCGCCTTCATTAAATTTTTATAATCCACTCCTAATGAAGTTGGACTATCCCAATCACTACTACCAATTCTCCATTTACTATCACCAGTAGTAGCTTCATCATCAATATTAGTCAAACCATTTAATAATTCTTCGTAACTTTGCCAATTTTTATCTTCTTCATCGTTTCTATTTATACAAACTACTTTTTCTCCACCTTTTAATGAAATATTACAAGTGGCTTCACCTGCAACACTAGTTTTTACTGTTATTGCAGAAAAATTATTAACTTGATATAATCGTAGGAAATTTTCATTACTTGCCATTGTTGCGGCGAAATATAATTTTTTCCTTATAATTACAATGTAATCTTGTTTAAAGTTAAATCTACCTAACGAATTAGGATGATATTGTAATCCTTTTAACATTTTTACATTTGCATATTTTACATAATCCTTTAAATGTGAAGAATAATCTACAACAAGAGAATCTCCTTCTACTGCCATATTTATTCCTTGTGCGGCACCTGCTGCAATCATTGCATCTATTTGTGCTTTAATCTTAGATTGGTCTGAGTCTGATATGTCAGAAAAATAGCTTGTTGAACTTACAGTAATACCTGAACCACCGCTTGAACTAGAAGAACCACTTCCTGAACTTGCAGAACCACCGCCTGATAAGTTAGCACCTTTACCACTTGCAGGATTTATATATAATACTTGATTACTTCTATTTGCAATCGCTTGTTTTATTGCTGAAAAAGATATTGGAAATGTTGCTCTTGTGGCGATATCACCGCCTGCAAGTGTACTATTACCACCACCATCATAACAATAATAATTTCCATTAGTATCTCTTTTATAAATAGCCAACCAGTGTCCAGTACCTTCTTTACTTCCATCCCAATAATTTTTTCCATTAGTTGAAGGTAATGTTTGAATACAAAAACCAATTCTACCATTATTGCTAAGAGTTGTAATAACTTTATTTTCATCTATACCATCCGCTGCTTGTGCAGTAAAATAACTTGATGCAGAATTTACCATATTTGCCATTGTAACTTTATCAAGAATAGTACGACCAGCATATTCACCAGCAGTATATGCAGATATTTGTGAAATTTCATCTGGGGTAATATATTTTCCAGATATATCTGTACACATTATTGCTAATATCATTGTAGTACAACATGATGACTGATTGCAAAGGTCCCAGCCTGCACAAGTCCAAACAGGCAAATTGCCTACACTAGCATCAGTAGTTCCACTACGAATTCCACAGCCTAATTTTCCTTCTTGACTTTTTAATTTAAATACTCCACTTGGAGAACCGCTCATTTATTTCACTTCCTTTTTATTAAAATAGGAAATTATTAAAATAAAAAAAGACCTTTTGTAAAAAAGGTCTTTTAAATTTTATGAAATAGTTGTATTAACAACAGCAGTAACACCAGTATCATCTAAAACTTGATAAGTTATAGCTTCTGAAACATTTTTACTCATTTCTTCTACGTTTGTATCTAATCCAGTTATATCAGCTTTAACGTTAATATTTACAGTTTGATTTGAACCATTCTCTTGTAAATTTTTATTTAATGTTGCATAACTATTAATTTCACTGCTAGTTGCAAGTGCATAAGAAAGTATCTGTGCATCAGGGGCAACCAATCCACCGCCTGCCTCTGTCAAACTGGTTGAATATCCTTCCCAATCAGTTGTTGCTAATGATTGTCCTGACAATGATGAATTAGAACCAAATGTTTGAGCTGTAAATAACAACTGACCTGCACCTAAATAGCCTGTACCATTAAGAGCATCAACAGCATCACCTGTATTTTTAGCCGTTTCTGCCATATTTTTGCTATCTTCTTTCTTTCGTTGTTCTTCTTCAGGGTCTGTTGTTTCTTCGGGAGTGGTAGTAGGAGTTGTTTCTCTTGTTACTTCTGAAAGTTTCGAAGAAATATCTCCTGTCAAATCAGTCAATGTTGCAATATCTTTATTTGTCGTATCAGCATATCCACTTTGTATTGTTCTTACCAAAGTAGCAGTATCCATATCTGTTCTATTTGTTACAATTTGAGTACCTGCACTGTCTGAATATTTATATGAACCAATCATAAATGAATCATCACCAGTTCTGAGAATTCTCAAACTAGTGGATTCTATTTCACCGTTTTTGTTAGTACCTACTGTATAATTGTTAAGTGAGTATATATGTCCTGCTATCAAACTTTTTACTAATTCTGATGCATTAAATGTTCTATTATTTTCATCAGTAACTTGTTGTTGTGTAGTAGTTTCTTCTTTTACAGCTTTTGTCATTACCAAATTTCTAACAGGTTTGTTTGAAGCTGCTTTTAGCTTATCACTTGCACCTGCTGATACTGAAAGTTGTACACCTGTTCCAGCTTTAGCTAACAATTGGTTTATAGCTAAGAGTTCACTGTTTGATATATAATCTGTAGTACCTTTAATCATGTTGTTAATTATGCCAGCAGTAGTCGAATTAGGGGCTTGTTTTATGGCTTGTTCTAAATAATATTTTTGGTTATTAGTATTTGGTATCTCATAATTGGCACTTGTCCACCAATGTTTATTAGATACTGGCGTAGTTAATTCATAAGTAACATACTTAGTTCCTTGTGTTTTTGTATCTATGGTCTTAGTACCAGCTGTTGAATAATTTGTGTTATTATAAGCATTCTCTGCCCATACATCAGGAGTAAAGGATGCAAATCCATTTGAATACCCCATATCACCTAAAAGCGTATTCCAAAAATCAACAGTTGAACCTGGTGTTGCAAAGTATTTTTTAGTATATTCATCTAAATTGCCTTTAAATTCTACTGTTGCTCCTGTACCACCACTACTACTGCCACTACCACCATCCGAACCATCACTTGAACCATCATTGTTGTTATTCCCGTTAGTAATATTTTTTATCTTAATACCACTATCAATAATACTTTTTAAAAAAGATAAAATAGATTTTGAATTATTTTGGCTAATTGTACCATCGTCATCTAATATCTTTTTTAAATCTTCGTTACTGGTAAATATATCTAAATTTCCATTAATAAGTTCTTGTAATTGCTCACCAGTATCATCCTCAAGAATATCTATCAATTCATCATAATTACCATTTCCATTTTTATCTTGTATCTTACTACCTAATAATTCCAGAAGTTTTTTACCGTCTTCTTTTGTGTTTAATGGTGACCTTAAGTCCACCGTACTTACGTAATTATCGTTTTTATTTGTTACAAGATTTGTCATGTCTTGTGTTCGCTTTAAAGATAAAGTCTCAGAAGTTCCTGTAAAAGTTACGCCGTCTTTTTCGCCAGTTCCCATACCTTTAAAATCACGATACTTAGTTAAATCGTTAGTATCTGCTGGCAACATATTATTTGTAAACGTTTTTAAAATTATCCCTTCATCACTATTAGCATTATTTTTTGCATTTTCTAAAAAAGAAACTGTATCAAAATTCCCATCTTTCATATATTTACTTAACACTTCGGAAGTAGTAGTATTACTACCTGCTTTTTCTAAAGCATAATCAATATCGTCTCTATTTCTATTTACAATACTACCTACAAGTGTTGTGTCGTTTTCATCAAAAGTTTGTGTAAACCCCTTAAAAATATCACTAATATTAGCATTAGCAGTATAATCTCCTTTATCAGATACGAATTCCAAATTACCACCATTAGAATATATTCCTGCCCAAAGGTCATAAATTTTATTCATATCAGATTGTTCTGTGCTTGTAGGAGTTGGATTGTTATTGTCATCTATTGCCGCCATAGCATCTGCAACACTAATTCCAATCATATCACTTAAAGCTTGTGGGTCTTCAGTAGATACTTTATCTTTTATTGCTTCTTGAATTGCTTCTTGTGCTTTTTTTGCGGCTTCTTCAGCAGTAGAACCATTCTTTAAGGCATTTTGATACTCTTGTTTATAAAGTGGGTTTTGTTCAATAACACCCTTATATTTATTCCAAGTATTGTTAAAATCAGTACTACCAACAGTTTTATTTTTTAAGTCTTGAATATCTTTTGATATTTGTTGTTCTCCTTGTGTCACATATTGTCTTTCATAATTGGTAATATCTCCAGTTCTTACAGCAGTTAAAGTTCTATCACCAGCTACTAAACTCTCATAAGCATCACTTTCATCTTTTTTTGCACTAGCAGAATGGAATGCTACACTTGTAAACAACGCATCTTGAACAAGTTGTAATCCTTTTGCTGCTCCTTTATCGCCAGTTGTGGCAGCTTCTAATATTTTATCATAATCTCCACCATACTTATTAAGTGAGGCTAATGCCTGATTATCTTTTCCTAAAATCCATTTTCTTACATCATTTGTTCCTGCTTTTTCTGCCGTAGATTCGTCTTTTGATATACTTTCTACAACTTCTTTTAAAGTAAGGGATTCTCCACCCTTCATTACTACTTCTTTGTTTGCTGCACCAGCCCATTTGTCAAAAAGAGCGTTTTGTTCTGAACTCATATCAGTTACAAGATTTTGTGTTGTATCACCATTTTCTGTAACAATACCGTTTTCATCAGTTACCTCTACACCTTCTTCTTTCATTTGTGTTATAATTTTATCTACATTGTCATCAATATTTGATGTGAAATCACTTATAGCTTGTTCTGGTGTTTTTCCAGAAGCAATTGCTTCTGCATAATATCTTGCAAAAGCATCCATTGTTGTAGAATTTTGTCCTTTTAATTCACTACTAAACTTATATAAACCATCTGACATAGTTTGGGCAACTTCTTCTGAGTACCCAGCACTAATGTATTTTTCAGTTAAAGCATTTTTGTTTTCATTATATCCAGACCTAATTCTATTATATTCTCGTGAATTACCATTTACATAAGTATCGTAGACTTCACTGCCTAAGACAGCACCAACACCTGCACCAATTGCACCACCAACGACTGTACCTACACCAGGAATAAAAGTACCAATACCTGCACCAATAAGAGCAAATTTTCCTGCGTTTGCAGCCATATTCGTGCCATCGTGCAAACCTTGTTCGTTTCTATGAGAACCACTCCAAAAGCCTTCTCTCATAGCTGCTCCTTCTGCTCCACCATTTTCTTGTGCATATTCTAATGCTTTGTTAGCATCGTGTACACCCCAAGCAGCACCTGCTGCAATCATTGCACCACCAGCAGCAATTGTAGCAGCAGAACCAACAGCAGCAGAACCAAGAAGAGAACTGCCACCACTTAATAAACTAGAAAGTCCGCTAAAAAGATTACTAAATATTGATGAAGTTAAAAGTCCACAAAGTATACCAATTATTGTTTTAAAAGAACCTGAAAGTTCATTCATAAGTTCTGCATGACTTTGTGTCCATTGTCCAGCTTTACTATCCAAATATTCTGTCATTTCAGAATAATCAATTTCAAGCTTTTCTTGCATATCGTTTATATTACTGTCTACAAAGCCAGATAATGTTGACTCTAATTTTTTTATTTCTTCTACACCATCTTTTGCAGCAGAATAGTCGAATTTGGCAACCATCTCTTGTATGCCGCCAACTTCTCCACCGAGTTTAACAGTTTCATCAAGAAGTTTTGAATTTATTTCTTCAATGCTTTCTCCACTATCTTCATTTGCAATTTCATCAAGTAAATCTTCAAGACTTCCAATATCACCATCTTGCAATTTATGATACATTTCAGCAGATTGTTTTTGGCTAAAACCAAAGTCTGTCTGCATTGTTTTCATTACTTCATATTTTGCAAGATTTGAACCTTTACCAAACATACTTTCTTTCATATCAAGTATGCTTTGCATACCAGAAGCCATATTCTTGCCCCAATTAGGGTCTGTTACATCTTGTGCATCAGCAAGCATTTTATAAGGGTCTGTACCGCCACTCATCAAACCTGACAAAATTACATCAGAATTGTTATTACTGAATGTACTTAAAGAATTACCAAACGTTGAAGCCATTTCCTGAGCATCTTTAAATGAATATCCAGCATCCATTAAGTTACCCATTACATTTAAAGCATCATCCGCATCAAGACCAACTCGTCTATAACCGTCTGCTATACTTGTAACAGCTTGTGCATAATCGCTAACTGATACTTTTGAATTTTTAGCAGCAGAAGCGATTCTGTTTACCATTTGAACTGATTTTTCAGCTGTCAAATCCATATTGGTATAAAGATTCTTTAAAGTACTAATAACTTCACTTGAGTCCATAGCACCTACTTTATCCATTAATGTAGCATATTCAGCCCATTGTCCTGCTGTTTTACTATCTTGTATACCTGTTTTTGCAACAGCATCATAGTTTTGAGATAAATCCTCAAAACCAACAACACCATTAGTTGCCCTATAAAGTTCTTTTGCTTTATCTTCTGCTAAGTCATAATTACCAGATAATCCATATTTAGCATTTGTCTGTGCAACATTAAAATGTTGCTGTTCAAATTGCTTGTTTAATTCAATTGACCTTTCTCTATAACCATCTGCATTAAAATTAGATAAACCTATGTAGTTGTATGCTTTATATGGGTCTAAAGCTATTTCTAATGCTTTACCAGTTGGAATATTATCAAGACCGCCAGTAAGTCCAAGTTTATCTTCCATAAAACTACTAATGCCCTTACCAAGAGAAGTATCTTCAAACATACTCATAGCTCTGGAAGCTAAAGGTGTGGATAATAAAGCCCCAGCATTACTTAATAATTTTTCAAATCCCTGTAAAAAACTACTAATAGTAGAACCTAAATTTCCTGAGCTACTAGAACTTTTCTCTTGTTTATCTGAGTTTTCTTCTGTTGCTTCCTCTAAGTCGTTCATAGCTTCTTTAAGTCTTTCCATTTCTTCTTGTTGGTCATCAGAAAGTTGTCCGTTTTCATCTAATTGTTGATAAAGCATAAGCAAACTAGATATTGATTGCTTTTCTACTGCTATTTGGTCTTGTGCTGCTTTTTTAAGACCTTCTAAGTTTTTATCACCTTTTGTGTCCATTTTTGCAGCTTTTGAAAGAGATTTTATATCTTTCTTATCGCCAAATTGACTTGACAATCCACCTAATTGTCCTTTATACATATCAATATCTTCTTTATTGTTAGTACTTAATGCTGTGTTAAGTCCACCAGCAATATTGTCGAAGTTTTTATTTACAAAGTCTGCTTTACCTGCGTTACTTCTTGCTATGTTTTTAATATCAGAAACATTTACACCTTGTGTTTCTAACGCTAATTGCGTTCCCAAGTTTTTAATAACATTTTTACCTGTCATTAATCCTTTGAAGGACTTAGGACCTTCCATTCTTCTCTCAATATTACTTAATGTCTTAATATTACCAACACTTGTATCAAGCATTTTCTTATTATCTGATTTAAACGTATCTCCATAATTCATCATAGAGTAATTTCCGACAGCATTTTCACCTGCCGCAGCAATAAGCCTTGCATTTCCTTCTGCAAGTTTATTTATATCCTCAACTGTTTGTTTTTGACTTTCATTTAACTGTTCATTTAATGCTTTTCTTTGCTTTTTAATTTCTTCTATTGCCTTTTCAGCTTCATCACTAGAGATAAGACCTTCTTCTGATTGTTCTTTTATTTTATTTTCATTCTGTTGTAATACATTTAATTCCTCATTAAGCATTGTAACAAAACTCTTATGCCTGTCTGCAAGTGTTTTGTTGTAAATACCATACTTTTCACTTATTTTACTTAGATTATCTGTTATTGTAGTAGAATCATCTTCCGTGTCAATAAGATAATTACTGGTATTAAATACTGTACCGTTTATATGTTTTGACATTTGTTTATTTCTATCCAAATATTGTCTATTTACACCACTTCCTGTGTCTTTACCACCAAGAGCAGTTTCTATAAAATTGCCTTTTTTTGCAGCACCATTAAGTTCTTCTTGTATTTTTTCTATTTCTTTTTTTTGTTTTTTAAACATTTCAATTTCAGAAGATAAATCAAGTGCGTTTGCTAATTTTGTAGCATTACCATCTCCATCTATTTTCCATTGTATTTTTGTTTGATTTATTTCCTTTGCCTTTTCAAGGTTTTTATCCATTTGTTCAGCTTGCTTACTTAATGTACTTACAATATTTTCAAGAGGTTCTTTTACTTTTGAAAAATTATTAAATTCAGTGACAGTAGTAGATATATTTTCTTTTAATTGTTTTAATGCAGCACTAGAGCTTTCAAATTCTGCCGCTAATTTTTCTCCACCAATACTTGAAATTATATCATTAAATTCCTTACCGCCCATACCAGCAGTAGCCATAATGCTTTGTAAATCTATTAATTTTTCTGTTAAATCGGCAAAGTTTTTCGTTTGAATATCTGCATTAAGAGAATTTACTAAATCTTGTGCTTCTTTTTTAGCATCCTTTGAAATACCTATTGCTGATTCTATTTGTGAATTATATGTTGATATTTTTGAAGCATCCAACTCATTAAAACTATCTGAAAATTTAAGTACATTTTGTTGTACAGATGCTATCTTAGATTGCATTTGGTCTAAATCTTTACTTACTGCATTAAATGCAGATAAACCATCTACTTCAACATTTATTCTAAAATCTGAGTTCGCACTTTCAATGAAATCTCTTACTTCTTTGAGTTCTTTTAAAACATCTTCGTGTTTATCTAACTTAGTTTCTATTTTTAATTCTAATGATTTTGCATATTCATCAGAAAGTTCTTTTATTCGTTTTCTAGCATCTTCATCATTAACAACAACATCAATAATTCTTTTTGTGTTGCTTTCTTCCTCATTAACATTAGTAGCGTTTTGATAACTCGCTCCCCATTCACTACTATTTTTAAGCATATCTGTCAATGGGCTATTTACATTATTATTCATTATTTATTTTCACCTCTTTTATATGTCATTTTTCATTTGTAGGACTTGTAATTATATCTAAATCATCATTATTTGCACTACTCTTAAATTTATCAAAACTTAATAAATCTTCCACTTCATTACTCTTTTTAAATCCAACTATTTCATTATTATTTTTTAATACAGGTTTTTTAGAACTTTTATGATTTTTGTTATTTCTTACAACATTATTTCTTACAATATTAGTTCTTTCATTCTCAATAGTATGTTCGTTTGAAGTATTTTTTCTATTTCCACTATCAAGTGTAGTTGGGTGCGTAGATGGCTTTTTTGCCTTTTTAGGATTTACTAATAATGGTCTTTCTCCTCTATTCCTTACTACTGTATTTTCCGTTCTCATCATTTCTTCTCTTTGTTGCCTTTTTATTTTCTTTACTTCTGGTTCTATGTATTGAAGTTCTTTTATATTAGGACTTTCTTGTAATAATTTTTCAATGTTAAATGCTCTTTCCATAAATTCTTCTTTTGATTCAGAAGAAACTTTATTACCACTACCAGGTAACTCTATTTGTCTTTCATTTGCTAATATTGATTCAATTTCATCATCAAATGTATCATTATATACTTCACCCTCTGCTAATACATTCCTTTCTTCATACGGATTATATTGAACTTCTGTGTTATTCTTCTTTGCTTCTTCTCTTTCTTTTTTACGTTTTTCTGCTTCCTTTTGCTCTGCGACAGATTTAGCCATGTCATAATTCCAGAAATATGACATATATTGAATGATATTATCTCTTTCTTCATTTCTTCTCTTTTTAGATTCAATAATATTCATATAATACCAAAGCCACTGGTAGTTATTCATTTCCCTAACTCTTTTCTCAGTGGGTAATGCACCAGTGGCTTCCATGACGGTAAACTTTATATTGCTAAAACTGTCGTTTAGGAGTTTTTTATTTCTTCTAAATCCTCGTTTGTTAATTCTTTGTTTAACTTATCCACTAAAGCATCATAAGTTGTAAACAACTTATCAATGATTGGAAGTGGTAACTTCTTAACAAACTCGGTCTTTTCTTTTTCATCATCTAATACTATATCATCAATACTCTTTAAACTCTTAATAACTAAATTTGTCTTAAGAGCAAGCAAATTAAGTGTATTATTATCACCTTTCAACTTTGCTACAACATCTGTATGTTCTGTAATAGAAATTGTTTGTATAGTCCACAGCTTGCCTGCAATTTCTACTGTATCAGTTAATATACCACTAAATATTAATTGTTCAAGTTCTTTTCTCATATATATATGTCTCCTTTACTATGAAAATCTTTTATTTGTAAAATATATTGAGTAAATAAAAATATACTATATTTTAATATTTTTTAGTAAGAAGCCATTACATCTTTAATTAGTGAAAACATCATATAGTAGTTGATAAATTTTTACAATAAAAAAGGAGATATTAAATCTCCTCATTATAAAATATCTTTTTGTAATTCAAGTACTTTTTTATCTACTTCATCAACAAATATTTTTAAATTCTTTTCCATACCATTTAAAATATTATTAATCTTTTTACTAAAATTGTTATTATTTGTTTGAGTTATATCTTCTGCCCAATCATCGATTTCAGCACTTACATTATTTTTTGTACAATCTAAATATATTGCACCATCGTCAATAGAATATTTTCCTAATTTATTTTCAAGCAAATCTATTTCATCCTCTGTTAAAGATATGCCTAAAATTCTTGAAGCTTCTAATATACTTATATATCCATCAAAAAACATATATTTATAATCATATGGAAAGTCTTTTTCATCATTAAAATGAATCATTTCTGAGGAACAACAGTTTTCAAAATATTTTCCTAATAATTTTTCACCTAAATTATCTATATAATTATTAAATTTTTCAATTACTTCATAACGCTTTTGTTCTATATCTTCTGATTTAACTAACCTTGAAATCTTTCTCATTTTTTATACCACCTTTTATCAAATTCATATAGTATATAAACATTCTACTCAATTATATTTTTAAAGAAAAAAGGGAGATATTAAACATCTCCCTGTATTATTAACCCATTACATATTTATATGCCATATCTAATATTTTGTGACCTGCAACAATTTGTGCAAATTTATTTTGTTCAAATGTTTTTGTTTTTCTCTTTGGATTAAGAGTTGCTATATATTCTGAAACTCCTAATATAAAATCCATTGCATTTTTGGGTTCTGTTTCGCCAATAACACAATTTAAAAGGTCACTTCTTCTTTCTTTTACATTGTTTATTTTTTGTTCTGTTACTTTCATTTTATCAGGCATTGGATAAGCCAATTCCGCAAACCTTTCAATTTGTTCTCTATTGATACTTATTTTTTTTAATTTCTTACTTTCATTTATAAATGCTGTAAAATAATTATCAGCAAAAGAAAGAGTGTCTTTTAAAATAATCATTCGTTCGCTAATATTTACTGTATGATTAAGCGACCTACTTCTTTTAACAGAAGTTAATGGAAGATTAAGTGGAACACCATTTACAATTGGAACAATGCTTATTGTAAAAGCTGTACTTCCATTATAAGAATGTATTAAAAACATTTTACAATGTACTGTTTCATCAATACAATCAACATATCTATCTCCAATATCTGTTGATATATATATTTGTTTTCCATTATTAATTTCAATAGCATTTTCAAAAGTAATCTTTTTGATAAGACTATTAAGAAATTCAAATGCTTCTTTATTAGAAAGTACTTTATATTTATCAGATACAAAACCAAGATAATCAGTATATACAGGTTCATTATCAATAGTTTTTACAATAAACTGTGCATTAGGAATTTCTTCTCCATTTGGAAATGTAGGCGTAAATGTTTCTACTCCCCAATCAAGTCCTGTCTTTTTAAGTAATGTGTCTACGTCCTTAATATTTCTAAGGTCTTCTCTTGTTTCATAAAATTTGTTCTTCATAATCGTGTCCTCCTAAGATTTTCTATATGTGTTTTGTTATCTTATGGTTATATTATACTACGTTTTTTATATTTTGTCAAGAACTTTTTTTGATTTTTTTAAAATTTTTAAAATAAAAAAAAGAGGTATAAAACCTCTCTTTAATTATAAAGACCAAAAATCTTTATTTAATAGACTATTTAATTCATTATTTGACAATTTATTATATTTCATAAATATCATATTTTCTGTTTGAGCGTATTCTTCCCAATTATTATTTCTATATAATTTTATAGCTTTTATATTATTCTTCCTTACTGATAATTTTATTGTACTTAATTCATTAGTAGCTATTTTTAATAATTGTGTACCAATACCGCTATTCTGCATATTACTATTTGCTTCTAATGCTTGAATCCATATACCATCATTTTTCTTTTCTATATTAATTAAACCAACAAATTCATCCTCAGAGTTTAAAAACAAATATCCTTTAGTATTTATATTAGCTCTTATATGTTTTAAAGGTTTAATTTTGTTTTTATATAAACTAATTACTTTTTCATCAATAATAAGTTTTTTATATTTATTTAAATCAACAGGTACATATGGTGATTTATTATCAAACACTTTATTAGGCTTTATATTTTTTTGGTTATTAAATAAATTATTATTATTTATTTTTTCATTCATATAATCCCATATATTCTTTGCAATTCATACCATATAAATTATTATCTAAAGCGTTATATTGTAATAAATAATTCTTTTCAATTTTACTTTCTGCAAATTTATTTAAATTATATATAATATGATTTAAGGCTTCATTTTCTGATTTAAATTCATACACACCTCTTTTTATTTTCCAAGAAGATTCAAACCAATAATATTTATTATCACATTTAAAAATAATAAATGTATGCGTTGGTGTATCTTTATCAACATCAATACTAAGACAATAAAACGCCTTATAAGCTATATCAGAAAAATACTTTTCAAAATAATAAGATTCATAACAAACATAATCCCAACATACACCACCTTTATATTTAAAAAATTCCTGCGGTGTGAGCATTTTATAATAATTATAAAAATCTTCTTTTTTAATTTCAACAATAGAATTGCCATTATTAGGAATTATATATTCGTAAGAATTTAATATTTGATTAAATTTTATAATATCTTCTAATTTAGTTTTATTTAACACTTATATTCACCTTACTCATAAATGATTGTATTATCCTGTGTATTCCATCTTGCAATTCTTTTATTTTCCTTATTAAAAATATTTTTTATATCATCAATAGTAGAAAGAATAGTTTCATCAGATGGAAGTTTATCGTTTTTACAAATAATTCTAATGATTTTATAATTTTCTTCAAGAAAAATTTGCTCTCTTGCTTTTTCTCTTATTTCAAATTCTTCTTGTGTGTAATTATGAAAAGCTGTTACTGTCATCCAATGACCACTACCATCATATTCTACACTTAAATTATTTATTACAATATCAGGGAAACATCCTCTTATTTTTGTATTTACATCTCCATCTAATAATTTTGCTATATGATTTTGACCTTTAGATGTTTTTACATTCTTTTCATAAAGACGTGCCTTGCTTTCTCTTATTTTTTCTTTAATCCAATCACAAGAACCTATATATTCTTCTCCATATTTTTCTTTAATTGTATTTTTAATTTTTTCTCTAACTTCTTTGTTCTTTAAAGAATATTCTGTTCCAAATTTTTCTAAATTAGTTGCTTTTCTTTTTTCACGTATTTTTTCACATTTTGAAGGATTATCGCAACCATAATTTTTTTCCAAGTTTCTTGGGCTAACACATTGCTACTTCTTTTGCAATATGTAATGTCAATATCTGTAATTCTAAAAAATGGTCTTTGAAAATTTTTTTCACATTTATTACATTTGCAAAGAACATTTCTTTTACTACCATATGGTGACATACTCCCCACCTACGCTACGCTAAGAGGTGGGAGCTTCTGATTTAACAGATGTTTCCCACTCAATACATCTAATGATGTAAGTATCAATGGGCTAACTCCGTGTGTCCCACGGTTTTATTATTTTGTTTAGGATAATACTATTCGCATACCCTCGTTTTTGATATTTATACTTGCATTTACATCTCTGTCGTGATGAGTTCCACATTGAGGGCAATTCCACGACCTAATTGACAAATTCTTTGTATCGGGATTTTTATATCCGCAACAAGAACAAGTTTGAGAACTTGCAAAATACTTGTCTATCTTAATCAGTTGTTTGCCTTGTTCTTCCAACTTGTATTTCAAAAATGTTGTAAACATTCCCCAACCATTATCCGCTACAGACTTTCCAAAGTTCAACGCTTGTGACATTGCTTTCAT